TGAACTTCAACTTAATGACAACCTCAAGGCCAATCAAACGAGGAGCTCTTATCTGAATGTTCATGCCTACCGCAGACAGCCTAGAGATTTTGTCTTGCGCTTGGATGAGTGTAGTGTTTGAGACCTCGCCGCTCACGGTGTCGATTATCATATCTGCTGTTCCTATCCCTCTGAAGAGGTCTAGTGTTACAACATCCGAAACGGAAGGGAGCTGAAGGATGCCCAATCTGATTGCGACAGCGTTTGCTGTCTCAGCTGAGAGAACTGCATTTTGGATTCTGAACCTATAGAAGTCATCCAGCTCCTCTTCTGTGCCGCTATCAATTGCAGAAACATTCTCTACTACAAGCTCTAGCGATGGGTGGGCGGAGTATGCTGTGAAGTCTATCTCGGTAATGGTGCCTGCTGAGACGTTGCCGTCGATGCCTGAGTCCAACGCCCTTGCGCCTACGAAGTCCTCTGTGTCCGTTGGGACCAGAGTCAGCGAGCCGCTTGTTGAGTACTTGAACACGCCATCTGTGCTCTGTAGTATCGTTCCACTTGGAATTGTGATTGGGGTTCCATTGTTCAAGTCGCTGAATGAGGTGCCTGATGGGGATGAGATCCTCATCGTTTGGCTGCCTGACGTGACCGCCGCTGAGGTGGATTGCTTTCTGGGAGCTCCTACAAGAGAGCCAAGAAAGTCTAGGTAGACTCCTTTGGCTCCGCTCAACAGGCTTAGCACTACGTTAGCTGAGACTATGTCTTCTAGTCTCTCTGCTTCTGCGGCCATGACAGACAAGAGGGACCGGGTCTTTGAACCAGGGGAGAAGCGTGTTAGCTGCGAGCTGTTGTCCAGTTGGTCTAGCGCGCGCTCGAGAATGTCGGACGCTCGTTCTGTTGTTAGGTCTGCCATTTAGTATCCTATGAAGCGCTGGGTGTCAGAGTCATATCCAATCGTAACATCTAACTCACCTTCTGAAGTTGAAATGATTATTCTGAATAGGGCAATGCTCGTTCCTACTTGAATGGGAACGACTTCAAATTCGCCTGCCTGTAGCAGTCGGTCAAATGTTAGAGCGTCTTCTACTCGTCTTACGATCCTGTTTATGTGCTCTGCTGTTGCGGCGTCTCCTAAGAATGAAGCTAAGTTGGCTCCAATCGATGGAGCCAACTTCCAGTCACCTTGATCTGCCTTGAGCCTGTCTCTGATCTCTTGTATCACAGCCCGCCCATAGGTGGGCTTGGTATCCCTCAGGTCCCCAGATGAATCTATATCAAGATCTCCGATGTCTGAGAACCATAGGTCTACTTCTGTGTACTTGCTCATAGTAGTCCAGCCATTGCAGCGACTACTGCTGTGGTCTTAACGTAGAGAGCGACAGCCTCAAGAGGGGGAGAGAATTGCATTACAGGGATGGGCGTCATGATTGTTGACGGTGCGGCCGAAAGTAGTAAATCATTGAGCACCCAGAGCCCTGCAATACGAATCGATGATGGTGAGTTTGTGAATCCTACTGGCCCTCTGAGTACGGTGCCAGTTCCTCCTACGACCGAGACGCCGAGTGGCTCTGCATCTTCAGCCTCTGGAGTTGAGATGTCCACGATGTTTGTGCCGATGGCAACGCATCCCGTTGCTCCACTCCCACCCTTTAGAAGTCTTGTCCTGCGCCCTCTGGGGCGATTGCGAATCTTCACAAGCACGGCTAGCTGGTCTTCTGTCTCAGCAGACCTGGCTCTTTCCTCAAGGTTTTCTAAGACTGCCATTAGCTTACTGCCCAGGAGCCTCTAATGGGAACATAAGACATGGCCTCATCGCCACCCTCTTCGTGTCCCATCATTACGAACCCCTTTTTGTACTGTGATCCAATGAAGAAGATCATACCAGACTCTCCAGGCTGAGGGGCAATATCTTCCGCGCCTCTTCCTGGAAGCAGTAGGGGAAACTTTGTGTCCCCTACCTTTCCTTTTATGACCTCTCCTCCGTCGCCTATCGTATCCCCAGAGATAATGACCGTAACCATATTCTCCTTGGGGAACCATTCTTTTATTCTTATAGGCTTTGGTAGCTGCATGACCTGTTGCATAACAGAGCCGATAAGAGACTCGAGTCTTTTAATATGTCCCGCTATCATCTTGCCACCCAGTTGGCCCAACCCTGATCAGCGACCTTAACCGCTTCAGAAAGGCCATCCCCAAAGTACTTCCACTTTCTCGTTATAATTGCTCCAAGCGCCCTATCAGATGTCTCTTCGTCGGCGCTGAAGATGTCCTTCACAACAAGCCCATCGGACTCCATTCCCTCTACTCCTGCGATGAAGGGCTTTCCCTGCTTAATCAAAGGAACGATGATTATGGGTTCTCTTGTGAGGTTGTACTTCAAGAACTTGTATAGAAGTGAGCCAGCGACAATCCCAGAGACTGCAACTGTGATGGGAAGGCCGGCTGTAGCAACTACTCCTAACCCTCCTGCAATAACACCACCCACTCCAGATGTGAGACCAACTCCAGCTACAGCGCCAGATGCTGCGGCTGCAGCACCCGTAGCCGTAGCCGACACTGTGGCTCCCGCTAGCGCAGACGTTGCAAGAGCCCCTCCTCCAATAGCAGCTGTTCCTGCTCCAGATATGGCGGAGTTTGTGAAGTCCTTAATAGTCTCAGTAAAGAAAGCGCCCATGGCGTCTGCCATGGTAACTGTAAGCCCCTCCTTTACTTCTACAATCATATTAGGCACAACCTCTGTAATGAAGCCTACGTCTGAGGACAAGGTATGCACAACCTCCTCAATCTCCACAGGTCCAGCCATGTCTGAATAGTTATCATAGATCCATACATAATCATACGGCTTCAGCTTTGGCTTCCCTACGATAATGATATCTCCCTTATAGGTTCTCTTTAGTGAGTTGGCCATAAGCTGAGAAGCATACCTTCTTGCGAGGTTGCTTGTTGAGCAGTTTGGCCAACTCTCGATGACCCTTCTTATGTGATGCTCTTTGATATTGTCATCAGCATTTACGATAAGTGACTCGGCTGAGCCGCCGTCGTCAAAGTCGGCTAGATTGACATTATTGTCTGAGTATCTAAGCTCGACGCTGTTGAACGTGTCTCGATGGTCGCACCTTATGTTGTTGCTGATTATATCATGCATGCTCGTAACAAGCTCGTAGTTCCTGAAAGACCTCATCCTTCCCTCTTGATGATACATTGTCGACTTCCAGAACTTAGCATCAGGGATAGATTTTATGTCTCCCTCCTCTGTAAGGGCTGCCATCTCCTGGATTCTTTTGTACTGCTCCTTTGCATGAGGTTGATAAACTGCTAGGTCATCAACACTTTCGCCGAATCTGTTCCCGCTCGCAAGGACCCTTGTACCCTGAGAGAAGAGCTCTTTTCTAGACTGCTGGAGGAGGACGTCCTGCCCCTGGTCCGCCAGCTCCTGGCTGAGCGGACTCGACTGAGAAGAGAGGGCATCCAGTTGCCGCTTCTGGGTGTCGTATCCAAGGCCAACGATGCTTTCCCTCTTGTCAAAATCCATCTTGTTTCCGAGCGCCTCGGCTTCTCGTTCTTGTGATGTTTTTGCGGGACGATATAGATATTCCATTGATGGATGGCCGAAGAACATTGTCATACGGGCGTCGATGCCGTCCCCATAGGGGACTGGATAAGCTATATAACCGGGGTGGCGGAGCTCTGCTTCCTTAAAAACATCCCACACCGTGGTGTCGAAGAAGACATACTCTAGGTCTCCCCAGAATCTTTCCCATCCAGATGAATAGGTTTCGAAGTCAGGTATGAAGATGTTGTCATCTTGAGCGCCTGGCTTCCATGTCCAGACTCTTTTAGTCTGGCCATCTGGCCGAAGCTTCTCTGTCCCAAAGAGTGGACCGAGCAGGTCAATGTCCTTGAGGTGCCATCTTCCGAAGTGGCGAACTTCCTCTCTGTCCATGCAGTCATGCAATAGATCTGATGTCTCTACGTTCCATTGGTCAGCATTCGCTGAGGGGTCTGTCCCAAAGCGATGCGAGACGAGCTCTGAGCCATAGCTCTGAGCAATAATCTCTACCAAGTGAGAGCCGGACCATGAGGCAATCTGGCCGACGAACATTGTCTCTAGTTGAGCTGGGTCATTGCTGTATCCAAACTTGACTACGACCTTCATTCCCTCTTTGATTACGGTATCCAAGAAAGGGTTTCTCGCTCCCTGAGACTTGGTCAGTCGATTACCGAATGCATCTCCTTCCTTTAGGTACTTCCTATTATAAAGAACTCCGTCGAGGTCCATGATCTGCATGACACAAACGTCCGCTGCCATAGTCTTGCTCTTAATGATGCGGACTTCCTTGACAGAGTTGACTCCGTAGAAATCATCAAGGGCGTAGGATGTGAAGAGCTTGGCCTCGAGCTTGGTGTCCGAGTTGCGCGACTCCTCTCCGTTCTCTTCGACGAAGAATACCTTGAATGTGGGGAAGCATCTTCTCGCTGTGTAATGGTCTGATTCGTATGAGGTGGCGAACTTCTGAAAGATCTTCTTATACTCACCCTCTTCAAATATGTGCATTGTCTTGTTCAAGTTGAAGGAGTCTTCTGTGAAGTCGGCCTTTGCAGGGGAGTTCTGCATATGCATGTTCAAGGACTTCTTTCTCTTGTAAGTCTTCTTTCCCTCTCTGTTCTTAAATCTTCTGTCGATGCCTTGGGTGGTTCTGCTTACTCCAGGTTGCCCCAGCTTTCCTCTGGCTCCAGAGATCATTGCTCCCTGAAGGTCAGGTCCTACTGGACCACCCCCTATTGCTGCTGTTACAAAGTCTTCACGGAATTGCTTCTGTCCGTTCACATACCCCTTGAACTCCCCTCCATTCTGCTTAAGGTATGAGCCGTCTTGGCCTTCGTGGACGGGGCGAATGCCACCGTCCACTGCGGGGTCGACCCCGTAAGCGTGCCTGTGCCCTTGTACGGAATCGTCCATAGCTTTGAATGATTCCCTTATGCCTAGCTTCTTTGGCATTCCATTGACTGCTGATCCGTGCACAATCTCCAATAGGTTCGAGTTGCATAGCTTAACGTCAGACTCGTTGTACAAAAAGAAGTCTGGAGTCATGTCTATAGCAAGGCCTGTTATGGGGTTGGGCGGGAGGAGGAGGTCTGGGTACGCCTCGTGCTGTGGCTGGTATGCCCGCGCCTTTGTGATCTTCTTCAGGATCTTAGGGAAGGCTAGATCCCCAAGGCCGTCCTCTGCTGTTCCTGCGATTGTGATGACTCTTCTTACAAGGGCCTTTAGTGTAGTGTGGTCCGGTCCTTCTGGCGAAGCCATTCCCAGATCTAAGCCAAAGTAATCCTTTAAAGATCTGCGCTTCTTGGATCCAAATAGAATGATCCATACAGCCTCTGGAAAATCTATGGCAACATACTGAGGTGGGATGTTTTTGCCATATGCCTTTGAATACTCTTCTCCGGAGATTATACGGCGCCCTTCAAACGATCCGCTTAAGGAGATCCTTCTACTGGTGGCCACACTAGAGGATAGATCTGCTATGTCCTGCAGAGTTTTCCCAACCACAGGAATCGAAGGATTGGCATTAAAAACGACAGCCCCTGCGCTGGCGTTGTTGGATGTCAACTGCTCAAAGAATTCTACTTTGTTCTGGGCTTCGAAGCGCAAAAGGTCCCAGCTCTTTTGCCCAATCCTAACGCCATTGTAGATGGCGTTAGGGCCCTTGGCTTCAATCTCTTGCAGCGCTGCCTTGGCTAGTTCTAGCTTAGGGTCTACTGACTTATTAGATACCGCCCCTTTCTTTGCGTGGGGTACTATCCAACCGTTCTGAAGGATCCTTATGAGGCCTTCATGGAAGATGGTGTCTAGATCTAGGCTATCCGTTCCGGTTAACAAGGGGCGTAGGGCTGGGTTAGTCGTGGCGTCGATTACCGATAGGTTGACGATCAGACCATTGGGGTTCCCAGGGACCGTGTCTACTGTGAGGTTCTCTATCATCACCTCTCTGAGGTTCATGGAGTTGAGGAGGGCGTTCTTTATGCGAATGCCCCTCTTGTCGGAGAACTCTCTGAAGTAGATGGCCGCCTCTTCTGAAGAGTTAACTAGAGACTTCAGCTGAGAAAGGAACTCTCTGCCTGCCTCACCTTCGCATCTTAGTGAGATGGTCGCAGCTGTGTGCTGCCCTCCAGTGTACTGCACTGTCGGGAACCTGTGCCCCTCTAGTGGGATCATAGCTAGGTTGGTGGCAAAGCCAACGCTGATTGCCAAGGGGATCACTCCAACTGATTCGTCAGGAACTGCCAGTGTGATGCCCTTAATCATAGCAGGCTTCCCTGTGATGACATTCTTTCTTAAAAGCCATCCTGTTGAAGCTAGCTCGACTATGGCGTCGTAGACCTTTCTGGTTCCCTGGTCAATCTGAGGAGACTTGTTTAGTTGACGGCGGACCTCGGCGTTAAGAGCTGGTCCCTGAATGCCCTCCACGCCAAGGCCTTCGGCAATGATAGTTACAGCATCGTTCGGATCAATGTCTACAACCTCTTCCATCTTGGTCTTACTGGTGCTGACGTTCCCCTTTAGAAGCCTCTCTGCCTGCTGCTGCACACGCTCCTCTGTTGAACCTTTACCCTGACGATAGAACCTAACGGCACTAACGGCTTGTGTGATCCCAAGGACCGTTAGCCTATTGGCCCCTCCCTTCTCCCACTTTGATCCGACCCTATCTGCTGAGGCGATCCTGTCATCTCTGGTCTTACCCTTCATGCTCAGGGGATGGATAAAGCTTGTAACTCCCTGCAGTGACTCTCCAGTTCTTCTTATGTCAAGTACTGCCTTGACCTGCTCTATCCTTGTGTCCAGCGTGGCCGCCTTGGGAACCCTAGCGCTGGAATACTTTCTTCTGCCACCCTGCTTTCCTGTTACGTTGCCAGGACCCACGGCATACCACCATACACTTCTGCCTTTTCTTAGGGCATTGTTGAATAGCGAATGGATGATGGCCTGCCTCTCTTCTAGAGATCCTCTAGGCTGCTCTGAGTTGAGAACAATAGCAGCAACAAGGATGTCCTCATGGACATTCAACTTCCTTGCCCAGGTGACTATGTCACCTTCCCTTAGGGTTCCCGAAGTGGTGCTAACGTCAAGACCCCTTGATCTTCTTTCTTTTCTCTCTTTCTCAAGCTGGACGTCTGCCTCAGCATCAGTGATCTTAATGATAGAATCTAGAACCTCTTTGGGAGGTGACTTTATTATGTCGAACCCAAAGGAGATATCCTTGTCAAAGGAGTCAAGAACATAGGGAGGGAACTGAAGAAGAGATGCAGCAGCTGAGGACTGGACGCCTCCCATCTTATCCCCAATATTTGTTGACTCGTATCTATACGGCCATAGGTACTCATGCAGGGGCCTGGCTTTATGGATGTCCTCTGAGTTAGTTCTTGCTGCAGCGGCATTGAAGGCCACTGAAGGGTGGCCATAGTTCTCAATGAACTTGGCCCTGCCTGGGTGCTCAGCTCTGTCCTTCTCTGTGCTGCCGTCCCAATATCTATCAGACATCCCTTTTACAACACCCTTAGTTCCATCAGCCCACTCTGTCCTGAACTTTATCTTAGGCATGAAGGGGCGGTGGTTAAACCACACAAATTGAAACTCTGCTGTTATGGCATTTGGCATGCCAGGTACAGTGCTGATGTTCACCGACTGAATGAAGGCTCCTATGTTCTCGCCTGTTAGCACCTCATAATCTGCATCGCCAAGCTTAACGACCTTCTTGTAGGAAGCAATGGGAAGGTTTCTGCGCAGCAACTCGTTGTCCAGGAAGCACATGGGCATCTTCTTTAGACTGTAGAGGATAGGCATCAAGGTCTCGTTTAATGTTCTTAGAGCGCTTGCGCCACTTGTTGGCACTCGCGCTTCGCGCCCTGTGATGCCAGTAAAGATGGCTCTAACCGAGATGTTGATTCTGCTGTGGCCACTTCGTACCTTTGACGACTCTCTAGTTCTGAGAGTCTGATACTTGTGGTTAAAGTTCTCTTCTGAGATAGATATCCCCTGAGGATCTACTGGAAAGCGGATCCCATTGATTTCGAACTGACCGTGAAGCAGAGGTCCAGGCACAAGGGCTGTGCCATTCTGGTCTGTATGGTACACGACCCTTTGACTCTTCGAGACGCGGTTGAATTCTTCTGGGAGATTCCCAGCTTTAATCTGAAATTCTTTCATCGATTAAGCCTCTTCCTTAGGTACTCTTCATTGATTCGCTCTCTGTAGTCGTTCATTGTATATGAAACATTTGCTCCAGGGAAGCGTTCCTGCATCATTCTTGTTGCAGCACTTGTGTCAATGTCACCATTAGTTCTACCGCTTATTCTGATGGACCTTCCAGGTCCTGCAGAAACTGGTGCTGATTCCCCAAAGCCTGGGCCATCTTCTGTTGGACGACCAGCGGAGTGACGAGCTCCGGCTTCATTGGCCATTTCTGCTGTTACATTACCAGGGGAGCTGAGTAGTAACGATGTGGCGACTGCCGCTGCCGCGCCTATGAGCGCTGGCCGCTTGTGCCTCTTGACCGCCGAAAGAAGATCCTTAAAGGTTCCTGCAGCTGTCTTCAGGTGTGACTTAGTGGCACCTGGTCCCTGAATGCCTATCTCTTCCATAGCCTTTCTGCCGAATGCAGAATGAGGAGAGGGGGTTGTAGCATCAAGAACTCTATCTGTCAGCCTCATCATGTCGACCCCTTCCCTTTTCTTCAGGGTCTTAGTGATGATGTTCTCGTCTTCGTTTCCTGGGTTTGCAATTACAGCATCTATAACCTGTGGGATATACTCTAGCAGCTTTGGCACTAGCTTTGACGCCCCTCTTGGGTCGTGGATGTTCTTGAAGGCGTTGGTCATTGTGTCAATCTGTTCTTGCCTTGACAGCTTCCCAACTCCCCTTCCTGTCAAGATGTCATGCATCTGATCAATGGATTCTCCGATGGACTCTTTGAACTTCTCTCTGTATTCCATAAGTCCGCCAGCACCAGCCTGCTTTGCCTTAAGTGCTGTCTCCGGCATGATTCCCAAAAGCATTTCCGTGAAGAGCCTTCCCTCTGCCTTCTGTCCTGTTGTTGTAGCTCTGAGGTGCTCACGAACAAAGTCCGTTGCATTGGTCATGGAGCCGATGTATCCCTTCTCCATCTCTGCCATCATTGCCATGCCTGCTTGCTGCTTTTTCCAGGCAGGGGACCCTCTTGTGACATCCGCTCTAGTTAGAGCGGGGATGTCTCTATCCTTTAGGCCCTTGTATAGCTCCCTCTGTCTGATCTTATAGACATAGTCTTCTGCTGCAAGCTTTTGCTCAGTTGTTGTGGCGCGGGCTATGGCTTCTTCTGCTGTGGCTCCTTCCGTGAGCATCTCTCCCATGAAGCCTGCGCGCTCCCTAAGTCGGGAGACGCCGCTTCTATCCTTGCCTAAGATTAGGTCAAGCTGGTCGTCGTCGAAGTCGGCGCCCAAGATTTGTTCCATCTGCTTAGGCAGCCATAGGGCATGCTTATCATACTGGCTAAGGAGACCTTCTGTGTACTGCCCCTTCCAGTAGTCCGCTGACCCCTTTAGTGTCTCAGCTTGGATGTTCGCCTGCTTAGCGGCCCAGCTGCCGTCGTCGATTGCTTTAATCTGCTTATGTATTCTGTTCCTCTCTTTGGTGATACTCTTACTGCTTCTTTTCTTCCCCCCTTTCCTTTTCCTTCCAGATTCCTTAAGCGTTTTAAGGTCCTCCTCGAATCCGATTCTTCTTCCTCTTGCCTCTCTGATGGCCTGCTGATGGAACTCATCCCAGAGGTCTCCCCCCTCCAGCAATGCCTTTCTTGCTGTGTCATGCCTAGACTTATCGAGAGAGAAGAACTCTCTTGAAATCTCACTAGCTGAAAGGCCGCTCATGCGCTGAGACGTATAGCGTCTCATTGCCTCATCGACTGAGAACATCTCTACAGAAGAGATACGGTGTAACTCTGTGCCTGGCTGCCTTGCCACCACGCCCGCAGCCTTGCCTTGGCGGAGAGCTGTCATACGCTCATCAAGCTGGCCGCCCCCTACTGCACCCATCTCTCCTAAGATTCGCTCGAACTGAGACTCTCTAATTCCAACCTTATGGGTGAACTCTTTCCCCATGAACTCTAAGACATCATCTGCGATCTGAGCCCTCGCCTGCTGGCGGAGGGACCCCTGTAGTTTTCCTGAGTACATGGCAGAAGGGGCTTGCTTCTTCCCAAGGATGATGTCTTGAACCCCTTCGTCGTATGCCGCTACCCCCTTAGCTACATCATCCACCTTGTCGTCCCAATGAGCTTTGGCAATATTCTTTGTAGCCTTATCTATTGGACTTGTGGTGATGTCCCCACCAGCAGTTCTGAATCCTCCTGTGTGTGTGCTTATCCCTTCGGGGTGGAAGATTTGCCTCCCGTCCCCTAGATCAAACAGGAGGTGGCCTGATGTGTTGACTCCAAACTTTTTTCTTACTACTTCGAAGGCATTGCTACGCTCTTTTTGGTTCCTCCCGAATAGAGAAGACAGGACGGTATCACCGGGCCCTCCAAAGGCCTTCCCAAAGGCCTTCATGTCTATGGTGGATTTGGCAGCGGATTCTCCGACCCCCTTATAGAACGCACCCATCCTCTTGTAGACATCCTTTGCCTCAGCCGTCTTGTCTCCTGTCAGTCTCCCTGCGAACTCAATCCCAAGGTCTGCCATTACCCCGCCCTGGGCTTGCATGTGCTTCATCATGGGGAGGTTGAAGGAGCCGGCCTTGCCTGAGCCTACGGTCAGGGTTGGGCTTTGGTTTGCCGAGAAGGACATGTTCATAACGCCATACTGCATCTGACCTTGAAGGGAGGCTAACATCTTGTTCCTCATCCCCTCTTCACCGCGCAGCATCTTAAGCGCTTCGGCTCTTCTTTCTCCTGCGCTTAGATTGGCCTTAGCCTTAAACATTGCCCTGGACGCTTCGTCAAACATCTCCTCGTTGACGCTCATATCTGTGAAGAGCTGCTTGGCCGACCAACGTCGCACCTTGTGGTGAGTGCCCTCATGCATTGTCTCTTCGAGCAGTTGCTCGAAGCTCTCTACAATGTTGGTCTTAGTTTCATCAACAACGAACCTTCCATCTTGGAAGGTTACGCCACTCCTCGAGAGGGCGTCCTCAATGGCGGCACGCTCTGCCTGCCTTTTTATGACCTTGGTCCTTACCTTGTCTCTTCCTGGATACTCTGTCGCGCCTGGTGCAAATTCTTCCTCTCCTATGCTGGCCAGCTCCCTGGTTAGATTTGTATGCTCTGTTGCCAGCTCGCTGGCAAGGACCTCTGCTGTTTTTGCAAGAGACTTTGATCCAATCTTCTTTAGTCCCTGAGTCTCAAGAGTTTGGACACCTCGAGCCTGCCTCAATGCGCTTTCCCAAGCTCCTCTCTTCACTCCCTTTGGCTTGAACTTGTGAAGTAAAGGCGCCCTTCCATCAGGGTTCTTCATCCATTCTTCCGCATGACCTATCCTAAACTCTTCTAGTGCCGCCGTGTACTTCTGGTGGCCTTCAGCGGTATCTTCCCATGGAGCTGCAATAGAGAGAGCTGCCATGAAGCGACCTTCTGACCTTCCTAGCTGTGCACCCGCGACTCTCTTCTGGTCAAACATCTTAGATCCGACGGTCAGTTCTTCTTCTGTGTGGCCCCTAAGAACAAGCTCTCCAACCCTGTCTTCCCCTGGACCCCCTCTTCTTTTTACGTAGTCCATACGGTCAAGGTTAAAGGTGCCCACCTTTGATGCGTGCTGCAGTCCGCCCTCGGCGAGCTCTCCTACGATAACATCTGGACCTATCTGCCTCCCCTCTCTTAATGCCTTTAGCTGCTCTTGGAGCCGGGTTCTAAGTCCATCTGGGAGATCCTCCGCCAACCTTGCTTCATGTCTGGCAATAGTCCCAGAGATTCCATCGGTTCTTGATGCCGATCTCCTCGCAAGCTCGCTCTCATCTCCTGTCAGAAGCTCTGACAAGAATTCCGTTACGGGAGAATCCCCTTGGATCCTTACTGTCTTGTGGGCCTTGATCCTGATGTTATCATCTATGAGAATATTGACGTCTTCATGCAGCCCTATATCAGGCCTGCTGGAACCTCTAAGCATTGCTCTCATAATGCCTTCAGGTGCAGCAGCTGTTCTGTTGTAGTTCCTTACATCTCCCATCTGCTCCTGGAGCATTCCCTGGATTGCTGTCACTCCTCTATTCCTGCTTGATACTACGGTTCCTCTTGTGGCCTGCGAAACGGTCTTGTTGTCGCCGACAAGGCCTCCAAATGCTCCTGTTCCTATCGTCCTATCTGATGGAAGTATGCCTACACCCGCAACCTCCTGCGAAGGAGAGATGCCAGTTGTGAAGCTGAGACCAAGCTCATGGGCGCGCTCGTTTATTGCTTTGATTCCGGTATCCGTCAGGCTTTCTCCAAGAGGGCTTCCCTTGAATCTGAATTGAGATGCATGCTTCTTGTTGAGCATAGGGTTGGCCGAATCAGAGATGATTAGGCCTCCCACCTCATCATGGTAGCTTGTCTGTATGCCTCTCATGAATTCTCTATGAGATTCAGATGTAAGCTTGCCAGCGGATAGCTTCTCTTTCACGCCTCGAAGAAGAGCCACATCTAGAGATTCAGTAAGCGACTCGATCGGGACCCGCTCTCCTGCTGCAAACCTCGAGGCATTCTCAGTAAGAACTCGGCGAGCATAACCTCGGTCTTGTCCGTAGTAACCAAGACGAACGCTGCCGTTCTCCTGGACAAGAGGGACGTCTATTGGGGAGCTGTATGGTACGTTTGACTTAATGCGGACTCCAGAGATTATCTCCCTTCCTCCTTGCTGTAGATACTGAAGTCTCATGCTCATGTTCATCTTTGAAGCTTCTTCAAAGAGCTCATGTGTCATGCTGACCAGGTCGCCCCGGTCGGCTCTATTTAGTCCACCCATCAGTTCTTGAATTTGATCAATGCCGGAGATCCTTACAGATCTGGATCTATTTGAAGCGCTTAGTGCGTTGTTTAATGCCTCGTCCGCCTTCATGAGTTCGCCTACAGTTTGTGTTGTCTTGAATGCTTCATTGGACCTGATGATTGAGGCGGCCGATGACTCTGCTCTCTGAGAGAGAGCTCGACTTGTTAGTGGGTCGGTTGTGTCAATGTTTGTCAGACTGAGCATTCCAAAGCTTCTGGCCACCTTCTCAACATGGCGAACGTGCTTTGGGCTTATGTCTAGCAGCTTTCTAAAGGATCCATCAGGGCCACCGGTGATGGTCGAAGGGTCGCTGGTTATGCCGAGTCTTCGAGCTGCGTCGTGCAGTCCAAAGTTTTTAATCAAACTTCTGGTAGCCCTGTCTCTTCCTGCTCCAAAGGCTTCTTTTACATCTGGATTGCTAAAGAAGGAGCTGGCCTCGGGGCTTGAGTATCTTCTTCCGGTGTCTAACCACATTTCTCTAGTAAGGTCAGCTGCAGTCATTTCATATCTGCCTTCCCTTGCTTCCTTTACTGCGGCGAGAAAAGTCTCTGTGGACTTCTGTGCGTCCCATCTTCTTGTGACAGTACCAGCTGCATTGATGTCGCGCAGAGCCCTGACACCAGACATGCCTACGCCAGTTGCTAGCATACCGGGAGCTACGTACTCTCCAAAAAAATCAGACATTATGTACCATACCTAACGCCGGCCCGTTCAAGGGCTGAGGCGAGTTGACCAGATCTATCTGCGTCAATGTCAAAAACAATTCTTGTTTCATTACCACCAGTTGCGACTATTTGAACATCTAAGTTATGCAATTCCATTTGTTGCAAGGACTTTGTAATATAGTCTCTTTCTTCTGCCTTGCCTTGGAGCAGCTCTTCAGCAGCTACATCCAAGTAGGGCTTTCTTCTCGCCATAGCTACATCATCTTCCCAGATGTTGAAGTCATGATGGTCCAATCCTAGATTCTCTACGACTCTAAGCTTTACATCATCCATTGCAATGGCAGGGTCATATCCAAGCCAGTCAGTTGGAGGCGCATCCAGTGGAGACTCATCGTCAAAGTATCCCCCTAGTCTCTTGCCTCTTATGAAGTCTGGGAATGTATTCGCACGAACTGACCCACTTGCTACTTCAGATTGATACTCTCCCCAAGTTGATCTGGAAGAACTCTCTCCCTCTAGTGCTCGAGCTGCTTCAATCTGCTGAACCATTGAGACTTCATCACTACTTAGGTCTCCCTTTGCAGCTAAGGATGCATGAATCTGCTTTTGCCACTGGCCAAGGTAGAACTTCTTTGTATACTCTGGAACAAGTTCTAGTATCCTACCCTTCTCTTCAGATGTTTCTGCGGCTATGAAGTCCTTAAAGAAAGGCTTCTCCTCTCTGGGCAGGGACTTCATGATGGAGTCTACTGTCCCATAGGGGTCGGCTCCATACATTGTGTACTCAGCTTTTCTGGCATATGCGAAAGCAGCGGAGCCATCGTCCTGCGCCCTCGCAGCTCCCTCAAGCTTCTTATACTTCATAAACTCGAGCTTATCGAAGTATCCAGTCAGCTCTCTCCGCTGAGACTCTGCCTGAGGAATGCCATCGTAGCCAAACATCCGGGCTGCATTCGTAACAGCCGGGGCGACGAAGTCGTCAAGTGGGTCTCCCCAGGAGGGGGATGCTACTGAATAGACGTTCTTCGACTCGTACTCAGAGATTGGATCCAGGGCTCCAGCAAACTTGTGTACTGGAGATAAGGGAATTAAATGCTCAACAGGATTGGCCCTACCAACCTTCTTAAGCATTTCCCAATAACCGCCAATGATCCCTTTGTGCTCTCCGAATGGAACCTTGCGGCTCTTCTCCTCTGTCTCGGCTCTTGTGGCACGGTACAGCATTTCATCTTGATCTGACAGCTGATTAGAATCAGCCATTGAATCCATTCTTTGACTTACGTCTTTAAACTGCTTGGAGTATGGAGCGACATCAGCAAGAATCCTGTACTTGTGGATGTCAGGATAGTCTTCTAATGAAGTGCCCTCTAGTTCAGGGAACCTGCTTTCATACCCTGAGCCTGGGAGTCTATACTCACCTTCTTGGATTGATGCGTATGGGTCTCCATGCTGGAAGTCGTTGAAGTACTCAGCGCCCGGCATCCAGTCTGGCATTTCATTTGCAATTGGGTTGACCTTCTGTAGTTGGAATCTTTCATTTGGAAAGATTCTTCTGAAGGCCTCTGTCGTTCCAAATCCACCACCAATGTTGAGGTCCCAATAGTTGTCTCCGACTGACCCCATCTGTGAGAAGGATTCCAATACTGGGTCTTCAGTTCCGAAGTCCTGTTCACCTGTTATCGCCTTTTTGATAGCAGTGAACACGAAGCCCGGCAGACCTGCCGCTTCTGTGGCCTTGTAGGCCGCCTCACCGCCCAGGAAGGAGGCAGAGTAGGGTGATGCAGCGGGTGTGGGTCCAAGGCCGCCTAAGGTACCTTCAGGCGCATCTGAGACGGATGTCCCATATTGGATAACTTCGCCATCGTCAGCTCCTTCGGTCCCACCTGAGCCAAGCTCATCTGTGTGCATGTATGCGGGGTTCTTTAGAACCCTTCCTACAGTGGCCCCCCATAGTGTACCAAGGGGGCCGAAGCCTGATGTCTCTGGTCCTGTTACTGGATAGGGTCTCTCATAGTAGAACTTCTTTTCTCTCCAGTATGGATCGATGAGCCCCTTAATGAATCTAGAGAACGGCCTGTCGGCGTACTCGTCATGTTGCAGGTCACCGAAGGCGTCATCTTTGGCGCGGGCGAACCAGCCTGGACGATAGTAATCTATCCCCTCTCCCTCTATGTCTGTCCTGCCCATTTCCCAATAGGCACCCTTACGTACTGCTACCTCAGTTTCACCAGACTGTTCTGCAAGGGTTTCATCGTAGCTCTTAGAAGAACCAAGTGAGCCCAATGCGAATGGGGCGGCTAGTAGGCCGCCCACTACTGCACCTATTGCTCCAAACCTTCCTCCTCTAGTCTTTGCTCCCTTAAACATATTGCCTATGAGAGGGGTATCCTCTAGGCGCTTAAGGGCTGAAGGTAGTTCATGGATCTCTTCTCTTGCGGCTCTCCAACCGAACTCCCCTGCTTCTTTTACTAGGGGCGCCGTAGCAGAAGCTACCATGTGGCCAGTCAGGAAGCCAGATAGGCCAAAGCCTATGTGAGCCATCATCCTGCTAGAGCCGGGAGCTTGCTCCTCTTGATACTGTCCGAGAGCGGTTAGACCTGTCAGGTCAGAGGTTGCGGCGTATGTTCTTTGTGCGGCGCCTACAACTTCTGCTCCTACTTGAGCAACATTCTTGTCAAGGAAGAGATTCGTTATAGCAGAGCCTGCCTCATAGCCTAAGGCCAGACCACCAGCCACTAGGCCTATCCTGCCAGCATGACGAGCCCAGAGGTCTATTACACTTCCAGAGTAGTCTCCTCCTGTCCCAAGGAGGTTCTTAAAGAAGCCATACGCAGAGGAGCTCTGAGCCTTCTTAAGCAACCCGCCTTCTGCTCCTGGCCCTCCATGAATTAACTCTTCATAGAACTCTAGAGGAGCGTCAAGGATGCGCATGTATCTTTCAGACATGCGCTTTGCAAATACATGTGCATCCCTAATGCCCTTATGAGCACCTTCAGGCAGGTTGGCTGAGAGCCTCTCTTCCATCTTTGTGACATCGCCAAAGGGCTCTAAGAATTCTCTTGTGATGCCTGTTATCTTTAAGTCGCCGCTTGCCTTGGAAACCATGAACCTAGCGGGGTTAGACTCTCCTATCTCTGCCCCACGAATCTTCGTTCCGCCCATGAACTCAGTGACAATATCTGCATCTCTGATTCTATGGTTGAATCTATCTGGTGCGCCTTCTGGAGACCACCTTCTAACCTGGACATCCACATCACTTACTAATGGAGACGCCTCCAGTTCGCCGCTTGCTGTCTTTCCGAATAGCCCGAGCTTGCCTTGGTGCGGAGCAACCTCTAGTCCCCTTAGCATATCAGACGGCTTTAGCTTTTCTCCTGCATTCTCCATTAGAGCACGATAGTGCGGCTCTGCCCCTAGAAGATCATCAGGGGAGATGGATAGGCGGGTCGCGGGGGAAGTAAATACATCTCGCGATGCATAGCCAAAGACCCCAAAGGTTCTGGGGATGCCGCCCAGAGTTTCCTCTGTTCGCTTAACCCCCTCGAGGAAGAAGTCCTTAAGGCGGACAGGGGCCTTGCCGTCTGAGTCTAGCTCAAGCCCGGCAACCTTCCACCACTCATTCCCTGGAGTTGATAGCCCCTCGTGAAGATAGCTAAGCTTGGAGGGATCGATCTTTATGTGTACGTTCTGCGCTGCGAACTGTACGCCCCTGAGTCCTAAAAAGCTAAGGGCCGCGTATGCTGCGGCCTTAGCAATCTTAGATTCAGTCTCCTGGTAGTTCTCAACTTCTACATAGGGCCTTCTATCAATCCCTCTGATTAGACTACCCATTGCCCCTGCTCCTAAGATACTCTTCCCTTAGCTTTCCCATCTCTGCTCTTCTCTCTGCTCCGGCTTCCGCCCTCTCCTGAGCCAATCTCTTTGTGCCTGTTATCTTCGTCTGCTCTCGGATCTCCTTCTCTAGGTTAAACTTCTGATCAGCTATTCGCTTCCTCTCTTCTGCCTCATGGTCGACAATCTCAAATCTGGTCCCCAAGATATTCTCAGCTTGTGCTGCCCTCTTCAGCAGCAGCTGCCAATCCATGGCCTCCACCTGTTCTGGAGTATATGCAGGGAAGGCCCTGCATATTGCAACGACAAGTTGGTCTTCAATGTTCTCTGCGTTGGGGCGGTGCTGGTCTAGTTGCTGTAATATGGTGGGGCCATTGGTGGCCCCACTCGCGTACATGATGAGCTTAACTACAGTCGATATAACACCGGCTGGTTGCTCTTCTCTAGACTTCTCTTGCCAGAACGGCGCGAGATCTTCTTCTAAATCAGGGGGTGGTGAGTCGTCGAATGAGGAGAAGATTACACAGCTGTTGAAAACTGACTCCTCTATCTCTAGGTCAACCTTAGAACCGAGGATGCCTCGGGCATCCCTGTACTTCCTATAGTCCCTCCACTGGAGGCACTTCCACACGACATAGCCGTCATCAAAGTCGGTTCTAAAAAGAGCTGTCTTTGATTCCAGCTTGTGGTCTAGGTAGTTCATTGATTACTTCTTTGGTATGATTGGGGTCCCTCTGTCGGGCTTGGGGATGCTTCCGTTGACGGGGATGGTTGCCTTAGGCATCGTCGATTGGCAAGGCGCCGACAAGATGCAGCCTAAACTCCGGAACAATGTCATCAGCTCTCAGACGGAGGTCAAACCCTGTGACGCTCTTTAGCGGCACCCATTCGTCTCCAGCCTTAACAAAGGCTCTGATGTCACCTGGGTTCTCGCCTTCGCCTACCAGCTTAAGGTCTGCGGTCTCCCAGTGAAACTTGAAGACAGGCCTATCCTCCATGGCCCTCTTCAGGCTGTCCAGGCCGCTCCCCTCCAGCCTTCCCGTTTCGGGATTGATGCTAATCGATCCCTTAGCTACTTCAACTGTGTCTCTTTTCATATTGTTCCTTATAGTCGGATGCAAGAAGCGAGGGCGCGTTCTGGTGCAACGAAGTGTGAGTGCTCCATGATTAGGTTGAACAGAGTCCTGAACAGCCCGGCGGGTGCGTTGTTTAGCCTGTCGGCAGACATCAGATCTGAAGGAAGCAGAATGCAAGCCTGAACGACTCTCTCGTGAAGCTGGTCTTCTACGATTGTAGGATCCTGCTCAGCTGATGCTGACTCCTGTAGCCTCTGCATGTCTCTGCTGATGTTTCGATGCTCCAGCCTCTTGAGCGAACGGAACATAAAGAACTCGTCTGCTGAGGGGATGTAGCAATTGACTCCACCGTACATTGCCTTCCATCCTTCAATTATGGATCTCTCGGGAATCAAATCTCCGAAGTCAAGCCTTAGAAGGTCCAGAGCATCCTGCTCCTCCTCGGGGGTCTCTACTTCTTCTACTGCTTCTTCTAGGGAACCCTTTGCGTTGGGGTTTAACAAGTTGCTCATATCTTACTCCTAATTTATCTATTCTATGTCTCTAGCGATAAAGCTGAATTGCTCTTGTATCACTTCACCACTAGAGTTTACCACTTGTGCCTGTGCAGTTAAATAGACATCTATAATTTTTCTTAACGTATGGTTAGCGTTCGGGTCTGTTTCATCACCAAAGACAGCAAAGACATCGAATGGTGGGATGTCGTAGAACATATCATGTTCTACTTCTATCACATTTAGTTCTTGTATTGCTGACTGTAGCTCTCTAAATTCTTTGTTGCCCAGCCCTCTTATCTGATTTAAAGCCTGAGTCAACTCGAAGGGGCTTAGGGCGCTGGGGTTGTTTGCTGCTTGGACTAGTGTTTGATCGCCTGCTGGGCGGAGCCGGCCGGCCCTTGACCTTTCTAACTCTGCCTTGTTGCCTTGAAGGTACTTTGAAAGGATGCTCATGTAGTTCGCATTAACAAAGTTTACAGTAAAGGAGCCTGTCACTAGAAGGTTGCCGTCAGCAACCGTATCGAATCTCTTTGAAGAGTATCCGTAGATGGGGGTCTTGTTTGTTACCGTCGAGAACTGCAAGGCAAAGAGTTCATCTATGAAGATGTCCTCCATGTAGATCTGAGCCTGACCTCCAGAGTAGTAGTATGTCTTATACTGGGAGACTGTCGGAGAAGGGGCTGGCCGGAAGTTGGCTACTTCATTTACTGTTGTGGCATCAACCAGCCTTTGTACAGCCCTAGTCTCTTCTCTTGTGAATCTAACTACGTCTTCGGTTGCCATGTCTTACCTAAATGGGTTATGAGACTTTTCTACAAGAGTCTGAAGGTCGCCACTGTGCTTGCTTCTCATGATGCTTTCAAATGTCTTCTTGGAAGATCTTCCTGCAGGGGTCTCCACATAGGCCTCTAGGAATCCACCTGGTCTCATGATAGCAACATGTCTTGCTGTGTACTGCATGACATTCTCTGTGAGCATGTCCTGCACTGAGTGGACCTGGCCCTCTGAAGAGAACTCAACTCCAAAGAGCACGAGCTCTGAGAGACTTCCATACTCATTAGCAAAGTGGATGATGATATCAAAGGGAGGGAGCTGGTCGGGGTGGACGTAGGAAAGGTTGGCTAACCCGGTGGGGGTTACCGCATCTGCGGGAGCATCATTTGGGTGCAGTCTCATAAGGTCAAACATTGGATGCCTGTCGAAGACTGTAAAGACAATAGAACCAGCAATGGTTCTAGTCCCTCTTGCTCTTCCCTTCTCTCCAACGAAGCCCAATGAGCGGGCGGCGGACTTCTCTCTGAACACTGAGTATGACAGCGTCTGCACGTTGGTCATCACTCTTGTAATCGGAGGGGGATTCTCATTTTGTGATGTAGGGGCGGAGGGCATTGCAAACAGGATATTAACATCAGCTCCCGAGAAGGAGTTGTACTGCTTCAACAACGCTGCGGCCGTCTGGGGTTGGGATGCCATAATTTCCTTGGATAAAATAAAAAAGGGAGGGCCCAGTCTACCATGACTGAGCTCTCCCTTCAATTACTCCAATTCAATTAGAACTGAAACCGTTGGATCACGTGGCCTGTTCGAAGCCCTGTGAGTGCCAAGGTGTGATTGTTCGACAGACATAAGTCATCTGATGCTCGATTACGATGTCGTCAATGCTTACGCCTGATCCCTCGTTCAAGATTTCAACACCATAGATTCTCATGATAGCCGCCGCTCCGTACTCATTTGCAGCATGGAGGGTGATATCGAAAGGAGGAAGCTGATCCACAAACCAAGCATCAGAGGAGATCTGATCGTCTCGAGGGTCTGTTACATTGCCAGAGAATGTCTCCTGTGTGAAGGCGGTGCTTGCTGTGGTCCGGTCGGATCTTCCGGCAGTGATAATATTGCCTGTTGAATCCTTGTCTGGACGAAGGGAATCCTTGTCTGACCAGAAGCGGGCATCGGCCATCTCTTGAGCGAGCGCGTGGCGGTCGAACTGGATGAAGACCATCGACCCTGCAATTCCTCTCTTTCCTCTTGCGAAGGCTCGAGGGTCGGGGTCGCCCATTGTATAAATAGGTGCCTTCTCACGGGTAACGCTCCAGGAGATGCCCTGGAGCGTTCCAACAACGCGGTCACCGAAGACCGCTCTGATGTCACACCCTGAGAAGGAGTTGTACGACTGAATGAATTCACTACTTAGTGCCATCTTTCAAATACTCCTTATAGTGTCAATGCAACATCAAAGGTTAGCTTGCGCAACTCGTTGATGATTGACATGGAAACAGTCACCTTTGCGGTCCCTCTGACTCTGTCAAGAGGCGACTGTGTGACCCCAAGATTGAAGCTCTCAAGAGCCCCTCCCGAGGATCGTTGTAGTTCGTTAAGCTCAAACTTAAGCTTTGTTTCAAGAGCCGACTTGCGGATGGCATCAAGCGGGTCACCCAAGAACGGTCGTCCAGCATCACGCAATCTTGTGATTGCTTCTGCAACTAGACGCATGGTCATGTTGCGTGTGTAATCTGAGTCCGAGAGCGCTGCTGAAGGTCCATCTACAACTGTCACCTGACCTAGAGTCTCAGTGAAGAGTACGTAGTTGATGCCAGTCAGTGAGTTCAAGTGACGCTTGGCCAGTCTTGTGGGCAGACGAACATTCGATCCACCAATCGGCTTCGCTGTGGTGCCTCTCCAGGGCTCGAGTCCAGCTAGCAGACCAGAGTAAAGAGCAGCACCGGAAGCAATGTAACCAACACCAGATGAGTCACTTGCGTTTGTCATCGTCGGCCATGAGGCTACGAGGCTCAAGTACTTACCAAGATCCTTCTGGAATCCGTTGGTATCAAGCTCAGCGTCTACGTCATCAAGCTCTCCGCTTACAGTCGCCAGGAAGCCCGGGTCAAACTGGTTTGCAGCAAGGTAGATGTTGTTGAGGCCGCGTCCTGCAAGGAACTTGTTTCCAAGTAGTCCTGAACCGTTTAGGGTAACATCGCCATCTTCATCGTATGAAGGGCTCTTGCCAATCCAAGTGGCAACTGCCGCTGGGTTGAAGTGGTTCGACGGAGGTCTCACCCCAATGCTACCAATAACAGTAGTTTCATTTTCTGTAAGATCGTGGCAGAGCTGACCAAGCTTGTAAGCAAAGTTTACTTCGCTGAAGGCATTCCCTTCCGGGTCGCTCTTAGCCGAGTACCAGAAGTGAGTAAGCTCTCCCTCGATCTCTTTCTCCCTGTGGAAGAAGAGAAGGTCGCTTGTGAAGACCTGGAATGCAGGCGCCTGAGCGACAACAATGGCACCGCCAACACCGTCCAGTGAGAAGCCGATGTCACGGTCGAAGTAAAGTGTCTGAGTAGTGCCGGCAGAACCTTCGGGGTTAACAACCACACCCCAGCCAGCTGGGATGGTTCCTATAAGTGGATTTGTTACATCCCCTCCGTCTCTCATTGTTAGAGTCGTGCTAGTCGCCTGAGCGGTCGCAATGACCCTTGCTGGGCTGGCATTAATGGCCGAAGTTGTGAGGATTGCAATGTCGGCAAGAATGTCTCCTGTATCGTAATCCACTTGAATTTCTGAGAATCCAGCTGGGGCAGGATCTACTCCTGTGCCAAGAGTTACATCATTGTGCCAAACATACCAATCTGTGGTTCCATCGCTGAATGTCCAATATTTGTTAAGAAGATCGTTTGGACCGGCCGCGTCTGGCATGAGTGTAACTACAGCTACCTCTGGCGCAGTGTTTTCCCAGTTGAGGACTCTCGCCATGCGGACGATCTCATCCTTCTCTCTGTTGTTGCCAAAGGCTGCTGCCTGTGGAGTGCTGAAGCGAATCCATGAGGAGCCTCTTCCCGCTGCTGAGAGTAGTGATGTCGCTAGAGTCCTGTGCGCCGCGTCTGCATACGTCAAGTCCAGGCGGTTGCCAACACTTGCGATTGTAGCAGGCGCAATGACCTTTGCTCCGTCTCCGGCAAGTGCGTTAGAAGCTGAGTCCAACATAAGACCCTGAGCGGCAGTTGTCGGAAGAAGAGTCTCTCCAGAGGTCTGACCGTCTAGGGCAGGGTCATCCATGTAGGCGTCCATCATGACTAGAACGTCAATGTCCGAAGCCTCTAGAATCAGAGCTGCATCCGATAGCCCCTCGAAGAGGTTCATCTTGTGAGGCTCTACCTCTTCTAGGGCTGCGTCAGCGACGTTGCCTGCCTCGGCCAAGACCAAAGGAAGACCGTTGAAGCTTGATCCAGGAGTCGCAAGGATCTCCGGCTGCAAACGAGGATGCGCTGCTGCAGCCAATCTGTTCAGGTTGATCTCATCCATTCTCGCCCCTGCTGAGAGAGATACGAAGCGGATACGGTGGTGCGCGGGAGTGGCAACATTAATCGCTACTGAATACTTTATGGCCGCCCCAGCGGAGTTCGCGGTAAAGTAACCAGCGGCAACTGCTGCCGATAGAGTAACAGTCCCAGCCCCTACGTCGACAGATGCAACAGTCTCCTCAAACAATGTGGTTCCATCGTTTGCACGAATCTGGCACATGATCGGAGTGCTGGTTGCATCAACAAATCCAAGCTTCCCAAGGTTAAGGCCAGTGCCTGCAACCATTGTGAAGACTGCAGTCTCTGCGCTTGTGCAGAGCTGTAGTGACTCGTCGTCCTGAACGGGAAGTGCCTTTCCAACTGAACCAAAGATCTGGTCAGTTACGGACTCATCATTGACAGCCGAGCCAGTTACAGTAACGAGGCCGAGGTCTGTTGCTACGGTCGCACCAGTTGCGTCGTAGACAACTACGCCGCTGGCTACGTCATATACCTTTAGCTGATCTGTCTGCTGGTTGTAGAGTACGCTGTAAAGCTCCAGTGCATCCTCGCCTTCAACTACAGTCTCGATTGTGTACCCTGCTGCGCCTGTGGCGTCAGCAATGTGCTCGACCTTTCCTGTAGTTGTGAATAGACGAAGGCCCACTGCCTGTCGCGCTCCACCCTGGAATGCCTCTGCTAGGCCACGGCCTAGCGATCCATCCGCTCCATACTTTGTAATAGCTGACGCGCCACTGAGGACGGCCGACTCATTTGTCGGACCCTTTTTAGCACTACCAAGTACTGCTACGATGTTTCCCGCCGGAGCAGCTTCTCTTAGCAATCTGCTCTCGTTGATAACAGCGGGCTGGCTTGGTAGATTGGAGAACTTATCTGCCATTTTGTGACTCCTATTAAGTCGACGAATCGACCACTAGACTTCGTAGAGAATACTCTCTAACTGTTGATACTTTTTCGGTCCTCACGTAGAAAGAAAGCGGTCGACAGACAAGCTTTCTATTTTCTGGGGAGAGGTGCATGTCTTCACCTCGTTCCTCAAAGTACACGTGCTTTACGCCACTTGCTTGAAAGAACCATCTCCATTCTTCAATGAGGCTCTCGAACCAAATGGCCCGCCTGTTGGCGGTCTTGTTTGTTTTAGCCCAGATCTTGAATAGGACAATATTGTCGTACTCTTGACCGTAGGTATAAATCTTCATCCCCGCGTTGTCTGGATCATCAAGAGCCTCTCGGAACATCTTGACTCTAGCTCTTGAACGACGCGGACTCATTGCCTGGGAGACAGGAACTTGTTCAAATACCCCTGGCTTCCTTTGCTTTACACAGTATGTAATTACTTCCCCTTCGATGTTATCATCCTTTTCGGGGAAGTCTTCTGAGTAAGTTAAAGGTTTTGTCACTCCTTCTACTTCTTGCTGCTTCTGAATGACCTGTCCAACTAGTCGGAAGAAGCCATCTATATCTGTTGCTGGCCTCGGCGATCGAAGCCTTGGACTTGTCTCAGCTTCCGTGGCATTAATAGCTAGCTCTTCTAGGTACTTACCAATGGCTGCCGTTATGAGTTCTTTGTCCATCTTTTCTACCAATAACATTTGAAGTGGGAGTGGTCAGGGTATTGAATTCTGATTAGTCGGTCCAGCAACTGAGGCGCCAATACTCGACTCTTGAGTTGTCTGCCCTGAAGGCTTCGGCCATATGAATGTTGTGCCTATGGAGGAGCTTAACAGGGGTGGTGATGTGGCCGTCGAGGTCGATTACAGGTTCAAGAATCTTGTCGAACCTAGAGATGGACTCATGGTACTCCACATAGAAGAAGGACATTGCAACAGTGTTCTTCCCCCATGCGTGGTACTTCTCTACATCTTGGTACTCATATCTGTTTGTCTTGTATGCTGCTACTATCTCGTCATCGAAGAGATAGCCCTCTCCTTCACATATGTCACAGGGGTAGTCTTTGTCGGGTTCGTTCTCGAACCCGTTTGTTCTACACTCGCATTCCTGTAGGTCCTCAGACCTTACAGGATAGATGATGCCATCTTGTAATCTCATGCGGCGAAGGATGTTGAACGCACCCTTTGGAATCTCATCTGCAGCCCCAAAGAATGTTCTGTTCAACTCCTTTCTTAGGTCCAACTCTTTAAGGCCAGACACTGGATAGGGCTTGAATGATTTCATTAGGATCTGCCCCAGGTCTTCTTCCACCTCTTCTGAGATCTGCCGTCAGAGGTTCGGTAGAATGGAGATCTGATGTTTGCTCCAGGGATGTTCCTGCTTGCGTGGGTGTCAGCTCTTGCAAAGAGCCGTCCGATGATAGGTGCATCGGGATGTCCTGAGCCCTTCGAAGTGGTCAGAGGAGAGCGTCCATAGTAGCCGCCATCCTCGAGCACTCCACAGAGCCATCCTAATTCGTCTCTCATGCTGTCTAGAAGGTCCCGTGCGGCTCCGTTACGCTTAACAGATAGGTCACCTAGCCTTTTGGACATGTCGGAGTTTATGGACGTGCCAGAGAGCAGCGTTACTATAGCAGCTGCTGTCACATATCGAGCCTTATAGTTGGTGTATGTGGTGGGGTTGACTGCCGAAGCATCGGGCACATAGTTCTTGAGGTCGGCTTCTTTTGAATAATACCAGACCAGTTGATTTATTGTATCGTCTGGAACCTCTGTAAGGAACTCTCCCGCTATCAATCTCACTCTCATTGCGCTGGAATAGAATGGATTGAAGGAGGTTGTGTAGAAGGAAGTGATTGGGCCAGCCATAGTAGAGCCATCGACTGCGACGATGCCCTCTACGGTAATATGAATGATCCTGTTCTCCACCGGACGGGCGGGAAGCATGATTGCATTTAGTCCGTGCTCATTAGTCGGCATCTGGCCACTCCTCTCTGTGGTACTTTAGGTCTTCTGTGATTATGTATTCATCATGGAAAGCAAAGAGATACTTTGTCTGGCCATCAATCAGAAATTCTAAAGCAGGGACAACCCTTGTGTTCCCTCTCAATAACTCTTGCTCTGTTCTCCTGAACTGCCTAACCAATCTTGGCCTCTTTGAGAACTGAACGAAGTGAACTATTGATTCCATCTGCTGAGACTCTGTGTCCATCAAGCTGAACTTCTGTCGATCTATTAGAGTCACAGACTCTACTACTATTCCCTCAATGTCTCTTATCTCTTTGAACTCAGGATGGGTTTCATTTAGCGTGAGGGACTCATCTCCCAATGAGAACGTTACATGCCACTCATAGAGGAGTTGGTGCATTAGGTTGTCTCGTCGTAACGGAGAACCATATTGAAGCTTGAGGAGGCCCCGGTACTAGCGGTGGGATACACTTCCATCTGTAAGACCAGGTGGTCGCCAACGTCGCCTGCGATAACGTAAGGCGTTGCACCATCGTCTAGAGATAGAGGTGCAGCCGAAGTATAGGTAAAGAGGTCTACCTTTGGCCCAACCATTGCACCGCCAGCATCATACCCTCCTGCTAGTGGAGGGGTATAAGCTGCCTCCTTCTTGGCATAGATGGCCGTTCCATCATCTGGAGCAGATCCGCTAATGAAGACCTCAATGTTTCGGATGTCGACAGAGGGAAGGGCAATGGCGTTGAGTCGCGTCTTAAGGTACTTCTCGTATGATCTAAAGACTCCAGCGTTAGGCTTTGTTAGGCCTTCTGTAACTACCGGCCAAACCTCAACTGCAGGATTGTCTGCGCTCTTGAATTGGATAGTCTGCCCACCATTCTTTGCGGTGGGCGCACCCGCTCCCGGCCCATTCCATTCTTGTAAATAAACTGTAACTGCCATGATTATCCAGTAAAGGTTAAGGTTAGGGTTGACCCACTTACTGTGGGTGTGACCCTAAGAGCTGTTGAGGTTCTCTGACTCTCGTCCAGAGGAAGGCTTTCCATTAGGACTTCAATTGTTGCTGTCGTTAGACTTGCTGCATCAATAGGCTTATTGAAGGTCAGTATGATTGTGCGCCTGGAGGTAGGAACATTTGAATCCTGTACGTCAGGTTCAATTGATACCAATGCCAATGTGCTGCTATCTACTGCCGGGACTTGATCGATCCTAAGGATCCCTTCTACTTCCCTCTCTTGTATTCTTAGAGATGGAGTGTCCTCTGAGACTTCAACATGGGAGGATGATCCTGTGGCGAAAGAGAACTCGGTTATCGCGGCGAGGGCGGTCCCCGGCTGTGATACAAACACCCACTGATCTGCAACTACGAAGGTTCCAGCAGTGAAGTTAAGGAATACGCCATCCTCTAGTTCTACTGATCTATCTGTGGGGATAGCTTCTGAAGTAAGGCCTGTCGACGTTCTCGTATATGTGAACGTCGCTGTACCAAGTAGGCCGCCAGAGGCAATGTCTATTGTCCAGGTGTCTGGGTCAGCTGCTCCCGTGTAGGGGCCGACTGTAGTAAAGCTTCCCGTAGAGGTGTTACCACCATCAGGTGCGATTGCATTAATCGTCCTGCTGGTTAGCTTCGTTCCGAGGATTACTCTATATGTCTTGTTTGGTTCTAGGTCTACGGTCGGAGTGAAGACAAATGTTAGCGAGTCACTTGTTGTGATCTCGCCTTCTATGAATCCAGTAAAGACTTGAGAGTCTAGTAGGTCGTCGTCTGTTGGAGACCAGTCTTCAAATCCTGGGCCGCGAGAGGTGAGCTTATCGGCAGAAGAGACAACGACAAAGTTGCCGGCAGTAAGGATTGTATCTAAGTCAACCTCTTCATCGAAGACCACCGAAATGGTCTGCTCAAGAGGAATCCCCACATCGCCGTTGTCTGGAGTGGTATCGTTTATAACCATGTGTTATCACTGATGCTTTTTGCGGATCTCCTCTACAACTTCATCTGGAGACTTCTCTTCTTCCCCCTCTCCTTTGACTCGAATGAATGCCCAATCTTCTTGGCTTAGTCGCCAGTTTTCTGGATCTTCAATTCCAAGTCGTGCAGCGAGGCCCTTAAAGAGGTTCTCCAATTCCGAGTTGAGGGATTCCATTTTGTTAAGAATTGCACCCTCAGCATGCAAATACTGCAGGCGCACCCTCGAGTGTGCCTGCACATATTGATCGCGCTGTAAGAGTACTGCTTGGACCAATTTACGGTCCGCTTCTGTTAATTGCTTCTCAGCCATCTGTTCCTCCAATTACATAGAAAAGTAAATGTGTAGGTAGATTCTACAATAAGAAAAGCCCAGGCACAAGGCCTGGGCTTCTTAAATGAATAGATTGACTGTTAGATCTCTACAGTAAGTCCTGTGAATCTTTCACTCACTAACATCCGCTTGGTGTTGTGGACTGAAATCTCTACCGCTCCGACGGCTGCATTCTTTGCCCCCCACTTTCTGGGCATGACTATCGTTGCTGTGATGGAAGCATTTCCAGGAGGTGCCGCATCATCCAGGTTTGCAGATGCAGTGATGACCGTCGCAACTGGCATTCTGTTGTCGGCGATTCGCTTTCGGTTGTATGGAGCCGGACCATTAGCTGTGTCAGCTGGAAGGACGTGAGCAATAACCTGAATGTCACCTACGGCTGCACCGAAGGTGTTTCCAAGGATTGTTAGCGTAGTAGTTCCTGTAAGTCTGATCTCAGTATTTGTTGGCTGGTCTGTGGTGATGGCAGTAATGGTGGGATCGTTTGTCAACTCCCAGGCATCCACTCTCACTAATTCCCCAGCTGCATCGAATCCTCGCCCACCGGTAAAGATTACGTCTGTGTCAGCGTCCGTTGGATCTCGAAGGAAAGTCTTAGTATCTACTACTGCAACCGCCTCCACTCCAAAGCCTGTTACGGCTAGAGCTGGCTCCTTAAGAAGAGATCCCATTTGTATGGTTTCATTAATTAGTGGCATTTGCTTTCCTTAGTTTAATCTAGAGACTCTAGTCCTAGCGTTTCCGGCAGGTCGAGTTGTTGGCTCAACCTCTACCTCCAGTTCCAACTCTAGCTTCCCGCCATCATCATCTTCGATCTCTTGAATCGCATTATAGAATCTCTCTTCATCTGAAGATGAGATCTGGCGCAAGGCATATTCAATCATTTGAATAACAGAAGCTCGAGGGCGATCCTTCGCACCCTCTGCATCTCTTAGTGACTTAAGTCCCTTTCCGTCCTTAGCCATGATCATCTTTGAAACATAGCGCTTCTGAATTTCTGAAGCCGGGCGGGTTACGATGTAATCAACGCCGGCCTTTCCAAAGTTCTTCGGCACAAAGCCTGAGCTCACCTCGGTGATAACACCAGATTCCTTTCCAGCATTAAAGATCGCCATCTGCTCTGGTGAGAGATCCTTTAGCTCCTCTTCTTCCAATTCATAGAATGGGTGCGATCGAGTCAGAAGGATATCTGTGTCGGGAATAGCCCAAAATGGGCGAGGCGGATTTAGAAAAATGAACATAACCTATACTCCTAGTCAATTGACAATGTAAGTATAGGTAGAAATAACCGAAATGTCTAGACTATTTAACTTCTGCTATGCACTCGCTCGATAAAAGTCACACGAATTCCAAACTTAGGCTACGCCGTATAACGTCTTGAGTCCAGCTTCTACCAGAGCGCGGTTGAAGTCTGATAGAGCCTCGCCGAAAACAACACAGTGGCCAATCTTGCCGTCAAACTGCTTGACGCTCACATTACCAGAGAGTCCAATGGCGAAGTTCTGCGAGCTTGGGGTGGCGTTGCCCGTGTTGGCAGTAGGGTTCGTAGTGGCTTGCACTACCCCATCGATCCAAATGTCAACGTCGGTGTCACCAGAAGTGTGCCTTACAGTGATGATGTACCACTGCCCTGCCACGGGTGCCCACGCGCTTGTCTGTGTGACGCTCCAGACCGCCGAATTGCCAAACTGAACCTCAAGGTAATCAGCCGCGCCCCCGTTAACCTCGATTTTGCACACCAGTAGGCTGTTGGCCGACCCGGAGACGTAGCTCCCCACGAAGAACTGGTCGTTAGCTGCGGAGAAGGCGTCGAACTTCACAGCAATCATCATCGTGTGACTGTCTGTGATGGCGACCTGGGCAGGGAGGTTGTGATACTCACCAACCGCGTAGTTGTAGACCCACTGCCCGCCAGCGTCTAGCTCGGCGTCAGGCGTGCCAACCGCAGTAGCCAGAGTCTCAAACGGTACAACCTGTCGCTGGTTGTAGAGCCTGCCGATGGGCGGCTCCCAGAACAGAAGTGGCACCTTGGGAAGTAGGGGTAGAGGTAGGGGTGTATAGCTCATGGTTAACTCACAGGGTAGAAGCGTGCGCAGGCGGTTTCAAAGGCGAGGCGCTCTGCATCGGACAGCGGGCGATCCCACACTGCCAAACGGTACACGTCTCCGATCCAACGAAGACTGTTGTAAGCCCCGTCAGCACCAACAGACCAAGTGCCACCTGCGGGCGTGGACACGACCGGCTTGGTGCCGGTAGGACTTGGCGTGTTCGTTGTGACCTTCTTCGCGCCGTTCACCCACATATCACAGAAGTTGTCGCCTGTGGTGTACCGCGTTGTCAGGCAGTAGACGTTGTTCAGCGTGAAGTTGAAAGTCCCGGTGGTGATACATAGCACGCCATTCGTTCCGTCACCTACCTGCGACCCGTAGTTTGGCGGCGAGTTGTTGGTGGTTCGGATTGTCGCCCACTGATCCCGGTTGTTGGCACCAGAGTTGCAGTTACCACACAAGTAACGATTTTGTGTCGTCGCCTCGGCCACGGCGATGACCGTCCATTCGGCCGGAACGCCCAGCCCGGTCCCGTATCTCAAAGCAGCCCCGCCACCGAAGGTGACGTAGGGGATACCCCCACCGTTGCGAACGAAGGTAGGGGTGCTGATGACCTCCGGAACCAGTGACACGCTCCCACTGTTGAACAGCGTGTTGACCATCGGGTTGAGGTCAAAGATCGGAGTCGCAGGTGCTATCGGCCATGGATCTGGTGTATAGCCCATTACACCAGCCCCCAGTTCCCGTCCGCCTTCTTCCGCAGGGTAATCGACTGCCAGTTCTCGGTGAGCGTGTAACTCGCCGCCCCGTTGATCGTCTCCGCAGCGACTTGCTGTACGGTGATGTTCGCTGTGGTGGCAGATCCAGTCGAGTCCGCAACCTTGACCTCGTAGCCCGTGGGGGCAGCGGCATCGAGGGTGATGGTGATCACCCCGAGCAGGGCGTCACACCAGAACATTCCGTCCGTGGTCGAGTCGATTGTGTCGGTGGTCGGCCCGGTCAGGATCGTGTCGCCGTTTGGGGCTCCTCCGCCTGCGGCTGCAACATTTTCCCAGCGACTGTTAGCTGTGACATACGTTAAGACCTCTCCATCAAGAGGGGTGTCGATGTTGGCGTCATGAAGATCTTGGAGATGCCCTTGGTCATTGATATTGACCAATAGAATTCCCTGGGTAGCGTGGGCGTTTAGGACCCACCCTACAGCTGTGCCATGCGTGGGAGCGACTGGCAGAACGTTTGTTAAGACTCCCGGAGTAGACGAAAGGTAAAGCCTTTCTCCAGCAGCCCAGACTTCCCCTCCTCCTGTTGTATCCAGGCCCCTAACAAGGCCAATGTGAGTGATGAACCCCTCTTGGTTGTTCGCAATATCGGCCGTTGCTATGCCAATTGTTCCCTCGGAGGTTGATTCTAAGTCGGCGTCGGCGAGTTCAACTGTTGGTCTATTTCCTTGCGCGCCACTAGTATAAACTACCTGTCCGTCATTAATTTGAACACCAGTCTTATTTAGGACTCTGATCACCACCTCTTGTCCGACTGAAATTGTTGACCCATCTGAAACGTCTACAGACAGCGCCTTCTCGGTGCTATCGTAGTAGACCTGACCCTCTGTGTGACCAGGGGCCGCTCCGGGTGTGAAGGTGGCGAGTGTCTGAGCGTTGCTTCCGTCTACGCGGACAATGTCCGTTTCGTCCAGTAGGGTTGCGTCACTTACCTTAGCATTAAGGTTGGCTAGCGTATCAGCTGTGTGAGTTGCACTGCCTAGAAGGTGTGCACCACCTCCACCTTGAGCTACTCCTCCGAGTGTTACTCCATCTCCGATCCAGAATGAATCTAGATCGGTATCGTAATACTGAGCTCCCTGAGCAGGAGTGAGTGTGAGGCGGACTGCTGTGGTGACATTAGTTGAGCCTCCTCCAGCTCCCTCTACGACAGTAACCCTGGCTTCTGTTGAGTCAAGAAGATCTCTGATCCCCTTGCTGCTTAGGTCTAGCTGTGCCATTTGTTTTACTCCTTAAAATAGAAAAGGGGACTAAAAAGCCCCCTCCTCCACTTGATCAAAATACAGCGTGGCTTATACCACTATGCTAAAGTCAAGTACTGCTACTGCAGGTAGAGCCCCATTTGTGAGAAGCTCAAGTGTATAGACGTCGTCTTGGACTGGGCCCTGTTCGGTGAACGTTAGGACTAGTGCTCCGTTGACATCAGAGGTCGCGATACCCTCGTTGCTGATTATGCCAGCAACAATAGTGCCAGTTGTGGCAGCGGCTACAACTTCAGTCGAAGTGCTCAGCCCGCCCGCATCTGTGAATAGTCGCCAAGTGAAATTTGCTGTTCCAGCTACTGGAGCCGCAAGATAATCGCTTACCTGACAGGTCACAATAATCTCTTCAGCAAGACCTGCTCCTTCGATGCCAACCGCAACAGCAATGCTGTTGGGCATCGAGGCTGCAAGGTTTGTTGAGGCGGTCGACGCTGCGTCCGCAACGTCAGCAATACCTGTCTTACTTAGGTCTCTTTGTGCCATTATATTCTCCTATTGGAAGATGGCGGGGAGGGGGTTTAGCCCCTCCCCTTACCTAATTAAGGTGTAGGTACGACCTGGTTACGGTCTAGGGCGCCAATGCTACCACCAACATCAATTGTGCTCTGAGCAGGCAGGATGATCTGGTTTGCACCAACTACGACGTTCTTCGCTACTGCAATTCCCATTCCTCTGTTCTTCTCACGAAGGGTGAACCTCTCCTTCAACTTAATCTTGAGGATATCAGTCTCGGGGTCCGTCCACTCAGAAGTCATGATCGGGTGATCCTCTACGTAGAAGCCAAGCTCGTTGGAGTCTGCCATGAGGATTGTAGTAGTGTTGTTCAGCGCATCATAAGGCACGAAGGGGCTTACGATTACGCGGAACGGAATTCCCAGATAGTTAGGCAACACAGGCGCAGAATTTAGGTTCTGGCTGAAGTCCAACGGGTTCTGGGTGATGACGTTACCATGTCCATCCTGAGGCTCTTGGGCACCAGGAGCAGCCGGAACTGCCGGAACAGGCTGATGAGCAGGGTGCGAGCGATGGATACCACCGGCAACACCTTCACCACCAAACGATGAAGCAAAGTCATTCTTCGCAGGCGATCCAGTCCACTGACTTCCGAAGAAGGCTCCCTGGTTCATCTGGGCGAAAGCGCGGAGCTGAGCGTCCTGAACGAACATTAGCCAGGTCAACGGGTGGAGCAGGAGCATGTCGGGAATGAATCCGTTGTGCATGATCGAGGCAAACATCTCGAAGATGTCGTCCATTGTCAGGGTACCGTTCTGGGCACCTAGAAGATCACGTCCTGTAGTCGTACCGAAGTTCGAGGCAAGCGGGGTCTGGTTGTCGTGTGTGGTGTTCGCTACGCTATACCACATGTTGAAGATCTTCTCTTCCTTGTTACGAGCCATTGCTCGGCCGGCCTGACGGACTGCCATTGTAACAACATCGAAAGTGGAGTAACGAAGTACTTCCTCGGTGAACTTTACAGCCACACCCTGCTTTCCGATCTTGCCAATCTCAGAACCCGGTCCGTACGCAACACGTAGCTCAGGAAGGGACTCTTCCTCGCCGACGTCGAAGTCGCCGTCAACGGCACCCATTACTGGGAGGTCAACCATTGTTCCAGGCTGATACGGGATTTTTTGTAGAAGAGAGGTCGCAATCAACAGAGGCTCAACTGCTTCCTGTACGGCGTTGTTTACGACCTTGGGGATGAATAGCGGGGATTCCCACATTGCGAGCGCATCGCTAATTCTTCCTTCTTTGCCGAGCAACCTGCCGTCGGGGCGGACACCGCTGTTCTTCCAGGCGTACTCAAAGTCTCTAAACTTCTCTCCTGGCGCAGCAGAGGCATCAACCTCGCGGAAATCAGCGAACTTGAGCTGGCGTCTATTCTTTGAACGAATATCACTCATTACTATAGCTCCTTATCGCATTAGTGGGGAGATCTGGACAGTACCCAGAGTCGATCCCGCTGTGTGCATGTGCCAAGGGTATCCTGAGGTAGCTGTACCAGGCATACGATCTAGGCCATCAAATCCTTGAATTGAGGTCTCCCAACGAGTTCTTACCTTATCAAGGTATGAGCTTGGGTAGCGAGTACTCTTGCGAACAACCTGACCGACGATTCGGTTCATTAGGTCTAGCATTGCAATGCTTGCAAGGGCATCAGCGGCAGCGCCAACGGCTGACCAGTCAGGAGTTCCCTGCGATACAGCAAGGCAAGTGTTCGTAACCGGTACGATGTCTGACTCATGGTCAAAGGTAACATAGCCACCGTTTACAAAGTCTGCCATTGCACCAATCGCAATTACCTGACCTTCTAGTAGAACGCCTGTTCTGTCAGCTGCTACAGGGTATTCCATGCACTCATTTGCAACGAGGACGGTGACCTTGTTCTGTAGCTCCCATGCGAGGTTACGCAACTGTGTGGGGCTGTAAGGCTTAAGGGCCTCAGGGCCACTTGCTGCGGCTGGGTGAAGCTCGTTCTCATTTAGAGCACGCTCCATAACATCCGAAGCTGCACGAAGCATGCTGTAGGGGGCGAAGCCAATGTGACGACCAATGTCGAAGGTGCGAACTGGTGTTGGCGGGTTGTCGAGAGGAATCGCTGTTGAGGCTGCGCCAAGGGCGACAGACTCATCGTACTGGACTCTCTGCTGGACCGCACCTGATAGCCATGTTATGAATGACAGGACTACTGGCTCATTTAGGGTGGCCACTTCACCGCGAGCATTTACCACACCATTGGCAACGTCTGTTGCATCATAGCGCCAAAGAAGATCAAGCTCCGGTGTGCGAGCTGTAGAAAGATCCATGGTAGCGCCAAGGCCTGCTTGGACCGCCATGTCATCTTCTAGGATCTGCAGCTGATAAGCAAGTCCAGCGGGGACAATAAAGCCACGGTCGTCAAGGGCGACTACCTTACCTGTTAGGATAACGTAGAACTCATCATGCCGATCGTTCTCAAACTGGAGAGGCAAGTAAGGAGCCGGTCCAGTGTCGAGGCGCGGGCGCTCTGAGGGGCAAATTCGTACGTTAGGAATGACTCTTCCGAGATCTCTATCGTACTTCTTTACTGGGATATTTGCATCGTAGGACATTTCCTAAAATTCCTCCAATTATGGGTTGATGTGGGCCGGCAGATAACCTCTGCGCTTCTGCTCTACCAAGAACATGTCTGCCGCACGCTGGCCACCAGGGCCAATGGATTTTTCGTAGTAACGGTCAAGGATAGCAGCATACGCTGAGGTATCCACTTCTTCTCTTTCAGGTGCTGCGCTATCTTGCTCGGCCCCTAGACCATCAAGCTTCTCGCCATCAGGCTTTCTAGCCATCCCATTCTCAGGCTCACTTTCAAGATCTGAAAGTGAATCTCTTAGAGACTGGATGCTTCTTGTTGAGAGCTCGGTTAGCTTCTCTGTTCTATCAGTAACTCTAAGCCCCTTCTTGATCTGCGCATCTACAAGAGTTTCTGCCAACATCTGCTTCTGATCTTTCATCAGCTCGATGTTTGCTGCTTCTAGCTGTGAGATCTCATCCTTTAGGGATGTGACTCTTAGCTTAAGCATGTCTCTTGTTGCTGTCAGGTCATCAGTCTTAGCAGCCTTTTCTTTGAGGGCAGTTAGCTCCTCTTCTGAAATTTCTACCTTGTCTGAGACCTTCTCTTCCTCCGCAGCCGCTTCGGGCTCGGGAACTGCAGCGCTATCCGCTTCGGGCTCTTCTGGAGTAGGAGCTAGCTTGACTAGCTTCTCATCAAGGATCTCAAGTAGAGTGGCCTTGGCGTCAGAATCTTCAACTGTCTCAAGCAGTCCCTTAATGGCTTCGCAGTGAGCGATGTCCTTAGCAGGGAAAGTCTTGTTAGGACCGATGAAAACACTATCTTCCAAACCAGTCAGCAAGTCACCTGTAAGGCGCGCTGCGTCTGACGGGAGGAACTTGAGAATCTCCTGGTAGTTGGACTCTGTGTCCTTAGTTAGATCGGCGAAATTCATGGTATTTCCTTGCGAGGAGACTTCCTCACGTTGTTCATTTCTTCCAATTACTGCATCGGCCTTTTCCTCTGCGGGATTTTCGGGCGGTACAGAGGGGCTAGACTGTTGATTTTTTGAATCTTCTTGAAGAGCGTCTTGCTCTTTGCCTTCGCCCTTAGCATTAAGTGAAGTAGGAATCTCTACTTCTGTGGCATCGCTGATTCTATAACCCTTACTTGTTCCATCTTCAGACTTCTTTACCAGCACATGGCCTGAGAAGATTTGATGTGTCATAAGAGTCTGCAGACCTGAGGATGCATCTGCGAATGATAGGTTCTCTCCGAACTCTAAAATCTGTGCATGTGGGGCTGCGGGGTTGTTTACTGGAGATACTTCTTCATAGTCGAATCCGAAAGGAACTGCAACGCATTCCTTTCCGTCATAGAAGCGACCTCTATCGTGACCGCAGTCCTCGTTACGCCAGTCTACTAGCTCTCCATCTAAAGCGCAAGTGGAACAGTGTGCACCCTTTGGCATAAATGAAGTTGATACTGTTAGGTATCTTCCATCTAGTACCTTCTGAATTGCATCAGGGTCTGTGATGTTCCACAGTCCCTGGATGTGTCCTACTCCTCTGTAGCCATCTGTGCTGGATAGCTCCTGAAACAGGGGGACTGATTTGAGGCGGTTTTTCTTTGTGGTCTTTGCGTCCCTGAAGGGCGACATGGCGCTTTGCACTCGAGAGTCAACAAGGATCGCTTGGTTGGTTGTATCGATATAGCGAACGTCGATTACTCTTCCTATTGGATCCTTGCCCTCATCGTGGTGCTTGAGGACGGGCTTGTTGAATGGGCTGACGAAGGATCGCGCCCCTCTAAACATCTCATCTGGCAGATAGATTGCCTTGTTCTTTGTGGTTAGCCCTGAGAAGGTCATTCGGACCTTCGCTCGGAGAGAGTGTCCTGTCAGTGATACTGAGTCTTTCGTCTCGAGCATCAGTCTCTTTCCGGGCTCTACAGCAATTGGTTCCGCGACCATGTGTGCATAGTCGCTTCTTGCAATTGGCTTTACCCAGTCTGCAAAACTATTATCGGCCATTCTGAATTTCTCCTATGGGCTCTAGCTCACATCTGCAATTTGGATGGAACGGAGGAAGGTCTTCTTGTGTAACACTGTCTAATTCAATAACAATGTTGTTCCATACGTCGAAGTCTTCTCCACCTGGAGTAGCCTTAATTACAGCTGTATCGAACCCACTGGCCTTCATTGCAGCAACCTTTGATAAGATTCTTGCTCTGTGTGTTAGAGTTCTCTCTATAAAGCGGATCCTATACTCTAGTCTGTCGATAGTCAAGTTATCTCTTCTGCCAACTGCCAGCTCTGCTGCAGTTCTTCCCGCAGTAGCTCTGAAGAGTCTTGTGACGTCTGTCTCAAACTGTCCATGAATTCTATCTGAAATATTACGGACTCTCTGCAACAGGGCACTGCTTGCGGAAAACCCTTGCAGGCCTGAGATGGATGCTCTGTCAATCGTTGTCTTGAAGCGCCTCTTTATCTGTCCTTCTGCAGCCATGAAGATTTGGCGGATGAAACCTAGGTTTATCTCCCCGCTTCTAACCTCCTTGAGGTCTCTCGCAAGAGAGCCATATATCTCTGCGGCCACACCGTCCTGAACTGAGCTCCTGGCCTTTGTAGGGCCGGTAGATGTGCCGTGCTGGTTAGAGGGTTGCTGCTTAGCTGTAGCGGCCCTGTTGGCCGCCTGAGCCCTACTGGTGGCCTCTGTCTTCTCCACCTCCAGTTCCCCTTGCTTCTCCATCTTAGGAATCTCAACTACACACAAGGCACAGTCCTCTGATTCCTCTTCAGTCATAGCTTCCCAGCCGGATAGACTTCTAGCTTCTGTCCTTGAGATTAGGTTGGATGTGAAGAGCAGCATGTAGTGGTTCTGCAGTTTGATCTGTGCTTCGTGATCAATCTCTGTAAAGCGGAGTTCTACATTGTTCTCTTCTGACAATGGGTCAAAGCCGAAGGTGCTCTCAAGTAAGAGCTCCCTTAGGATTTCAAAGTTGAATGAGTCTGCAAGACACTGCTGGTAGAACTTAACGTTACCGTGAGCCAGCTTAGACATTGAGTCTGCTGTTGCTCGGTTGGCCGTGTCTCCGTCGCCGAAGTCGAGCTGAGACATTCCTGAACCTGTGATGACCCTCTTCTTGAAGTGCTCAATGAAAGGCTCTGGTCTGATAGAACGACTCTCCGCGCCAAGTCCAGAAATCTCATGTCTCTCTGGGGTTACAAGCATTCCATCGGAAGGCATGTCTCTTACCATTGCCCTGACGATATCTACCTCTGTTACGCCGTCCTCATACCTTTGCATCGGTGCGCTTTCTGTTCCAACCTTATATTGAAACAGGGGGTATATGTGCTGGTAGACAAGGTTCTCTACATGCTCCTCTATCCTTCGTAGAGCTGTAACATCTTCTATAACTGGGTGCCACGGTGGGGTTGCAGTTAGGAAGTGAGGCTTCTTGTTCACAGAGATGAAGATTACATCTTCAGGTCTATAAATCTTAAACCTTCCATCTGGCATGATGTGCTTGTAGGAAATGATTCTGTTGTTTGTGCCGGGCTTAACTCTCATAGTGTCTGGTGACACTACAAAGTATCCGGCGACGGGCTTCAACTTCCTCGTCCCAGCAGTCCTAACCTTACCCCCTGATTTATCCACACTCCTTGCTTTGATTATATAGCAGTTGTGGTATCTAAGTAGAGTTCCCATGATCTCGATTAAGAAGGACCTTAGTGTCTGGTCCTGTGCAACTTCAATCTGGCGGAAGCGTTCCTTGATGTACTTAATTGTTTCCTTGTTCTTTCCGACGAGGGTATGCCCTTCCTTCATGGCAAGAGCAAGCTTCTTTAGGTTCGCTTGGAAAATGTATGAGTCAGTATCCTCTGCCGCCCCGATGTCAATCAAAGGGTACTCAGACTCATGGTATCCATGGTCGTCTGCCCTAGCATTTGGAACGGGAGCGATGTATGTCATCGACTCCCTCTTAATTGTTCCAGGGATTCTCTTAATCAATCCTATTGAAGGAGGATTGGCGTCCTGCTCAGACTCCGGCATCTCTTCCGCAGAAAAGATTTTAATGTTTGTCTCTGTCATTAACTTAGCTCACTCATCCATTGGCGAAGCTGATCTTCGCTCACACCGCTGGAGCGCTGGAGACACTGCGATAGAGAAATAGGAATCCTAACTCTAGCATTGCTTGCAGTGCGGTCCGCTGCTGTGCCACCGGGGGTGGGTTGTTGGTTAGCTACCGGAGCCAACGGTCTATCATTGGCGTTCGGTGGAAGAGGGTCGGGGTCACCGTCTCCGCCTCCTGTATCAGAATCCTCTTCAATTACAATATCATCTGGGAATCTATCATTGGCCTCATCGACTACTCTTCTGACATTGTCTTCACTACAGAGTTCATCGATGTCACCTAGTGACACTATGATCTTCAAGATCTGAATTATTGTTAAAACGCTTCTCATCTGCTGAATGAAGGATATGTTCTTACTTGTAAGAAGCCACTCTCCTCCTAATAGATCCATAACAGCATCTTGTGTTTTAATTACCTGAAGCTCAATCCAGTCTGTGACCTCTCTGATAATGCTAACCAAGTAGGCGGGGATATCATTGGCAATGAAGCTGGTCGCTTTCCTTGGTTCCTCTCTGATGGTCTTTCTTACCTTCTTGGTTAGGCCGGCGGTCTTATCAAGGAATTTATCTCCCCTGCCTGTGATTACATCAGCTTCGAAGTGAAGGATGTCCGGACCTAATGTATTTGATACCTTCATGTCCCTCAGCCCCTCGGCGGAAACAATGATTGCATTCATTATACACTCTATCTGATCTACATAGAACTGTATGTACATATTAAGGAAGTCTTCAAGCCCTGCGATGTAGGGCTTGAGTATCATACCTAGGATATCCTTTAGGATGCCTGATGCATTAAACTTTATGCTCTCTATGGTCTTAACTAGCCAAGCAGTAAGTGCTGCTATTAGCACCAACAGGTCCTGTGGACATAGGTTTCTAAACATGTGGAGGAAGGCACAGAGTTGTTCTATTACTTCGTTTCCTATCAACATGTCTTCAATCTTTGTGAGCCATCCAAAGCGAGCCATTAGGTCTGCATTAAGAATATCTTTTAGTCTGTCCCAATCAAAGTCCTTCCACTCCCAACTCTTATTGCAGGGGATACAATCTTCCAGGTTCTTAAAGAGGGAGTCACTATCTCCCCCTGTTCTTTCTGACGGCTGGAGGGCTGACCCTATGCGGCCGCCCTCTGCGAATAGAGGAGCTGTTGTAGATGAGACGACTGCATCCTGGGCGGGGTCGTGTGCATCCTTCTGGGGGTCCTTTGTGACTCTGTCTGCTCGAGTTCTTCCTACTTCACTCATCCCTATTGTGCGGACAACATCTCTTGCGACAAACCCTTCTATTGCAAGGATTGAGTTATCTCCATTGAGCATCTGCCCCTGAAGATAATCCTCGTACCCCTTAATGATGGAGCCGAGGTTCTGCCTCATCTCTAATGCTAGGTCTCTATTCATACTGAGGGATCCAAAGGATTGATGGGAGGAATAGCAAGAGGGTTAGGGTCTATGCGACTCTCCTGGAAAGAGATACCGGCGCCAGTCGGTTGAGGTACACCTCCTCGTACAATAAGACTTTCTCCTATTGTCGGAGTTGGCTTAACTGTGGGAGATACCGGGAAGACGGGGAATGCAGAGGGTCCGGTAGATACACCTGTAACCGGGTGGATGTGAAGCTGTAGGATTGCCTTAGTTTCTTGGAGCTCCGCAAGGACGGTGGCCATTGCTGCGTCCATGTCGCCCTTATGATAGAAGTCTCCCACTATGTAGGGGTATAGCCTTAGGTACAACTTTTTAAATTGTTCCTTAGCTACATCCCCTGGAGATCTCGTTAGAGACGAGATCAGACTATCTAATAATGCCATTCTCTGCCTCTCCTATTTGGACTGCAATATCCTTGTCTAACTTTAGGGCGGCGACATACATCTTATAGTCGATGCGGTCGTTAACGCCCTGGAAGATGGCAGCAACAGATTCAGAGAGTGCTGGGAATTCATTTGGGTCAAACTCAAACACAAGCTTATCATTTCTTTCAACGAGCTTATCTAGAATGCTATCGGCTCTGTCTATTAGTTCTGTATATCCCTCTGAGAGTTCGACTAAGGATAGGCTAACATCCTCTTCTTCTGCCACTGCGCTCTGTGCTGTCCCAACTGCTCCGGCTTCCTTAGACTTAGACTTGTCTACCTTAGGCTTGCGAAAGAGCGCTCCTCTATTGTCCTCGGATAGGCCCTTGGCTACTGCAGGAGAAGATACTGTTACCGCAATGTCAAACCTGGTAGTAATGATAGCCATTAGACATTGCTCTCAGTGTGCGTCACCTGCAAGGAGAACTGCGACGTACCTATTGGGGCGGCCTTAGACATTGATACATAGATCCAGAAGGGGTAGTAAATCCTATCAGGGGATCCTACTGCTCCTAGCTCTGGTACGGTTGAGGTGTCCCCGTTGATCAGGGGAGATGCGAGCGTGGCTAGGGCGTTGCTTGGTGCGGCAGCCCACTCTGCATCGGTCGGCTTATTGTCTCCAGACAGGAGCTTGATGGAGACTGTCCCATCGACAATGTCCGCGCCAGCGGTAGAGGTTGGCTTAATCTCAATGGCATCATACCACTTTGCCGCATCGTCATTCCTGAGGAATAGCTTCTTTACGAAGCCCGTTCCTCCTGGACGAATCCCAACTGCTATCGGATCTCCAAAGGTTGTAGCCGTAACCTCTGTAAATAGGAGAGTAGACTCATCAAGCCTATAGATCTTTACTGCCATTATCTTCTGCCTCTAAGTAAGTTTGATCTTCTAATCGGACCACGGCCTCCGGGCTTTGATCCATTTCTTCTCGCTATCTGTCCTCTTACGTGATCCACTGCTTCCTTTGTTGGCATGGCTCCACCGGAGGTTCGAATGTGAGAAGGAGGTATGTAACCCTTATCTGCTTCGGCCATCTCTTCTTTCTTATTGCTCATCGCTAGCTTATGGATAGCTCTAGATCTAGGCCTACTTGATTCAGGTACAGAGCTGATTGTATCGCTTCCTGGGTGTCCTGTAAATCTAACAATAGGAATAATCTCAGGATTCCCCATCTTTGTGAACTTCATAGCAAATGCAAAGAGGGCAAGAATGAACGCATCAAGGGCGTGGTCCGGCAAATCGTCTGAGACCATCTTGTAGGATGGTCTTCCGTTCATTCCAATCTTGTCGATTACATAACCTCTAAGCTGCCTCTCCAGGTCTGCGTCATACTTACTTAGCTGTATGTTCATCTCTTCGAAGGCTCTGATTGCATTCTCTACAATGGCAGGCTTTGCATAGACCTTATGCGTCTGCCCTGTGGTTGGGTGGCGGATTTCAATCTTGCTGCCAAAGTCAATTGCCTCGACAATTGACTCTAGTCTCTTGTCTGCTGTATTGGGAGCTGCTGCTCTGCCGAACTCATTTAGATATTCGATCTGCATTGAGCCTGCGCCGCGATCAACATAAATTGCGACAGGGTTCCACTTCCTGTTTAGCCTTATGAGCTCTTGGATAGCCTGATACTGCGTGTTGCCTTCTCTGAAGACCTGCCCCTTATCGACAACCTTCCACTGCTTAAAGTCTGCAGAGGGGTCTACTCCTATCACATAGCACTCTGTACCGTTGACTGGGTTCCAGTCAACTCCCATTGCATAGATCCACCCTGGAGTGAATACCTGATCACTGTAGAAGTAGTCTCCGTCATCAATGGCCACATCAATATGGCCATGCTGGAATACGCCCTCATTAAGCTCGCCGTACTCAGCAAGAATCTCATGAATGTACTTAACGCCTAAGTTCTCTCTCTTCTGTTCTATCTCCATGTCCTCATCCCAATTGGGACGACACATAGAAGGATAGTGGAAGGATCTAAACTTGGGGTTTAGGTCCCACTTCCAGAACTGCTCTCTCGCTCCTGAGGGAGTAGAGGACACGCACATTACTGTGTCCTTGTGCTCTGAGAGGATTGCTACGATAGCAGAGAGGTCGCTTGTGGTTAGGTAGTCGCCCTCGTCGATAACAATCATATCTGCCGACTGGCCACGAATTGTTTCATTTCCCGATACGAAGCCTCTCATGAAGGATCCGTTGGCTAGCTTAAGAAACCTTTGGGGTGTCTTAACAAAGCGGTTACCAGGGGAGTCTAATGTGGAGGAGGTCTTGATGAACTCCATAGCGATGCTAAAGATGATGTCCAGCTGTGCGATGTTAGGAGTGATGACAAGGATTCTATATCCTTCCTCTGTGAACATCCGGTGGAGCATCTTCATTACAAGAGTCCAGGTCTTTCCACTTCGCCGGCCAATCCTATAGATCTGTCTACGGGCAGTGCATTTAACCATCATCTCCTGATAGTAGATAGACGACGGATCTAGGTCATACCTTTCAACATTCTCACCCGAGGCTCCCTGAGGGAGCCAAGGGCCTCTTATCTTTGTCTCCATATCAGGGACAGTAATATTGTCCTCAGCCCAGAGCACTGGATCCTTAGTCCTGGCGTAGGTCTCCATTCCCCGCTGGCCAAGGGCCTGCTGAATAATAGGGTCTGTAATCTGAACGACATGAGTCATAGGATCTGCTGGGATGCCGTCGCACTTAATCGCGAACTCACCCTTAGCAACTATGGTCTTGCCGCTCTCCTCATCAATTATATCAGAGGTAGCCTTATTTCTTTGGATGCACATTACACATCCGGGATGGAGATCTTTAGCTTCTATCATTTAATTCCTTAGATCAAGCCAGTCGGGATAGTTCCAAATGGACTGCGTCTTGCGCCGGCCTGATAGGACAACGTCCCCGGATCAGCTCGCACTGGCTTCCGCCTGTTTACAAAGCTTGATGTGCCAGTTGACATGTCCGCTCTCGTTGGGAGTCGACTCCGCACATGACTTGGAGGTATATTCGCAGCCGACTGAAAGGGGTCTGCTGCTCTTATCATGCCATCTCCTGCATGTCTCTTGGCTGGTGGCGATCCGATGTTTCTTGATCTCTGAAAGGGATCTAAGGCTTGAAGGTCCGCCATTGGCCTGGGGGGAGCGCCTACGGCGCGAGCTGTCCGCCTGGAGTGATCCCTATACTTTGAGGTCTTGAATTTATTGCGTTGCACAGGTCCAATAAATGGCTGAGGTCCCATTGGCCCCTGGCCTCTGGCCCCTGCCATAAACTCGTCTCGAGCTGACCTAATTCCTGCGCCAGCACGGTGAGCCCTACGACGCGCAGCTGCGCCCTGTGCTCTTACTGCAGTCTTGCCTCTTGCGGCAGCCTTTGAAAAGCCTCTCATCCCCATTCTCATCATGCCAACGGCCATGACTGAGCCTGCACCATATGCTGCAATCTTTCCCCAGTTGACCCCAGGCTGCTCGTTGTACGAGCCGTTCATTTGATTATAGCCGCCCATCGCTAGCTCCTTGAGTTCAATGCAACCATACGATCGAATATAAAGTAGAACTTAGATTCATGTCGTGTGACCCTATCTTGATGACAGGACTTGCATAATGTTATACCATTTTTTACATCCAAAGTCTTCTCTGGAAATAAATACTTCGGCCTAATGTGATGCACCTCTAGTTTCCCACCAAGGCGTCCACACATTTGACACTGGAAGCAATCTCTTTTCAGAATATACTCCCTCCAATCTGCATACCAAGGTGTACCATACAAGGCTTTCGCCTCATCATAGTTTCTTGGAATCTTTCGTAGAGTCGCTGAAGCTGTCGAAGTCCTTGAGGTCCTTCTCTTCCTGCGAGGCTTCCTTGGAGAAGATTTAACAATCTTCGTACTCCTAGCCTTTCTTTTCTCTCGCTCTCTCTTCTTCCTCTCGAGCTCCTTTAGCTTCTTCTCTACTGCGTTACTCATACTTAACATGAGACAAAAACTTCAAATCCTCTGTGGCGGTCGCGTAAGCGATCATAGTTCCCTTACTTGCCTTAACAAAAAAGAGTGCGGCCTCCTCCATTGAGGAGTAGTCCTTCTTAAGGCCCCAATTACAGAGCGTCCCGTACCTCTTCTCCTGATCTTCATTCATGTAGGAAAAGACACAGGTGTTGTGGCCTGACAAATCGCCAAAGGCGTCAACCCACCTAAGGGTCAAAACCTTAACGTCAAAGACGCCAGGAACGAACTGAAGCATCTTGGCCGCATAGATGGCAAACTCATCGCAATCAGTCTGAAATTTCAATCCTGTCCTAATCTTTCTTTCTACCCATTCTGCTGATCTCATCCAGCCGTGCTTAATCTTTAGGCCAAAGGCCTCCACGACGTCCGCAGACCAAACCAGGAGGTTGAGGCGCTGGACTGCCTGGATGACAGTGCCGTAGCGAGGGACCGGCAGGCCTGGCCAGAGCGTATCGTGGACCTTATTCGCGACCCTGCTAACAAAATAAGTCAACCAAAAGCTAAGCTTGGTCGCCGACCACCATATGATAATCTTCTTCATTGCAAACGTCCCTCCCTTTGCAGAACCTCACGACCTTTCTCATAACACCTGGCAGTTGTGTAATGGTATAGCTGCTGTAGTTCTCCATAAAGCTGTTACGTATCTCATTAATCCCGATAACATATGCACCAGAATTCTTTAAATCTAAAATTAGACAGTGTGTCTCACTGTACTCTTCTTCAAATCCTACGGCGATGACAAGATCTGTCTGATCTATTAGCAGTTCCCTCTCTTTCTTGGAGAGTGAGGCTATGTCTGCGCTACTTATTGACCTAATCTTTGAAGAATATGACAATCCTTTAGCCAATCCCAACGCTCTTGCGTGGTCATATGCCTCAGAGTTGGAAATTATTACAATACTTACTGCATGTTTGATACGACTATAGATTATCTTGGAGATCTGTTCGTCGTTTATTGATTTCATGCGTGGTAAGCCAATGCCTCCTGGCCAAAGGCAGATCTTGCATTCATTTGGCTCCTTCTAATGGACTGCATCGCCCTCTGCCTCATTGTGGCAGCATAATCAGAGTCAATGAACTGACTCTTTCTGTTTACGGACCTGCGTCCATGTCTATTCCCGAACTCTGAGATCTTCCATACCCCTTCAGCGGCCATCATGCCAACTTCAGCTCCTATAAGGCCACCAGCCACAAGGCCGATGCCTCCTACAAGCATCCCACCCTTAGGAACCATCTTAATGGCGGCTGCGGCTCCAAGCCCAGCGCCAGTAATCGCTCCAGCCTCGGCACCAAGGTTGCTTGCAAGCTGCCTGGGCATCCCGTTTATGGGATCAAAGATATTATCATCAGTCATCATGGCCGACAGACCTGCCGTGGCGCCAAGGCTGACCATGCTTTTCATCTGCCAAAGGTTATGTCCGACTCTGCCTAGGTGCTCTCCTGCTGATCTGGCTCCGAATCGCCTAACAGCTTGACCTGTCTTGGGGTTAATCTGCTTCCCGTACTGCTTAACAAACTCTTCTGGCTCGTAGCCCATTGCTCTTGCATAGTTTTGAGCTCCCATCCTATTGGGACCCATCTCTGCCATGGTGTCAGCAGTAGCCCTGAAGGCATTCATTTGGGACTGCTCGAACCTTCTGTGAGCTCGATAGCCCCCCACTCCGCTCCGTAGCCCTCCGCTTATTCCTGCAACGCCATGATAGCCAGCCTTGGCAATCGTGCTGGCACCAAGGAAGGCAGCAGTCCCTCCGAAGGCGGCACCGCGATAAACCGCATTCCCCATCTTCCCAACAATATTTCTTTGGGCCTCACTATGTGCTTTAAGCTTATCCCACCAATTCATTAGTCATTCCAACCAAAGCCAAATGGGTTTACAAAGTCAGCTGCGGCCATGCCTCCATAGACCATGGCGCCTCTAGCGCCTACGGCTCCAGCACGAGCCCAACCTCCTGGGCCGTTTGCCTTAGCTCCTAGCTCCGCTGCTGAGCCCCAATTCCAGGCACTTCTTGCCATCATCTTAGCCTCACCCCAGGCTTGTCCAGCCGCTCGACCTCCAGGACCGACTTCTTTCTGTCCGGATATCGCGAGGAGTGAGCTGGAGGGACCATGGGCAGACATAATATTCTCACGTGCCTTCCCGAACCTTCCTGGAGCAGCCTTAACCTGCCCAAGCCCAAACAAACTGCTCATGCCACCCTCGCCTTGAAATGGCTCTTTCATGGCCGTGAATCTGGTTGAGGCGGCGGTCCTTGTGGCGCCGGCTGCCCTTCTGGCGCGATCCCTTGCTTCTGCCGCCTTCCTCTTAACGGTTGGCCCGTGCGCCGCGCGTGCTTTCCTGGCCCTATTAAGCCCAGATCTACCACCTCTTCTGAGGCGCCGACCCTCGCGTACGGTCACCTCAGCGACATTGCCTACTAGATTCCCTGCCTTATTTGCTAGTCCCATGTTAATTCCCTATATGGTGTTGAGTCCAATTTTCTGAATTCATCATCCTCTTACTCCAGCCGCGTGCAATCCTATTGCCTTCCATAAGGCCTCGCCTTGTGCGCGTGCTGCGCTTCACTGTATTAATAACCCCGTCTATTCGGTATCCAGACCCAAAGTCTCCAATGTTTGCTTGCCTGTTGGCTTGGGCCCATCCGTGTCTGAGTCCCTCCTGAATTGTGGAATCATCACGTCCTCCCGCAGCCTGCATTGCAGAAAGCTCAGTATCTGGATTCCGAATTCTGTGGACAATGCTCGAGGCCCTAAAATTTCCAAATAGTCTTTCCAGATCTGTAAACGCATTGTGCGTAATCTTTCTTTTCGCTCCCTTCTGGATATTGTGAGCCGCGCGCCAACCAGCATCTGACCACATTCCAGTCTCAGATTCGACTGCTTCCTCCTGAGCTCTGTTAAAAGCACGCGCATCGAATATTCTGTCTGAAGCCTTTCCAAAAGGTAGACTCGCCGCTGCCCCTTGGCGGACGAGCTGCAAGTTGAGGTTAACATTGTCATCGCCAAACAAAAGAGCGGGAGTACGACCATATGTAGATCCTGCGTTGGGATCGAAGACGGCAGTCATCGAGCTCTGTGAGGCCATTAGCTCTTCGAGCATCTCCGTTGCTCTCTCACCATATGGCTGATCTTGGAATACTTTATTAGATGCATACGCATCACCATGGGAGACCTCGGGAGCATCAATGCCGGCTAGACGTAAGGACATAGTATTCCCACCGCTAAGCATAAGCTTTACGGTGTCTGCATCTTCTATCTCATAGTCTGTGACCTTCTGCTGCCCTATCTGACCTTCATACCTCCTGTTCAAAGCATGGTCTAGCCCCTGCCAAGGGGAACCGAAGTCGGTCTTTTTGCTTCTGGTGGCGTCGGCAACACCCCCTCCGTGAGCCATGCCCTCCTCTGGATTTAGAGCGCGGTTGGAGCGGACCTGTCTCTCATAGAGAGTGCTAACAACCTGCTTGTCGCGCTTCAGTGCAGCCTCTTCTGATATCGCTCTGATCTGACGGCCGCCGCCCTCCTTCCTTACGATCTCACCATGACGCTTTCCTTTGCCTGTCCATTGTCCCAATGGACTCCCGTAGTCAATAATGCCAATGCGCTTGGCGCCTCTCTGGTCCGCAGTTAAGACAATGTTGCCAAAGTTGAGATCTCCATGACGCATCTGCTCGTGTAGTGTTGATACAGCTTCGTTTATGCGACCCAAGCCAACCTCTCTTAGCTCAGAAGGGGACAGGTCCTTCAAGGGAGACCCTTCAAAGTATTCCATGTCCATCTGTCCCTGGCGACCAGGACGGGCGGCATAAACATCTGGCCCAACTGAGGAGCTAGCCTTGCTTGTCAAGGCAACCTCTGATTTAGGAATTCTCCCGGCCTTACGAACAAAATTGAATGACTGGCCTCTGAAATAGCCCTCCATGAGGTGAGCTTCGCCACTTGCTCCGGCACCAAGCCTCTTTACGCGAGTAGCAAGGGCGATGGCATCTTGGAAGCCAGGAGATCCTGTCATCTCAGCAAAGGTCTCTGCAGCTCTAGTCAATCCCCTGAGGGCATTCCAGCCAGAACCAAAGTCAGCAGTCTTCTTTCTTGCTGGCCCCTTAAAGCCTTCGTGCCTAAGTCCTTCGATGACGTTATAGGCATCATCCTTCCCAGAAATCTTTCCTGGCTCTATCTGCATCCCGGGATAATAGCCCTGAAACTTAGACATGCGCTGGTGAGCACGACCGGCGTCGGACATGTCAAGATATCTAACTTTTCCTGCAACAATATCATCTGCAGCAGCCTGTGTGTGCAATAGCCTCCCAGAGGATGCTTCTATGACCGCTTGGTTGGCAGTCATGTCTGTCCCCTTGAAGAATGAGGGAAGGTCCTTTTGTATTTGCACATCAAAGAAGCTTTGATGCTTGGCCATTGCCCCATATACCTTATCTAAGCCGATGTCTCCTGTAACAAGAAGGTCAATGTCCTTAGACTGTCTTGTCCATTCGGGACGAAGACTTGACACCAGATGCTCTCTGGCCACCCCTCCCTTAACATATAGATTGCCCCCCATTCCTGCAATCTCATCTGCCAATGCACCAACGCCAGCAATAGCAGCAGGGTTGTTCGGGTCTGATAGGCCCGCAGCCTCTGCGTTTGAGAATGCTGCAGATATGCCACCTTCTTCCTTTACAATCTTTGTTGGTCGTCCAATGTGCGACGGGTTATAATCCTCCGTCGAAACTCCTTTCAGAACTCTTACTTCAACTTCTCCCCTTAACCGGCGCGTTCCGCGCCGCAAGCCCTCAACCTTCTTTTGATGGAAAAAGTCTCTTAGAACTCCGGTCGCGGAAAAGCCCTCCAACTCTCTCCTTTCTATGAAATCAGTTCGACTCAGGGTCACGGCGTCAGTCTTTGGATCGTAACTTCTGACAGCGTGCGGCTTGTCTGCGTGTCCGATTCTCGGCATCCGAAAATCTCTCGGCTTCATATCAGTCCGCAGAATCTTTTTTTCTGTGCTTTCGAATCGGATGCTTTGGTTACGAGTGTAGAGGTGTGCGCCCTCAGACATATCTAATTTAGAGAGCTCTTTTTCAGGTATAAAGAAGAAGGTGCTATCAGATACAGAGCTGTTTCCAGTAGCGGAACTTTTCGCGTACGCAGACAGAAGCTCCTCACGGCTCCCCTTTTGCATTCGGCTTCCGTAAACGCCAACACTCCCTGCTTCATTCAAAGCATTGGAGCCTCCTGGAAGGAGTCGCTGCGTCTCGAGAATTGAATCGTGGGCGTAATTTGGAGCACCATGAGAGAACCCCGCTCCTAAATCTAAAGTGCTTTTTGGCGTCCATGTTTTTTCAGGCCCTGCGGCTCGTATATTAATCTTTTCTGCGGCTGCTTCGTATCGTTCAATTTCCGGTCTTGACTTCTTAAAGGCCGCCAGATTCTTTCTATAATTCCGCCCCCCTTTGCCCAAGAGCCCCTTTGCCGCCTTTAGCCCAAGACCTATCCCGGCTCCGCCGAGTGCAGCTGTAAGGGACGGGGTTATACTGCTATAGGCCGCCATTCCGCCGACCGCCGCGCCCCATCCAGCTCCTCCGCTGCCAATATATGAGAAAGCCCTGTCAAGATCTAGGAGGGGGATCTCTCTCCTTAGTTCTCCATATCCATATTTTTTGGTTCTTGACCAAAGGTCCTTAGCCTTGGTTAAGGCCCCCCTCCAACCAGAACCAAAGTCAGTATTGTGCTTACGGGTTTGCCCAGCAAAACCCGCATGCTTCATTCCCTCTATATAGTTATATTCATCATCAGAACCAGAAAAGAGTAGCCCAACGCCAGCAATAGCAGCTGCTCCTCCAGCTAGAAGTCTCCAGTTGCTTTTGATCCCACGCATGGCACGTGCGCTAGTGCCCTCTGGAGCCTCCTTAGCGGCTGTTGCAACCGAGGCGGTAGGGTTGGATGGATTAGGGGCAGAAGCCCCCACAGAGGGGGCTGTAGGGGCAGCAAGGGCCATATCATCGGGGTGCCATGGCAGACTTGTCTCAGCGGTTGGAACATGAGGAACATGAGCCCATCCTCCTGGAGCTCTAGGGGCGTATACCTTGTGCTCTGGGGTGCCCCAAGCAGGAGCAGTTCCAGTGGTCTTATATATACTGTCTAGAACATCCCAAGCGGCCTGACCTCTTGCACCCTTTAGCTCGTCTGCAGAGAGTCCCCCCATGAGCTTAGAGACTCGCTTCGCATGAGCGCCCAGATCATTAGAGGCATCCCAATTGGTTTTACCTGCTGCGAAGTCGTCTATGGCTGACAAGTGCTACTCCTTTTCCTCAGTAATCTGTGCCTGTAGTTGCTTAACTCTCTTCATTAGTTCAGACATGTGCACAGAAGCGTCCTTAACATTCTCACCCTCTCGAGCGGTCATGACTCTTTGTTCTCTTCTGGTCCCTACTAGTTCCTTACGAAGACGATCCTTCCGCGCCCACAACTTCTCCTTAATCTTCATAAGGTCAGCTACATCCTTTACATAGTTGTCTACAATGTCTCCCGCCTTAGTAGTTGTAGTACTAACAAGCTTCTCTTCTGTAAGTCCTTGCAGTTCAGGCTCCGACGCAAGCTTTGCGTTGACCCTGCTCTCTAATAGTTCTATCTCTGCAAGTTCTAGTATGAACCTTTGGTCTGTATACTCTTCCTCTCTTCCGGTCACATCAAACTCTATGGAAAGCTTTTGTACTGCATCATGTAGGATGTCTGTCTCTATTGGGCATGCCCTTCCTATTGGAACAACCCGACGACTCTCCCCTGATCTATCTATCTCCTCTTGGAGGCTTACATAAGGACAGGTGCGGGCACGGGGACAAACCTCTGGGCCCCAGCAGGTCATGATCTGCTGTATAGAAGCACCAGTCTTCATACGCTGGTGAGCGGTCCTTAGGCCGCGAGCTTCTTCAGCTGTGAGTTGAATATCAGTATAGGCGCCAGAGGCAAGCTTCATCCCGTCGAACCAGTTGTGCCTTACAACATCCCCGCCTTCAGTTATCGCTGTCCCATTAAATGAGACAAGTGCCATCTTATCTCCTTTGGGAACCTTCTCTAGTATAGGGAGCTTCTTAGGAGAAGGCTTCTCTTGGTCTACTATAGGAAGACCATCTTCGTATTCTGGGATCCATTCATCCATTACAACTTCTCCGCTAGCATCTTAACTAGTTCCTTAAACCTTTGATATTCTTCAGGTTGCTTCAACCAATCAATTACACACCTTCTTACGTAGGTGCAATCCATGGGGTCCTCTTTGGTCGTAGCTCGGAGCATGCCAGCGAACCTCTCTGCATAGAGAGGGCCTTCCATGAGTTTCTGTAGCTCGTGAATCAGGAGGATGTTGTTTAGTATGTCTTGGAGGGAGGAGCCGAGTTCGGCTCTGCATCTGGCATCTAGTGCGCTCATAAGTGCCTCATAGGTTTTGTAAGGGATTACAAATTATACCTTATTGCGGCGTTAGGAGGCAACTGTGCGGAGGGATCCTTGCTTTAATTCTTCTAGTTGCGCGGGTGAGAGATTCATCTCAATGATAGAAGAAGTCTTCTTGTCACCAGACTCTGGCGGGTCTGGTGCTATCCACTTAAAGGCCATGGAGACAAGTGCGGCGGCGATGAGAGAAGCGACAATAGATATGACCGCCCACTTCCCACTAAAGGTCGCGCCGGTGGTCTCTAGCTCCCTCAACCTCTTCTCTTGATCTACGTCCTTCGATTCCAATACGTTGACCTTTACTTTTAGTTTGGTCAACTCCTCGGGATGATAGCCTATCATCCTGCCCTTAAGTTCTTGTACGTCCCCGCTTATCTTTTCATAGTTATCATTTAATCTTTCTAGTTCTTTTAGCACATGGCGGGACCACTCATTCCACCCATTTTGATCATTGCTCATTGTAGATCTCCCCGCTGTTTTTTGCTATTAGGGCAAATTTGACAAGGAGAGGGCCAGAGGCGACCAAAGGTATAGGTCTCACTCTCGTCATGCCTGGACCAGCTAGTCCAAAGAACTGTAACGTACTCCCCTTCTTTAGTCCTCAGCCGATTAGAAGTCACAAAGTACCCCAACTCTTGTGGACTTCTTGCATGCATAACCCTTTCGATTTTTTCCCTATCCTCAGGATGAATGATATCGGAGATAGACCTCCCTTTAATTTCACTCTTTGAATACCCCAGTTCACGCAAGGCCCTGGGGTTGCAGTCTTCTATGATCAAATCGTTGAAGATAAAGATCATGTCAGGACAAGAGTTGTAGAAGTCCTCGAGCTGAGAATTCCTCTTTGCCAACTCATCGTCCCTTCTGTTCAAAGCTATCGTTAGCTTCTTCAGTTCGGTCAGTGTTTTCATGATTACATCCAATAGGCGGGAGTACGGTTCAATAACAATAGAAAGCCCTTCCGGTGCGGGACGAGAATGGGTTCTAAAAAAATATGGGAAAGGGAGGGAAATATAGGGGAAAAATAAGGGAAGGCTGAAGGATTGAATATAGAGGAAAATAGGGAAAACATAGGAAAAATAAGGGAGGACCTAGTGTAAGTGTTGGGAGTAGTAGGGTACCTATCGGTGCGAGCCCCTACCCCGACGACTTGGATAGCATGTTGCTATCACACTGGGCATAACGTCCAACAACCAGAGAAGTAGCAGGCATATCGTCTGTCTTCTCTATGCATGACTTAGGAGTTATATCATGCAGTCCATCATCACCTCCATCATCGCCCTGTCCGATCACCTGTACCACGCCCTCATCAACGCGATCGACACGCAGGATGCTGTGGCGCGCTGCTACGATGCGATCTGGTACTACCACGCACAGGTCCGCATCGACAACGGGCACAAGACCGAGACCTTCACCCGTGAGGGTGACAGCGTCATGCGTGAGGTGGTGTACAACGCCTCCATCATGGGCAAGGCCAGTCGCAAGCTGGCTGTCACCGGTCACGCGCAGGTGCTCATGGATGTGAGCAAGCTGTCCTTCACCCACACCTATGCTCGTGAGCCCCAGGCACACACGAGTCAGGTGAAGGTCACCATCGTGTACCCTGCGGCCAAGGCTGAGCCCACTGACCTCGAGGTGCGCCTCGCCTACGAGGAGTGGATGAACATCCAGGGCCACCTGGAGCCCAAGGAGGAGGCCAAGGCTGAGGCTGATGCTGAGGTGGTGGAGGATGAGCACGTGGTGGAGGACTACTGGTACCTCATGGAGGACTACACCAAGGAGGATGCCCTCCACCTGGAGCGCAGCACGATGGGCAAGGACCGTAAGGCGTGGGATAGGCCCAACCGGGTGCTGGAGGTGGCCATGGAGGCACAGGCCAAGGCCCGTGAGGAGGAGGCAGAGGCCCTGTACCAGAGGGAGATGGCTGAGGCCAAGGCCCTCTGGGAGGCCAAGGTTGAGCTCTTCAAGAAGGTGAAGGGTGGCATGCCCAAGTACCCCCGAACCCACTATGGTAAGCCCATGCCTCGGGCCTACTGGAAGGAGGTGTTCGGGGGCTAGGTAGCATAGGTATGGTGACCCCTCTTCGGAGGGGGCTCCATATGGGTACATGTGGGGTGTATGGTGTATGCCATATGCTACTACGTGTACCCATATGGGGTACTGTATAGGTAGTAGGGTATAGCCCTGCTACTGGTACCACTGGGCATACCACATGGGGTGGTGTGCTATAGCAGGGGGGTGTATAGCCCGAGCCCCCCTCTGTGTATAGTAGGGCATAGGGGTACTATATGTACGTCATCAAGACCGAGTGGGCCCGCTACGTGCGAGGGACGTTGAGGGACGTTGAGGTGCGCCTCAGCGTCGTGACCCACGAGGAGGCCAAGCGGCTTCTCCGCACTGAGGTCCCCCTCGTGGGGAGGTCCCTCCAGGGGATCTCCTCCCATGTGGGGGACCGACTGAGCGTCCCCACCTGGACGCTGGTCAGCGAGTAAGGTGATGGGGCACACGACTGTCGTGAGACAGCCGTGTGTTTAAACCACAGGACCGGTCCAAAGTCCGGTCCAAGCAGCCCCAAGGGGCATAGGAGTAGTCATGATTGATTCCACCAAGCGGGTCACCCTCGATGAGGTGTTGGAGTTGTCGGGTGTGGAGGACCAGAGGGTCTTCGCCTGGGAGCAGTGGGTCGTCAAGGGCAAGGGGGTCCAGGTGACCCTGGACGTCGACTTCGACGAGAAGACCCACAAGTACAAGGAGATCCACATCTTCATCGGGCGTTAGCGCCCGATGAGCCCTTCCCCACCGGGCTAAAGGTGGGTGTTCCACATAGGCGCATCAGGGGTAACACCTTGGATGCGTCTTATATGGGGCATAGGCACATGTTGTGCCACCCCTTGGTGCAGGTACGCACCATACACGCCCTATTGGGCACATTAGATAGGAGCTCACCCATGAGCAAGTCCAACGTCGGCAACGAGAGCCAGTTCATCAACTTCGTTAATGGTTTGTGCGCGGGAAGCCTGTTGCAGTTCGCCATCATCGGCCTCCACACGGCCGCCTGGAAGAAGGACCAGCTGGGGACTGCCAGGCTCCGGCAGTTGGGCCAGTACCACGATGACACCACCAGCCGGTTGATCCTCTCCAACGGCGTCGTCGTGGACGTGGATTGGGGCTTCCAAAAGGGGCAGTCCGCCCATCGCCTCTGGTGGCGCGTGCGCTCTAACTAGAGCAGCGCAGGCCGCCTGAATAAGCCCTCTCCCCCGTCGGGCTACAATAGACGGGGGATCACATGAGGACATCAGGGGTAGCACCTTGGCGTTCTGATGTGGTTTCTAGGGACATGCCGTCCCCATTGGGCAGTTTCGCCCATCACGCCCTATTGGGCATACATGAAAGGCCATACCATGGCTACCTTCATTCGTTCCTCCCTCCTCCTCGCCCTCCTGTTCATCTGTGCCGGTTGCGGCACCAACCCGATGGCCTTCGGGCCGTTGGGGTGTTTCGTTTTCTCGTTCATCTTCCTCTTGGCGGGGCTGATGCCCACTAAGGCGGTGATCAAGGACGACGACGAGGAGACCGAGACGATGTCCTCCCCTGAGTGGGAGGTCCAGGAGTTCCCCGCTCTGGAGATCAAGGGGGAGGTGTGCTGGCCCGAGTGGCTGGAGATCTGCGAGGAGGCCTGGACCGAGCAGGCCAAGGCTGATGAGAACGCCCGTTTGGCGGCGTGGATCGAGCAGAGCAAGGCCACCATCAGGACCCGACAGGCCGAGTCCAAGCGGATCGGCAACTGGATTGAGCAGCAGCGCATCAAGCGGTGGGTCGCGGCCCAGGAGGAGAAGGCCGCCAAGAAGGCGTGGAAGGACGCTGAGTACGCCCGCCGCTGCAAGGCGGCGCGTCAGGCCTGCGTGCTCGCCGAGCAGGAGGCGCAGGATGAACCCCTCCTGGAAGAGAGGATCGAGGAGTTCCGAAAGGAGATCCTCTCCTCCCTCTAGTTTAGAATCACGATTCGATAGTCGTCCTGAGAGCTGGGACGTTAAACTGCTCACATTAGCAGCAACCCATGGTGGGAAGCTGCTTAACTGGGGTAGCCAATCCCCAAGCCCCGTGATGGGGTAAAGGAGTATACCGTGAAGAACATTGCCAAGAAGATTGGTTTCGTCTTGGGTGCCGCGATCGGCATCATCATGTTGGCCGTGATCGCGAAGTTCGTGCTGGGCATCGTCCAGCACCTGGTCACCATGGCCCTCCTGGCCGGACCCCTCCTGTTCGCCTTCCCCGCCGCTCGGCGGCGGGTGTTGGTGCTGCTGAACAAGAAGGGCCAGAAGCTCAAGGAGGCCATCGAGGGGACGCCCGCCTGGAAGGGGCGGCAGGGCGTCAAGGACGCCATCCAGGCGGGGCTTGAGAAGCAGTGGGAGTCGTTCAAGTCGGCCGCCAAGGCCGACGTGGAGGGGGAGGAGACCCAGGAGTTGTGCGACGGGTGCGGGAACATCCCGTTCTCCTGCTCCTGCGCGACGATGTCGCCGGAAGATGTGGCTGAGGCCGTCTGGCAGATGGAGGGGGAGCCTGCGCCCTGGCAGCCCACCCTAATCGAGGGTGGGCTGGGGGAGGCCGTGGAGCTGTGCCCGGTCTTCGGGGTGGCCAAGCACTCGTGCGCCGGTTGTGACAACGGGCAGCACGAGGACCCCAACTTCGTGGACGAGATGGTGGATGATGACGGCATCCCCGCACCGAAGGACGGTCAAGTGGCGTGCTCCACCTGTGGGTGGCCCCATGGGCCGAATGGGTGTCGCAACTGTGACGACCCCATCTGCCTTGGCCGGGACGATGATATGTACGAGTACTGCGGCGGGTGTGGCGAGACTTTCGAGAGCTGCCACTGTTGTGGCGAGCATGAGGCGGTGAAGGTGGAGGTCAAGGTGGAGGAGAGGCAGTGCTCCTGTTGTGCCATCGAGGGCAACGCGAGGACGGAGGCGTACTGTTGGTTCCACTCCGAGCAGGAGCGGGAGGGGGCGCTCCTGTCGGTGGCGGAGGCCGAGGAGTTGGCCATCTGCGTGAAGGCCGCGCAGGACGCCGTGCGACTCCTGGACGACCGCTTGGAGTGGGCCGCCAAGGCCCACGCAGGGACCGACTTCGACGCCTGGTGGGCCTGCCGTCAGGGTTGGAAGGGGGAGAAGTGAGGAAGCTGAGCTGCGAGAAGGCGGTCAGGCTTTTGGCCTGTGCCTCCACGGTGGCTGGCTACTACGGGCCTATCCCGCCGGTCAAGCGGGATGAACTGGTTCAGGCCCTCGGGGTGACGCCCGAGGAGATCGATGCCTGGTGGAACAACCAGATGAGCATCGAGTGGGACGGCGCCTCCAAGCACTAGTCCCACAGCCGTACCTAGTCCGGCATTATAATAGACTAGGACTCCCTCCTGTTATCACGATCTCCTATCGTGGTATGAGAAGGGTGCTGAACAAGTGCCCTTACAATCTGTTCTCCATGGGTCATGGAGGGTCTAGTGTGTACCCAACACACTCCCTGGCTCTAGGGTTACCAAGAGCTAGTATGCACAACCCCGGCCAAAAACAGGGGGAGGATAATGGCGTGTAACCGACGCTGCAAGTCCCGTATGGGACTGTTGCCCGAAAGGGCAGAAAGGCTCCAACATGAGCACCAAGAACTTCGACCTCGCTCAGATCCTCGCCGATGTCACCAGCATCAACTTGGAGGCGCTGGTCGCCTCCAAGAAGGCCAAGGAGGAGGCCGAGAAGGTCGCCTCGAAGGAGGCCAAGAAGGCCAGGGAGGAGGCCGCCGCTTGGGCGGCGGCCAAGGCCGAGGAGAAGGCCAAGGAGGAGGCCGAGAAGCGGGCCGACCTGGCCCGCCTCAACCGGGAGGAGGCGGCCAGGAAGGAGGCCGCCAAGAAGGAGGCCATGAAGGCCCGCGCGCGGCTGGAGCACAGCTCCTACAGGCTCGGGCTGCTGGAGGGCCGGGTGGCCCTCCTGAGTCAGATCCAGGAGAACCTGGGGCGCAAGCTCCAGGGTATGCTGGAGGGGACGGCGGCCCAGCTGGCCGCCAAGGCCGAGGAGTTCCAGGCGGCGCGGGAGGACCTGATGGAGGCGACCAAGCGCCTCCAGGAGGAGAAGGACCTGGTGGAGGATCAGCGGATCTCCTTCGGGGAGGTGCTCCCCTTGCCCCGCCACCAGGAGGCCGGCCGTCGGGCCGCGCGGGTCGAAGGGGGCGGGGCCCTGAAGGAGATCCAGGAGGAGGCCTTCTTCGCGGCCATCGAGGCCAAGAAGGAGGCCAAGGTGGCGCAGGCCATCGAGGCCTCCGAGGAGCTGGAGGGGCTGCTGGCTCAGCTGTCCAGCCGGCCCCGGCGCTCCATCACCCGCGCCCTGAGCCGGGGGGACATCTCCCCCGCCAAGGCCGTGGAGGAGGCGAAGGCCGCCATCGAGGCGGCCAAGCGGGTCCACCAGTTCGAAAAGGTGGAGGTGGTGACGACCAAGGTCGGCAGGGCCTCCACCTTGAGGGACCAGGACGCGGCCATCCGGATGGCCGCAAAGGGTAAGAAGCTCTCCAAGGAGGAGGGCAAGAGCTCCAACCCGAAGAAGATTGCGAAGCTGCGCCGTAAGGCCGCGCAGAAGAAGTAATCTTCTCTCTTGCCCCGCTGAATAAGCGGGGCGGTCCCCCTCGTGGGATCTAGGCTCATCACATAGGTGGTGGTCCTAGACGTCACGAGGGTAGCCGAATAGGTTGCCTCATGACAGGTGGCGCTGAACAAGCGCCGCCGCTTAGCTTTGTGCTGAATAAGCGCAGAGCTTTACATTTGGAAGCGCCCACCACCGGGGCGCATTAGTAAAATACCGGGGTTAGCGTTGCTAGAGCGCTAATTAAATGGCTTGCGTTGTGAGCCGCTGGCAAGGGGATACTCCCCACAACGGAGCAATCATGCTCCACTTTGGTCGCAAGACCTGAAAGGCCACATCATGGCCATCTTCAACACCATCAAGTCCTCCGCCTCCGCCACCGCCGAGAAGGGCTTGCTCGCCCTCGGGCGGGCCAGCTGCAGCCTCAACCTCCGGAGCCCCATGCTCCGGAAGTTGAACGCAGCGCCCTTGATGGCGGTGGCGCCCTCGCACATGCGGGGGGCGTGTGAGGAGCACATGGAGCGCATGAACAAGCGCTCCATGGAGGCCTGGGAGCAGGACTCCCTCGTGGGTATGGCGACTTACATCGCCGAGAACCCGGAGCCCCGGAAGGAGCTGGAGGACTGGATGGCCTTCGCCTGCCGGGTGGCCGCCTACCGGGCGGCCCAGGTGGGCGACGTCACCCAGGCGCTCGCCGGGATGGCTTCCCGTGCAGGGCTGAGCCGCACGACGGCCAACCTCTGGGGCAAGACGCGGGGTCTTGATGACTTCGCCGATGCCCTGGAGGCCCACGCAACCGTGGGCGACTGCAAGTGGTGCCAGCCGCACCCCTGTGGTTGCCACGCCAAGGCGGGCACGTGCCGCACTTGCGACATCACCATCTTCAGCGACAACCGGGGGTACGACCGGTCCATCTGCGTGCACTGCGATGAGGACCGCGTCCGCATCGAGGCCGACGTCGAGGCGTGGCTGGAGATGGCCCAGGAGAGGTTCAGCTCCTCCTCGGCCCTGAGCGTGGGGGAGCAGCGGGAGTGGATGGAGATGATGGTGAACACCTTCATCCCCGGCCAGGTGGTGTTCACCTGGAGCGAGACGGTGGAGACGGGGGACGTCTACGAGGGTCCCATCCCCTTCTGATAGTATTTTGCCCCGCTGAATAAGCGGGGCGGGCTTAGCTCTTGCTGAGCTCTAGACTCATCCCTACGGGGGTGGCTCTAGACATTAGCAAGAGCCGCTGTGTAAGCGGTAGTAGCTGATGGTTGTGGCGCTGAGCAAGCGCCACTTTGGAGCCTTGCTGAATAAGCAGGGCTTTACATTTTGTGCCATGGGTCATGGCCGGCTTGGACTACCGTTTAGTCCAGGGCTTTGGTGGAGTAGCCCTAAACACTCCACCCTCATGATACTGAGGTAGTATCAAACCTCTAACCGTAGGTAACGGTAAGTTGGTATTTATTATGTCCCCCGCTTGGTAAGCGGGTGCCAACGGACACAATCCTCGAAAGGGATTTACCATGAGCAACAAGAACTTCGACTTCAACGCCAGCATCGTCAACCTCGCCAACCAGGAGGGTCTCCAGCCGGAGGCGTTGCTGGCCTTCGCCAACGGGGAGGGTCGCGACCTCTCCCGGATCAACGGGGGCAACTTCGCTCCCTACAGCCGGGCGCTGTTGGTGCGCTTCCAGAAGGCCCAGGAGGAGGCCAAGGTGAACCAGGAGAAGGAGGACGGGGCGCTCAGCGTCATCCTGGCCAGCTGCCTGGAGCTCCCGGTGGGCGAGACCGTCGGTGAGAAGGCCTTGGCCTACGTCCGCAAGGAGGTGGGTGAGACCTGGACCAAGGCGTCCGTGATGGAGGCCTTGAAGAAGAAGGAGGCGGAACTCCACGCGGCCCAGAAGGAGCAGGAGGAGCTGTTGTGGGACCTCCACCGCAAGGCCCTGAAGGCGCACGTCGCCGAGATCAAGGTCGATGCGAAGGATGGCCTGATCGATTGGCGCCACCTGTCGAAGGCCCTCGGTCGGATGATCGGCGACCGCGTGGTGAGCGAAGACTACGCCGCTGAGCTGGACCTCGCGGCCAACGTAGACATCGATGCCTTCAACAACTTGATCGATGCCATGAATGTCCTGCTGAAGGGACAGAAGATCTCCGAGGGGGAAGGGAAGGAGATCATCATGGCCGTCCGAAAGGGCACCGATCTGGCCGTCGCGGTGGGTCGGGTGTTGGAGAAGTGCAAGAACAAGGAGGAGGTCACTGAGGAGGAGGCCGTCATCGTGGAGGGGCTGGGTGCCAAGATCGACGCCCAGCGGGAGCAGGAGAAGAACCTGCAGCTCGACAAGGAGCTGGCGCCCAAGTGGTTCGACGCCTTGACCGACGAGGAGTGGAAGGCGATGAAGCACGCCCGCTTCGCGGCCATCCAGGAGACGGAGGAAGAGCTGGTCACCCGGATGCGGGCGCAGGAGTACGCCTTCGGGACGAGCGTGAAGATGGCCAAGATCATCTTCAACCTGGAGGTGACCGGGGTGGAGAGCTGGAAGCAGCTGATGCCCTACTACACCGACGAGAACTTCGATGCTCAAATGGTGAGCATCGACGAGGGGCTGACCAAGTGGGACGCCCTGGAGACCACGAAGAAGGCCGCCAAGAAGGCCCAGAAGGAGCAGGACGTGAAGACCGACATCGAGACCCAGGTGGAGACGGCGATCAACGAGGGAAGCACCCTCACGGCGGAGGAGAAGGCGGAGGTCATGGAGAGCGAGCACGACGAGAACAATCGGCTCCAGGTGGAGCTGTTCGAGAAGGAGCAGGCCGCCGAGAAGGCGGAGGCGCGGGAGAAGCTCGCCCGCATGCTGCGGGCGGCGTTGGGCCAGGGGTACATCACGAAGGAGGAGATGGCCGGGACGCTGAAGATGGCGGATGAGAAGGCGGTCGCCGAAGAGGTGGTCGAAGTCATGAAGAAGGCGGTCGACCGCCTCAACGAGTTGGCCAACGAGCGCAAGGCGCTCAAGGCCACCAAGACCGACGAGGAGACCTCCATGGAGGAGCAGATGCGCTGCATCCCCCGAGACCAGAAGAAGAACTTCTGGCACGCCGTGTGGACGGCGCTGCCGGAGGGCAGCGCGAAGGAGCAGGCCAAGAGGGTCCGCTCCGGGGTGAAGCGGAACGGCAGCCTGGGCGTCAAGCCCACCGCTGCCACCATGGTGGAGATCCAGAAGCTGGGGGCCGATTGGGTCACCAGCACCATCAAGAACCTGGGCGTCAAGACGACGCCCGTGAAGAAGGAGGCCCCCGTGGCCAAGCCCATCGAGACCGAGACCGTGACCACCCCCGTGATGGAGGAGAAGAAGATGAAGACGGCGATCGAAAAGGCGATGGAGAAGACGGAGATGAAGGAAGAGGCCCCCACCGTGGAGGTGGCGATCAAGGAGGAGGCGGGCAGCACCGCCCGGCTGAACCAGATGCTGGCCGAAAAGGTGGAGACGCTGGAGGAGCTCAGGGAGCTGGCCAAGGAGGCCGGACACGGCCGCATCGAGGCCAAGGCCTCGGCGGCGCTGCTGGCGGCGGAGCTCAAGATCGCCAAGGAGGCGCTCAACGAGGAGGGCACCGTGGGTGAGCCCACGGTCGAGTGCAAGGCGGGTCCCACCGTCGAGGCGGGTGAGCCCTGCCCGGTGGAGCCCAAGACCGATGAGCCCGAGATGGGCCGCATCGAGAAGGTCAGGCTGTGGTGGAAGGAGGCCGACTTCCTCGCCATGGCCAAGGACTACAAGGAGCGGGCCATGAAGAAGGCCATGTGCCACCGGGAGCGGGTGGCGACGACCATGAAGCAGGACCGCAAGACCTACGAGGTCGCGGTGATGGGCTTCGAGCAGGCGCGCATCGCGGTTCACGCGGACAAGCACGTCCTGCTGCTGGGCCTGCTGGTCCGCAAGGGGAAGGCCGGCAAGCTGGCCCTCAAGTACAACGAGGGCGACCTCGCCCTCAACATCACCGATGAGGAGAAGGCCGCACTGGCCAAGACCCTCTTGGGGATGACGAAGGACGACGCCAACGGCGCCTCCCACGCCCTGCCGGGCATCAGCCTCTCCAAGGTGAACCGCGAGGAGATCGCGGCCAAGTGGGTGGAGAAGGCCATCGCGGGCTGGGAGAAGCTCGACATCGGCAAGAAGGCGTACATCCTCTGCCAGATGGAGGGGCGCACCAGCGTCTCCGTGGGGATGTTCAAGCCCGTGCGGACCGTGTACAACGCCCTGCGTGGTGGAGCGGTGTGGACCTGGGACCACTCGGGTGGTTGGGTGCTCTCCAAGGTGGACACGATCCGCCTGAAGCGGATCGTCAAGGGGCAGACCAGCCTGGCCAAGAAGATGATCGAGACGTCCGATAAGGGGGAGCTCGAGAAGATCTGGCGCGAGCTGGTCAAGGTCGGATGCAGCGCGAAGCTGCTGGCGAAGGGAATGACCGAGGAGGAGTCGGACGCCCTGTTGACCGATGAGGACGCCGAGGCGATCAACAACGCCGTGCTTCACCTGGAGGAGATCCTCGGTGAGGACCGCGTCGAGGTGATCGGGGATGAGGTCACGGCCGCCATGGCTGACCGCATCCCGGCGTACCGCCTGGACAAGCACTTGGTCCGTGGGGCCAAGTGGAGCTACAAGCAGACCATCGGTCGAGTGATCGGTTGGGTCAAGAAGGATGAGGCCGTGGTGGCCGAGTCCAACGAGGTGAAGGCCGATGAGGTCGCGAAGGAGGACAGCGTGAGCTGGTACCGTTTGGACAAGAAGGTCGTGGCGTGGAACGATAACCGCAAGGCCAAGAAGGCCGAGAAGGTCGCCGCGAAGGAGGCCGCGAAGGTGGAGAAGGTGGAGGCGCCGAAGGCGGCGTGGTACCGCATCGACCGCCACGTCGTGCGGGCGGCGCGGGCCGTGTGGGGTGGTGCCGTGAAGGCGAAGAACGCCGTGGTCAAGGCGTGGGGCTGGGTGACCGGCCTCTTCGGGAAGAAGGAGGAGGTCTCGACGGCCAACCCCTTCACCCCGGCCGCTGAGGCGGTCGTGACCGAGGCCACCGAGGCCACCCCCGCCACCAACTAGTTCCTATGGCGGACTGACTGCCATCCCTAGCGGGTAAAACGTCAGAGCCTGAATAGGGCAAATACTATTCAAACGGTTTCAAGCCCGTAACGAAAAGCAACTTGCCATGCCATCCCAAGCATGGAGTAAGCCCCGCCGATACTATGAATGGGAACATAGTAGCTACACCTAGCATGCACATAAGAGTGTGCTTATCCTCATGATTAGGGCTTCTCCCTCTTTCATTTGGACTTGCATATCACTCTTGCTGTTGTATTGCTAAAGGTGGGCTTGGTGTCTTTGGGCTAAACTGGATAATTGTTTTTTTTGGTTTCACGACCAGGGGGATATAGACCTCTCAGGGATGTTCTTGAGGGGTGTACGAACCCTGGTCTTTAAGGGATGAATGATGAATTGGTTGCGTGAGAAGTTGAGTCAGGTGTGGAACTGGGTCAAGAAAGAGAATGATAAGTTCGTGGAGAGCATGGTGTGGCTGGGTGGCAGCGTGGCGGTTGGTGCGGGGAGTGCGGTGGTTGGCGTTCTGTCGGCCTGCGTGGTGATGAGCACCGGAGTCGGCGCGTTGATCTCGGCTGGTGCCATCTGGTACATCTGGGGTGCCGTGGATGCCCTGATCTTCCTGAGCATCGTGGTGGTTGGTTCGATGATTGAAAAGCTTACCTCCAACTGGTGGAACAAGCGCAAGGAGAACAAGTAAATGGAATGGTTGAAGACTCAGTGGGCCAGCCTTAAGGGCTGGCTTGGTGAGAAGAGCGAGAAGGTTGGAGGTCCCGCCGAGAAGCGGAACCTCCTGGGCGTGTGCATGGACATCGGTGGTGGAATCGTTTGTGCTCCTTTCAAGGTTGTGGGTGCGACTTGGCAGTTCGCCAAGCTCGTGTTCAACGACCCAACTGAGGGTATGAGGTACCTCCGCTTCCAGTGGGCTCGTGGTACCACTGCGTTCTTCGCTCTGGGCGGTGTCAAGCGCACCGTGCACGTGGACCGCGACGGTGAGTCTTACGTTCGGTGGGAAGGTCTAAACCGCGCCGTCATCTTCGGATACATCACCTTCATCATCTGGTGTTTTGTCCCGACTGCCATCCAGTTGGGCTACGTCGGTGTGGCGAAGGGGCTCTTCTTCGGTCCGATGGGCATCTGGGCGGCGACTGGTGTCCGTGGGTGCCTCCGCGCCTGGAAGGCCTTCAAGTGGGAGACCTGGGCGACCCGCGACAAGGCGGATCAGCTGAACGCTGAGAGCGCTGGCATCCAGGACCAGGTGGAGGCCAATCAGCGTCTGAACCAGGCCAAGCAGACTGCTGCTGCTCGCCAGGGGCAGATCGAGCAGGCTGCGCTGGAGAGCCACGCCCTGTTGGCTCAGAGCAACGAGCGCATGCTTGCACTGGAGGCTGAGCTCCGGCGGGTGGCCGATGAGCGTGACAGCTTGAAGGCTCAGGCTGCTGAGCTGCCCGAGCTCACCTACGCCCATGATGGGAGCTTCACCGATAACACGTTGCTGCGTGTGACCGGTGGTGCGGTGAACCCCATCTTGGGGAACGACCCTGAGCCTGAGGTGCCTGAGCCCAAGGCTCTGACGGAGGACGAGGACGTCAGGGATACGGAGCTGATCCCCGACGAGAAGCCCCGCAAGGATGAGACCGGCGCACTCCTGTTGGGCGCGTCGTTCGGAAACCTGTTGGAGGAGTAAGTATGTTCGGTATGTTTGACAAGTTGGTCGGCTGGATCAAGGAGGGAGTCAAGACGACTCTCGACTGGTTCTCCAGTCTGACCGGGCGGCAGCGGCTTTACGCCGTTGCTGGGGTTGTAGTGGTGGGAGGAGCTGCCTGGGCGGGCGGCTTCTTGATGCAGGCCATGGCGGCGGCGCTGTTGATCAACGTTCTGATGTGGATGTTGATCACCGAGAGCGGGTGGGCCATGCAGGTCCTGCGGCGTTGGGGCGGTAAGATTGATGCGATCTTGACGATCTGCAGCATCTTCTTCAGTCCGGCAACGGGCGTCCTCGCGTGGTTGGCTGGCGCCATGTTTGGTGCCATCTTCTCGATCTTCCGGAACTTGATTGTTCCGGTGGTCGAGGTTGTCAAGGATGCCACTGATGTGGCTGTTGTGGAGGTGCCCGTTGCGGCATAGTACGATTCGAGATGCGGCCAACTGGATGAAGGCCGTTTATGACAAGGGGTACCAGTCCGGTGCCCCCACCCACGTTGGCAAGATGGGCATCGGCGGAGCCATCCGCTGGGGCTTCAGGCTCCTCGGTTGCGCGACCGTGGGGGCGAGCATCGCCCTCCTGGCCACCCCCTGGGCCTTGGGCTGGACGTGGATCGAGGCCATCGCGGGGTGTGGCTTCGGATTGGGCTTGGCGCGGCAGTTCTTGACCATCAACGACACGTTGAACATGGTCGAGAGCACGTTCCATCTGTTGTGGGGCAAGCTCAAGGGCAACTCCTTTGAGACCACCTTCAACATGATGTCCGTCACCGGCGCACCCGCCCCTCAGGCTGCCTAGTCTAGGGGCTTTCTAGGCGAGTAGCTAGAATACGCTAGCCATTCGTACCGTTGAGTATTTCCAAGAAGCCCCTTGGGGGCTTGACTCTCGGGTTGATTCTTAGGATGAGCCCGGCTTGATTAAGCCTCTTAGGGCTTTTTGGACCAATGAAGGAGAATGATATGTCGACTCGTAACAAGGTCATGCGTGACCTCTACAGCAACATCACCAAGATCTGCGCAGGATGGGGTGAGCCCTCCCTTGAGGGTATCACCATGCGCTCCATGAAGATGGGGAGGATTGAGTGTGACGTGACGGCCGATGGCCGTCAGACTAACTGGAGGACCATGTGCCTCCGATGTGGGGGCACCGGTGTGCTCACGCAGCAGTGGGCCATCAAGAACCAGCACACCCATAAGGGCAACTTGGATTGCTTCTCGGGTTGCCAGCAGGGGTGGTTCCGTCTTCCCTCCCCTGGTCAGTACCAGCGGGCCATCATGGTGTGGATGGTGGACAAGATCGCTGCAGGTAAGCAGGAGGAGGTGGTGAGAGTTGCCACCAGTGAGGTGCACTTCTTGGATCACATCTGGGGAGACGCGCGGCCCGAGGGTACCTATGAGTACCAGATGTTCACGTGGTGGGACACCGTCATGGTGATCTTGGGGAACGATGGTGGGCTGGAGCGGCTCAAGGAGGGACTGCGCAAGAACAAGGCCGATGTGATGTGGTCCCGATGGAAGCGGCGCTCCAACTTGTTGGAGTGGGAGCGCTACGGGTACACCCCGGAGATGATCGCCTTCCTGCAGGACATGTGCAGCTGAGGGAGGAGAAAGGAGGAGGTCTAGGTGAGGACAGGGTGATAAGTGTGAGACTTCTCTGTATGACCTATGATGGCGTCCTAACGGCCGCTGTTGCTGGGGTGACAGCGGGAGGAGTCTTAGCAGCTTTGAGTGCAGACATCCTAAGGTGGGGCATAGAGGAGGAGGGAGGACAACTCTGCTCGTTTATGATTGTCTTTGCCCTCATCCAACCCTGGACAGGAGATCTAAACGAAAGAGCCACCTCTCGGGTGGCTCGGGACTCCATCTGTGCACAAAGGAGAGTAGCGTCCCTCGTTGATCAACACTCGCAGAGAATATCATACTTTGGTCTAATCTGCAAGCGTTTGGTCATATAATAGAGTATACCTCTCGTTACCTGCTTCAACTCGAAGGGCGTGACCTTCTTCGTTTCCGCTGAGGACTCACGCTATACTCTATTATAATGACTTAAGCAATCTCTAATTAGGGGTATTTGAAATGATCTTTTCTACTGGACCACCAACATACTTCCCTCCTGGTTAATATGGGGTGAGGTAGTGATAGAAAAGGCCTCGCACGTAGGCGAGGCTAAATAGTTCCAATGTAAGGAACCACTAGGTACAAGGCTTTAGCCAACCAAGTGCAAGGCTTCTGGCCAGCCACTAGGTATGTACCATCAGGCCAGTATGTACATATTAGCCAACCAAGTATGTACCTGTAGAACAAGGGGTGAATGATGATTCTGTCTTGGGATAAGATCTACTGTGGTGAGGAAGTCACTGTAGGGTGTGATGGGGAGTGTGATAAGGCATTCGGACGATGTAGTCGTCCTACTGCCTCTTGTGGTCTTCGAGAGGATGACTTGGAGTACCTCTCTGACGGGGAGCTGGGTGTTGCGGCGCGGTGCCCTGGCACCTGGGAAGGTGCCGACGGGAAGCCTCGTACTCCTTCCGAGTGTGGTAATCGCTGGTGTGTCCGCCAGTGTGAGCGTGCTGAAATGGTGGACCGAGGTCAGGAGCTGGTGCTTCCTGACTTCTCGAAGAGGAGGAAGCTGTGAGCAGGGACCCTGGTTCTTTTGAGGTGCTTAGGTCAGACTATCGGTACAAGGGTGGCTTGAAGTGTCCGGCTTGTGGGAAGCATAGCGTTGCAATGGCCCATGGAGTTTCGGAGTCGTGTGGTTCTGTGTCGTGGGTTGCTTGGGGCAACGAGCTTGAGGTCACAAGGGCTCCTGCTCCTAGTGTGCACTCTGAGGAGCTGTTAGCTCTTAGCAAGGTGTTGCAACGGGTGGAGGCTCGGCTTGAGGCCGAGCTGGATCGACAGCGTGCTGGTGTTGTTGCTGAGGGTGATGATGTTTTCACTACTCCCAGTGAGTGTGTTGAACTTGGTTATGATTGTGCGGCGGTGGTGATGAAGGACGTGTTTCGTGTCTTTCAGAAGAGGATCATTGGCATCAAGGAGAGCATCTGATGGGCATCTGCTTCTACCTTGAGACGAATGCCTGGTGGCCCCGATGAAGCACTACAGTGGTTGTGATGGTGGCAGGACATTCAAGTGTCCTGCCTGTGATCAGGAGGAGATGAAGGTGAAGGTTAGCGAGTGTGTTTGCGGCGCGGTGGTCCTTGGTGGACCGGACTGCTTCTGTCATGGAAGTCAGTGTGAGTGTGAGCGCTGTCTGGAGGCTGATGAGCAGCGTATGCTCGACGAAGAGAACATCGACGAAAGTGAGGTTCCCATGAGCAAGAACGATTGCAAGCATGACTACCGAGTGGGCATCGCCTTGGGCCGTGTCGTTGAGGTGCATGAGCGTGGTCACTGCTTGACCAACACCGGAGAGGACCTGATGAAGGTGCTGAAGTGCCGCAAGTGTGGTCACTCGGTTGGCAGGAAGTCCTGGTGGTTGAACCGATGAGGAAGATCTGTCGCAACTGTTACTCGATCTGTGGCCGCTGCGCTCGTTGTGAGCGCTTGCGGCTGATGAAGTTGACCAAGAGGAAGATCAAGAAGAACTCCGAGAAGAGCTCTCGGGTTAAGGAGTTGGGGTGTGGTTGGTCCTTCTCGTTGAAGGACCCGCTCTACTTCAAGGAGGAGGATGAACAGGGGGAGTTGATGGAGTTCAGCTTCCCCAGGGAGTTCGAGGTGAGCTGCGTCGGGCTGGAGGACGTGGATGTTTTGGCGGCGGCCCTCGATGGCTGCAACGGTGAGCTCAGCATCGCCGAGGAAGCGGCGGTCTGGGAGTACCGGATCGTCAGCTTGGATGAGGTGGCATGACTGTCTTCACTCGTCGTAGTGTCCACTGGAGTGGGAAGAGCACGCCTATCGAGGAGCTGCTTAGCTTCGAGATGGACAAGAATGATGGCCGTTTCACTGATGCTGAGAGGAGGAGGATTAAGCTTCTTCAGCGAGACAAGAAGTGCACCATCTGTGGCTTGGTTCCGACTAAGGCGCTGAATGTGCACTGGGGGCACTCCCATGGTGGCACCAGTCTGCATCTCTTTGGAGATGTGAACGGGCGGCTGGAGTGCTTCAACGTAGATCACATCATCCCTAAGGCCTGCGGTGGCAACAACTCCTTCTTCAACTTGCAGCTCACTTGTGAGAGGTGCAACAGTGAGAAGGGGAACAACTTTGACATGGAGATGGTGCATCCTGAGCGGCTGAAGAGTGGAAGCACTCGACGGGCACACAACGTTCTGGTGCTTCGACAGAGAGATGAGTTGGCGAAGCAGGTCGCTTCGTTGACTGAGCAGTTGAAAGAGGCCCGTCGGCCTCAAACGTTCCGAGAGGTCCTGGAGAATAAGCTCCGCCGCCTCATCCCCACTGGTTACTGGAGTTAAGGAATGCGCATTCGTACTGATCTGTTCTTCGCTTCGAAGGTTGAGTTCAATTTGTTCTGGATTGGAGACAGTGGGTTCTCCTGTGGGGGTGACACCTTGCGGAAGATCTTCGGCCTCAGCGCTACTGGTTGCGGTGAGTCCGCCCACTGGGAGATGGTCTCCTCGAAGGGAGCAATGGCACAGTTCACGCTGGGTGTCTGCAAGGGTTGCCTGAACAAGGCGGCACCTCAGGCCGAGACCCGCTACTGGGCGGCTGATATCATCAGTGCCGTGTGGCACCCCAATCATCGGGATGTGGCCTGTGAGGAGCCCGGTTGTGAGGAGACGATCTCCTACAACAGCAAGGCACATGGCAATGTGTGTGCCTTGCATGGATGCAAGTACATCCATGGGTATCTGAAGGAGATGTACATCGAGAAGGACTTCCTCGAGACGGAGAAGGAGCTGAAGTTGATCTGGGCAATGTTCCCGGAGAGTCGTCCTCAATACATCGAGGTCAAGAGCGACCGAGATGTGAGGGACTACATGCTGGTCCATGAGGGTGGCATGGAAGAGACCATCATGGTGGCTGCCAAGCGGTTGCTCAGCAACCCCGATGATCTGGCACACCACTTCCCTCCCTACCGGGAGCTCCGGGAGCTGGGTCGGACGTGCCTCTTACCGTTGCACCATCCTCGGGTGGTGTACTTGCAGCGACAGTGCGCCCCGGTCTTGGCGGCCATCCAGAGTGGTGACTTCAAGAGCTTGGCTGGGTTCATTCATGAGCCTCCCGTTGAGGTGGAGTTCTCCACCTTCGCGGCCTTCAACCCTGCTGATGTCATGGAGATGAAGTAATATGACCATCGAAGATATCATCCTTGAGAAGGAGTGGCTCATCAAGACGATGGGCCTGTGTCCTTCCTCAATGCTGACCCTCAAGGAGCTGCAGGCCATCCATGCAGGCCCCCTGGACGAACTCATGAACCATGAGAAGGAGTGTGAGAAGCTCGAAGAGCAGGAGGTGGTTGCTGCGGCGGAGCCGGAATGGACGCCCAGTGGGGAGGTGAAGTCCTTCCACGCCCTGTGGGATTTCTGGGAGATGCCTGAGCACATTATTGAGGGGTGGGAGGATGCTCTCATCTGCCTCCTTCACTGGAAGGAGAGCTTCACTGAATATGGCACTCACATGCAGTTGAGGTACGATGTGGGCCAGGATTATTGGAGCACCTCTACTGGAGTGAAGAACAAATCCTGGCGGGTTCGACTCCTTGACCCTGAGGTGGAGTGGCATTCGGCAGTGAAGGAGGTAGAGGCCGTCTTGGCTTGGTTGGCTGAGAGGGAGCTGATCTCCTTCTAGGAGCTACATACTTAGGCCTCACCACGAATGTGGTGGGGTCAATAGGATGTAGGTCCGTTGTTCTGGCCCTCTTCCCTTGGAGCCGGCGGAGCCGGCTGTGTTTACTTTGGATAGTTCTGTGAATGTTAGGAGGACGTGATTGCTGATAGTTGGATGTTCCTGTTCGTTCCCCTGGAAGTGTAAACTTAGCACACCTCTTGAGGAGATGTGCTCAGGGGCTCAGGCCACTATGGCCAAGCTTAGGAGGAAGAGTGAGAAAGGTAAGAAACCTCCTAAAAGAGGTCAGAAGAATAAGAAGCTGGCATCTCGAAGGAGGTCAGCTTAAGAGCGGAGGATTCCACCTTCCGGAGCTCATTCTTTGGCAAATGACTAAAGATGAGAATCTGGTGGTGGATGCTATGGACCTTCCCGTTGCTGCCTTGTGCGCAGCGGGGTTTTCTCAGTCGGATGCTACTGTCATAAACATGGCAGCCTATGCCCTGTTCTTAGATAAGGATTGGGTGGTGTCGATGGAGGAGTATGAGAGCTTCCCCTCAACTGTTGCAGTAGCGGAGCTGCTGTGGTTAGAGATGGTTGAAGCTGCATTTGAGGTTGATCGTCAGGTCAGCCTCGCCATGTTGGAACTAGTGAGGAAGTAATGGGATTGAGAGTTCGTCGGTCAGTGATGGGATACTTTAGGGGAGCCTGTTGGTGCATCTCTCCCATTGTTGGGAACATTCTCGAGACTGCTGAGGAGGAGGAGCTGCAAGAGATGTATGAAGTACAGTTCTTCACAGAGAACTCGGAGCCTTCCCTCACGGAGGCGATGCGTGCCATGAGGGAAAATGTTGCTTCCCTCATTCGGTACAAGAAGGTCGCCGTTGGTCCCTTCGAGTGGTGTGCCGAAACCGGGAAGTTCGACGATTGGGGGGACTGGATCCCCCGAAAGCTGGCTGCAAAAGCGTAGCCTTTGGAGCCGACGGAGTCGGCGGGGGAACCGGCTTCGCCGGTTGTCTTTTTGTTTGACATCTTTTTAGGGTTTTAGGTTGTTTTCTTCTTTTACTTTCTCTGTGAGAGGGAGTGAGAGAGAGATTTCCCCCTAATTTGACTGAAAGCATAGCACTTTCCTAAAAGGAAGTGTTGCTTAGAAAAGAGGTATTTGTGAAGGGAATCAAGCTGGTTCTTCAGGACGGTCACAAGAAGATTGCGGCCATCAAGGCACTCCGCGCCGCCCTCCCGTTATGGGTGGGACTGAAGAGGTGCAAGGAGTACGTCGAGGCGGGGTTTGTTCCCTTTACCTCGATTGAGGGAGTTGACCTCTGTGAACTCCAGAGGGTACTTTGGGGTTACAAGGTGGCGCTCTACCTTTGCGACGGAGAAAGGGCCACCCTCGGATGGCTCGTGGACCCCGATAACTTCTGGACGTCCTCATCCCTTCGGCTCACCCCCCCGGAGGGGATGGTGAGCCGGTACAAGGTGAGGGACATCCCGACCAAGCCGCTGACGGTGGAGATTCAGCTGCCTCCGCAACAGCGTCAGGATGTCCTCAATCACGTTGATGATTGTACTGAGACCCGGCTGGCCTGGATTGACAGGCAGTTCGAAGAGATTCGATTCGCCGCGAAGTGCGGCGATTGGACCCTCACCTTGACGGGCGACTTCCTCATCATCGGCAACGCCCATCTCGAGCCCCTACAGAGGCTGGTGGACAGCTTCTGCGTTCCGGTCGAGGAGCTCATCGGACAGATGGAGGCCACCATCAAAGACCTCCGGGAGCAGTTGAAGTCGGCAATGCCGACGGCCTAGTTGTTGTTGTTGAAAGCTTAGTGGAAATAGGAAGGAAGAAAAAATGAACCAGCCGAACTTCATCGCCCTCACCTCCCGCATCTACCAGGCCAAGGGGCCCAAGGTCTCGACCATCGAGGATGTCAAGACGGGGCATGTGCGCATCATGTCCTCGGACGTTGAGCCCGTGGACAGCCGGGATGTGTGGGCCGAGCAGTCCAAGGCCTACGAGGACTACCGCATCACCGTGAAGGCCTCCATCGAGGAGGAGGTGACCATCGAGGAGGCCAATGCGGACTCCCTCCAGGAGGCCTTGAGCACGGCCATCGCCAATGGCGACGAGGTGATGGCCGAGGGCCTCAAGACGGCACTGGAGAACTCTGAGAAGGGCATCGTGGAGCTCAAGGTCTCCGAGGACTTGCTGGTCAAGGCGGAAGCGGAGCGCCTCGCCACCAACGCCATCAACATCTTCGAGCACAAGGTGGCCTGCTTCCAGGCTCTCGTCGGCTAGGGCAAGTTCACATTCACCGGAGTAGGAAGATGCTGGACTAGGCGGAGGGAAACCGCAGAACCTCTTTTACTTTACTTAGATATTAGTTCAAAATAAAGGCGCTGAGACTGTGAATCGCATCAGAGACGACCCTTAGGGGATTGGAGGGCGGCCAGAGGTCGCCACACTTTTGAATTAAAGTCTTATATGTGACTGGTTGCCGACTCGCCGGAGCAGAGTCGTGAGCTACAAGGCCTCCAATGTTGGAGGTTGGGTGCGAAGAGGTTGGACGCCTCATAACCGTAGGCCCAGGAACTGTTTCAGTTCGTGTGAACGAAGTGAACGGGGAACCGAGTAGATGGTATTCATTGTTGCCCTACCGAAGACGTGTGAGGGCACTTGAAGAAAGGATAAGTCCATGTTCGATTTGCAGAACGAGAAGACCGCCGTTGAGACCACCGCCCCGTTCCGGAAGGTGCTCGCCACCGGCGAGGTCCAGCCCGTGTCGTTCGCGGGATTCGTCGAGAAGACGGAGGATGGTGGCTACCAGTTGCAGGAGACGCTGGACATCGAGACCTGCATCGGGGTGCTGGGCTTCGCCGCTGCGGTGAAGTTCAACCAGCACACCAACGACGATGGCACGACCACCATCCGGGTGTCGGCCATCCAGGAGGGTAACACGAGCAAGAAGCGGCAGCGTGGTGACAGCCAGCGCACGAGCAAGGGGGCGAGTGAGTTCGGTCTCGGGACGTGGGTCTTCGCGACTCGGCTCGAGGTGCCGGGGCTGGATGTCGGCTCCATCCACACCTGCTACGGGACCATGGGCGAGGCGACGGTCTCCACCCCCAATGGCCCGGCCTTCACCGCCTCCAAGCCCGCCTTCGCGGGTGCGTTCGAGCAGGAGGTGACCAAGGCGGTGCAGCTGATGCTCTCGTCCTTCGTGGGCGCCGCCAGTGGTGGTGAGAGCATCGTGACCAACGACGAGGGGCTCATGGACACCCTCCGTTGGTTGCAGCGTGTGGTGCCGAACAAGTTCGGTCGTCTGGTCTTCCAGGGGGCCGCCTTCGAGGGGGCAACCAACACCAGCCGCGTGAAGGCCGTCATCAACGGCAAGGAGGTCCAGGTGGCGCAGTCCACCAAGGGCTCCAACCGCGTCAAGACCGCCTCCAAGGCCACCGCCTCGGACCTCGACGCCCTCGCGGCGCTCGAGGCCTAATCCCACCTCCCTGAAGTCCGGTGAGTCGTTCCCTACGGGTTGAGCGACTCCCGGCAACCTCCCCTTGTTTATCTTTGTTGTTGATATAGGTGTGTATGAACGTAGTGTACGACTGTTGTTGTACCCTATGGGCATGCACACCTGTGTATGTTGGCAGACAGGAGTGTGTATGAAGATTGCCATTATTGGCACCGCTGGTAGGAGCAAAGCTCCGCAGCATCGGATGACACGGAAATTGTATGGCAGCATGTTGGATGCTGCCTGGCAGATGATGTTGAAGAACTGTGAGGATTGGAGTGATGTGACACTTCAGTCTGGTGGAGCCGCGTGGGCTGACCATGTGGCTGTGAGCGCCTATAAGCTGGCATTGGTGTGTGGAAAGCCCTTCAAGGGGCTGAACCTGTACCTGCCGGCCCCCTTTGATGGGGACAAGTACGCCGCCACTAAGGCGGGTGGTATCTCCAACTACTATCATCGGCTTTTCACGCAGGCCGTTGGAACAGACACTCTTGTGGGGTTGGCTGATGTCATGCAGCTGCCCGGTGTGATGGTGGATGTTGGAGTGGGGTTCCATCAGCGGAACCTCGAAGTTGGGAAGGCTGACGTCCTGTTGGCCTTTACCTGGGGCGAAGGCAGCGGCCCCGCCGACGGTGGCACGAAGCACTGTTGGAAAAATTCTCATGCGCCGACGAAGGTGCACTTCAAGCTCTCTGAGCTGAACGGACAGTCCGATGAGTGATACTCTTTTTGGTAAGAACGCTGACGAGAAGTCCCTCCTCGAGGAGGCAGGCGACGGTGTTGTGGACAACAGCACCGTCATCGACCACGACAAGAAGACTGACCGCATTCTCGCCGATACGGCCGTGGTTCGCGGTGCCGCCATGTTTGTCCAGACGGACGACTTGTGGCACCACGGGGTCAGTCAGCACGGGCTGGCCCGTTCGAACACCCGCTACGGGGAGACCACCCAGTTGGTCTTGGTCCCGGAGGGTTCCGATGGCTGTGAGACCATCATCATCCACAGTCTCCGTGGTGGAACTCAGGAGGTCACCGTTAAGCGCCGGGCCCTGCCGATGCAGGAGGAGGTGGTCGAGCGAGTCCTCGCCGCCACCGATGAGGCACTTGCGCCCTACATGCGGAAGTACTCCTGTCGCACGCGGGAGCAGTTGGTGGGGAGGTGGCCTGCGCAAGGCCGTGGCCCCATCTACATCGACAGTGTCGCCACGCGCTTGACGCACAACGACTGGGTCGATGACCTGGGAGACGTGCTGAGCGATGAGCTGCTGCGCTCGATGCAGCGGTACATGAAGGCCATGAGACAGGACATCCCGCCGAGTCAGGATGATGTGGAAATCATCCACTGGGCCATGGGCGAGGCTGGCTTGAAGCCCGTTGAGCTCTACCAGATGTTGCTCATGCAGCAAGAGACCCGACAGCGGCTGCTGGTCCTTCTCGGTGAGGACGAGTTGAAGCGGGACTCCGCCCTCAACTCGTACGACCCTTCTCCGGCCATCCCGGACGGGTGGGGCTTGCCCTCCTCCTTGGAGGAGCCGATGAAGTGCAAGAAGGCGTGGAATGCCTTCCTCAAGTCCGGTGGCGAGGTGGCGCTCTCGTTGGACCACATCGTCTTCGATGACGGCGATGGCTTCGACCGGGTGACCATTGAGGGCCTTGCGGCCATCAAGATGACCCGAGATGGAGTGAACCGTCTGGTCAAGGCTCACAGTGGCATCACGCTGCTGGAGACTACGGCCAACAATGGTCAGTTCCCGCCGTCCCATCGGGAGTTGACCGCCGCAGTGGTGGCCGTTCACGAGAAGTGGGCGGACTCCTTCGAAGCGTGGCAGGAGCGACGTACGCCCAGTGTCCGCTGGGTGGCTCTGGGCAACCTCACGGGTGGCATCGGTGGCGGTGGGGGTGACCTCAACGGCACCGATGAGTTCGACGTCGACGCGGACATCCGTCCGAAGCCCGGCTTCCAGGACATCGACCCGGTGGAGTTGAAGAACCCGGAGGAGGCCTGGCTCAAGAAGCAGGTCATGGGGATGTCCACTCCGGACCCCATCACTCAGTTCTTTGGGGACACCGGGTCGTTCGCTTCGGACCTACCCATTGGCCGTCGGAAGATTGGGGAGGAAGTGTACCTCCCCGGAGGCCACCCGTTGGCTCAGGGCATCATGGACATCATGGCGGCTGCCAATGGCCAGCGGGACTACGTCTCCTTGGGTCTGACGGATGACGCCTCCTCGATGGTTCGCATGGAGTGGCCGAAGAACCTCGTGGAGACCTCCACGATGATGATGCCGACCATGGCGGGCGACAAGGTGGAGGTGGAGGTGTTGGTCTTCCACCCCGTCTATGAGGGGGTGGACTTGTTCAACCTCATCCTCAGCACCGATTGGGTGGACCACGCGGGCCAGGTGAAGGACTTCTTCGCCGACTACACTGTCAAGGTGAATGGCGTCAAGCAGTGGGGGCTCAACCAGCAGGTGAGCCCTGGGCAGAAGGTGATGGAGGCGTCCTATACCGACGACGAGGGCCAGTACTGGTTCAAGTCGGTGGACCTCGAGATTGAGCCCGGTGCTCGGGTGGCCTTCGACGCGGGCATGCCGGTGGGGGAGGTCATCGAGACCGTGCGGGACGGTCAGACCTTCTGCCAGGCCCTCGTTCGGGTCTGGCCGGCGAAGGTCAATGTCGGCTACCGTCATCGGTTGCACGAGATTGATGCGAATGGCGAGGCCGTTCCCATCGACGAGAACGACCCTCTGTTGGCCATCTACGGCATCGAGCAGCAGGGAGATGTGCTCTGGCACGTGATGTTCAAGAGCCGCTTGGACTTCCTCATCACCAGCCTGGGCTGCACCAAGGTGCCGGTCCTGGCCCTGGTGGAGACGGGCGAGGAGGCCATCCCGATGGTGGTCGAGCAGTACGCGAAGGTGCACTTCCCGGCGCTGTTCAACTGGCTCTCGCTGCTGAGCGAGAACTACCACGAGGCCGTCTCCGACATGACCGAGTGGTCGGAGGGGGACGGTGAGGACCTGCTGCGGCTGGTCACCGAGGAACTGATGACCATCCAGACGCTGGCCTTGGAGCTCATCGTCGAGGATAACATCGGTTGCGTGGCCGACTACATGGACGACGTCAACGTGGCATTGGGCGATGCTTGCATCGGAACCTCCAGCAAGTTCCCTGACCGGAACGGCAACGAGACGAGCGCCTATGGTGCCCTCCTCGTTGGGAACACGGGGCGTCTCTACCCCCTGTTGGACAGCCTGAAGCCCGGTCCGCAGAACGTGTTCGACCTCCCGGAGGAGGCGCACACGAACATCACCAAGATGTTCAAGGCCATGGGCTACCTGTACAACGACCGGAGGCCCTTGGGTGCCGACAGGTTGCAGCAGATGGTGGGAGAGCAGTTCTTCTTCACCCATCCCCTGCGTCGTGCTCCGCGTCGTGTGAACGACCGCTGGCACCGGGCGGCGAAGGCCGTGACGTACACCAAGGACCCGAGCCTGTTCAGCTCGGGCATGGTCGGCAACTTGGTGAGCCAGTTGAGCGCCGCGATGTTCCCCATCAACGATGGTGGGCTGAACTTGTTCCACCCCTCGGAGGAGCACATGAAGGCGGCCAACTGGGACTATGAGAAGGCGATGCGTCTCCACCTCATCGAAATCTTCCCGGAGGACCTCTGGGGTCGGACGGCGGCGAGTCGCGCTCACCGCTACCTGACGCGGTTCAACCAGGACCGTGGGTTCTTCAAGGAGGACGCCAAGGCGCTGCGTTGGCTCATCTGCAACATCTTCAACTTCGAGGACCGCACCTTGGTCCATCCCACCTTGTCGGGTGGGGAGGCCATCAAGGCCTTCGGTAGGGGTGTGTTGGTTGAGAGTTTTGTGAAGGGTTGGGTGAACGAGAGGAACGAGGACAAGAAGGCACAGCGCTTGACCGCCCTGGACCGTCGAGTCGCGCTCCTCACCCCCACGCCGCCCCTCCTCTTCCGTTTCTTGGCGCTCTTGGAGAAGAACGTCGAGTTGGAGGCCTTCAACCGGGCCTTGATGCAGGCCGCCCCGAAGTTGGGCCCCTTGGGGGTCCAGCACATCCGCAACCGTCAGAACGGTTGAGCGAGGTGGGTGGTTGATTGAGAGGTTGGTGGATTAGGTGAGATGAAGGTTCTCAGCTAGGGGCATCGGCCCCTTAGCTGGGCCTAGCCTAGTCGCCATTTCTTCCATCGTTGGAGTATCTTCAGCTTTGGGTTTTGGTTTTGAAAGGTTGGTTGTAGGTAATAAAGGTTAGAAAAAAATTCTTAAGGCAGCAGAAGCCGAACTGAGTGTGTCGGTACTGCCGTCTTTGAACCCTGGCCGGGGTTAAGGCAAAAAGGATCCCGGAACAAGCATAAGGGATCCGAAAAGTGACCGGTCCTGAGGTGGGTCGATGAGGGTTGAGCCAGGAGGGAGTAAGTTCTCTCGATAGTCTGGCTGTGTAGGGACCTTAGGTTGCTGTTGCGCTGCTAACGTAGAACCTTGGGGAATTAAAGAAACCCGTGAAGGTGCATTTCTCAAAGAGGCTGTCATGCTTATTGTACTCTTCCTTATTATCGCTCCTCTTGTTATTCTCTCTCCTCTCTTCGCGGATCAGTGCTGTAAGCATTTTCAGCAGAAGAAGATTATGAGAATGTTGAAGGAGGGGGGACTGAAAGAGCCCATGACCCCACCAGAGTTCATCAAGAGGTGGGAACTGTTGTTGAAGGAAGGAGGGCTGAAAGAGCGGATCACCCCATCAGAGTTCACCAGGAGGTGGGATCTGTTGCAGGAGGAGGCAAAGCGTCTTGAGGAAAGGGAACTTGACCTTAAGGCGGAAGTGCAATGTCGGGCGGAGCTTCTTGTTGCAGAGGAGCTGGAGGAACTTCGCGCTGGCACAAGGGAGCTTCTTCAAGCCGAGGCCACCCTTGATGATAAGGTCGCAGACCAGCTGGAGGCTCGCCTGCTTGCTCTCGACGGGGAGGTCCGATCGGTAAATCACATCGGGACAGAGCAGAAGCTCTTCAAGGTGTGTGGGGACCCTGACAGACTTGAGGCGAATGTTTCATTCCTTTTGAACGAACAAGAGCGACCCTTTTCACAGGTCTCCATCGAATACCACAATGATGAGCCCTACGCCAGCGGCAGAAGGGGCATGACCTCTGGAGTCCTGATGGGATCGAGGCAAGCAATCCTGCAGCAGGTGCGCTTCATGGGGCGGCATGGCTATCGGTGGGCGGATGTGATTGTCTCTTTTGATGACGTCCTCAGCGAAGACTATCAGATCAAGATCTGTCCTTCCTGCAAGGACTCTCACTAGCTGTAGCCCCGGAGGGACTTGTGGAAATCATTGCTGGCATTACCATCATTGTCCTTGCGATTGTAATCGCAGTGCTATTGGTGGTGTATTCGAACAGAATTGAGGCGCTTCAGCGGAGGAACACCAAAGAGTGGACGGCAAAGTTCTCTCAGGTTGAAGAGCTTGAAGCAAACGCGAAGGCTCACATCAAGAAAGAAGCCGAGAAACTGATCGCTGTAGACCTCAAGCGCCTGAAGGAGATGCAGAAGAGCCTTGAGCAAGCACACAAGCTGGTAGGTCAGACAGTGTCTGATACTGTTGACTCGCGTCTGAAGGCTTTTGATGGGAAAGCAAGGCAAGCTCATCTTTCTCTGAGAGCCTACAAAGAGGAATATAACTTCACGGCCAATCCTGAAGTGATTCTGTCAATCATTGAAGACTTTCTGAAGAGTCATGATGGAGAAATCCGTAAGATTCGAGTGGGACTTCACAACGGAGAGTCTGGAGAGAAGAGAAACTGGACCAACGGCACCATGTCTGGGAACTTGGACGTAGCCTGCAAGCAGTTGAAGTCTTTTGCTTCTTTGGAGATTCTGAAGAAGAATAACCTTCGCCACGCTGATGTCACCGTTTTCTTCAATGGTACGCACAAAAAGGACTATGTCCTAAAGATCTGTCCCACTTGTGGGGAGAGCTAAGATTTATGAGGGGTGACGGTTCTATTTCGGGATAATTACCCGCATGGTTCACGCCCGGCTGGTGAAAGTCCAGAACCTCTCGCGTTAGTCTGCAACCTTTGCGCGTTGTAGTGGCTTGGGGAAAGTAGGAGTAACCCTCCGCCCGCGAAGTCAACTTTCTGTAGTGGGTGGTTCCACTTTAAATAGGCACTAGTGGCTACAGACCACATAGGCCCTACCCCCTGGATGCAGGGTATACTAAGGCCGTTGAAACAAGGTGGTTGTTGACCATACCGAAGGGATGCGAGACCTGTACAAGCCTTGATGAGACTAGCGGGAGCCTTTTGAGGAGGGTCACCTGAAATGGCATATGTAACCTCCAATCCTAGTTGGAGCTATACGGCAGGAGTACTAGGGAACCCTGCAATCTACAAGATAAATGGGTGCGAAGTGGTAGGCCCATACCAGCAATTTTGTTGGTCTAAGTAGATCCATATATGTTTAACATAGGAACCTCCGCCAGGAGGAAGGATAAAGACCGTGCCTGACAAGACCCCGAAGACTCCCACCGCCATGCACAAGCTCCGCCGCGCCCATCGAAGCGCGGTGCGAGGTGGTCACACCACCTTGAGCTTGAAGCAGTGGGCCGCTGCGAACGACCAGGAGCAGGTCATCGTGGACGCCCACAAGAACGCCAACCCGAAGCCCAAGTACAAGGCCAAGACCTACAAGACCGGCGCTGGTGGCGCTCGGCCCAAGTCGAGCGGAGGCTCGAAGGTCAAGAAGGTCAAGAAGGTCACCTCTGAGGAGGAGTGATGGATGCCGTCGACATATCGCTCTCCCTCTTGATTGCTGCAGCATTTGTCTTCCTTGGTTTTGGGATGGGGGCTGCCCATGAAGGCACCGCCATCAAAGAGGGATGGTGTGAGGCAAATAGTGCAAAGATTGAGAGCAGTCTTTGTGTCCACGACAATGGTGTCGACAAGGTTGTGATTCCCTTTCCTGATTGGATGTGATATGTCTCGTGTAATCATTCTTCGCGGACTTCCCGGCAGCGGGAAGAGTTCGCTCTGTACGAACTTTGATGTGGAGGCGGTTGTTTGTAGCGCCGATGACTTCTTCTACGATGAGGAGGACAACTACATCTTCGATGGCTCTAAGCTGGCGCTGGCCCATCAGGCTTGCCAGGAGAAGTTCTCGACTGCCCTCCTGGATGGCAGTCGACTCATTATCGTGGACAACACCAACACGCAGCACTGGGAGATGAAGCCCTACCTGGACATGGCCTATCTGGCCGATGCTCGGGTCACGGTCATCTCCGCCTTCGATGGAGGTTGCACCGATGAGGAGCTGGCCGAGCGGAACACGCATGGCGTCCCTCAGGATTCCATCGCGGGCATGAGGGCTCGGTTCGAGCACGACTGGAAGGCCCATGACGCGCGTCCTCCATGGGAGCGGGGCAAGTGATGGACCCCTCGAAGAAGTACCACATTTGGTACGTGGCTGACCCCACCATCCCCAGGAACTGCGAGGCTTCGGAGGACAATCAGCGGAGCAAGAGTTTTCGCTTCTGGATTGGGATGATCTGGGGGTGTCTGACCGATCCGGAGATCCGAGCCAGCCTGAAGGCTGACCGTATCAGGATGATGGTAATCAAGTAAACAAGGGAGAGATATGAAGAATTTCCTTTTGGCGATGTGTATCGCCTTCGCATCGGTTGGCTGTCAGTCAGCTGGTGAGGTCAATGGCCGAGAGGTCGATTGTGTCGGGGCCTTCGAGGAGAAGAGCCCTCGTTACAAGTACAAGGTCGCAACTTGGAACATCATCGGCGGGGTGGTGTTCTCTGAGATGGCGTTCATTCCGCCTCTCTATGTGATCCTTTCAGCGACCCATTGCCCGGTCGCTGAGAAGGGCGAGGCTCCTCTTCGGAACTAGGGTCTTTGGAGTTGTAAAAATGGCAATTGAGAAAATGCTGGACGCGGCAGCTGATTGGTGGTTCGCACAGTTCCAGAACCCCACGAAGGACAACGGAGCTTCAGATTTTGCCAATTTGATGGCTCAAGGGATGGCTCTGGAACTTGCGAACAGTACGCCGTGTCCTACCGACCCGCGTCCCTTCGGGGATGCGTTGAAGAAGGCTTACGCTGATCGTCCTTTTAACACCTTGTCAGCAGACTATGCTCCAGGCGGACCTCTCGCTGATGCGATGGATACGGCGGGTATCTCTCGGGAGAGAGCCCCTTGGAAGACGGTCATGTGGCTCGAGCTGGGCCGCGTGGTCGTGCGGGCGGGGTATGGAGCCCCGGAAGTGGTGATTTTTCGATCCTAAAGGTTCACAGTCTAAGATACCCTTAAGTGGGCGGAGGGGTGAAAGGCCCCTAAGGTAAACAAGCTTTTTTAGAGGGATGCTCAGGGCAGGTTCATACCTGGAGGTTCGAATCCTCACGGGCTACGGCCCGGAGGGCATTAAGTAGTCCTTCCTTTGAATCAGAGAGGAGGGAGCGCCGAAATCAACAGAGCTGATTCCTCTATTGATGCCTCTAAGAGTTTAAGATACCCTTAACTGGGCGAGGGGGTGGAAGGCCCCCTATGGACCATTAAGCTCAAGTGGTTGCAGTCGCTGTTAAGACTCAACCCAAAGGATAGAGCTTCTTCCCCAGAGGAGAGGTTGCAGGTTCGACACCTGCATGGTTCACTAATGGGCCTCAAGCTTTAGCGGTGAAGCAGTTGACTTTTAATCTTCAGAACAGGGTTCGAGTCCCTGGGGGCCCACCATGATTCTTGCGTTTTTGTCTACTGTGATTATCTATCAGATTTGGGTGTTCATTTTTGGAGGGAGGCCATTTCTCCGCTTCTTCTTTGGATATATTCATTTTGGGTATGATATCTTCTTGACAATCTTCTTGATCTTTCTGGTAAAGGGAATGACTTGAGCAACCGCAAGAAGATCCTCGCTGGCATTTTGCGAGTAGAGGCTGAAAACAAACGTCGCTTAGATCCCAACGGTGAGTTTCCTTCGTGTAAGGCCATTTTGGGCACCACGCAGTGCGAGCGCTGTGGCTATGAGACTTCTCCGGGAGTTTGCATTGCAGCTCGTTCGTATGAACGATGGACTGTTAGACCAGGCTGATGTAATCAAAATGAGGTGCTTATGCCTGTAGTCTTTTTATTGATGTGGCTGTTCAACTATATAAGTGGTGGAATCTTTCTGTTCTTGTTCTTGGCGTGGATAGTCTTATCAGATTGATCGCGGATCGTCTAATGGCAGGACGCGGGTTTTTGGTGCCCGCTATCTAGGTTCGAATCCTAGTCCGCGAGCCAAATCATGGGTCTCGGACCGGCTGGTTGTCGGGGGGCGTCTTATAAGCGCCTTTAAGCAGAGTTCAATTCTCTGGGGGCCTACATAACGAAAGTAAAAAAATGAATCGTGTTGCTGTTGCTTCCGTCATCGTAATCGTCCTCATGGGAGGCCTTCTGGGGTTTCAGTTGCTGAAAACGCAGGTGGAGCCTCCCCCTACGCCTCAGACCGAAGAGTACAAAGCCGAGGTTGCTTCTTGCTATCAGGAGAAGGAGTTGGCGCGATGTGAGTGTCTTGAGCGCGTGCTCATCACTTCGGCCAACGATGACTCCCTCCCCTCTGTGGTTGAGGGTTGTTACACTCGCTTTGGTCGTGGCAAGGATGGCAAGGCCAAGATGGCCGCCACAAAGGCTGCGAAGTGGGCCGCCAAGAAGTTCCTGGAAGAGAACTAGTGGACTTCGTGCTTACGTATCTTCCCTCAGTCGCTTTCGTCGGGCTGATCTTTTCACTTTTTGTGTGGAATCATAAAGGCTGGGCTGCCCTTTTTGAGCTCGCGATGTTCATTAGCATGATTGCCGTCCTGAGAACTGAAGGGCTTTCAATTTTCTTCGCAGTCCTTGCTGTTTTCTTTGGATTCTTTTTTGTGAAGTTTGCTAACGAGTATCTAGAGGAACGTGAGGAGAGAGTTGATGGCAAACCACAAGCTTGAAGAACGAGAAGGGTTGGAATTCTTCTGGTTCTATCCCATCCTGTGGGGTGGTAGCACACTCTTGGCTACCTTGGTGGCTGCAGCTTTCTCTGACTTTAGAGCCATCACCCTCTTCTTTTCTCTCCTGACCAATGGTTCAATACTCTTTGTCTTTATTGTGTTCATGTGGGCGAAAGACATTCATTACGAAGTGGAGAAGATGAGAGACAAAAAGCTTTAATAAATTTTGGGGGTGTCAGGTTTCGACAGGGTATAAATAGGAAGCGATAGCAGGTCCCGCTAAGAACGGCAGCGGGTTAGAAAGCAAGTTCAAATTGTAAACGGCAACGTAAACAACATGGCGGTGGCTGCCTGATAGCTTCCCTTCGGGGAATCTATTGGTAGTGCATACCCTCTAGTCTCTGAGTTAGACCTCTTTAAGTAAGGGCTAGAGTACGTGAAATTGAGGAATCGGACAAAGAAAAGTCCAATGTCGAGTGGATGGAAACTGAAGCTTCGTAGCTGCTTGCAGATACGAGATTGGGAACGTGGTAACACGTACAAGGATAAGCCAAACTAGTTGCGGAAGACCTCCTTGATGGTTAAGAGCTACCCGCTGACAGTAAACTCATCAAAGGAAATCGTATTACTCTTTTGATGAACCTATAAGTACGAACCTCCCTGGTTGTTTCTACCATGAGGGGAGTGAGAAAACAGAGCAAGGCGCAGCTTGGGGCCGACAGGAGTTAGCCTCAAGTGGAGTGGCAAGTGCAAATCCTCTCATTTGTTTTCATCTAAATGAAACTAAACCTGTAGAAGTTGTATTTCGAAAATGTTCTGGACGGGAGTTCAATTCTCCCCACCTCCACATTTCTTCACGCTGAGTGGCCGTGCTGATTGACGGCGGCTGAAAGCAAACGCAATAAACTACTCGCGCGCTTGGGTTAACCAACCGGAATCAAACAGGATACTGTTCGCGCGAAATCGGTTAGCCAGCCCTAATAGGTAGTGAGCGTTTGTAGAAAGTGTCTTAGACGGTATGTCAGGGAAGGTACAACCTGGACTCCGGATAGGCGTGAGGTGGTTCAGGGTTGTAGGTAAGAGAACGGAAAAGGTAATCTGAAAACGCCTTTCTGAAACCCATAAACCTAACAAAGGGGAGCCCGAGTGGTGCAAGCAGCCCCCAGAGAGTTGAAAAGCTAGGCTCTCCAGTTTCTCATAACTTATAGCTCTAGCTTAAGTTCTAGAGCGCGCCCTCCGAAGGTTGAGATTTGGGTGTAAGAATCCCAAGAGCTATAAGTTATGAAAAATTAGAGCCTAGCTTTTCAGTTTCTGACATAGAGTAACCCTGGCCCGGGGAAATACAGGGCTTGAGTGATCCGATAAATGGGTCCTGACTTTAACCTCTATGTCGATTAGACGTGCCAGCTAACCACTGGCTAGTGGGAGTGGCGAGAATCCCACGATGAGAAGCGGAGTCGTTTCCGTAAAAAAAGCCCCGGACCTCGGAGAGGTCGGCAATCTTCTGTCGTTAGTCCCTAAACCATGGAGTAGTGTGATGAGAGGCTTGCCTCAGTGATTCACAGTTATCGATGAAGTGGAGGGGATAGAGAAGCTGTGGTGTGCAGCCATAGTGGCTTGGGGTTTTAACCGCGAAGCCAAATTTCTGCCCCACCAATAGGGTAAAAATGGGATGCTTGGTGATCATCTAAAACATCCTTGAGCTATGCAGTATGCTCAAGCGCCCGCCTGGGTAATCCAGTGGGTTTAGAGAGGACATGGTGCTCCTCCTGGATACATAGCCATAAAGCCTTATTGGTTGGAGGCGGCTGTGTAATACCGACCACAATACTAGATAGTAATTTAATGTTGGAGCAACTTTCTAGTTACAGTTGCTCCCGTCTACTAGCGACGAATATAAACCGATTATGCTAGTTAAATCGGAGAATTAGGCCCTTCGGCGGTAGGAGTTCCCGCGTGGTCACTGTGCTTTTATACCCACAGACTACATATATGGATTGGGCCATTTTACCAGATGATCTGTCCCGGCAGATGCATAGGCAGCCACCTCGTTAAAAACTGGTACCGGGCACTATCTTGCAGTGGAAGCTCTTAGACCTCCGATATAAAGGGGGATTAGGTAAATCTTAGGTGCCTAAGTTAGCGAACCTGGAAGCGCCCCACGGGCAGGACTTAGCCATCCCTCATGGTGAAAGCACAAGCTGAGGGGCTTGTGTTGGTTCAATGTCTCTACACCGTTCCTGCCGGTTATGCAGGAGAGTGTTGTGAGTTCCGTGTGAGAACTCTCATGTGTGGCTGGCATTAATTGATAAGCGGGTAGAGTCGCTTATCAACAGCTCTCGACGCGGGCGAGTAAACAGAGGGGTTGCTCCTTCTGCCCGCACTCTTCTGTTCCGTCTGTAGGGTAAAAGCAGCGGGCCCGATTGGTGGGCTACGATATAATACGGACCAATTGAGGTTGGGAATCTTAAACAACAAGCTCTCGAAATTACAGAATCAGAGAGCATTCCTCTTGGCCTGGCAAGTTAAGAAGCTTAGCGGCTTCAACCAGGACCTTTTCTACAAGGAAAAAGAAATGAAGTCTTTCTTGAATACTGTTCGGCACTACATCAAGATTATTCCCCTCCATCTGGCAATCTATTGGCCTCTTGGGCTGATTGCATTGGTTGCTTCGCTCTTTCTCCCTTGGTTGGGCTTGGCTCTGTGCCTTTCCTATCTTGTTACCCTTTTTGATACAATTAGCTTCCCCGCTGCACCCAGCGGGAATGGAGCAGGAGCCTGGGGCGATCTTGCGCTAATCGCTTGTTCTATCGTGGGTGCATTCTTGTTTGGAATTAGCTCTGTCATCGGTTTCTTGATCTAACGAAGGAAGTCTAATGAAGTTTGTAACTGAAATCCACCCACGAGGCATGGCTTGTCGAATGGGACCTCCCGAGTTTAAGGAGGTCCTTGAGCTTGGGCTCTCAGCTCTTCCCACCAATGGGACTGTGATTACCTTCGAGGGGCAGCGATACACTGTCATCAGGTATGAGCTGAACGTGGACCTGGGCACGGACCAAATCGTGGTGGAAAAAGATGACTGAAAGCAAAGAGAACGAATTTACGTGGGCGGGGCTGATTACAGTCCTGCTCTGCCTCCCCCTGATTTGGACTTTTCATGTATGGACGGGCCAGCACTTTTTGGTGCATGGCCTACCTTACTTGAATCTTGACCCTATTCATCTGCCTTTTTGGCAGATGTTCTGGGGCGGTATCGCCTTCAATCTTGCCTTTTCTCGTTCCAATATATTTACAAAGAGTGAAGATCACTCCTTGACTTATATGGGGCTGGTAGGCCTGGCAACTTCCATCCTCTCTTATCTTGTTGTGTACGCCATCCTATAGGGAGAAAAAATGAGTAAGAATTCTAAGGCGCGGTCAAAGCAGAAGAACAAGCTGCAGAAGGCTGCCCGTAGGGCTGCTAAGAAGGCCCTGTATGCATCCTATGCTGACTTGGCGGATAACTCCAAGCGGCGGGCCCGAAAGAAGAAGAAGGCAGGACATAAATTCTGCTTCTCTTCCCACCCAAATGGACCGTGTGGGAACCATGGGTGTAAGAGGGATAGCTGTCAAGCCTTTCAGGCTGAGTGCTGGCGAGAGACTCTGTATCGTCGAGAACTTGAGGCGCAAAAGGCGGCTTAAGAGGAGCTGCAATGAAAGCCATTAAAAAGACCAAGACAGTGCATGTTCCTGCTCATGACAGAGAGGACACCCATCATCATTGTCCCGTTTGCGATGGGATTTGTAAGCACATTGATGACACCAGGGGTGGCCCGATGTCATCTGGTTGGAGCTGGTGGGCGTGCGGCTCCTGTTTTTGGACTGAGCTCCTTGACGAGGAAACAGTCCAAGAGATGATTATTCGTCGAGCAGTAAAGAATCAAGGCTTCAATCAGGATACTCCTCGAGATCAAGTGATTGCGATTCTGTCAGGTATTCATGGACATTTAGAGAATGCGCTAAATGGACATGTTTCTCGAACTAAGTTCTATGATGTTCGCCTGCCTGAAAGCCTCGGACAGCTTGAAAGCGTATTCAAACTTCTTCGAGGGTGGCCAGATTTGGATACCTGGAAGAAATAGAGATTTCGCTGGTGTGGTGGAATTGGTCTTCACAGGGGACTTAAAATCCCCCGAACTTTAATGTTCTTACGGGTTCGAGTCCCGTCTCCAGTACAAAGGAAGAAGAATGATTCTTGAGTCACTTGAGCAAGGGGAATACATTCTCTTTGTTGAGATAGACGCACAACAAGCCTTTGCAGTTGAAGGATCCTACGAAGGCCCTCAGTGAGTTCCTGTTCAGGATGGGTGGATTGCAACTATTTATGCCCGTAAAGGGGACCTAAATATTGCCATACAAGATCATCTCGAGGCTGGAAGAAAGGCCTTCTGGGTCTCCGCCGAAGACGTGAGAGTTCCACAAATGCATGTGAAGCACACCTGGAGTGGCTTGGCATAATATTAAGCTGGGGGTTCGAATCCTCCCACCGGCTCCTTCAACAATAAGAAAGAAAAATCATGAATAAGATCCTTCCCCTTGCCTTTGTTCTCCTTGCGCCTCTTCTCTCTGGCTTCACTATGTGCAGCGAGATCCCTGACGGACCCTTGCTTTGTGGTAGCGCCGATGGAGGAGTGTGCTCTTCTCCCTTCTACATGAACCGCGCCTATGGCGAGGTCACGGATAAGAAGGGTAACGTCGTGATGAAGCTCAATGTGGTCTACTCAGTAGATCCGGCCATCGCTTTTGTCACCGTCAATGGAGTGGCTATGGAACTGGGGTGGCACGCGCTCTCCATGACCTTCAGGGCCGACAATGATATCTGGACCTTCAAGCCGGAGAAGGCCGACCAGATTAGGCTTATCTACAGGGCGGCCCTTCCGGGTGGCGTTCGAGGGGAGGATGTTTATTACCTCTTCTCGGGAACGAATGCCCTTCAGGGCAACCAACCCTCACCGAGCGAAGAGGGCATTCTCACGGTACATGGGATCTTGGGGAATCGACTACACAAGGGCCTGGCCAGTGTGTACTGGAGCAAGAGAAAGTAAGACTCCCCGGCTTAGCCTCGGCGGCTGGGGCAGCCTGGGATGCTGACCATAAAACTCACCCTGGTGGAGGCGTCGGTTACGACGCCCTAATTTGCATACACTTAGGATTAAGTTTCCGAAAGTGGTTAAAGCCTGACTGACAGACTTGGGTTGCAACGTCTGTCGACTTCAAGAAGTAAGCGTAAATGGTACTGCTACTGGCCTAAGGTCGAAAGACCTGAATCCGGTGTGTTGGAGGTTCGAATCCTCCCTTCTTGGCCAAATTCAAAAGGACATTACATGAAAATCCCTAAGCCTGTTCGAAAGCGCCTGGCTCGATATGCCAGGTGTCATGAAGTTCCAAAGAAGTTCAAGTTTGAAGAGTGGCGCGGATTGAAGCGCCACGCCGAGGACCAGCTTCTGATGAAGGAGGTTCTTGCTTCTTGTAAGACCTCTTCTAATCCCCTTTTGAAGTTCTTGGCAAATGTCTCGACGGTGTTTGAAGGAACAGCTTGGTTCTAATAGGAGTTGAGATCCAGTTCCCGTCGGGGTGCCTACTGGTTAAACAAAAAGGCTCGATGAGTAGACTTGTGTCTGGAGAGACTCCGCCGGTTCGAGGCAGACGGTGCTCAAAGCCTCCCTTTTCTTGGAGAGTGAGATGGTTAAACTAATAGGGCATGTCCCTGAGACAAAGAGGGGTCCCTTTAGGCGCAATACAATGGAAGCTAAGGTAATGGAAACTCGACAGGAACGTCATGAGAGACATCTCAGGACGATGAGAGCGTATTTGGCAGGAGGGGAGAATTTCCTGGCCGCCAAGGCTCTCCAATTTGCAAAGAATCTAATGACAGGACTAAGGAAGGATGGGGAAACTCCAGCCTTCCACCATCCCCTGTCGGTGGCTCGCTACTTACGAGCTCACCGTCGTAGTCTTATTTATGGAGAGGAGACCATTGCGGCTGCCTTTCTTCATGATATCCTCGAAGACTTTGGTGATACTGTCACTAGAGAGCAACTTAGAGACCTGTTTGGGGAAAGAGTAGCGACTGCCGTATGGGCTCTCAGCAAGAAGAGCAACGGAACGTCAAAGACTCCCGATACCTACTTCATGGGCATTGCATCTAATGAGATTGCATCTGTTGTGAAGGCTGTAGATCGATTGCACAATCTCCACACCATGGAGGGCGTGTTCTCTGTTGAGAAGCAATTGGACTACATCAAAGAAGCAAGAGATAGATTTATCCCCATGCTTATCGAAGCAGGAGATAGGTTTCCCGAACAGTTTGATGTCTATGAAAACCTCAAGATGAACTTGAGGCTTCAAACCATCCCGATGGAACGACTGTGCGAAGCTTTGATGAGGCTAAAAGATGAAGTTCGAAGCGGTGATTGTCGAGGGTGAGGATTGTGGAGATCAGTGCGATAGGACCGCTGCCACGATTCTAGAAAAGATCGCAGAAGAAATTCCGAGCCTTGTGCTCACTGAAGAAGAACAACAAAAGCTCCAGCAAATTGTAGCTGGAGTTGTGAGATGGAGAAAGTAATGCAGCGCAAGCCTTGTCCTGGTGCGCAGGAGGTGATCATCGATCACCTCACCTCTAAGGGTCCTCAGACGGCACAGGCCGTTGGGCTCGCCCTCTACGGCACTGTGGTGCCGTGGGATCTTGAAGCGACGAAGCGTAAGCGCCGCATTTGGGCGCAGCATCAGCTTCAGCACATGCACGGTGATCAGGTTCGATTGACCGGCACTCTTTGGAGTCGAGGAAACTAAGATGAGTAACAATTCTTTGGAACTAATTCGTGAGAATTTGGGACCTGATCCGGTGGGCATTGGCACTCCGGCACCCATGAACATTCCCAAGAGTGGCCCTTTGGCTTATGCCAAGGACCTGGCAGGTGGCGTTTGGGAGGGAGCTGTGAGGCTCATTCCCCATCTCTCCCTCTTTGAGTCCGAGGCTTGTCAGGGCCGCCGGATGCAGAGGAACGAATGGACCGGAAGAGGGAGCAAGGAGTTGAACTACGCCTTTGATCTTCCTCAGGGGTTCTCCGGTCTTCTCTCTCCTGCCAATGTGGCCTTCAACTTCCCGGCTGATTACATTCAGCCTGCTCCGACTGGCTTCACCCATGGGTGGATGAAGCGGTGGTTGGCTGACATGGGCCCTGAGGGGGATTCAACGAACTAAGGAAGTAACATGGCCCGCTTTTATGAAAACTGTGAGCAACTTGACCAAGAAGGTCGGTTCCTCTCATTTATAAATAAAAAGAGGGCTGATTGGTATGTCAATCGTGGACTTGCCAAAGTTCTTTCTCATGAGCCCTATCGAATATCCCTAACCTTCCCTCCTGCTGGACAAGGCAGAAGGGAAGACCCTTTCTATCAAGTTCAAAGAGAGAATGTCTGTGTGGTTTGTGGGACTGAAGAGAGTCTCACAAGACATCACGTAGTGCCTCAGACCTTTAGAAAGCACTTCCCAGAAGAGTTCAAGGCAAATGCAAATCATGATGTTCTTGCTGCGTGTGAAACATGCCATAGGGCCTATTGTGTATTTGAAGAAGAGCTTAAGGTAGAGCTAGCAAAGAAGCATGACCTTTCTTTGACGGGAGCTCCCCTTGGGATTCCCGCTCACATTCAAAAGGCTGCCAGCTTGGCGCAAACAGCTTCTGCACGTTGGGACTCTATGGGAACCAAAGGCAAAGAGAGGATTGCAGCATCCTTTCTCTTTTTGTTCTCATCTGCAGGACCAACTCCTGACGAAATGAAGCAGATTGTTAGCATCCACTTGCATCAACAGACGTCTTCTTTTGGGAAAGCAATAGCTAACCTGTATGAAGATGACTTGAATAGTCTGGCTTCTTTGTGGAGAAATCATTTTGTTGAGACTATGGATCCTCAACATCTGCCAAAGTTTTGGGATCCAAATAGGGAATTAGGATGATTGACTTCATGGTTGGATTTTCTATTTGCTCCTCAATTCTTTATATAAGCGGATGTTTTAGCTTATTTATGGAGGGTCACTATAGAAACAGATGGAAGTCTATTCGTAAGAGAATTTTAACTCTTCCTTTGTTTCTTTTCCTTTTAGTCAGACCAATAGTCGCTCTTTATGTCTTCTTTACTCAGCCTTTGGTGCTTCTAAAAGAGTACCTCCCTACCGCTTTTAAGGAATTGAGAGAAGAACAAGTGCAAGCGCGTTGCGAACTTGCATCAGAAAAGGAAAAGAGCGTCAAGCAAGCAGGAATGCTAAGCGCTCCTCCAGATAAGTCTGGATGGCTTAGTGATTAGCACCCGTAACTCAGCTGGATAGAGTAGTCGCCTCCTAAGCGATTTGTCGATGGTTCAAATCCATCCGGGTGCACAAATGAAAGAAGGATCATGATTAGTTGGATCACTCCTGAAAAAATTGTAGAAAGCCGTCGGAGTTCTACTCCTGATTCGGTTTACCAAGCCATGAATAATTTGATAGCTGAGAACTATGCGAATTGTTCAACTGTTGTAAAAGTCGATGAGCTTAAGGTGGAAATTCTCAGGCTAATGGGAATAAATACAAAGATTTTAGACCATTGGCTTGATGTTGAACCAATATTTGCAGACCATGGGTGGGATTTGAAATTGGTCAGTCCAACAGGAAATCAATCCTTCCCTCCCTATTGGAAGTGTAAGTATCTCAAGGCTCTGGATCGGGGCCTTTAGCTCAGTGGTTAGAGCCGTCGCCTCATAAGCGATTGGTCCAGGGTTCAAATCCCTGAGGGCCCACAAAGGATTTTGAATAATGAATATGCAATCTATGGGCGAAGTGAAACGCCTTCATCTCAAGCGTGTGAAGGCGGTCCAGTTTGCTGAAGTACTTAAGTCGCGCTTCTCCGCCGGCGAATACCCAAATCTCTGCTTGACTTCTTCGGATGCAGTAGAGCTGGGGATTGAAATTACCAAGACTCTTGTTCCTGTGATTCTTGAAACCACCTGGAAGCGAATCCGAGAGTGGGAGCAAGAAATGTGCAATCTGGGGATGGAGTGCTCTCCCGCTCTGAAGTTTTACAATGAGAATACGGTAGTGACCTTAGACGGTTCGTATGAATCTATCTAGCTCAAGGGAGAATGGCTCTACGAGGACGTAAGGGCCCACAAGGAAAGCATGAAACCCACTTATATTGTTGGAGACGTTCATGGATGTCTCCGAGAGCTTCAGACACTTCTTTCTCTTATCTTTCAAAAGATTGGTGCCAATCCAGGGACTATTGTCTTTGTTGGTGATCTGATTGACAAGGGGCCTGATAGCCTCGGATGCCTTCGTCAGGTCAAAGACCTACAGAAGTATCCGATGGGGATTGAAGTCGTCTTCGTCATCGGCAACCATGAGGATAAGTTGATCCGTTGGTTGCAGCACGAGCAGAAGATTGATCTGGGTCTTGCTGTAACTAATCCCATTAAGGCATTGCCTGAGTGGGATGCAGCCATGAGGACATGGGGGCTCAAGCAAGGTGGCCTTAGGTGGCTACGTTCCTGTCCTATGTCTTGGTCTTCCGGTAATGGTAAGTACCATGTAGTCCATGCTGGGATTGAGCCCAAAAGGAAAGCAATTCCAGTTTGCCCCTGGCTTGAGGCCAAGGGCAAAGACAAGACTGTCTTCTTTACTCGGTATGTGAACCCTGAGAAGGGTAAGATGGTAGCACTTGGTCAGGAGGTTTTTCCTCGTGACAAGTGGTGGGGTGAGCTTTATGATGGCCGTTTTGGTACTGTCATCTATGGACATCAGCCCTTTGATGAAGTTCGACGAGATGCCCATGCAGTAGGCATTGATACCTCTTGTGTTTATGGAGGCTGCCTGACTGCATATGATCCAACTACTGGAGAGACTCTTGAGGTGAAGGCCTTTGATGTCTATTCAGAGAGAATGAAAGACTACCCTTCATGATTAAGTCTTTCTTAATATAATTCTGCAAGGAACAAGATGAGTGATTATCCAGATGGAACCATTATTGTAGGTCTCCAGGATGGAGACGAAAGCAAGGGAAAGGTGGCGGCGGCTCTTTGTTCGCTACCGCAAGTGACCCATTGTGTTCGCTATAGTGGTGGACAGAATGCAGGCCATGTTTTCTACAAGGATGGCCTACAGGTTGTCACTCATATCATTCCCTCTGGGATTGTATATGGGAAGGTCTCGGTGATTGGTCCTGGCTGCGCCTTCTCTGAGAAGGGCTTCTGGGCTGAGCTAGAAGACATTTGTGATGCACTGGGGGAGACCATGTTGAATCTCTCTCGCTTGATCAAGATCTCCCCTGCTGCTCATATCGTCCAGGACAAGCACATCGTTTTGGATGAGGCGACAGACAAGATTGGATCTACCAAGAGAGGGATCGCCCCAGTCTATGCCGATAAGGCTATGAGGACGGGCATCCGAGCCGAGAGCATTCCAAGCCTAAAGCCTTTCTTGTGGGATACGACTAAGCTCAATGACCCAAAGAATGTCATCGTATTTGAAGGGGCTCAAGGCTTTGGCCTTGATCCTGATGTAGGAGATTATCCCTATATCACCAGCTCCTCCTCTCTCCCTGGTGCGATCAACAATGTTGGTGTGCCCATCTGGGCAATCAATAAGATTGTTGGAGTTGCAAAGCTCTATGCGACCTATGTTGGGACCAAGGAATTCGAGCCAGATCTAGAGATTTTCTCAAAGCTTCGTGAGCTCGGAGGGGAGTATGGCTCGACCACAGGCCGTCCTCGACAGTGCAACTGGTTGAATCTTGATACTCTCATCACTGCTATTCGAACCTGTGGTTGTACTACGGTCGTCTTCAGCAAGTGCGACATCATTGAACAGCTTGGCGTTTTCAAGTTGATTGATGGTGGTACAGTTCGAGAGTTCGGGAATATGGCTGGCATGATTGCTCACATTAAGCGAGAGCTTAAGGAGGAGGCACCAAGTACAAGTCTAATCTTTAGTGGCAGTCAATACACAGTTGAAGATGACTATGGCCATCTTGCTGAAGAGCCGATGGGAGAGATTTGATGTCCTCGATTACAGAGGGTATTCTTGCTAGGCTGATGGAGAAGCCTGGCAAATTTGAAGGAGAATTCTGAATATGTACCAAGCAATTGTTGCCAACATTCACACCCGTCCACATCCGGGAGCTGATCGAATTCAGCTAGGAACTGTATGTGGCCATCAGGTTGTATGCGGGCTTGACATTGCTGATGGTACTCTCGGTGTGTTCTTTCCTTGCGATGGCCAGCTAAGTCATGACTTCTGTGTGGCCAATGATGAGTACCCTCGGCTTGATGAACAGGGGAAGAAGGTCGGTGGCGGATTCATCAATCCTAAGAACCGTCGCGTAAAGGCACAAAGCTTTCGTGGTGAAAAGTCGGATGGCTACTGGGTTCCAATGGATAAGCTCATTAAGTGGGCAAATCATGTTTGGCGCGAGGATGACAAGGGAGACCATGTCCTCTTGTCCAACCGTGTGCAGAGCCTTGTAGAAGGTGACACCTTTGATTCCGTTGGCGATGTGCCTTTGTGTAACAAGTATGTAACTGAGAAGACCCTTAAGGCTCTTCAGAATCAGGCCAAGCAGGCTCGCAAGACTCATACTCAGTTCGCTCAGCATATTGATACCAAGCAGTTCCGATACAACATTGGAAACATCCCGGAGGGTTCCATTGTATGGATATCTGAAAAGCTTCACGGTACTAGCGGTCGCTATGGGTACGTTCAAGCTCTTCGTGAGCTCGGTGGCCGTTTTAATGCTTTTGTTCGCAGGGCTTTTGATTGGTGCGCTGATAAGCTTGGTCTTGATGTAAGCCCTAAGTATGAACATGTTATGGGCTCACGAAGGGTTGAGCTCTCTGCTCAGTCAGAAGGGTTTTACGGCTCGATAGATTTCCGTGCAAATGTAGCAAACAAGTTGAAGGGAAATCTCCTCAAGGGTGAGTGCATTTATGGAGAGCTAGTGGGTTGGACTGGTCCTGATTCTTTGATCATGGGCCGCCACTCAACCAAGAAGCTCGGCAAGGAGCTTCGCAAGCAGTACGGAGAAGAGGTCACCTATACTTATGGACAGCCAAACGGTTGTTCTGAGTTCTTCGTTTATCGAATCACTCGTGTTGGCCCAGATGGTCAGACGATTGAGCTCGGTGAGCGTGAGATGCGGGCAAGGGCGAGGGTCCTCGGCTTCAAGACTCCAGAGCTCTTTGCGGGGCCGATGGTAGTTCACGACTATGCTGATGATAAGTGGGTCGATGGTGGCAAGACGCTCATGCAGGTCGTGGAAGCCTACCTAAATGGACCATCGATTGAAGACTCACGACATCCTCGAGAGGGCGTCGTGATTAGGGTTGACAGGCCTGACGGGACTACCATCTGGCTCAAGGACAAGAACCATCCGTTCAAGGTAATGGAGGGTATCGCTAAGGATTCCGGCGAAGCAGACATGGAAGAAAGCTCATGAAAGCATTCTTATTTGTAATGATAGTGCTTTTGTTTGGCTGTGGTTCCACCTCGACGCTAAGTCCGTTTGATAGTTCTATCAACAATCTGTTTAAGACTGTTGAAGATTCTAAGACGACGCTCAAACTTGAGACCATTCAGTGCCAACATAAGGAGACCCAAAGGAATACAACTTGTATTGTAAGGGCCTTCCTTTCGGACGGCACTCCCTTTCAACTGTCCTTAGAGTGTCCAACTGTACCCGGTGAGCTATGTGCGGTTACTGCACAGGCTCCAACTACTTCAGTTCAATCCAACCCAAGGGGCGGCTTGAGCCTATAGGATGCGTGCCGATTAACTACCGGCTAGTGGGGGTGGCGACAAGCCCCATGATTGAAGCAGGCTAGTTCCTGTCCATTAGCTTACGCTATAGACGCCCCGAACCTCGGAGAGGTCGGATTTGCTGTTATCGTTAGACGTTACCATGGAGGTTGTTCCTTTGAAGTGTGTACGTCAAACAGCGCCTGGAAGGGTGGCAGAGTGGTCTAATGCTACGGTCTTGAAAACCGTCGGGGCTAATTACCCCCGTGGGTTCGAATCCCACCCCTTCTTCCATAGTTTAGACAAAGGATAAAATGATGATTGATATTAGCGGAATTGATAAGGCAGAGCTTCTTGCTGCGCTCTATAATGCTTCTAAGCCTCAAGGGATGGGATTCCTACATTTCACCCCTGAGCCTCTTCCCATTGAGGAAGCCCGGGAGTTGCTCAAGGGAGGTTCCTCTTTTGACTATCTCAAGGGAAGGGTCATGAAGGTCGGGCTTGAGGGAAATGCATTGGATCCTCGATTGTATGATCGAGACCTTGGTGAGGGAGCTGCAGCAAGAGCTGTACAGTCCTTGAGGCGATGATGTGGGACCTAGTTAGCCTGTTGCTCTTATTGAGCATCCCCTTGGCAGTTCCTACCTTTCTTCTCCTTGAGCTTCTTGATTATCTTTGGGAAGCCTTAGAGGCTTTCACCCAAAAGGTAAGGTTCATGAAAGATTACGCTTCATATCTCTTTCTTGGAATCGGAGCTTTCTGGGGTCTTGGCGCCTACGCAGAGCTTTATAGTTAGGAGCAGCCATGTGGCTCTCAATGAGAGGCAGGGTAAAGTCCGGAGCCTCTCTTGGGGTCTTCGATAGAAACAGGCCCTTTTGGCTCATTCTTCAATGTCCTAAGGACATCATGTGGTTCTACATCAACCAGATCAACCAGGCCGTTGTAGACGGTCTGGAGAAGAAGGTTGTAGGTCCACCCCTGGCTGACTGTCACGTCTCTATTGTAAGGGACGAGAAGGCTCGTAGCGACCCCTGGAAGGCTGCTCAGGGCTATCCTCTGAGGTTTGAATACCAGCCATGCCTCCAGACCAATGGCAAGCACTGGTGGCTTCCTGTGCGTTCCAGAGAGGTGGAGAACCTTAGAGAGCGCATAGGGTTACGCCCTCGTGGTTATGTCCCCCTTCACCTTACTGTTGCCTGCACTTCTGTTCTTGAAGAGAAGACTCAAAGACGTGCTACCAAAGAGGTTATTGTTCGCAAAGCTCAGTTGGAGCTTATGCGAGAGAAGATGCCTAATGAGCTGTGGCCTTCATGTCCTGAAGCTCAAGAGTTGAAGACTCTGGAGGAGAGGTTTTATGTATGATTCAGGTGTCCGTCAAGCCGAAAAGGCTAACTTCTTTGAGAATCTGAAGGAGCTTCTAAAGGAGCATCTTGAGATCCGCATTGATACTGAGAGTGAGCCTCACTTTTACAAAGATGGTGGCTATACTGAGGTCAAGGTGAAGGTCGTCTTTGCGGGAGAGGTGATTGATTCCGATAGCTTCTCCTTTGAGACAGACTGATGTTACTCAAGGAACTTGAGTGGGAAGAAGTCCTTATCGGGATGAAGCTTTGTTCTCTTGCTGACCCAAATGTGATTGGCACCATTGTCAAAAAGAACTATGCTCCAGAAGAAGACCGTGAAAATTCGATTAACATTGAATGGTCAAATGGGAATACTTCGGCTAGGGTTTGGCATTGGTGGCAACATAATGAGATTGTGGAGGACTAATGAAGGTTTATAAGATTCTAGAATTGGACTGGAGTGAAGCCTTTCTTGACAGGGATGGAGTTGAGGATGAGCTTTGGAGGAATGAAGTTCCTGTCCATTGCACTCAAGGAGTGGCGCGCTTGAACGCCGAAAACTTCCCTCTCTTGTATCCTCTTTTGCTCGAGAAGTTTTCCTCAGAAGAGCTAAACGAGTTCAAATACTTTACAGTAATCCCAGGCTGAATCAGGAGAGGAAGGGTTAATGATTAAGGCATCTGAAGCCCGAAGGCTTTCTGATCTGCACAAGGTGAAGTTCTTAGATTTTTTGAATATCGTCAATAAGGATATTCGACATCAAGCTGAGAGCTTTGGAGGTAATGAAATAGTTTATCCTTTCTGTGCACATCCTGAAGATCTTATTCATAGAGTTATGTGTAGGCTTCAAGAATTTGGCTATGTGACCAGAGTTATCAAGGCGGATGTAGGCGTTTTTAACGTTACGATCTCTTGGCATGAAGAGGCAAACTAATGGCTAAGATTTATCAAATGTGGCGAGTGTTCCATACTGATGGTGGCGGCATGGGGTTTGACCAAGGGACCTTAGGCATCTTCAAGGAGCAGGCCACTGCCGTAGCGATCAACAAAAGGAATCCTTATACTGACTTTTCACAAGTTTGGGTAGTGGAGACAGGTGGTTATGTCTATCAACTGAAAGACAAGAAGCCAATTAAACCTGAAGTTAATCGTGTTGAACACGAGAAGAAAGTTAAGGAGATTGCTCTTGCAAAGCTCACTGATGAAGAGAAGAGCATTCTAGGCTTGCTTGAGGATGATTGAAATCAGGAGAGGTGGCGGAGTGGTTTAACGCACTTGGTTGCTAACTAAGCGTGTCTCAAAAGGGCACCGAGGGTTCGAATCCCTCCCTCTCTTCCACAATAGAAAGGTTGAGTATGTCTGAAGAAGCTGTGGCAGAAAGACTTAGCCGGAATGAGTTGAACCTCATTGCTAAGACAATATCTGAGCCTCTACAAGAGGGAACGTTTACGTTAGCTCTTGTAGGTAATATAAGAAGTGAAGACCGAGGTGGTATTCAAGAAGGTGCTGAGATTTTGATGAAGATGGATGGGATTGAGACGGTTGTGGTTTGCGCGATTGCGAACTCAGCTAAGCTCATAGGCTATCTTGTCACAAAATCAGCAACAGTTGAACCTAAGCAGTGGATCGAAGAGCTGTTTTCTACTGATTCTGAGATTGTTTTTACACTTGAAAATAATGCAGAAGTTGTTTTTGAGATTCCACTTGGGTTTTTCGCTTCATGTAAAGATAGAGCCGCCCTTTGGGCTCTGACAAAGAACTTGTTGACTGATAGGTTCTTAAGTAAGATCGGAAAGGTTGTTGAATGATATTCCTTCTCATCTTTTTTGCTCTCTTTTTGGGAGCTTCTACTTGGTATGGGTGGACTAGGACCTTCCCGGAGGCCACAAAGTTAGCACGAGATTATCAGTATGATTTGGTCGCGTCAGAAGACATTGCCGATTTTGCTTTTACAGAACTTCTTATTCCTTATTCTCTGATTGTCTTTGCTTCAATGTTTTGGCCCATCACCCTTTTTGGTTTGTTTGTTTACTTACTCTGGAAGTGGATTTACCCTACAGAGGAACTTTAATTGAAAGATAAGAAAATGCAGTATGAAATTCCTAGTTGGGCTCGTGTTGATGCAGTCCCAGCTCTACAAGAGATTAGTTTTGTTCACTTCCACCGAGAGGTGGAAGGTCACCGTAAGCTCGCTGCGACCATGGCTTGGACCCTAGATCCCAGGACGCAAGCTCCTGTTAGCACCTATGCTTTCGTGAGCAGGGAGGATCAGGGGGAGAAGTCGGTTGGTCGTCAGCTTGCTGGAGATCGTCTCGCACGATTCCTGAGCTTCGGACGCTCTGATGGAAAGGTCTCTGAGTTTTCCTCAGAAAAGGCCCTCTGGAATACCGTAGCGGCGCAGAAGGTTTCGTTTCTGACCTCTTGAGAGGTCAAGGAGATAGATTATGAGTCAAATTTTAGATAGCATTGAGGCGAGGTGGGAAGCATTGCTCACTGCCGCCAAAGACGCCCAAGCTGTTAAGATTAGCACTTATAATCTATACACTGGAATGACTTCTTACGGGACTATGGTGTCCTCTGGGAAGACCTTAAGTTCTCGCTTATTCATGAATTTGGTGGCGCCTAAGGCAAGGTTCCTTGTTGGCATCCCTCCTTTTATTGAATGTGTTGAGAATTGTGAGCACTGTCAAGAGCAACGGAAGAGGTCGATGGCTAAGTTCGCCTTTCATAAGGAGACCTGGCCGTCGATTGACTTCCGCTTTGCGAAAGAACATCACCTTAAGCTTTACTTGTTTAAGATTGATGGTAAGTGGACTGGATTTACCGGTGGGGTGAATCTATCAAATTCCCAGTGGGATGATCTTTTAATTAGACTTAGTCCAGAAGATGCTGAGAAGTGTAACGTCCTTTTTGAGAGCCTTTGGGCCCCAGCTACTAACCCCCTTGAAACTTTTTCCTCTTGGAAATGAACTGAAAGAATTAAAATGAACTACGGTAAGACTGTTAGCAACGCTATCAACAATGGTCCAGTTTCTCAGCCTATCATCGGTAGGCCCGAGATGGTAAAGAACAGCACTGAGGGCTTTGTCTTCAACACCACTTCTGAGGCAGCGCTTGAGCGCTTCCTCATTCTTGGCACTGAAGGCGGCACTTACTATGCCAGCGAGAGCCGAGCTACAGTTGATGCGGCAAAGAATGTCATCGAGATGGCTGTTGCTGGCAACGTAGATGTAGTCAGTACCATCATCAAGGTCGCTACTGCTCGTCCCTCTCGTGCGCCAAAGATGGAGCCTTCCTTGTTTGCTCTTGCAGTTTGTACCGCAAAGGGCACCCCCGAGGTAAAAGCTAAGGCGCTCAGCGCGCTGAGCGCGGTTTGCCGTATCCCCACTCATCTGTTTACCTTTCTTCAGGCCCACAAGGATCTGGGAGGCAAGACCGGTGGGCGCAGCTTCCAGCGAGCCCTACAGAATTGGTATCTTGAGAAGGATCCCTCTAAGCTGGCTTATCAGGTTGTGAAGTATCAGGGGAGGAATGGCTGGACTCACCGTGATGTTCTTCGGCTTGCCCGCCCTAAGGCTCAGACCCCTGAGCAGAACTCTATTTTGAGTTGGGCTGTGAATGGTTCGCTGCCTCTGGCAGTAAGTTCTGAAGCGGGTGCTTATCTTGTGGCGGCGAATGAGCTGCTGCGAGGGGAGCCGACGAAGCAGCGTGCAATCAACTTGATTGAGTCTCATGGGTTCACCCATGAGATGGTTCCGACTAAGCTTCAGAAGGACCCTGATATCTGGGCAGCTTTGCTTCCCCGCATGCCTATCAATGCAATGGTTCGCAACCTTGGTCGGATGACTGCCAATGGTCTGATTGTTCCATTCAGTGCCACAACTCAGAGCGTGGTGGAGAAGCTTGAGAATGTGGATGCCCTTCGCAAGAGCCGCATCCATCCGCTCAACGTTTACGTGGCCTTGCGTACCTATCAGCAGGGCAAGGGCACTCGAGGTTCGTTGACTTGGCGTCCTGATGCTCAGATCTTGAGCGCACTAGAAGGAGCATTCTACAATGCTTTCGGGAATGTAGAACCGACTGGTAAGCGCTTCATGGTGGGCCTGGATGTAAGCGGCAGCATGGGTGGATTCTATGGCTACGGCTATAACAGTACTGTGAACCAGACTGGCCTTATGGGGATTCCTGGGTTTACGCCTTATGAGGCAGAAACCCTTATGTCCCTTTTGGTTGCAAAGACTGAGAAGCAGACCTTCTTTGGTGGGTTTTCAGACAACTTCACTCCCCTTGCTATCAACTCCCGTGATAACATGAGCTCGGCTCTTCAGAAGATCCGATCACTCCGCATGGGTTCCACTAGGATTGCTGCTCCGATGGAGTATGCCACCAAGAACAGGATTCCGGTGGATTGCTTCCAGATCTACACCGACAATGAAGTGAACATGGGCGGACATCCTTGTCAGACCCTTGAGAAGTATCGTCAGGCTACTGGCATCAATGCGGCCATGGTCGTATGCGCTATGACCTCTACGAATTTCACTGTGGCCGACCCGAAGGATCCGAAGCAGCTTGATGTTGTTGGATTTGACACGGCAGTGCCAGCTTTGATTCGACAGCTTTTGGTGTAAGAGAAAGGAGACTTTAGTGGACATTCGCACTCGCAAAGACATCCCCTCTAATTGGGGTGGCCCATATAAGGCCATCAAAATTACCTCTGTTACAGCAACCGTATATAATGGCAAGGCCTCAGACTGCGCAATCACCGCCTCCTGGTTTAGTGATTTTAGCAGTCTGCAGTCTGACCCTTATTTGCTAATTAACCTAGGGACCGAAGACTGCTATCCATGTCGCATGGATGCCTTCTTCGATGCTTATTCTCCTAATGGCGATGGCAGCTTTTCCAAGCGAGACAGTGCCCCTGGTAAGGAAGAACGATTTTTAATTCCAGAGGGAATCAGTGTAAATGTTCATACACTTGAAGGAATTAGCGCCATAGTCGGTCCTAGCTATTTGGTTGTTGGCACTCAAGGTGAGGTGTATCACAATAGTATAGATTGGGCCAATGAGAATCTTCACTTTGTAAGTTAATCATTTTCTGAAGAACTGATGTAAGAAGATTATCACAACTATAACGGCCCTAAGGTAGCGAGAGTCGGGCGACCGATGTTCCGCAATATAGACTCCTAATTCTCCAGTAGAATAAGAGTACGTGCTCAATGCCGTATCCCACTTTGTGGAGCGGTAATAGCGGCAGGGGTTCAACCCCTATTTCTTCTTCAACTCTTTGTTCTTGAGATTCAAAATGAAAATACAATATGTAAGTGATGTTCACACTGAATTTCACAAAGATTTGGGAATTCAGTGGGCTAAAACGATTCCTGTTGAAGGGGATGTTTTAGTTCTTGCTGGTGATATTGTTATTTTCGAGAACCTCATTCAGGTCTTGACAATCATTTGTAATCGCTTTTCGAAGGTGGTATTTGTTAGCGGCAATCATGAGTATTACCGTTCAGATCGTAAAACGATTCATAACAAACTGCAAAAGATTGCAAATAAGTTTGACAATTTCCATCATTTAAATAATAATGTAGTTGTCATTGAGGATATACGCTTCGTCGGTACGACACTTTGGTGGAGCGCCCCTCCTTATGCTTGGCTAGCCATCATGAATGGCTTGAACGACTTTAGTCAGATACTTGGGTATCGCAAATGGGTCAGCCAGGCAAACATAAAAGCCAAACAGTTTCTACAAGAGAATGTGCGAGAAGGTGATATTGTTATCACCCATCATGCACCAACTTGGGAGGCGCACCGACGGCGACAGTTGGGTAATGGAGTAATGCATTTTGCTTATTACAACAACTTAGATGATTTGATCCTTGATAACAAACCAAAATATTGGATTTATGGACACACGCACCATGAAGATCAATTTTCTATAGGGGATACACTTTTAGTGAATTCCCCGCATGATTATTGTCCTTATGAGGGCGGTTGGCCGAAGAAATTCGGCCTTTTAGATGTCTAGAAGGGTAGGCTGTTTTAAGCCGAGGGCAGACCCGTTAAGGGTCTCGCGAGCTAAGGAGGCGGAAGGGCCTTAGCTGATAGAGGTGAATCATTAGAACGACCTCTTATGCCAGATGATGACCTAATTGGATAGGCGACACACTGTGAATGTGTTTGGCGAAAGCCTTTAGCGGGTTCGAATCCCGTCATTTGGCCCATATGAACTGAAGTGATTTCTTTATTACAAACCATTTAAGTTGGGTAACGGCGTTGTGGCACCCATTAGAAGTTACACTATTTGTTCATTTTGCTATTGTTTCTAGGTGAGAGGCCTGTGTGGTATACAGGTCAACAGGGTTCGATTCCCTGCAGTAGCACCATAAGGGCGTGCACCGGGACTCATACTCCCCTTTAAAACCCTTAAGGTTAGTGAGATCTGATCACCTCGCTGGCTCTGAGACCCTAGTCTAATGGTAGGGCAGCGGATTGCAACCCCGCTAATTCCGGTTCAAGTCCGGAGGGTTTCTCCAGATGTTACTAGCATCACCTGAGTCTCGACATGGCGTCAACTAGTCGAGGCTCTACGGCCTTATAGGATAATGGCTAATCCACCCGATTCTCATTCGGGATATGGCGGGTTCGACTCCCCCTAAGGTCACCATACGAACTGAAGATATTACGTTACCAAACTGTTAATTTGCTCATGCGTAATTTCAACCATTTGTTCGTTTTAAGGCAGTACACCACGGGCTGGTAGGTGCGGTTCATATTCGTCATCGCAAGGGTTCGAGTCCCTTTGCTGCTACCACTGACTAGGGTGAGGTCATCAATTTGAAAGACAGGACGAATGCATCCTTTTAGAAAACATCTAGAGATAGAAACTACAAAATCAGGTTCTCTGATTTCTGTCTATGGACAACCTTCTTGGGTGCAACTTTTCTTTCTTTACATAGATGCTATGGATAAGATGGGACATTCTTTTTACAGAGACTCATCCTTCTACAAAGAGAGGCTAGAGCTTCTAATCAGAACGGGAAGGTCCAATCGAATTCGTATATGTTGCAGGACGCTTAATAAGCGTTCTAAAAAGCTTCTAAAAGAGATAGTTGATTAGAGGAACAAATGGCTTGCAAGATTTGTGGATACAGAAAGAATGTGGCCTTTGGATGCTACGGTCACGAAGAAGAGGCTAAAGTAGAAGAGCCAAAGGCTGCCGCTTCTTTTGAAATGATGGTTGTAAGCTATCAGTTGGATCGTGGATATGGCCAAGGCTGGGAGAAGCTTTTCACTTGTGCTGACAACAAGAATCTTGCTGGTGATTGGCGTGTAACGCCTAATGAATATGGGCATTGGCCGGCTTCGCAGATGCAGAAGCATATGAGAAATGAGGGCCTTCCCCTCTCCGATTGAAGATCATAACTGAAGATTCAGTCTTTGTTTGTAAGGCTCCCTACACCGAATGGGAAGACACTGGCAAGATTCCTTTCTGAAGTCTTATGAGAGAGAGTTAAAATGACTATTGGTTATGTTATCGCCTGGGCTTTATTTTATGTAATGTGTTCAACTCCTTTCCTCTTTGCTGTGGTTTCATCTAGTGGAAAGCAAATTGATGCCTTCATTGAGACAAAAGCACATTGGCCAACATGGCTATATGCGTCTTTTTGCTTTTTCATCTGGAGTGGAGTCTTTTTGCTTTCCCCTCTGATCGCACTTGTTTTGGGGATTTTCTATTCGACAAAAGGACTAAAGATCTCCTATCGAGAAAGAGAAGTCGAACGGCAGTACATTCTTAAGAAAAGGGAGAGGATGACAAAGCTTCAAAAGCGTTCTGGTGGCAGTCTCTCCCTCTCTAAAAACCGACAGCAGGGCATGCTTTCTAAAATTCCTATAGAAAAGTGAAAAAGTGCCCAAAAATATTGTTGGGTTTTAGAAAAAGGATTTTTCAAAAATGACGCTATGGTTCCTTGGGTTTATTACCGGCGCCGGCGCCGGCCTTCTCGGCCATTCGATTTTAACATGGAAAAAGTAGCAGACCTTTGGAGGTTGATCCTCCACATTTGGGACTGGCTGAGAGTGAGCCTTAGGGCTCACGCAGAGAAGTTGATCCTAATTGTTATGTTTGTTCTTCTTGGTCTCATTGCTTGGGACTATTGGAACGATGAGATTGTAGTGAAACACACAGTTGATCTGTGTGCTCAAGAGGGGAATCTTGGTTATCCCGACGAATGTGAATGCATCATCATGCAAGCACTTCTGCAAGAGGATGATCATGCAATGAAGAGACTCTTGGGCAAAGCAGGAGAGTGTAGGACTCTTCTGGGCGAGTAAAATACGGCAGTGGTGTAATGGTAGCACGAGGGATTCCAAACCTGTTGCATACGCCCTTAGCCAAATGGTAAGGCAGCGGATTCCAAACCCGTGATTTGTAGGTTCGATCCCTACAGGGCGTGCATTATTTAAAGGGGCCATCTTGATTTAGATAGTGATCAACTTGATGACAGGTAGGACAAAGAATTTCTAAGTTCTCAATAGAACTATCAAGCTTATCTCTATTTTTATGATGAACCTGTAATACATTTGGATACTCACTCCATCCACATTGTGCACAAACAAGTTTAAGTTGCTCAAAAGCAATGGCCCTGTATCCACCTTTTATATATCTACCATTTTTGTAGTTGCTTCCTTTGGAGCCTGATCTAAAAAAGGTGTTAGCACAGCTTCTGCTACAAACAGTCTTTTCTTTTGGATGTCCTTTAAGAGTCTCAAATTCCTTTAGGCATTGTGGGCATTCTTTTAATACTGTCTGATACTTCCTTCTAGGATTTTTCCAATGAGAAATATCTAAAGCCTCTTTTGAAATTCTTGAACGCAGAGCCTGATAAGGCGCATTGTCTATTCCAAGAATTTCAAATAATTCCTTTCCGCAGGAAGCTGTTTCTACTGCTGCAGCGAAAGATTTAGTCGAATATAACCAGATTCTTGATTTCTTTTTGTGGTTCATGCATACCTCCTAAGGACACAATAACAAAGATTCGGTCAGGGTTCAAGTCCTTGCTGCCGTGCAAAATGAAAGAAGAAAACAACATGCAAGCACATCACTATTTGAGAGATCACTTCATTCGCAACAATGCCCTCTCTCGTTCTGAAACTCCCTATGGACCTTATAGGGGCTATGTTACTGGTACGTCAGTCTATGATAAGGCTAGCGGCAATGTGACAGTAGAAGATATTAAGATCCTGAATGGGATTTCCTTTGGGCAAGCAACAGCTGTTAGAATCTGCAAGGAGAATCCTAACCGTATTCTCATCAAGTACACTTGTGATTCGACAGACTGATGAATGTTAACGATGTAGTTACAGTAAAGGCAGGTCCTAATAAGACCCCTTATGAATGTCTTGTAAGGTATATTTATCCTAATGAAGATGTCCTCTTGGAGCTTCCTAATTTTCTGGGGAACAACCTTAGGTATCAACGTTGGAATAAGTCCTTAAAGAAGTATCGGTCCGCAAGGACCTAAAGATTTATTGAACTGAAGAGATCTAGGTTATCACTATAAAGGCTCGGCCCTCTTAACAGAGGTTTGCAGGTTCGAATCCTGTCGATCCGAAAGGATCGTGGCGAAATGGTAAACGCACCGAATATAAGTACCGGGGACCTTGAAAGAGGAATCCAATCTCCTAACTCGTCCCTTGTTCAATGATTTGGCTCTCAGGTTCCACGGTGGGACAACCGGCTGTAAACCGGTCGCGTTAAATCGCTACTAGGTTCGATTCCTAGGGGAGCCACCACGAAAGTCTGGTAGCAGTTCAGGATGTTTCCCTTAAGGCTCCTGGAGTGGGTGCAACTCCTATACTTTCATTAGAGGAGCTTATAGCCTGCAGGCTTGTAAGAGCGACAGTGTGGCCACACTGTGATAGGGTTTGAGTCCCTGTGCCTCTGCCACAATCGGAAGTAGTCTAATTGGCAAAACAGGGGCCTCGTGCTACTTGAGCCATTTGCGAATAGCATTATCAGTAACTCCGTAATGTCTTCCTGTTTTAGAATATCCCCATAGCTTTATTTGATCCAATAGAACTTCCTTGGAGGGTCTATTCAAAACCTTACGTCTTGAGTGGTCTGCCTGCCTTGCACAAGATCTACACCTAGCGGCTGTTGCTGAAATTTTTTCTTGACAGTCTTGACAATGATTTTGCTTCTTTTTGTGCGAAACATTTCGTCCAGCAAAGGTGGCCGTCTGGCTATTGCAATTAGGACAAAGAAAGCGCAAATTCTCTAATCTATGATCATTATTAATTCCATTGATGTGATCAAGAATTAATACAAGTAATTCTTCATTCCAAATATTGTTTTGCTTGCACAAGAGGCATTCATAAGGAATTACGCCCTCTTTTAGGATGCGTTGCTTAAGAGTGCCACGGCTGTAGGATGAATTCTTAATCATGTATTCCTCAAGGGGCTTGCCTCTTGAGGATGAAACCAGCCTTCTTGCTTCATTGTTTGTAAGATCAATCCTAATTAATTCTTCTTGTAGGCAATATTTAATTGCTAATTCCTTTAGGATTCTGTATGTAGACCCACAGCGATTGGCAATGTTTAGGATCTCTAAAGCCTGGGCTCTCGATTCTGCTTGTTGTATTGCAGAAATAAATTCTATTTTGGGGACTTTATACAGGGGATGACTTTTCTTTCTCATGATACTCCTTGATCGGGGGTGATGAAACTGGCATATATGCTCGACTCTGAATCGAGTGCTTCGGCGTGAGGGTTCGAATCCCTCCTCCCGATCCAATGCATATTTGTTATTATATGGCAAAGTACAAATAATAGCAATATATGTTTGCAGGTTCAAGTCCTGCCTTCCGAACCATTAAGGAGATAAGATGGATGCCTTAAGGGCGATCAAAGAGCATCAGTGGACGATTGAGCGCAAAGATAGTGACGTTCTGATAAGCATCCAAGGTAATCTGTCGTCAGATCACTTTGGTGATCTTAAGGACATGATTGATGAGTTTTTGAGAGAGAAGTGTGAATGTGAGTCTTGTCAGGCTCCTGTTTATCTTTCAATGGAACTCTGTTCCCGATGCCATGTCTCTGAATATGGGCCAGCATAGGCCCACAAAGATGGAGCTTCATCTAACCAATAGAGCCTGAACAATGATTACACTCGCATAGAGTGTTCACAGGCATGTGGCAACAAGGTAAATACAGTATCCTGAATGAAACCTGTAGCAAATGATGAATACGCTACAAAACTGTATATGGGAAGCTAACTCAATTGGCAGAGTAACGGGCTCTTACCCCGTAGGTTCTCGGTTCGAATCCGAGGCTTCCCACCATTTGAACTGAAGGATATTGGTTATCTTTTCTGAACAAAAACGTGCTGGGTTCGATTCCCAGGGGTTCCATAAGGGGCCCGCAGGCGCCTAGTAAACTTCCGATTCCACCCCTTGTTCAATTCATTCTAAAAGTTCCTATACAAATCTCAAAAAAGTCAGAAAAATATTTTGGGCTTTTGAAAAGATCTTTTCACCGTTCGAAAGGTGAAAAGGAACGCCTTAATCTAGCTACAACGAGTGGTTGTTTCAGTTCATCCCATCTCAATAGTTAGTTGCTGTCTCTAAATCAACTGAATAAAAGCAGCAAAGATTAAGGTCATCGAGGTGCGCGCGCCTGGGCTGTGCGAGAGGATTGTCTATCCTCTGTGGGCGGGTTCGATTCCCGTCACCTCGGCACCCTTACTCCCAGATGGGAGGAGGAATAGTACGAGTTCACGTGGTATTTACACTACGATTATAACCTCTCCGTTTAAAATACTCCCTGAACTCGTAGTGACAAGTGTGAGTGGGACGCCACGCCTGAATGTATTCGACGGTTTACATTCAGCAACTTGTGGGGGAATCGTCAAGTGGTTTAAGACACCTGCTTTACACGCAGGCATGCGCAGGTTCGACTCCTGCTTCCCCTACCAATACTTTACGTTAAGTAGATCCCATACTGCATGATCCAGTGTGGCTCAAGCTGTACACTTGAGATAGGTGGTATTGCACCATCAAGCCTGAATACAAGGCAGGTCATAACTATATCTTCCCTGCCGTTGGCGGTCAGTCATCAACCTCTAAGAATGCCAGGAGGTCGGAAGAAAGTGGAACTGAACGGTGTGATGTTCCAGCTATTTCTTTAAGGAGGAAGAATGAGTGGTAAGATAACTAAGAGTGCATATGTTCAGCTAATAAAAGAAAATATTGCATGGTTAAAGACCATGCCTAGGACCCTAGAGCGAAACCATATTATGCTTATAGTTGAAAAGTCTATTGACTTTTACTACCCCACTTCCCATCCCCATTTTGAAAGTGTTCAACCTCATGGCAAGTTGGGCACAGGATCTTTAGATTAGATAAAGAACTATTTGCTCTGTCACGATCTTTATGGTGGACATGAAGAACCTCTGGCACTTGGTTGAAGCCACATTCAGAGCACTGATGGGGCAAATGCTTGAAAGCTAACTTGCGATACTCTACTCCTCCCTTCCAAGAGCCATGATTTTCATTGCTTCGGAAATGGGTATTAGAACATCCGTAAGAGCAGGTTGTTGTTTCTTTTGGGTGTCCCTTTAGTGTTTCAAATTCTTTTGAGCATACAGGGCATTCCTTAGTTACCTTAAGATATTTTCTTCTATCTCTAGAGCTTTTGTACCTATCGAAATGAGAGGTGTCAAAAGGCTCGCAATCTTTTTTAGCCTTTCTTGTTCCAGATCCATTTAATGGATATCCGATATATCTACAAATATCTGAATAAGAATTGAAGGTACTGATAAGGTTTTGTGTAAGTTTCATTTTTTCTCCTATCTGCGCGTAGCTCAGTCTGGTTTAGAGTAACCGCCTTGGAAGCGGTAAGTCGTTGGTTCAAATCCAACCGTGCAGACCAAAATATTCAATATTCCTTATTATAACACAGACTTTTGTCTTGTCAATAAGATTTGAATTAACTAGCGAGCGGGCGGTGGACGCCCAACCGTGCTGTACAGCGGTGGTGCTTTGATGCACAACTGGGTTCGATTCCTAGGCGCTAGACCACTGAAGAAGGAATCAAGAATGGATTGGGTCCCGTCTGAAATAGAAAATTACGTCCTAAAGGCAATGTATGGCCAAGAATTCTTCTATTGGCATCAAGAGGCAAAGAAATGAAGCAAACCCTTATTGAATCCTTCCCTACAATTAAAGAGATGGAAGAAAAAGAGAAGAAGCGACAGATGGAGGCAAGCCAAGCAGTAGCGAACTATTGCACAAGGATTGGGAATCTCTTAAGAGATAAAGATGGATTTCCCCCCTACAGGATTGCTGAGCCAGCATTCCGAATCTCACCCGCTGTCCCCGTGAATCTTGCTCTTGTGTGGTTGAATGCCAATACGGAGTGGACGGTAACATTTGAAGCCGGAGATCGCGGGCGTGGGCACTATGTGTTCACTTTTCAGGAATAGAGAATGATTATTCTACTTCTTGTCATCCTAATTGTAGTGTGTATACTCTCTATTATTGGGTTTCTTTCCTTGGAGGAAAGGGTAAGCAAGGGGGAGAGTGAGCGTGCGGCGATGAGGGTTCTCCTCTTTAATGAGGAGAAGGATCCTGTGATAGATGTATCTTATACAGAAAGAGGCCGGTATGGATGATGTGATTGTTTCTGCAGCTGAGATGAGAGATAAGATGGTGGATGTAACTAATGAAGCCAACCGGGGCTTCTTGATTAAGTTGATGACTGACATCTCAATTGCTGCCGCTGCCGGTAAGGGATGTCTTTACTCGTATGAGACTCAAGCAATCAAGAGAGTCGCTCTCCACTTAGAGCAAGCAGGATACACTCTTAAGTATGACAACTATCAGGATGAAAGAGATCCTGGTTCCAGAGCTAGCTATTGTATCACTTGGGGAAAGAGTTAGGAACATAATGGATTTGCAAATTGGGAACATCTTTGAGTCTGAAAAGCTGTGCAAGAAGCATGGCCTCTACGGAGCAAAGTTCCTTTGTGTAGGCGTCGAACACATTAGCGCTCGCGATGGCATGGGCGGCATGGATCAAGGCTCTCCTGCTAGCACTATACTCCGGTATCGTCTGGCCATCAATGGTAGCCTTAGCGGACAAACTCATATGCTAGAATGGAGTGGCTGGCATCCTAAGGACAAGCAATTTGAACCAGATGCAATCGTTGGTCAAGCCGAGTGGAAGCTTCCAGAATTGACCTAAGACATGTGCCCTTTGGCGGAATGGTAGACGCACGTAATGGTCCCCTCCGGCTTAGAGGGGTGCAGGTTCGACTCCTGTAAGGGTGCCATAAAATAAGGCTTGGTGGTGAAACTGGTAGACGCACCAGGCTCAAACCCTGGCGGGGTGAAAGCTCCGTGTCGGTTCGATTCCGACCCAAGTCACACATGAAAGAAATTGAAATGCATATTGATAAGCAATTCTTAGTAAAGCGTAAGGCCTGCCAGCCACAAGTAGATTTATTTGTTGAGGCTTTTGGGGAGAAGGCTTCCGTTGAGGTGACTACAGAGAACCTCAAGAAAGCCTTCGCTGTTGGACTTGATGTTAGATGGCTGACTGGTCAGTTTACTGAGCTCAAGCCCCTGCTAACAGGAAAGTTTGAGTCTTCTGAGATTGTAATCTACTTCCAAGATGGCTTGTTTCATCGTGAAGATGGTCCTGCCATCCAATGGAAGGATGGCAATGGAAAGTTTTGGTATCGTCATGGAAAGTCCCACAGGACAGATGGTCCTGCAAGGATGACCCCATGGGGGGACAGCTGGTGGGTTGATGGGGTTAAGCAACCCGCTCCCACTGATAAGACTTAAAGCTGAGAGGAAAGCCCCATATTCTAGGAAGCCTTGACAGTTCGGAGAGACGAACGCTTTATCTTATCCAGGAGGTGGGCTTAGAAGCAGCCATCCTTTAAAGAGTGGGCATAGATGAAGCTTAACCGATTGATCTTATCTAATCATGACACGGATAGGAGAAGCTTAAGTTAGCACCTCTCAATAAATTCGAATTGGACCCAGGTTGGCTTCCTGGTTGGCCTTTACGAGAGAGTCTTGTAAGAAAGCGGGAAGAGACTTAGTCAGTCTTATAAAGAGAGCGAAACCGAACGCAACTCTTTGTTCTATTTTAGAACTGGTGTGAATCCTATGACGGGATGTATTTGGTTAACAAACGAGAGAATTGACTCTGCCCTCCTTTTAGCGTAATAGCACACTGGATAGATAACTTTGGCCGGGTGGTGGAACGGTATTCACACTGCGCTTAGAACGCAGCGCCCTTACGGGATTGAGAGTTCGAATCTCTCCTCGGCTACCATTAGAAAGAGATAAAATGTTTCCAATAGTAAGACTCCTTGACGGAAGAGTTGCGCGTTTTGTTATAGAGATGCGTGCCTATCCATCCCACATTGATAGATTCCAAACTCTTGGCAAGAACTCTCAGCAATTAGACCTCCCAGTTGAAGGGTGGACACTGGATGGTATTGAAAACCATCCAGAAAACCTCCAGTACAAAGAAAGATAAACGATGAGATATGTTTTGATGTGCCTTCTCTTCATGGGATGCACTACAGTGACCTTCCAGTTGGTGCCCACTCCTGCTCCTACTCTTCCTCCCTCGGCTCAGATGTTGATGGAGGATTGCGATGGCGTTACAGCAGATGATATTTATACACTCATTGAAGTCGAGCCCTGCAAAGGGCTCGTTCAGATGAGAGAACAAAGACTGTTAGATGCAGAGAGAATTTGTGAAGAATACTGCACTGAAAAAGATTGGTGCCATGATCCAGATGAACGATTCGATTACGAAAGGGTAGAATAATGAAGTTGAACCAAGCTCTAGCCATTGAGACTGGCACGAAGACTAACACCAAGAGGAAGATGACTGATCTTTACAAGCTGATTCAGAAGGCTTCTGCCTTTAATGGATTCGTAAAGACCTACGAGCCTCGAGCTGAAGATGGGATTGAGTTCCCGTCTGAGTCACAGGTTGTGCAGACGACCGCAGAGGAGGCTCTGCGGGGCGTCCTTGAGGCATCAGAGGAGCTGGTAAACATCACTGCTACGATTGCTTTCTCTAACCTTTCTGCTCTTGCGGATGTGGTTGTTGACGGTGAGGTTGTGGCTAAGGATGTTCCTGCCACTCATCTGATCTACTTGGAGAAGCACCTGGCTGAGCTAGCGACTGTGGTCGCTGCTCTTCCGACGTTGGATCCAAGCAAGCAGTGGACCAAGAATGAAGCCACTGGATACTACGAGACGAAGCCGACAACGACTACTCGTACTCAGAAGATCCAGGAGGCTCTCGTTCTGTACCCTGCAACTCCTGAGCATCCAGCTCAGACTCAGCTCATCAGCAAGGATGTAGTGATCGGTGACTGGACTGTGATTTCACAGTCAGGTGCTATCCCTGCTCCTGAGAAGAAGAGGCTACAGAAGAGGGTTCAGTCCCTCCTAGAGGCCACGAAGATTGCTCGCGCCAAGGCGAACCTGGCTAACGCACCGCGTCAGGACCTGGGCACTGCGGTAAGCAACTTCCTTCTTGCATAAGAATTCCGAGAGGACAATCTAAGATTTAATCTTAGACTAAACGTCACTGACATCTAGGTTCGAATCCTAGGCCCGCAACCATGTGCCTGCGCGATGCATCATAAGCAGCTCTTCAATGGGGGAGTGGTGGGTGAAAGTCCCATGGCACAACATAATGCGGGTTGGCGAAACTGGTATACGCGGGGACTTGTCCCTGTCAGACATGACACTTAAGCTTAAGCTATTCCTCTACGCTTAGCTTGCTGAATCAATATCTAAATCAACGGATACAATCAAACTATAGGAAGACGAAGGTTGGATTCCTTCCGGGGTGACCATAGATGAACTGTTTGAGAGGGGTTGATCATGACTTTTCGCTATGCACAGATGGTTCATCTTTAACACCTTGTCGTACAGCTGCAAGTACATCCTTTATAAAGCTCAGAGTGTATCGATGCCGTTAGATAATGAGACAGGATAAAATAAAATTGGTCTAGCAGACAGGTTAGTTCTGCTGGACCACCAAGGGCCTTTAGCTCATTTGGGCAGAGCGCTGCACTTGCAATGCGGAGGTGATCGGTTCAATCCCGATAAGGTCCAGTTAGTTAGAATCATTGAAGGAAGAAGAAGATGTTTAAAGATTGTATTCTTATAGTTTGGGCTCCTGATGCAGCTAAACTTGAGAGCCTACCTTCAGGCTCAGTTGCTGCACTGATGGAGACAATGTGGTTTGCTCCTCCTGATCCTTATGAATCCTTTCAATACTTGAAAGAGAAATTCAACATAAAGGACAGAGCTTTGCGTCTGGCTGGAAGGTCTTACGATCTTGATATCGTAAGCCTTAACCTATCTTCAGCTCAGATGAAAGAGTGGGCAAAGGATGCACACATTCCCTATCTTAGGTTTAATGAGACATCGTGGAAGGATCGGAACTTGGATGTTGGCGATTTAGCAGCTGTTACGATGTGTCTGTTGGGTTCATCAGACACTAGGTATATTGATACACTATAGAAAGGGATTCGAAATGAAGATTAATCGCGAGACAGAGAGTACTTTTATTGCCGAGCTTAATGAGCTCGAGCTTAAGATTTTTGTGGGTCTGTTGGCCTTCGTTAGGATGGAAGAGACTGGTGCGGGTGAAGCTGTATATGACATGCTTGAGGCATGTGAAGGCGCACTTGAGCTAAACGATGATGAGCTAGACGATCAGATCTTTAGCAAGGTCTTCTCCTATGAGGTTGATGGTGGCCATCATGGACTTGATGTAAGTGGCTTTGATGTCCAGTAGTGGGGTCCATGATCTCATAAAGGAGAGGTTTAATCAGGGGGATGTGCGCGCCGGGTGCAGTTGTCCTGATGGATGGGTCCCCTTGGTTGAGAAGCTTGTGAATCATATCCACTGGGTCTTAACTCATGGGATCACATGGGACCAACAGCACGGTGGCTTTCCTGATAGAAGTCTTGCCTTTGAGGTGACTCAAGTTAAGAGTAAGTTTGGCGGCCTTAGATTTTACTATGATATGCGAGGGGATACAGACTGTTCTCTCGCGTATAAGATAAGAGGGGCGATGGCTTTTGCTGAGTCCCTCTCGTACACAATCTGTATGGATTGTGGTGCGACAGATGATGTTTGCATAAGGAAGCCGGGGTGGTTAGCTACCCTCTGTCCTTCTTGTGCTGCTAAAGGGGTGGCTTAGCGGCCACCTTATTAAAGAACTGACGATTTTAGATTATCATTATACCAAACCAATAAAGAGAGGGTTCGACTCCCCAGGGATGGTGAAGTGGTTTCACACATAGGCTCAAATCCTATGGAATTCCTTATTCTAAATCAATTTTTGTTCTTTATGCCCATGTCGACTAGTGGCCTAAGTCGCTTGTTTTTCACACAAGTCATCGTCGGTTCGAATCCGTCCATGGGTACCAATTAAGAAGAAAGGAAGAGAATGAGCAGCTTGAAGCAAGATCATATAAATGCAGAAGCGCTTACGAAGACTAAGCTCCGCAAGCGTCTGCGCCACCACAATAAGACGCAAGATGTGCGCTATGAGCTCTATCAGAGAGAAGAGGATGAGTATACTTTTTGCCTTGTTATCTCAGCGTGTGATTATTACATTCATTTGTATCTTGATCCTAATGGATCTGGCACCTTCATTAGGAAGGGATACCACAGCTCCAGAGCTCCTGAGTTAACTAAAGCTCTTGAGAGGCTTAACCGCAAAAGTTGTCTTGACGATCTTAATGCTGGCCAGGTTTTTTCTCATCTTGTAGATGATCCTGACCTCTCTTTTACCGTCCTCCAGCTTGCTTCCCAGGCGGAAGAGGACGTCGAAGAGAGGTCACCTGATAAGACTTGTGTGACTGTCAATGGGCTTAGATTTAAAGTAGAGGCTGGAGATGAACATGCTTTCATCCATCTCTTGGGCACGCCTCTTTGTTTGATTTTTGAGTGGGGGCCCAACTGGTGGAGCCCGGTCGATGTAGAGTTCTTGGAAGATGACTTCGAAGGCTTTGATCTGTGGAATACAACAGATTTTCCTAACTTGCATGCCTTACACAAGGCGTTCTTCCAGGACTACGTAGAGCGTAGCCTTGGTTTTACTAAGCCTGAGATCCTTTTAAGGAAATTTACAAATAACTATTACTCTCTTATTCATTCTGTAGTTCAAGAATTTAAGCAGGACTCAAACCATTTTAACTCTAGTCCTGTCGTTGAAAAGGAAAAGGAAGAAAAAATGAGCACTACTCCCACCGATACCTTCACCAACTTGCTGAAGCTCTCTGGTAAGACCGCTGCTTCTACTACTGTTGCAGATAAGATCCGAGGCATTCTGTCTAGGCGATTGGAGGGGACTCCCTTCTCGCCGATGGTAAATGCTCTGCCTGATGAGGTGATGAACTTCCTTATGGCAAGCGCCGTGTTCTATGCTGCCAACTATGCGCCTGATGGCGTTCCAGGCAGGCATAAGGCTGCACTCATCAGTGAGTATGCAGTGCAGGGCTCCAGTCATGAGGCTTTCCGAATGATGTTTGGCCTATTGACCGAGGTCTTCGGTGAAGTTTTGGACATCGCTAAGGACATCGCCATCCCTGCTAAGGATGACGATGATGCCATAGTAGCTCCTGCTCCTGCCAAGAAGGCTCCTCGCAAGCGTGCAGCAGTAAAGAAGTCACCTGCTGTCACAGACCTATAGGATGTATCATGTGGAATAAGTTTTGGAACCATCCCTTATGGGATTGGTCCCCTCTTCTCTTTGTGGCAGCCCTTCTGCTTTCCGGAGGTTTGTCTATCTTGACTGTCGTTGGCGCACCTGAACAGTGTCAGTACTGTCCAGTAGATGCAGCTGTCGAGAAGACTCTACCCCCTGTTACTGTCACCCCAGGAGAGATTCAATTTGAAGTTGAAGATGCTGGGGTTGTTGCTCCTGCTGTATGCCCTGCTGGGTTCTAGCTGTCAAGAGGAGGTAAGGATCTATGATGCAGACGATATGGAAGAAAGTGAAACATATATCTGCCATCACCTTGGCTCCCCTCTTCACGGAGCTGAATGTACAGATGAGTGTTTTGTTCCTGGAGATGCTACTAAGTACTGTTGGTTAAAAGATGAGTAGACCTACTTTAGTTCTAACTTGTAGCGACCCTCTCTGCTCTCACAGAGAGCCTCGTATCTTTAATACACCAAAGGCTCTTGCAGAATACAAGAGCCGCATCCTTAAGAATCATCCATGGAGATGCCCCAAGCATTGGGCTTGTCCTTGTGTGTGCGTTCTATGCAAGAGGTTCAATGCTGCTACGTTGGAAGAGAAGTGAGCTCATAGAGTGTAGGCCTCTTAGCGAGGAGCTCGATCCTGATTGGATCATCACTCATCAGATTAAAGTTGTGCCGACGTGGTTGGGCAAACTCTTTGGAGTTATGCCTGAACAGAAGGAGGTCAGCTATGTTGGTCGATGGATGTGGCGCAATGCTGAAACAGGAGAGGTTGTCGGGCGAGATGTAGAAGGGGAGCTGTGTGATATCCGCTATCAGTACCAATGGTCTGCTGCTCTCTTTAGAGACTTAGAGGAAACGCTGGAGGACAAATGAAAGACGGAAGAGATAGGACAGAACGTACTGATGGGTCTGGAGACTCTTGGCTTATCGATAGTGAGGGTAAGTATGTGCGCGACCATAACGGGAGGAAGATTCCTGGCGCACCACAAGAGCTAACAACAGACGGGGGCTTCACCCACTATGACTCTTCAAGGGGGCACTGTGGTCTCTGTGGCAGTCTGATGTGCCATGGTAGTTGCTTCAAATGAAGGACGTAGTATTTGAACTTGTATCTACACATGAGACTGCGGAGAAGGGCACGACCTTCTCGATCCTCTACCATAAGGACCTCAAGGTCGGAGATCATATGGTCTTTGATGGCGTGAAGTTTCTTGTCGTAGGAGAGGAGTTCTATACACATCTTAACTGTCGCAGACCCGGTAGCCTTCTTGTTAAGAAGGTAGAAGATTTATAGGAGTAAAGCATGCGATGTTCTATGAGAACAGACGTACGTAGCGGAAAATGGGAAATAATTAAATGATAATCCTTCAGGTTGATGAGTACACTAATCGGTATGACATTCCTGGAAGGGGAACTATTTTTGTAGTTCCGGCCCAACACCGCCTGGCAGTCGGTCAACTTGTTTGTATTAATGATTGGATATATGAAGTCACAGGGATGGAGTCTTTTGGTTGTCTTTGTGGGGGTTGCCACTCTGAGACTGTTGGTCTTCTAGTAAAGAAAATTCGTTCAAGGGAAGAGGACATGCGTCTTCATCCCTTTTGATCTGGTGTCGCTTAATGGTAGAGCAGGCGGCTGTGGTTTATTGCAAGGGCATTACAAGGGTCTTAACCTTGGTAGGCCTCATAACCGCCCGGGGGAAACTCCATTGTAGGTTCGACTCCTACCACCAGAGCCATAGAAATTAATGCTCGAAAGGCTAGAAGAAAATGAATAAACTGTTTGCAGCATGTACTCTCATTTTGCTATCGGTTGCACTATCTGGTGCTACTGGTGATTGTATCAGCCTTGTCCCTGATGGCGGTGGTGATGGGGGAGTGCCTTACGCTCCCAAGATCATTCACAGAGGTCAGGGACCAGTTTGTGATTGGGCTCAGAACTGTAACTATCAGCTGACTGCTACAATTTTCCACAACCGTCTTGACGGCAATTATGATGCTGCTGTAATCGTCTTTGAAGATACGATTACGCACACATCTACCAGTTGGAAGTGTCGTTATGCTCCTCATGCAGTGGGGAATACAGTGATCCTACGACAGTGGCTTTGCACCGATGGTGCTAGCATCAAGCAAAGCTTTGGGTCAAATGAAATGACCGTCCACATTCCAACGAGTGGTGGTCGACATGTTGATGTTCTCTATAGACTTGATGACAAGTGGTATGGGGATTGTCCTGACCCTAGCGGTCCATGTGTTGTAGAGCATTGCACTACTCGTACCTATGGTCCCCGTGATGTTAAGCACGGTGGGTGGATGGATGCGGAATGCAGCTGGGTTCCGGGTGCATAGAATGTCAATTCCAGCTGCTGGAGTCTTCTCATGAAGGATGCTCTCACACCTCAAGAGAAACTTCTGTTCAGACTCCTCGCTTTGGATGCTGAGTGGTGGAGCGAAGACTGTCCTGGTGCTATGATGAGAAGCGGATGGTTCATGGAGTTGGGCGAAGGTCCAATGGTTGAACTCTCTACCAAATTCGTCGCCGCTGGTTGGGATGAGATGACCTCCTATGTAAGAGAGAAGGTGAATTCCGAGCCACTGGCCGTGGAAATTCTCACATGGCTTCGTCGAATGAAAAGGCATATTAATGCTTGGCTCCATGAAAATCCTCTCCAATAGAAGAAGGATGGTGTGGAATGAGAATTGTTATAAAAAGCGATCCATTGTTTAAGGTCTTTCATGAAGACGGTGAGGATGATGGTGACGAAGTTTTTCGCAGTAAGGATAAGTACACTTGTTGGAAGTGGATCCAACAGCACCGTAAAACATATGCACACCCCCTTATCCTTCATGATATGACTTGTACTGAATACTCTGATGGTGCAGTTTCCTTTGGGTGAGCCCAAAAAGTCTGAAAAATAAAATTAGGAATTAGAATGGGATCATCTAACGTTACGTGTGGTATTACTCATGCTTCAATTGGTGGAGGAGATGAGTGTGTATTAATTCCTCTTCATGCTTCGAAGAAGCCTGAAGATCCTTTTAATTATACTCCTTATGCAGCACTCCCTGTTGTTATCCGAGGTAGGTATGATGACTACGGAAGGATTGAGGACATCGTAGAGACTGCAGGCACTAAGGTTCTTGAAAAAGAATTTGGGATGCCTATTAAGAGGTTTGCAGACCTCCTCGTTGAGGGGAGAGATGATTACATTGGTGAGTTTGGTACACTGATGAGCCCAGATCTTGTGGACCTATTGAAAGACTATAGTCCCTTTGATCAGGAGCATCTCAAAGCTTGCGGCTTTGAGCCTTATGAGCTAGACCGAGAGGCTTACCTTTCGCCTGAGCTGGTAGACCAGGAGAGCTGGTGGAGTCATCCCCGATTGGAAAAGATTCTTGTACGCCTTAGGTCTTGGGTCTCCGGAGGGGAAACGCTGCCAGAAAAACTATGGAACAGTTACCAGATTTCCTCACCCTGGCGCAACCATGAAGACGAACGTCCCTGCTTGACCAGTCTAACGATTGCTTGGGAGAGTGGTCATAAGGTGATGGGACTTCTTAACAACTTGTATCAAAATACAGGCATCCATCTGGCCTATAAGGAGAAGAACTCTGGTGTTTTTCATAGGCTGAATGAGATGGACTACGTTTGGGTACATGCAACAGCCTTTGATGGACTTTCTAAGCCCCTCCCACATGAGGGGCAGGGGGGCTCCTGGTGGGGCGAAGACAGTTGGATCAGTGGAATTAAGCCTGACAGCTTAGAGATGCTCGGCTTTGTTTATGACAAAGAAGCCTCTGAAAAGAGAAGGGCTGTCAAGCCCAAGGGGCCGACGGAAAAGCATCGTTGGTGGATGATCTATCGTCATCCTGAATGTACAACGCATGTTGCTGTAAGCGATGGCAGATGGAGTCACATCATTGAAGAGGGTGATAACACCTATCATGGCACGATGAACCTATTCAGCCTTAGGCTTACTCAATTTGTTCAGGCATGGAAGAAGGCTACAAAGAAACGCCTTGTTGTTCCTAAGGAAGAATATTCTCTCTGTTCTTATAGAAAGAACTTCCGTCACGCTCGCGCTGCCGTCTTAGCCTTTGAAAAGGACCAGGCAGAGGAGCTTGAATTTTACGAAAGCTCTGGCCTTGATGAACAAGCCATCGCTCTTAAGAGAATGAGGGCGGAGTATAACAGCATCTGGAGACGCGATAACATTCGAGAGTATCCTTCAATTTCCTTCGAGCCAGAGTGGCCACGTTGGTCATTCATGAAGGACTTGTTTGCTGGTGTGATTAAGGATGGCACCCTCGAAGATGAGTGTGTGCAACTACAGTGGCTGCGAGCGAACCTTGGGATGCTCGCACATCCTCTTAGGCCGATGCCCTATAATGGACCTCAGTGTGGTGACTACCACATGCTTAAGGCCTTTGGTGATATCATTGTAGAGATTGCAGAAGACAAGCTAAAAGAAAGAGATGACTGGTAATAAGATGTCTATAAAAAGCTTCCACTATGTGTTGGACAATCTTGAGGATGGCAGTGCAGGCATTACCTTCTACTCAAGTGAAGAGCTGGCTGACTTTGCTAGCGAATATGATTTGAATAAGGGCGGCTCCTCCTTTAGCAATAATACAGGATGCATTAGTGTGTATTATGAAGGCGATGTCGTGCCACATCTTGGGTGTCATCTTCTTACCCCCTTAGGCTTCTTGCTGAAAGCTGCTTATGATTGGAATCCTAGGCATGATAAGGGCGGATGGAGTGAAGGTTGGGTGGTTCTAAAAAGAATGAACTTTGTTGAGAAGCTCATGGACAACCTAGCATTGCGCGCAGAAGAGATTGGTGAGCCCCACACGCCTCGATATATAAATATTGTATCTGATCATGGTGAGGTTGTTCAGTACTTTACGTGCAAGAGTGCCGAGGATACGTTAACTCACATCTTGGAATTCTATCTAAAGTGCAGCCCATCATGAAGCTTGTAGTCTTTGTGGGGGATCCCAAGTCAGAGCAAATTAAGGTTCTGACGGAGCCCCATGGGAGTGCCTTTAAGCATAACATTGATATCTTGCGACCTTGCAATCAGATCGAACAATTAGATTCTTTGTTTCATAACTTTCAGAACAGCAGCAGACTTCTCAGTGGCAATCTTCTTCTCGTCACTGAATCTGAAATCATATTCAATCAGATTAGAATCAATGTAATGAATGGTGTAGTAAGCCATGAAGATGTTGAGATCTATTTTGAAGATGAATCAGGGGAGATTTGGAAGTTGGGGTTGGATGCCGATGGCAGGATGGAAGTCTGGCCAAAGGGATTCTTCGACACAATAGGCAACCAGCTGCAAGAAATAATGAACTGCTACTTTAATAAAGTGACACTTAAGGAGGATTGAATGGGACTGTTTGATATTTTTACATCTGTTGTAGACACAGCGGGCAGTGTTGTTAAGACTGTCGTTGATGTGGCTGTCATTCCCGTGAGGGTTGTCGAGGATCTTGTTGATCCCGACACTGACTTCATAGAGTTAGAGCACACAAGAGATCAACTTGATAAGGTCGTAGATGATCTTGAGGATGCAATCAATTAATGAAGTTTACAATAGGTCATATCCTATCTGTTGTTTGTGACAGAATGTTTGTGTCAGAGAAGGAGCTTAAGAAGTTCCTTGATTATGTGTGCGGCCAGAAGTTGAGCACGGTGCACCTCGCCGCCGCATCAGACTACGCTAAGATCCCACTGTTCGAACAGTTCCCTTGGGTCGATAAGATCAACACAAGAAGCCTTGATAGTACGATAGCTAGGATCCATTCTGAGGCCCCTCGGGCTGACTTGGAACTCGACACTGCACCGAAGGCTTACAACCCCTCAGTGGCCGCTCAGATCGTAGCAAACGCTACTGCTAGCAGCAATAGAGAAGCGCTTTGCGCTGCTCGAGACAAGTGGCTTGCTGGTGTGGCTAAGAAGGTGCGTGGTAATACTTTTGAAGTAAAGACTGCCACTGAGATGGGCTACCGTAAGTTTGATAAGGGATACTTCACCAGATGGTGGATGAAGCAGAGAGCTAAGCCCTGAGGGCTGCTCTCCATGCCAGGTTAGCTCAGTGGATTAGAGCAGGGAGTTTCTACCTCCAAGGTCATAGGTTCGATCCCTATACCTGGTACCAATGAAAAGGGAAGAGTATGAAGAAGTTTAATGTGTGGTTGTGTGTGCTGTTGTTCTCATTTGCTTGTTCAAATCAGGTGGGATTGGAATATGCATCAGTTAAGGTTCCCACTCCAGCTGAAATTGGAGTGGACTTCAACATAATTGAGACCCAGCTTCCTCCGGTGGAGATAGCAGTCACTCGAGCAGTTGGATATCTTACGCATACAGAATGGGGGGCCCTGACCATTAGAGATGGAAAGAATGTTTATCTAAGCTTTCTTATGGATGACCAGAACTTGAATGAAAGGATTTTGCAAGCCTCTTATGGAGAGCTTGCTCATTTCTTGGCGCAAGTTTGTGGGCGCTTTACTGCGACAAAGCAGTGGTCATGTCAGGTTAAAATTCCAGATAAGGATGTACCGTTTATATCTTCGGTACTAATTAAGCCCTTGAGGGCTCCGAAAGATAGGGAATAACGATGAAGCAGGGCGTAAGCATAGTTGTTCTCGGTTTGACCGAGGATTTTGAAACTAAGGTTCTTATCTGTGAGCGTAAGGATGGCAGCGGATACTGTCTGCCAGGAGGGAAGATTGATCCCGGCGAGAGGGGCGAACAGGCTGCAATGAGGGAGCTCTTTGAGGAGACTGGAATCTACCTTAGCGCTGCCAACACACGGCATCTGTACTCAGGCGTAGAGATCCCCGAGTGGATCACTACTACCTTTTATCTCCCGTACAAGCTGAAGATAGCTGATACTATCCTTTCTCCTGGTGAGGGAGAGCCACCCTGCAAGTGGGGCACTTGGGAAGAGCTCTTTGGTCCCCCCTTTGGCGACTACAACCGTAAGGTATTTGAGGTGATGCGGACGTGAGTAACTCTAAGTCTTTTGATGACTATCTTATGTCTCCTCGGTATTCTGATATTGAATCAAGGAGTGAGGTTTCTCTGGAGACTTCTTTAGGGCCATATACCTTTAGTCTCCCTATTATCTCTTCTCCTATGGATACTATCACTAATGCTGAGATGGCAGCGGCGATGGCTGAGGCCGGAGGCTTAGGGATTGTTCACAGAGGACAAGAGGCTGCAGTACAGGCCCACGAAGTTGGCCTGGGAGTGGTGATAGCGCGCGAAAAAGGTGTAAAAGATCCTATCATTGGTGCAGCCATTGGCGTAAAGGTTGAAGATGTTGATAGAGCTGAAAGGCTTGTAGATGCAGGGGCTAAGATCCTTTGCATTGATGTCTGTCATGGACACCACATCAATGTGAAGCGTCAGATCAAAAGGCTGCAACATCTTAATACCACCATCATTGCTGGAAACATTGCCACCAGAAATGGTGCAATGTTTCTTGCAGACCAAGGGGTGGCTGGCATTAGAGTTGGCATTGGCAATGGTTCCATTTGTTCCACAAGACTGAACACTGGACACGGCGTTCCACAAGCAACAGCATTGATGCATGCCGCGTGGGGAGTGTCTGGAGTTATGGATAGTACCAGCCCACCAGAAGCCAGGCCTGCTCTCATCTCAGATGGTGGTTGTCGTAACGGAGGAGACATCGTTAAGGCCCTTGCGCTCGGTGCTGATATGGTGATGTTGGGTTCGATGCTTTCGGGTACATATGAAACCCCAGGCAACTGTGATGACGACGGTTACAAAGTGTACCGTGGCATGGCCTCTGAAGGAGCCCAGGCCGACTGGGGCGGTGGAGTTAAGTCAGTGGAAGGGGTCACTGCTAAGGTGCGCTCCAAGGGGGCTGTAGGCCCCTTGTTGGACGCCCTTGCTGAGAATCTTCGAGCAGGGCTGTCTTACTCAGGGGCTAGAACCATTAAGGATCTTCAAGCATGTGCTGACCGAATCATTGTATCTCAATCATCACTGAGGGAAAGCGATACGCATATTCGCTTCCAGTAATAAGACTGCGCACTCCCAGTAAGGGAGAAGTAGGGTTGGCTGCGCTTGGACTGCGTCCAATGCTGGCCTGATAGTCATATAGGCAAAGGCCAGTCAGTTGAAGTCCTCGTGACAACACCGGGCTGGCTTTTGGGGTCCTCTAGCCAAACGGTCAAGGCAGCCGCCTGATAAGCGGCGATACCTGGTTCAACTCCAGGGGGGACTACCATCCAGCATTAGCTGGGACAAACATAAAGGAGAAAGCATGTCGTCAAGGAACAGAGAGAATGATGCGACGATTAAGAGGTTGCAGCGAGTGTCGGATGTCCTCAAGCAGGAGATGAGGGAGATCCCCTTCTTGCCAAAGGACATCACGGACACTTTGAACGGTACCATCAGCTACGTAAAGCGTAGATGTGCCGCGCTAGGTCCAGTAGAAGAGGCATCTGACTCACCAGAGTAAGTGTCCAAATAGCTTTTGTCTTACTCTTAGTGAAGAGGAGACATGTAGCACCTAAACTGGCTCCCTAGTAGCCGAGAGTCGGCGGGTCGTTCAGTTTAGGTGCAGTAGTTACCGAGCCAGCAAAGTCATCGATCGTACGTCAACAAAGAAGAGCTAGTAGTATAGACTAGTAAGCTTCAGACGTCCGGCTCGAGACCCAGTCTGGCGGCCGGCGGAGGAGATGATCTCCGGCGCCGTGGGACCGTACTTGGTCCGCCATGGTAACTACAACTGCAGCGAGGAGACATGTACATGATCCAGACCTGGTCACCAGCTCTTAGGGGCCCATAAGGCCTGACCTGGATGTCCATGTCGATAACGCTGTGGAGAACTACTTCTATATATGTCAAGTACTACAATAGGTCTAGAACTATTGGGCATAAAGAAGGGTAGTTCTGCGGGTGAAGTGTTTAGGTTGCACGTCTGGCTTCCTTCCAAACTTTCGCTGTTATTGGAATCCAAGCACTACGCTTGGAGGGCTACAATGAAAGTTTGCACTAAATGCAATGAACAAAAGACACTAGAAAACTTTTCATGGAAAGATAAAAATAGAGGAAGAAAAGCTTCCGAATGTAAGAGTTGTCATAAAATAATGAGGTTGGCTTATTATCAAGCTAACAAAACAAAAGAAAGACAACGAGCAAATCATCGCAGGATGAATCTCAAAGCATGGTACAGGGACTTAAAGAAGACACTGTGCTGTCATAAATGCAGAGAGAGCCACCCTGCGATATTACATTTTCACCATAAAGTTTCTAACCAAAAAGAACTTGAAATATCTATAGCCATCAACCATGGATGGTCAAAAGAGCGCATTCTAAAAGAAATGAATAAATGCGAAGTTCTTTGTGCCAATTGTCATGCTAAGCATCATTGGGATGAAAGGTACGAATAGTGCTTTACATTCCTCAACCCAGAAAGACAGAGTTCGATTCTCTGTACCCGCACCATCCTTACTCTGAGAAAAGAGGAGGAGAACATTAATATATATAAGGCCAATCTTGCGCTTTTTCAATGCTCGATCGAGTTCTTATATATATTAATGGTAATAAGTTTAGATCAGACATCTTTTTAGCGCTCAGATAGATTGTCCGAGCTCGAAGAAAGAAAAATAATCTGAATACACAAGTGGAACTTAAGATAACCACTTGTGGGATGTTAGCCGAATTGGTTGAAGGTACCGGACTCTTAATCCGGAGAGTGAAAGCTCCATTCTGGGTTCGAACCCCAGGCGTCCCACTTAAGTCCATACTCTAGGAATAGAGATACTCTTTCGGGAGTATCCGCCCTTAGCTCAGTTGGTAGAGCATCTGGTTGAAGCCCAGTGGTCTCTGGTTCGATTCCAGAAGGGTGGACAAGTACTGAAACGCAAAGGATGAAAATGAAGATTAAAGAACTGATTGAAGCCCTGCAGGGAAAAGATCCAGAAGCTGTTGTTGTAATCCATGGCTACGAGGGTGGCTTTCATGAGGTGGCAAGGACATTAAATGGAGGAATCTTTGTTGATCTCCATAGAGGTGATGCTTATTATGGAGAGCACGAATTCTGTTCAGAGGAATATGCTGAGGGAGCGAACAGCAAAGCTGTCCTTCTCCTCCATGACTGTCCAAAGGATGAAGATGATTACACAGGAAACTCATAAGGATAAATAATGTCGCACACAACTCTTTTTCATAAGGGCAAGGCCAACAAGCTGTACTCATGGACCATTTGGACTGAAGGTGACGAAATTGTTACCGAACATGGGACTGCAGAGGGCAAGAAGCAGGTCTCACGTAAGAAGGCCACGCCAAAGAACGTAGGCAGATCCAATGAGACCACAGCAGAGGAGCAGGCCGTGCTTGAAGCACAGGCCATGTGGACCTTCAAGAAGGAACGCAAGTACTCAGAGTCTCCTCATGAGGCAGAGCAAACACTCTTCCTCCCCATGTTGGCACAGGACTTTGAGAAGAAGAAGTCTAAGGTTAGCTACCCCGTAGATGTTCAGCCTAAGCTGGATGGAGTTCGCGCTCTTGCTACTTGGGAGGGAGAAGAGGTTAAGCTCTACTCTCGTTCAGGTAAGGAGTGGAACATTCCTCATCTAGCAAGACAGCTTGAGGCAGTCTTGCCTAAGGATAGAATTGTTGACGGTGAGATTTACATCCATGGTGTGAGCTTCCAGGCAGTGACTCGACTGGTTAAAAAGCATAGACCAGGAGAGAGTGAGAAGCTTAATTACTTCATCTACGATATGGTGATGAAGGGGGCAGAGAACACAGAGATTGGCTGGCTTCCTCGTAAGCATCAGCTGGCTGAGTTCTTTGGGTCCTTTGATGAGAGCTTGGCTCCCAACCTCATTCATGTTCAGAGTAATGATGCCCCAAGTGAAGAGGAAGTCTATTATCTACAGCAGAAGCTAGTAGAAGAAGGCTTTGAAGGTGCCATCGTAAGGGTCCTCAATGGATTCCCTTACATTTATGGCTACCGCTCAGCTGGTCTGCTCAAAGTAAAGACCTTCTCGGATGAAGAGTTTAGAGTGGTTGGGCATACCATGGGAGTAGGCAAGTTCGCTAATACCCCTACGTGGGAGTGTATCACCAATGAGGGGAGGCCTTTCCGGTGCCTGTCCAAGGGAACGAAGGCCGAACGAGAGGCCATGGGAGCCAATGCTGAGTCCTACTATGGGCAGATGCTAAAGGTTCGCTTCTTTGAGAAGTCAGAAGATAATATCCCAAGGTTTCCAATCGGTATAGGCTTTAGAGACCCCAGGGATATGTCATGAAGTACATCTTCTTGACTGTAGTCCAGGTCATATTGGCCTTGGCCATCTGCGAAACATTGGTACAATTTGCATGGGTTATGGTAATGGGATCAATAGGTTGGCACACATACGACCTAATAAGCACTAGAATAGTAGGGGTTAAGGATGAGTAGAATAGAATACTCACAGTGTGAGTTAGAAATTAATACCGGCAGTGGTATTATCACAACTACATCATGGCTACCTACCTATCACAAGAACGTGAAGATTGTGAGAGGCGTTCATGTGAGGCTGGAAGAAGATACGGAAGAGCGCTGGTGGACGGTGGTGTCAGTAGGAGCAACAAAGATCTCAGACAAGACTGCATTCAAGCAGGCTCGACGACACGCAAACTACATAGCCTCAGTAGATATTTAAGAAGACATACTCCCGGAAGGGAGGAGTCAATCTTAATTTGTCCTCCGCTTGGATGCATTAGAAATGCACCCAATGTTGCTAGGCAACCCAATGCTCGGACGTCCTTTGCTTGGCAAGCCAAGGCTAGGACTGGATCATTGGGCGGAGGCTTAACCTTACCAAAGGGCACCAAAAATATATAGGTGTGGTTGCTAATGATTAGCGACCGTAAGGTTAATGCGGAATAGAGAAGCCAGGTTATCTCGCTAGCCTCATAAGCTGGAGATCGCAGGTTCAAATCCTGCTTCCGCTACATTCCCAAGATAAGAAAATCAAATGCAATCGCGGTTAACTTTTGTAGTTTTTGCTTAGGCTTATCTTGGGAACATTTTCTTACTCCTAGAGAGGAGGAGAAAGACTGTCCTGCGCTCCTCTTCCACTACGTGGTCGCGGATGCTCGGAGTCAGTTGCTTGTTAACACAGGTTTACCTCAGGCTACGGAGCTTGCTCAATGCTTGAGCTTCGCCCCTAGGCCTCCAGGTAAACCACAGTAAACAAGCAAGCGACCTAAGGCTTGCCTTGGGGTCGGGCCCGCTTAGCTTAATGGATTAAAGCGACGGTCTACGAAGCCGTTAAATCTAGGTTCGAATCCTAGAGTGGGTGCATAGTCTAACTCTCAGAAGAGAGGAGACGTACATAACGACAGCCCCTGCGCTCAACTACGTTGATGCTCATGTCTGTCTGTCGGATTCCCCAAGGGTAACCCGACGATCATATAGACTTATGAACTTCGGTCTATGGGTTTATGCCAGCGTGGCTCAGTGGCGACAGCACCGATCTTGTAAGTCGGTATCTCAACATCGTAGGTTCGATTCCTACCGCTGGCACATAAGGAGAGAAATATGTTCTTGTTAATTGGTTTGCTTTGTCTCATTGCAGGAGCCTACAAGGTTGCACTGCTGTTTGTAATCCTTTCTGTATTCCTTGGGGAATGGCAATGAAGCATCCAATAAGGCCCAGCCCGAGAAGGGTTACCATTTCTCCTTACAATTCTTTAAGATGGGCATTCAAAGAATCAGGATTATCCTTTGAAGAATTCCTTGATGCAGACTTAGTTACACGTGACTGTGGTTGCTACCATGACTGTAGCTGTACTGGAGTGGACCTTCTAGTAGAGACTGATGACCACAAAGAAGCCATGAGTAAATACAACAAAGTTTTACTTGAGTGGCATCTTTGGGAGGAAGGGGAAATGGAAAGGAAGGAGAGGCTCCAGCTTGAGGAGCTCAAGGCTAAATATGAGGCAAATTAATGCACTGTTGTGAAAGCATGGCCAACCAGTTCAGTAGCAAATGTAAGCAGCATGGTGTTGGGTGTCATGTGGTAGTAGATGGAGGCAAGCATCGGAGGTACCTCCTGCGAGCCGAAAATGCTAAGTACGCTTTCTTCTTCTGTCCTTGGTGCGGTAAGAGAGTTCAGGAAGAATTGACATCAGATGAAAAAGATTGACGAACTTGGAGCCTCCTTACGGGAAGCCTTAGAGTCCGCTACTGCTGTAGCTCAGGAAAGCCCCGCTGTCTTTAGACACGGGGCTGTTTTGTTTAAGGGAAGAAAGATTCTAAAGGCCGGGTGCAACGAATACAGAGCTGTTCGTTGGGCCTGGCCTTCTTCATTTGTGCAAGAAGAGGATGGAGAACTTTCTCAGATTAGGTTGAACAATATGCATGCAGAAGTATCTTGTATGCATAATGTGAGACGGGAGAATATCAGGGGGAGTGATATCCTCGTGGTTAGGATAAATAATCAGGGCACTCTCATGTATTCGAGACCCTGTAAGAGGTGTATGTGCGCGATGGCCCTTAAGAAAGTGCGTCGTTGTTACTTTAGTGTTGATTCAGAAACGATTGGAATAGTTCAGCCATGAATGATGACTTGGAAGAGTTGGAGAAGAGCCCGTATCCGAAGAGGCTCCGTCAACCACCAACGCCTAAGACAAGGCGAGGTAGGCTAAGTCCTTTTGATAGAAGGTCTCGCAAGCAAGACTATCTTGATCATTATGATGAAGATGAAGGAGATGATGATGACGAGTGATATCTTTATTCCAATTCTATATGATGTGACTGGGATCTATATGATTAGCTTAAGGACCTTTGATAGGCCCTTAAGGTACTTTGATGATCCTGACTCTCCTTTGTTGAATAACTTTTGGAGAGTGATTGGCAAGAAGCATAAGACTTCTGTTAAGGATGGCGATCCCGTTGTGATGGGCGAGTCCTATCAGTGGGGGCTTAAGTACGTCTTCATTAAGTCAAAGAACATCAGCTACGTCAAGGAGTGGAAAGAGTTTCAGTGCACTCAGCTGAAGAATATGACAGATGTCTTCTCTTTGGAGATGCCAGCTGAATTGCAGATTGCATTGCTTTCTATCATTGCGACAGAGCTAGGCGAAAAGGAAGTGGTTAAGGCTGAGGCTCCTAAGATCCGTCGCCCAGTCATAGTTGATACCACGATATGAGCTCGTCATTTTGGGATGCCATTCAAGCAAAGTATGTCTTTGCTAATGGCGGGGATGAATTGAAAGAGAGTGAGCTTGCCTCCCTTGTCTCTACCAATCCCATCCAGCATGACTATATCATTACATCAGATGGAAGAACTGTTAGCGCCTATGATGAGAGTGTCTCGATAAGAGACATCTTTCTCTTCTTTAGGAAGCGCATGCCGACTATCAAGTTCGACATTCGAGAGCACCTTTTCAAGCCGACTACCCCAGCTGAAGCAATTGCCACAAAGTTTATGGTATACAATCAGCTTGCTGGCTATCTTTCTGTGACTAAGGTTAATAATAATGGAGCGTGTTACTTGGGTAACGCTCGGCTTCCTTATGAAAAGGCTGAGGAGTGGCATAGAAATGGGGATACAATCCACTAAGACGTGGTTCGCCATTTACTTTGATGGAACAGTAGAAGAGCTGCACAGAAGATCTGTTAAAGAAATTGAGATGTATGAGACACAAAAAATTGAAAAAGGGTATTGCATTGGACGAATAGATAAACTTCGCCTGATATTGGTTGGTCCACAGATTTGGATTGAATCCTTTTTCCATAGCATTGGATAATATTTATGGATCTATTTGAAATCCTTCTTCCTCCGGCCACTGATCCTATAACAGTTGATCTTTTAAGGAGAGAGATTTGGATTGTAGGTGCTGTTCTTGAAGGATCTTCTCAGACAGTTGTGAGAGGCCTAAGGGAGATGTACCGTCTCCATCCCGAAGCTCCCATCTCAGTTTTTGTTAACTGTGAGGGTGGAGATCCGAATGAGGCGTTGGTGATGGCTGACTTTATGTTGGCCTTCAGCAAGAAGCTGACAGTTAAGACAAGTGTTGTAGGCACGTCTTACAGTGCGGCAACATTAATAAGTGCGGCTGGCACCAAGGGTCATCGCTATGCGATTCCCTCTGCTGAGTTTCTCATCCATGCTCTTTCAATAGGTCACATTGGTGGCAAGATTGAAGACGTTGAGGAGACTACACGGCACCTAATTAGACTGAATGGAAAGCTGGCCTCTCACTTGAGCTCTATCACAGGGATGGAGATGTCAAGAGTTGAAGCTATGATGAGTAAAGAAACTTTTTTGAATGCCCAAGAAGCTATCCAGTGTGGTTTGTGTGACCAGATTGGTATGATTTAACCCCGAAAGGAGATAGTATGAATCCTAATCAAGTGATTCGTTTTGATGAACTCGTAGACAGGTTGGTGGAAGCCAGCGGAGAGTTCAAGTTGCATGTAAACAAGGCAGAGAGAGTCTGCGTGTCGGCAACGGTGGGAACTAACCCTCCCGTTATCGTCTTTGCTGGCAATGGAGAGAGCGCAAGCAATGCTGCGATCCGCGCCTGCGCACAGCTCGTCGCTCAGCTCCCCCCTCCTGTTGATCATGCAGCAGTTGCACGAGCAGCTGCAGCGGTTCGCCAGGGAGCGGCAGATCGCCTCCGCACGCGCCTTAGTGAGGTTTCCTCCGACCTTTTGTCGCTGGGACGTCAGGCGGATGCTCTAGTGGCAAGGTTCCCCACCTGTGCTGCAGATGAGATTACCTATATTGCAGAAGAACTGGAAGAGGTAAGAAACGATCAGGCTGATTTTCAGACCCTGGCAGATTCACTCAGAGAGCAGCTAGCAGCTCTCTGAACCCGAGCATAAGCTCAAACAATCGAAAGGAAAATAAAATGAGAAGAATTGCAAGATACAATGGTACCACCTGGGCAATGGAGGACGTTCCTGCGAACGTGTTCCTCGACATGGCCCTCGTTCCTGTTTACCCTGACCTTCGAGGCGCCACTTGGGTGGAGTCAGTAGTTGGAGATGAAATCATCTTCGATTACCAGAAGAGAGCTGGCGAAAAGGGTTAATCCATTATGACCCCGCCTTCGGGCGGGGTCTATTAATGATAGGATGGTTCAATGAATATTGAGAAGATGGCTGATGAATTAAGTCAGCATCGTATAGCCGAGGGCGGGATGCCACAAGAAGACATTGAGGCTTTAGACTCTTTGCTTGATGCTGTTTTAGCTTCTGGCTCAGTCTCTTCTCAACTTTCATTGTTAGTAGAGCATTCTAACTATGATGCTCTACTAAGACCCATCTTACTCGCAATTGAAGTAGGGGCCAGAGAAGAGCCTCTCTTTGATAAGCTTGTAGAAGGCATGGCAAAGGCCCCCAGCAGCATTGATGTATCGGAGATGTTGATATGAATCTGGTGTCTTACATTGAACAGACAGATAAGTTTCCTGACGTCACCGAAAAAGTCAAGAAGGTAGAAGCAATCTACAGAAAGATGGCCTATCTTGAAGCGAATAAGTGGCTCAAGGATAGCGATAAGATCCTTAGATACAAGGGAAAGAAGGATATTAAAGCATTCGCTAGTGACACTTGGCCTCGCTCAGCATGGGCTCTTATTTCTGGTGCCGTAGTTAAGCCGGCCTTTCTTGGTTGTGCCCATATGCATCAGCTAAAGAAGAGGCCGGACTCATCCTTTGAGATTAGCTTTAAGGATGGACAGGGATATCAGAGCCCTTACTATGGCAGAAATATGGCTACGGTTGCCGCTCGAAGAGAGTGGAGAGATAGATGCCGCGCCATAGCCGGCGGAGGAGATGTCACCTGGGCTTGGGAAACGCACAGAACAGAAGCAGATGGGATAGCCATATTAAGAGTGAATTATAAGAAGTCAAATCTGGTATCGACTGCGGCTGATAGAATCTCATTTGAAAAGCTTGCTACAGATGTAGAAGCGCTTGCGACTTTAGTAAAGGTCGCAATGGAAGGAAGAGTAATTTGAGCTACTCAAAGCTTTTGATGACCCTTGTCCCCGGAGAGACAACAGTAGGGGTCCTCATCGAGAAGAAGAATGGGACTAAGGAAACCTTTAGGGTTGCACAAGACTCAATTTCTTCTATCTTTTCAGGGAACTATTGTTCTGGATACTTGCCCTCCTCTCAGGATGGCGTTGTCTATCTAGAAGAAAAGGAAGGCAACAAGTTAGTGGTCATCCAGCGAGGGGCCAGAGAGGCTCAGGATCTTCAGTGGAATGACCATACTGGGACTCGTGAGCAGATGAAGATAAAGACAAAGACTCCGAATGCCTTCTTCGTCTTTGTCTTGGGTCCGTCAGAGGGTGGATACAGGATTAAGAAGGAGCGTATCTTTGTTTCGACTGGTCCGACCAGAGGGCCTACGACCCCTCTGTATAATGCAGAATGGTTGGGCAATGTATACAATCGTTCGCCTAGCGATGGCGCGAGGACAAACATTTGTTGGGGGACAACTACTGTTGCTCCAATGGGAATTGTAAGTGTCTCTTCTTTGATGAATATCGCTAACGATTTCTTTACTCAGGACTTTACACAGCACCTACGTGGGACAAGAGCCATCTGGGAAGAATACAATAATACCAGAAGCTTTAGAGAGACTCAGCGTATGACTTTGGCTGAAGTGATCAGGAGGATGTGGGATGGACTTCCGGACACCCATTGAGCCTAAGCCTGAATTTCTTAAGAAGTTCGAAGCTCAAGAGTGGGCGGTGCACCTTGGAGAAATTCCAGAGACTTTAGTAAGGAACTCAACCCTCTCCATCTTTGGAGATGGTAAGTATCTCACAAGGTCAAATCCCATTGGGACTTTTACGCGCAGAATTGAGCGTATGGATATTCCTACATTGGATCATGGACCCGACCCAAGCTTCTCCTTGAAGCTACCTAAGGTGCCTGCTGCTATTCTGATGAAGCAGGTGAGCTTCTACCGTGAGGTAATGAAGCTCTTTAATGATGCAGAAGCCTACTCCATTGTCATGTATGACACTGTAGAAGAGCAATACTTTTTGGTCATTCCTGAGCAGACCATCTCTAAGGCGCACGTTAAGTACGATCAGCCTGAGCTAAGGAAGAAGTACCCTTCCGACCGCTACATTGAAGTTATCTCTGCTCATAGTCACAACTCTATGAATGCATACTTCTCTCCCCTTGATGACAAGGACGAGAAGGGAGATATTCTATACATGGTGATGGGTAAGTTGAACCAAGAGGTTCCAACCTATTGCATCCGTGCAAATGTGGCTGGTGCGGAGTGCGTCAAGCTTCCCCTTGAGGATCTGTTTGATCTTTCTGAAGAGAACTGGGCAGAGCTTTCTCCCTATTGGGAAGACCTTCATGACAGCACTTGGGTCGAGCAGCTCCATGTTCGAGGGCCTGTTGTTAGTGCTCACTCTCAGTTTGATCAGATGCTTAAGACCTTTCAGGGCTCTCGCCCAAGAAGGCCTTTCACTGGTAGAACAACGGGAAGCCAGATGGACTTCTTTAACCAGACCGAAAGTGAAGTGGGGAGCGAAGGCTCTGAGCAAAAGGAATTCATTACAATCGCCTGTGCCTTGATTAAGGACGCTAGAAGCTTACCTCCTGAGCAGGTTATGTTTAATCTGATATCGAATCTCTTAGAGAGGGGATACGCAGAGGACATTCATGCTGCCATTGTTGCTTGTGATCATGTTGAAGAATTCCAGGCGATGGAAAAAGATGATTGGGAATTAGATATGAAATTGCGTATGGAGTTAGATGATGGCTGGTATTCTTAATTTCGAGGGAATTGATCCACTCCTAAAGCTTTCTTCAAAGCTTGGAGTTGCACTTGATAGCGCACAGGATTTGCATCCTGTCTTCCGAATCGCAGGGATTGTTTCTCAGACGGGAACGTTGCTGGACTATGCCGTCAAGCTTGTTCCCGATCGGCCAGAGACTAAGACGACTGTGGTGCAGAACTACCGAAACGTACATACCTTTACGGCACAACAGCCGACCATAGTTATGGTAGGTTGTGGCGGTACGGGCAGTCACTTGCTTCCAAATATTCTACAGTATGCAATCACCAAGGCGGCTCAACAGACTGTTACCCCTCCCTGTGTCATCATTATCGATGGAGACGGAGTGGAAGAGAAGAACCTAATTCGACAGAGGTTCACTCAAGCGGACCTTGGAGAGAACAAGGCTATTGCCTTGTCTCGTCGCTACAGTGCAGTGTTTGCTACAAAGATTAAGGCTGTAGACACTTACCTTGAGGACTCAAAGCAGCTGATTGGCCTTATCAAGGACGAAGCCCCAGCGGTTGGTCCTATCATTTTAGTAGGGGCAGTGGATAATCACAGAGCTCGTGCTATTTTGTGGGACACCTTCTTGAGCGAGACCCAGAGGGAGATCTGGTGGGTTGACGCAGGAAATGAGTCCTGGCATGGTCAGGTCATTTCTGGGTGCAGGAATGTACAGACAAAGGGAGATTCCCATTGGGCTGCCGCAGGCATCGGAGATGATATTGCTTCTGTTGATCTGCCTTGCTTCTTCGATGAGTATCCAAAGGAGTTCATGAAGATTGGCGGTACGCCAACGACTCCACAGAATACTTGTGCTGCAGTGGCTGAGGAGGACCCTCAGACCATTCATGCAAACTCATTGTCAGCCCAATGTGCTTCAAACATTATCACTCAGATTCTTGAGGGTGAAGTTAGAGTAATGGGATTGAACTTTGATGCAAAGACTGGTCAGGTTAAAGCCAAGATTCTTACACGAGTGAACATCGCCACCGCATACGTTGACATGAAAAACTCAAGAACTTCTCTTCGGGGATTCCTTGGGGACCTATGCTCGTGGAAGGGGAAGTCTGAACCGGCGACTCTCTTCCCGGGACTATACAAAAAAGCAAAGGTAGAGGATCTCTATACGGCTATTTAATGTACAGACAGTATAAAATAAAGAAGCGCAAAGGAGGGTTCAGAACTATTACTGAACCCTCTGACTCTTTAAGTGAGATGCTGTCTTACCTTAAGGTGCACTTAGACGCCCTGCCCATGAGTGAACATGCTCATGGCTTTATTGTGAATAAGAGTATCATTACAAATGCCCTGCCGCACCGGAACAAAAGATATGTCCTTAACCTAGACGTTAAGAACTTCTTTCCCAGTGTTAGAAGGCCTCTGATGATGGAAAAGTTAGCTCCCTTCTTTAATGAAGGGAAGCTTCCTCTAGACATCAGAGATTGGATTCATGAGTTGTGCTTCTTTGAAGGAGCGCTACCTCAGGGCTCACCAACCTCTCCTGTTCTTTCTAATCTCTATATAGCAGAGATAGACGAAGAGCTAGTCAGAGTAGCAGGGGAGATGGACTGTACTTATACTAGGTACGCTGATGATATGACCTTTTCAGGAGGAGACGTCCTGAAAAGTGAGAGGGATAAGGTGGCGCGCGAGGTCGATCTTCTCTTGCAGAGGATTGAACTAAAGCTCCACCCACGTAAGGTAAAGCTTATGCCATACTATCAGAGACAGATTGTCACTGGCATTGTGGTAAATAATGAAAAATTGACGCTACCTAGATGGTACAAAGAGGAACTCTTCCTTGCTACAAAGGGAGAGGATCCGTCTACCTTCGATGAACAATTCAGGGGTGTTCTTGAGTATGTTCGTTCGGTAGATTCACAATTCTATAAAAAAATGTGCAACCATATGATTGCACCAAAGGAGAATGAAGATGGCAACACTTCCAGAGTGGATCACAGAGGTCCGATTTTATGCAACGACTCCCAGTAGTGACCGCGCCCCTCAGGCACGCGGTTCAGTAACATTTGCTGGTGCTGTTTACTCACAGTTCACAGTCTGGCAGTCAAACGATGGCGCCCTTCAGGTTGTACTGCCGAGAGTAAAGAACCCAAAGTATAATCCTGACGAAGCTCACTCGAAGACCAACAAGATGTACTTCGAAGAGGTTGGTTGTACCAGCGGAGAGAAGAGGGAAGAGCTTGGCAAGGCTATCATTGGAAGCCTTCTCGAAGAGAGGAAGGCGACTCCAGTCAAGGAGAGCAACACAGGTTCGGACGGCATTCCGTTTTAAGGAGTAGCTCATGAAGATTGAAGACGTCAAGTTCCTCAAGAGTGACTGCACTGTCTCTGGCGCTATCGTAGATAACGTTGGACGTGGTGAAAATCGTTCGCCCCGTTGGGGCGGAGGAATTCAAGGAACAATTGTAGGGAATAATTTTCTGGGGCAGGGAGTGAATGCTGTAACAATCATTCATCATCCCACTCAGATTACAACCACAGTGGACACCTTTACTCCGAAGAGGAACAAAGAGCTTGCCTTCATTAAGCTCGAGATGCTTGTCAACAAGTGGATCGAAGAAGTTAAGGCGCGGATGGGCTCCTGATGGGAGTCTTCAGCATGGCTCGCACTCAAGCCTTGGCAACTGCCTTCTCAAAGGCAATTGGAGAGACAGAAGGCTTGCATGATGTTGAGATTGCCTACGCCTTAGCAGCAACGATGCGTGGTCTTGGTGAAGTGCTATACGATAAAGAAGACACCTCTAAGGAGGCTGTCCTCGAAGACTATGCAAGCTCACCAAGTTGGGCTGGAGCTTTAATGATACATGCAGATCAAATCCATGTAATCAGAGAGCTTTTCATTCGGACAAAAGAATCCAATATAGATGAAGGAGTTGAAACAGACTCCAAGGAGACAGACGAATAATGGAGCAGGAACAGTTTGATACACTAGTTAGAGGGATCTCAGCGGTCCTTGATAATGTAAGGACCCCACAGTTTCGCCCTCCCTCAGTAAACTTCTTCATGCCTAATCGAGGCCAGCTGCAGTTTACAATCGCCGCTCCACGTTATCGTGAAGTTGAGCGAAAGAATCCTAAGGATGCTGGAGTTCGCTGGGCAGATAAGATGGGAGCGGTCTTCGTTGAGGCAGCTCCTGCCTTGCCGAACTCAGACAAGCTGGACTGGGACAATAAGAAGATGATCTTTGCCATGTCAGACAAGGACATCGGCCAGGTCCTTTGGGGCTTTGCTGCCAAGAAGGAAGACATCCGACTTGTTCACGCTCCTGATGAAAATGCAAAGCAAAACAATAAGACCTTCCGAATCCGAAAGGGAGATGACTTTAGAGGCGAGCCTCAGTGGATTCTATCTCTTACGGAAAAGAAGAATGGAGAGTCAAATGAAGTCTCTGTGTTCATCAAGGGACCGGATATGATGAGACTCAAGTCGCTGTTGGAGGGAGCAATTCCCTACATACTGGGCGCCCATCGAACTTAGGAGAATCAGTTGCTATTGTGGCTGTACCTTTTGTCACTTCCCTTGATGGCTTGCCAGCCATACTCAGACAGCTATTACTCACATCTTCCTGATGCAGAGCACAGAAGTGCGACCTGCCAAAAAGGTGTGAGTATAGGCATGCTGTATGGTCTGGATCCTGAGATGGTTGCTGCTCTTCTAATGGAAGAGCAAAGGCATGCCGATAAAGATTATGAGGGCGGCATTCGCGGTCCTTTCCAAGTGTCAGCAAAAGATTGGTGTGAGGGCGGAACGTTTTCCACCTGTGCTGATCTAAACATTGCTGGTGCAAGAGCAATATCTCTTTTAAGAAATTGCTCAAAAATAAACTGGTCTAATTATGAATGCAAAAGGGAGAGGCGTAAGCCTCTTCCTTGGAGCAAGGTCCTCTGTCACTATGCCTCTGGCAACAAGTGCACAAAGAAGGGACTTGCTTACACCAAGCGTGTTATGAGATGGAGAAATAATGTCCGACGCTACAGTAGACTACGACTTGCTAGAAGGTAAAGCCATTCGGCTCCTATTGGAGTCCAATGGAAAGCAGCTCAGCGTAAAGGAAGTCTTTGATGCAATGCTCGCAGAACAGGACGCACATGCTTTAGCCCAAAGGCTTCCTCAAGAGGAGAGCGCTGCAGCGCAACTTGTTGCTGCCTGCTATGCCTTGGTTCCCGGCCTGCATGTAGAGTCTATGTACTATGGGCTAATCTTAGCAGCCTATCTGAATAGAAATAATATTGAGCTAAGCGTTGAGTCTACTGATATGACACTTGAAGACTGTGCCATAAAGAGGAAGAGCCTGGCGATGGAGATTAACACCATCATGAAGAGGGCCTTTGATCGAACTCAAGAGCACTTCAAGGGTGCAGAAGCAATGCTATTTGAACTAGAAAGGGGACTGCGTGAAGATACTGATCTATGTGAAGAAGAATCAACAGGAGCCTCTCTCGATAGTCTCGAAGGCTCTGAGGGATAGCATCAAGGGAGGGTTTGAATGGGAGGTTGTCTCCTGTTGGGATGACTTCGCCGATGCTCTTGGGGTGTTTAAGGTTTATGCAGAGGATGGTGCGCCAAGACCTGGTGTTCACATTGACCTTAAGTGGCCAAGTCCTACGACATTCATAAAGAAGCCCGCGCTAAAAGAAAAGGTGTGGGCAGACATAGAGACTAAGCTTGTCCCCTTGTTTCATAAGAAGGCTCCTGATAGGGAGCCTCTTGTCCTTACGGACCATCAGCTTCAAACAATCCTAAAGCTCCTTGGGGAGGCAAAGATTCCATTTGAAGTAGACCATCCCAATGGATCAGTCATAGGGATAAATAAGAACCATGGGGTGGAGTACAGTTTAACTTCTGCAGACGTTGCCTCTATGGTGGCTGCTGCTTGGCTATTCAAGTCTGGCTCGGTACGCCTCGAACGAAAAGAGTAGTCAAGGAAAGGTAGGTGCTGTTTAGCAAGTATGCTAAATTAGTAGTAGGTTACTTTGTATATGGTGCGGCGAGAGAGACGTCATTTAGAATTCATGGCGTCCTCAAAGAAATGGCTGAGCCAAACTTAACCTTAAATTCTGATTTTGAATATGTTATCTATAGCATTGATTGAAGAAGGCAGATGGATTGGAAAGAAAGACCAGCAAAGCAGAAGGCAAGAGATTGGCTGCTGTCGCAGCTGGACCTAAAGAGGGTAGACACATACCTAGGCCTCCCCGCAGGAGAGGCCATCTTCGAGAGGCTCTTAGTAAAAGAACATCCCGTATCTTCAATGGAACTCTTTGAACGAGATTTGGACGTAGCTGAATATCTTAGGGAAAGCATCTTTGCTTATAACCTAAGAGGGACGACTCTTCCCGAATGGAAGCACGCTCGTAGCGTAATAGTGAATGAAACAGACGTAGACGTCTGGCTGGGTCTGGCGAGAGAATTCGCTCCGTCCTTCCCCTCTTACGATCTTGCTTGGTTGGACTACTGTGGTCCGATTACCTCTACGAGATTAGAGAACCTTCAAAACCTTGCCGAAGCCATGCCAGATGATGGAGTCCTTGCGGTCACATTTATGGCTTGCAGAGAAGGGGCTGAGGTGTTTGGCGAAATGGTAGAGGCCGACTCTTCTGTTGCTATCATTAGGAAGAACAGAAGGTCGGATGCAGAGACTCCAGAGAAGCATCTCAAAAGAATTAGAATTGTTACAAACGCTCTCCTTGAGAAGACCTTTCCCTTGAGGATAAAGGTACTTCCCTATCAAGATGGAGCTCCAATGTTGTTGTTTGTAATCAAGAAGTCAGACAGCAAAAGAGGGATTGTTTCTCTCGCACGAAGGACTTCTGTAGAGGTCCTTCCATCACTAAAGGATTAATCATGAACGCAGAAACAGTAACAGTTGACGACCTTATCATTTACACAGCAAGCCTTGAGGCAGAGGTTACAGAACTGGAAGAGGATAGAGAGCTCTTGACTGTAGAGAACCGTGGCCTTCGTCGAAGTGTAGGGGCCTATAAGGCCAATGGAACACGTCGTCGCGCAGCTCAAACGGAAACGCAGGAGCGGCTCCAGGAACTTGAGAGTGAGAACCTACGCTTGAGGCGTTCGGTGGCCGGCTATAAGGCAAATGCAACACGCCGCGCCAATCGATAATGGCCCTCTGGTTTGATGAGGAGGGCTGGCTTCATTCGGATGAAGCCGATCTCCTTGTGGAGCACAACAAGACTCATAAGTTCTCAAAGGGAATGCATTCCTATATCAAAAAGAACTTTGGCAATCAGTTGCATGGAACCATTACGCACTATGACGCCTTGCCTTCCGCAAGGCGAACGATTCAGGGGATGACTTCACAGAGGAAGACCCCCTCAACTCACTTTATCATTGCGCGAGATGGAAGAATTCATCAGCTGGTTTCCATCCACGATAGAGCCTGGCATGCTGCCTTTAAGAGGCTCGGCGGTAAGGTTGTAGAATGGCCTAAGACCAATGGGCGTATGCCCATGGGCAATGGTCACACTACTGGAAGCCCCAACCAATGGTTCATCGGCATTGACCTTTCCAATTGGGGAAAGCTCGATGGACTAACACCTAGGATAGCAAGGTCTTGGACTGGTGAGCCTATCAATGAATCTGATGTCAGTATGGTTCGCGGTGTGTGCTGGGAGAGATACAGAAAGGAAGCAACCGACTCTTATGTTGAATTGCTGGCTGCTCTTATCTTAGAGTTGGACCTCAAGAAGAATATGCATTACAGACATAGTGATACCTCTCCGACAAGGAAGGTAGATCCAGGTCCAGCCTTTGACTTCACAACATATCTCAATAATGCTTATCATTGTGTTGATACTCTAGATCGAATCTTTGATTTAGATAACTTAGATGAGGAAAACGAGGAGCCTTAATGAGCGAACAAGTGCAACAGACCATTGATACGGCACATAAGCCTACGCTGAACCCATCATCTGGGGCACTTAGAGACGCTTGGCTAAGGAGCTTCAGCGAGAATGCCGTCGTAGGCAGGCTCTATGGAGAGGGTGGCGCTGTCATTTCAAAGGGCATGTCACCCATGGCTTGGTTGACCAAGCTGAGGGTGTTAGACCCCGGCAAGAAGTTTCACACGCTCTCCCCAGAGGAGCTTCAAGCTGTTTGGATTGAACTTGCCTACAACTACAACACCGCTGCCTCCTTCCATGCTAACTACACCCTTGTTGCCAAGGCTTTAGCAGGAGAGGTCGAGGGAGTTGAGAGCGAATTTATCGGTAAGGAAATAAGTGAATATAAACCGGGCGGTAAGCATTGGGACGCAGTCCTAAAGAAGGCCCCTCGTGCACCCGGCAAGGAAGTCCTTGAGAGGTTAGCTCGAGTTCACACATCCACAGCTCGGAAAGAGCTTCGTTGGTATAACATCCAAGCTGAATTCTTTTACAATATCATGATGAACCTAGAGACACAGAGACGGTGCCTTAAGGACTATAATGAAATGGCAAGGGCCGACCCCTCTAACAGAGGGTTCTAAGGAATTAAATGACAGACCAAAATTATACTGACGTTATCGTATTGCTTGATAAGAGTGGATCAATGAGATCCATTGCTGGTGCCACAGTCAAGGGCGTAGATGATCTTATCACTGAGCAGGCTGCCGTTGGTGGCAAGTGCCTTTTCACTTTGATTCAGTTCAATGTGAATATGGAAACCACTTATGATGCTATCCCCATCTGTGAAGCTGGGGAGTTTTCTAAGAGGGACTATCGTCCTGGTGGTGCGACGGCATTGATGGATGCCCTTGGGTATACCATCAACAATACAGGTGTCCGCTTTCAGATAATGAAAGAAGAAGAGCGCCCTAACAAGGTTTTGTTTGTCATTGTGTCAGACGGTCTTGAGAACCAGTCTCAAATGTTTAGAGCTGAGACAGTTGCACAAATGATTGCCCATCAAGAGAACTACTACAAGTGGGAGTTCGTCTTCATCGGAACAGATTTTGATGTCGCAGCAGAACAAGATAGGCTGAAGTTTAAGAGCGCCTACATATTCAATAAAGATGGCGCTGGCACTGATGGTATGTTTAAGGGTCTTTCTCGCAGCATTGCGCGAGCCCGTACAACTGGCGAGGACTACAACACGGCATACGTAGTTTCTTCGGCACAAGCCGTGGCGGCAGGAACAGCTGATGTAGAGAGTCTTGCGAAGGCCACAGAAGCCACAAAGGCCTCCGCCAATAAGCCCTAGCATTCGCTAGGAGGAGCATGCATGTCCAAGGTAAAGGGAAGCGGCCTGATGGCCGCTTACAACTTCAAAGAAAAGTACGCACGTTATAATGGAGAGGAAAGCAGGAGGGAAGAGTGGCCTGAGTCGGTCCGTCGCATGTTTTACATGCACGACAACGCTTACGCTCACCTCTTGTCACCTGAAGACCTTGCGGAGGTCAGTGATGCAGAAGATTCTGTAAGGGCGAAGCTCCTCCTTGGCTCTCAGCGTGCCTTACAATTTGGAGGCAAGGGTGTAGAAGCTCACAACATGAGAATCTACAACTGTGCTGTCTCTTACTGTGACAGACCAAGGTTCTTTGCAGAAGCCTTTTACATGTTGCTCTGTGGATGCGGCGTAGGGTTCTCGGTGCAGCAGCATCACGTTGCTCAGCTGCCTAAGTTCCGTACTCATCCCACACAGATTAGCAAGGTCGTTACGATAAAAGACAGCATCGAAGGATGGGCAGATGCGCTTGACTATCTTGTTAGCTACTATCTTCAGCTAGCTCCTATTGATCATGCACAAGAGATTTTTGCAAAGCCTGAATTTGACTACTCTGAGATCCGAGATCGAGGAGCTAAGCTTTCAGTAGGTGGTACCGCCCCAGGACCTGAGCCTCTCAGAAGAGCCTTAGAAAAGATTAAGGCAATCTTTGAGAGGGCCATTGCAAATGGACAGGCAGAACTTCGCTCCGTTGATGCCTATGATATTGTTATGCATGCTTCTGATGCTGTACTTTCTGGCGGCGTGCGTCGTTCTGCTTCTATCGCGCTTTTCTCTCCTGATGATGAGCTCATGGCAGGAGCAAAGACTGGCAATTGGTTCATTGATAATCCTCAGCGTGGCAGGAGTAATAACTCTGCTGTTCTTGTAAGAGGAGTGGACAACCTAGAGAACTTCAAACGACTCATGAGGTCTGTCCGAGAGTTTGGAGAGCCTGGGTTCATCTTTGTTGAATCTCTTGAATATATCTACAACCCTTGCGTAGAAGTTGGCATGTGTCCGGTTCTAATCTTGGATCCAAATGGAGATGTTGTAGAACAATATACATTAGACCTACTTAATTTCACGAAACGAAATGAATGGACCGCAGAGGGATATACATTTCGGAGTGGATGGCAGTGCTGCAATCTTACGGAAATGAATGCTTCTGCCTGGACCTCTCAGCATGATGCATATAAATGTGCACGTCATGCAGCGATTATTGGGACCCTTCAGGCTGGCTACACTGATCCTGGATATCTAACAGCAACTTCACAACTCATCATTGAAAGAGAGTCCCTCCTGGGTGTTTCCATGACAGGGATGATGGATAATACGACGTTGTCGTTAGATCCAATTGTGCTTAGGAGGATGGCTGAGATTGTTCGTGAAACAAACGCAGAGTGGGCCGCAAAGATTGGTATCAATCCTGCTGCTAGAACCACATGCGTAAAACCTGCTGGTAACAGTTCGGTCCTTCTGTCTGAAAGGTTCTTCGTAGCCTCTGGCTGTCACGCGCACCACGCTAAGAGAATGATTCGTAGAGTCCAGGCACACAAGGATGGTCCCATCCTACAGTGGTTTAAGGAACATAATCCTCATATGATTGAGGAGAGTGTTTGGAGTGCAAACAAGACTGATGATGTGATTAGCTTCCCCATTGAGATTCAAGAGGGGGCTCTCACAAAGGATCACTTTACGGCAATTCAATTCTTAAGCACTGTCGCACTGATTCAAAAGAACTGGGTCATCCCTGGCACAGCTAGACCAATGTCCTGCGAAGGCTTAACGCATAATGTATCCAATACATGCACCGTTCAGCCTGATGAGTGGGGTGACGTCGGACGCTATATCTATGAGAACAAGAAGCTCTTCTCTGGGCTTTCTCTCTTGAGTAGCTCGGGAGATTTCATCTACAGGCAAGCCCCTATGCAGAGGATTGTCTTTGAGGATGAGCTTGCGGAACAGTTTGGTAGATCTAACGTTGGTGCAGCTAAGCATTTGAAGCGTCATATAGAAAGGCGCTACGGTAGCCTTCACGACGTCATGATGCCACTTAAGATGGTACTTGAGGGGTACACCACAGAAGAGGCTATAGAGGGCACCAAGGTGCATCCAGAGCTACTGTGGGATACCTATAAGAGGATCCGTGCTGTCATCCATGTTGAAGACACAGATGACATCCTATTTCTACTGTCCGCTATAGGACATGAGGAACTATGGAAGAGCCTTACTGAAAATATGGTTGATGTAGATTACTCTCAGCTCTATGAGGGAGAGGATCTTACAAAGCTTGCAGACAATATTGCCTGTGGTGGTGGCTCTTGCGAGCTGGACTTTAGCATTCCAAAGGAATAATGATGAAGATTACGTACGAGAAGAGCAATGCAACTCCTATTGCTGATTGCAAGCCAGGCTCACTATACCGCCTTGAGGGCGGTAGCACTCCATTGTTTTGTATCTTTACCTCAAATGGGGAGAGGTTCTTTTATATGAGCACTGGTGGGAGTAAGGAATTGTCGCCATCAGATACTCTTTATGAATTGGATGCTGAGCTTGTGATAAAGGGGGACCTATGAGTAGGAAGCTTATTTCTTTTGATGAGGTCAGAAACAAGGGTTACCTTCAAGAGGTGAACCGTCAGTTCTTTCATCCGCTAGGCATTGCCCTTGCTCTTATCTACGATGTAGATGAGGAAACAGGAGAGCGTACTGCCACTGATCAGGTTGAGTTCCTAGACTGTAGGAATGACCCTGAGGGCTACTGCTTTGATGAAGAGTATATGAGGGAGAATGCTGAGCGCTTTTGGGCCAGGTCTGAAAACGTCCTTGAGGAGCTTGCGGCTAAAGCGCACGCAAGAAGTCACTTGTTTGGGTATATCGTCCAGTCGCTACCGAAGAAGCTGTCTGACGATGGGTAAGCTAGTAAGGGATAAGATTCCTGAGATTATCGAGGCGTCTGGAAGGACGCCTCTGTTTTATGAAACTTCAGGACATAACTATTGGGAGTTCCTGATAGATAAGCTTCTTGAAGAGGCTCGTGAAGCCTCAGAGCACACTCCTTACAAGAAGGGCCGGGCTGGGATTGAATCTGAACTAGCTGACGTTCTGGAAGTCTTGTATGCCCTCTGTGATAATCTAGACGTTCCCTTTGCGTCCATCCAAGAGGCCAGGCTTCAAAAGAAGATGGAACGTGGTGGCTTTTCTAAGGGATATATACTAACAGGAGTGGAATGATGGGTGACGGTAAGTCGTGGGCGGCCGATGAGGAGAAGCGAGCTGCGGACGAGGCGCGGATGGCGAAGCGCCTCGTGGAGACTCGCCATGCGCTTCTAGCTCTAGCGGAGAGGGAAGCAGAACAGTATGTCCCTATCTTTAAGGCAGAAGACGCAACAACTGCTTCTGTTAGGAATACAGCATGCAAGACGGTCCTTCAGCTAGGCTCTTCTCTTGAGGGAGATGAATGTCCTAATTGCGAGAATGGCGTTCTAGACAAGGACCTTGCTGGCAATTTATGTTGCACGGGAGAGTGTGGCTGTATTTTCCCTGCGGGAACGACTAAGCTAGAAGATCCTGCCGAGAAAGATCTCATTGATGATGAGATGATTAATCATCCCAGCCACTACAACAATGGTTCCATTGAGTGTATCGACTACATTGAAGACCAAGAGCTTAACTATCATGCAGGCTGTGCGGTCAAATATATTGCACGCTATCGCTTCAAGGGCACTCCCGTCAAAGACTTGCGCAAAGCCTCATGGTATCTCCTTAGGCTGGCTAATAGGCTAGAAGCAAAGGAAAAGTAAATGGCAGTTTATACAGGAGAGGTTAGGGGAGACTTTGATTCAAGGGTTGACCTGGTCAAATGGGACAACTACGGACTTGAATTTAAGTTTGCTGCCTTGAATGATGAGGCTTATGTTATCAAGCAAGATGCAAAGGGGAAATGGGTGGCAGGCGAGTGGGTGGTAACAGAGGATAAGCTAAGCCAGCTCTTGCGTTCTCTTATCAGAGGCATGGGCTTTGGTAGATTTAGGATGGGCAAGGGTAGGAACACCACATTCATAGGAATAGTAGAAGTAGAAAATGTCTAAAGATGATGCCCTCGGGCTCTTGATTAAGTCTTGCGAAAAGCAATTTGGTGAAGGTGCGGTCTTTGACCTCTCCTCATCTACTGTGCCCAAGGTTCCTAAGGTAAGCTTTGGGTCTATTAAGATAGACATTGCTGCAGGTGGTGGTGCCGGGAAGGGTCGTATCATTGAGGTCTATGGTCCTGAAAGCTCAGGTAAGACGACCCTGTGTTTGAATCTCCTTAGAGAGATTCAAAATGATCCAGATTATGTTGCTGAAGGCAGACGACCTCTATTTATTGATGCAGAGCATGCCCTTGACCTAGAGTATGCTACTAATTGCATTGGAGTAGACCCTAATAATTTGTTGGTGGCCCAGCCCGATGTTGGTGAAGATGCGCTAGAGATAGCTGACATCTTCATTAGGAGTGGGAAGGTCTCGGCGGTCTTTGTCGACTCTGTTTCAGCACTACTCCCCAGAGCAGAGCTTGAGGGAGAGATGGGCAAGTCTCATGTTGGACTGCTTGCTAGGCTTATGTCGCAGGCTCTGCGTAAGTTGGTAGGACTTTGCCATAAGACTGGTACGATTCTTGTCTTTACTAACCAAATTCGTATGAAGATTGGTGTGATGTTTGGAAATCAACTTTTAGCTGCATAAACTAAGACTACATCAGTTATTGATCCGCTTAGGAGGATCTGCTGATGATTATAAATGGTTATAAATTCAATAAAATTGATGAATCTCATGTTGAGTACTTAAAGGCTCACTATCAGGATAAACTAACGGATCTTTGTGAGGGCCTTGGCCTTTCCGATGAAACAGTTTATCGAATGATAAAAGCACTGGGCATCCAGCGAGAGAGGCATTGGAAGAGATCTATACCTCGGAATAAAGAGGCAGAAGATCTAATGAGAGATCCATATCTCTCACATGTAAAAATTGCAAAGAAGTACAATTGTACACCGGAAGCAGTTGCAAAGCGACGGACTGACCTTGGCGTTACAGTCAGAAGGAATATGTGTTCCACTCAGCTAGAAGATAGGATTCAACTTATCCTAGAAGAGATTGGGCTAGCATATATCCCACAACGAAACCTAGACAAATGGTCAATAGACTTTTATCTGGGTTGCAATTTTTACATAGACGTTCATGGTTCATGGGCACATTCAAAACCTAAGATTGTCGAAAGAGACAAGCGCAAGGCAAAATGGATGGAAGACAAGGGATTTAAATACCTTGTCATTCGTGAATCGGATATTGAAGAAGCCAAAAATAAGATCTTAGATTTTGCATCTGGGTTTCCCTTAGCGGTAACGTTAAGTAAAAAACCTTGTGAACTGCTACCCGCAGGTGTCGCCTCTAGGCGGCTAACGGTGAAACCCTTCATAATGGGCAATACCGTGCCAAGCCTCATAAATGAGGAAGGTGTAGAGACTATCGAAAGCACATCGAAAGATGGGAGTGAGTAGAGTAGGGATAGAGATAGGTACTATCCCCAAGCGCAAGGCTCCTCGTTTGAGGATGATGATATAGTCCGAGCCATAGAGATGATAAATCTATGGGAGTCTCGCCAGAGACGACTAGTGGAGGCAACGCTCTGAAGTTTGCTGCCTCTCAGAGGATTGACATTCGTCGCAAGACAAGTGCAGCAGATACTGAGAAGGATGCAGATGGAAATGTATTCCGCATCCCGACGACGGTCAAGTTCGTAAAGAACAAGCTGTTTCCTCCCTTCCGAGTTGCTCACATTGATATGGAAATGAATGTTGGCATCAACAGAACAGCAGAAATCTTGGACCTTGCCGCTGACAACGACATAATTCTTAAGTCAGGGGCATGGTACGAATACGTTGACCCCTCCCGAACGGAACTCTTGTTAAAGCTTCGTCAGCATGAGGATGTAAAGGCTTTGATCCAAGAGATTAAAGCCGCTCCAAAGGATTTTAATGTCGTTCCGGAAAGTATCAAGGAAGGAGCTCGAAAGATAGGTCCCCTTCTTGATGCCTTGGAGTTCGATGACAAGGGCTGGAGGGTTCAAGGGCGTTCTTCTGCTATAGAGGCCCTAGGAGAGAGACCAGAGTTATTGGAGGAGCTTAGAGTTCACATTCGTGAAATCTATTTCCCAACCAGTAGCCCACAAGCGGAAGTTTCAGACGATATTCCGTTTTAATTTCAGGAGCTTAAATGCCCGATTCATACACCGGTGTGTACGTCCTCTATGTTGATGAGACCCTAATCGATAGGGTCTTTTCTGAACGATCCCTTTCCGTTGAGGAACTCTTAGACGGAACGTTGAGTGAAGATGCTTGCAAGGAGTTGAATGTTCCAGTTCAAAATACTTCTTGGACTGAGTATCCAAATACAAACTTTGTTCTAAAGTCTGTCTTCAGACCTAAGAAGTCCGCTCTTGTGAGACTGTCAAAGGATTGCAAGAGAGTTGAAGTCCTTTGGGACTACAACAAGACTCCACTGCAAGGCTTGAAGCCACGCAACAAGGAGCAGAACATGCTCCTCAATGCTTTGATGGATGATGAGATTGCATGTGTCGTTGTAGAAGGCAAGGCAGGAAGTGGGAAGACGCTCTGTGCTCTTGCCGTTGCCTTGGATTGCATTGGATCGCCCAGCTCCCCTTATAAGAAGATTGTTCTTACGAGACCAATGTCCTCTGTGGGAGCTCCTTTGGGAGCTCTACCTGGAGATCAAGCGGAGAAGTTCCTTCCTTATCTTGGGAACTACTTCTCGAACTTTGAGTTCCTGTTAGGGAAGCATGGTCTTGCCTATCTTAAGACCATGATGGAGAAGGGGGACATTGAGATTCTGCCATTGCAACTAATTGGTGGCATCTCATGGCATGATACACTCGTGATTGCCGATGAGGTGCAGTCCTTGAATGCACAACAGATGTATGCACTGGGCACACGCCCTGCTGCAAACTCTAAGTTGATTCTTCTTGGTGACAGCGCCCAGAGATATGGTAGGTTCGAGGATGCTAGACACACAGGGCTTTGGAAGATTGCCCACAGTGAGCATGCTCTTCGCTCGCCTTTGGTGAGCTACATTAAGCTTCTCAAGCAGGAGAGACACCCGCTTGCTGATGTCTTCTATAATACATTCGTTAATAATGAGGTTGTTGAATGAGAGTAAGTATTTATAACAAGGGCGTTTCCTACAACGGGGAGACAGTTAAGTCTCCCCTTCCCAAGGAGAGCACCACAGAGGCGGCGGCAGTAGATGTTTCTACTCCCGTCCCCTTTGTTCTTGAGGTTGGTGCTAAGCATCTGGTTGACACAGGCTTGATTATCAAGGCTCCTCGAGGGTATTGCATCCAGGTCCTACCTCGTAGCGGACTGGCTTGCAAGAAGGGGATTACCATCCCTAACGCTCCTGGTCTAATTGATAGAGACTACTGTGGCCCAGATGATGTGATCAAGATCATGCTTGTGAATCAGGGGAAGGAGGCTGTGGAGTTTAAGGCGGGAGATAGGGTGGCGCAGCTGCTCTTCACGCCGTACATCACGGTTTCGTGGGATGAGGAAGAGAAGGCCACCTTTGCTAAGGTAACCTCCAGAGGAGGTTTTGGTAGCACTGGCGTAGATAGGAAGAGTGGACTTTGGAACAGAAGAACCTAGACGTTGAAACATTAAACATCTGTGTTAATGTCCTTGAGTCCCTATGTCATGGTCCAGCACTAGCATCTAGGAGTTCCTATTATGCTGTGCTGGACATGCAGTATCCTAATATTAAAGCCGTCTCCTTTGGAGACGTCGTAGAAGAGAGAAAACTAAGAAAAGGTTGGTTCTAATGAATAAGAACGCACGCATTGCCTTCTGGGCAGATGAGACTGGCTTCTGGATGAGTGTTAATGAGGGTAGCTTGGAGCGTCCTAACTGGATTGTTCAGGACATCCCTTCGGGTCATCTTAATCTGGAAATGTCAGAAGATAAGATTCAGGTGAAGATTACTCCTGTGGTAGCTGAAGTGAAAATTGATCTTTAGCTGATCTCCCTCCAGCCTAGATCCTCTCCACCCACCTGTGGACCCGCCCGCAACCTCAAAGGCCAGCAGGGCCTTCAGTCCCAGTAAAGCTCTTCCAAATTGGGAAGATAATCATTACCACTCCTTTATTAGTTATGTTAAGCAATAACAGCAGGAGCTCCTCCATGAGTAGATGTAACAAGTGTGATATGCCTATCAATGGCACAATGATGGATAGATGCTTCTGTGAGCCAGCTGTTGGTAAGTCTAGTATGGCCAAATATATGCCCACATGTGGGGCAGACTATGACGATGATCGTCGTGATATGGCTCCCATCTATACCATGCCTCCCGTGGTAAAGAACATAGACCCTCTTTGGGCTCACTTAGTGGTGAATGAGACCAACATAAGGTTTGAATACCTTTCTCCTAGTCGTGGGGCAACCACCAGGAGCGTTAAGCTTCTGGGATGTTATAAGAGCTTTGGTAATACATATATAATTGGCTACTGCATGCTAAGAGATGCAAAGAGGACCTTTAGGGTCGATAGAATTCAGAAGGTGGTGGCCGTTGACGCTTAAGAAAAGATTTGAAGCCCTTGGTGCTGTTCATTTAGGGATGTTTACTAAAGCAGAGTCCGCTGAACTGTATGCCTATGATGAGAACTGGTGGGTTTTTTCTCCCTCTTATCACAGCTATTACTCCAAGCCCTTTGAGCTGGAGCCACTTGGTGCGAGGATGAATCTTACCTGGGATCCAGGTGATGCTAAGAATCCTGGCGTCAAAAGAATGGTGGAAATTGTAGAGGCTTGGCTTACGGCCAATCCTCGTCCCAGAGGTGAAGAATGAGATGCAACAAATGTAGCATGCCCTTGAAGGGCTTTGGTATTGATCAGTGTTTCTGTGAGCCAGAGGCTATCAAGTCCAAAAAGTGGACAGTAGTTCATGAAGAAGTTAATGCTTCAGGCATTGATCTAAAGACTGAGGTTTTTGGATCTCTTCTAGAGCAGCGTAAAGGAGAGTACGTGACTAAAGCATTGATTGTCTTTGAGGGGCAAGACTTTGTAAAGACTGTGCGTAAGAATAGGCGTGAATATGATGCTCGGTTTATTATCCAAGAGATTCCCGGCCACGGCTGGAAGATTCGTAAGAATACGCTGACAGAACACCATGGAGAAATGGAAAGTCTAGAGCCAATATTTGAAGTCTATCTAGAGGACGTGGAATTCTATCATGAAGAGGCAGGGGAACTATCTTTCTTTGGCCTCTGGGATTCTGGAACCGAGAGGTTCCATTCAGATATTAATGAGCATCTGCTTGATGCTCCGGTTAAGCCTAGCATTGTATCTCCTCAAGAGGTGAAGCGGATAGAGGCATGGGCTAAAGTGAAGAATCGCAAGAAGCCTTTTGCTCCTATCGTTATGAATAGTACGGCTGTTTCTTTTGACGATATGGTCTGCACTCAGCCCATGACGGGAAGTGTTTCTGGAAAGTGGCTCAAATGGAAGTATGTCGATGAGTAGACTTTCTTTAATCATTGGAGACTGGTCTAACGATGGCCATGGTAAGACTGATACCGTTCTTGTGACCATGAATGTCAGTAGGGCTGAACTCCTTAAGGCTCATGAAAAGGGGCTGAAGCAGGTGCCCGCTTTCAAGGGTTCTTGCGAAAACTATGAGGAGTCTTATATTTCCTTAGGATTGGCTCACCAGCTTGTTAAAGCTGGTTTGGATCCAGAGGACTTTCTTACTGACCCTTGTTGTCGTTGGGATGAATCAACTAAAAGTTTAATTGAATGTTCTTGGGACCATCCTGAGAATGAAGAGCTTCTCTTTATAGATTCAGAAGGTTATGCCAAGTTGTATATGGAGATATGCAAATTAGGAGACCCTCTTATTGCCTACTCATTCAATAATAATAAGTCCGACGAGATTTGCATCGGCGGCTATGGAGTAACTTGAGGTGAAGCAATACAAAGAGTTAGTACAAGATGTACTAGAGAATGGAACCAAGAGATGAAGTGGATTCCTGGGTTCGAGGATCGTTATGCAGTTTCGGCTAATGGTGAGATCTGGTCATATGTAGGACACATCCCTAGAAAATTAAAGCCAGATCTTGTTAAAGGATATCATCGAGTCACATTGTTTGATTCAAACAAGCGAACTCGTATGCCTGTCCATAGAATTGTCGCATTAACTTATATTTTGAATCCAGAAAACAGACCGCAAGTTAACCATATAGATGGCAACAAAATTAACAATGCTGCAATAAATTTAGAGTGGATGACATCTAAAGAAAACTGCGCTCATGCTTTGGAAGAGGGTCTTTATAAAACTGCTGTTGGCGAACAATATAATAGATCGGATCTAACTGACATGGAAGTATTACAAATACGATCTGTGTGGGAAGAGAATGCTCACACTCAAAAAGAACTCGCTAACATGTTTTCTACAACTAGGTCAAATATAAATAATATTGTTAATAGATACACTTGGAAACATATATGATTCAATATATAGAACTCCTTCAACAAGTTTTAAGCGAAGGAGAATACCATCAAGATCGTACTGGCACCGGCCGTTGCTCTATCTTTGGTGTCCAAAAGCGATATGATTTGAACAATGGAGCCACCTTTCCTCTGGTCACAATCCGCAAATCTTTCTTTGCTAGTGCGGTCAAAGAAATCCTTTGGATGCTTAGGGGTGAGCGCAATGTTAAAACTTTGGGAGCAGGGTTCTGGAACCCTTGGGCTCGAGAGGGTGGAGACATTGGGCCCTTGTATGGACATCAACTAAGACATTGGCCGGATGGGACTGAGGGTGGGAACGATCAAATTGCTAACGTTCTAGAGTCTCTGCGACAAAACCCCAAATCGCGCCGCCACATCATAACAACGTTCAATCCCCTTGACGCTCCTAAAGGCGTCCTCTATCCGTGTCATGGGATAGTCATACAATTCTATCCCAGTGCAGATGGGCAATTCCTGGATCTTCACATGGTGCAGCGATCACAAGATTTGATTCTTGGGTATCCTGTGAATGTTGCTGAGTATGCTCTGCTTCTTATGATTTTTGCTAATCGACTAGGCAGAAAAGCCAGAACCCTAATTCACACTATTTCCGACTGTCATCTTTACTCAAATCACATCGAGGGTGTTAAAGAGATGCTCTCTAGAGAGCCGCTGAAGCTCCCTAGAGTGACGATAGCTGATAAGCCTATGCCTTACCCTGGTTGTGCCAGGGACGGCTCTGTATTGGAGCCTGAGGATGTACAACTGATAGGATATGAACACCATGGAAGAATCAAGTTCCCCATTGCAGTCTGATCCTGAGCTGGTCATAAACCTTGAAGAAGCCATTGATCAAATAAAGTCTGACCTTGTCAAGATACAAAAACGGATTAAAGATGAAGAAGAATTCTTTGGAGAGATGGATGATGATTGCCCCTTGTTCATTCTAGATGGAAGAAAAAGGGAGGCCTGGGATTATGGTGTTGATTACGGCTATATTATGGGCGTAGCTGCCGGCCTAAAGGTTGCCTTAACACAACTTAGGAGAGCAATATGAGCCTCTTGACAGTAACTAAGACAGTAGTCGATTGTTTCAACTGGGACACCTTTGTACGAGAAGCATATGGAAGACCATATTGTTTTCAGCAACAAGGTGGTTGCAAGATGCGAGGTACATATCACTTAGAGGTCCACGGAGAGAAGGGGTATGACCCCTATGGATGCAAAGGCCTTCCTTTAGAGCTGGATAACAACCTCTTTGGAGTGGCCCTTGAGGAATGGCTCAGGAGGGACCCCAAGGAGGCCCCACCATCTATAGACTTCCTTGAGACATGGTGGGAGAGAAACTTTTATCCCAGCATTGAAGCTGTTGCAGAAGACCTGTGCCAGAGAGGGCTTCTTCCTGTTGGTGAATATATAATTATCATCGACTGGTAGTCCAAACAATAAGTGGAGAAAGAAATGAGTTGGAAAGAAAAGTTTACTCCTACATCTGATACGCTGACGCTTCATTTTGATTCAGTCAAAGAGGCGGAAGTATTTAAGACGTGGCTTTGTAACTCGGGGGAGCAATTCTATGATGACTTTCGAGAAGTCATGCGTTCTGATGGGGAGCTCCCCAAAGATAGCTCTGAGTATGTAGAAATTAATTATCAAGACTTGCCTAACCATATCTTCTTTAAAGCGGAAGGCTAAGGAGAGACTATGACAGTAGCACAATTGATCAGCCGTCTAAGAGACTTCCCTTTAGATGCAGATGTCTTAGTAGAAGCGAGGGATAGCGGAGAGCCCTACAATTTCAGCGTAGAAGAAGGGACTTGGTATGCGGAGATGACAGAACAACTTGGCGGTGAGCCAAATGAATACTATGCTCGAACTGATGTTAAAAGATTCAAAGAGTATTCTACTAAGTTCTGTGTCAGCATTAGTCCGAGCTGGTAGCATGAACCAATTTCAAGAATCAGATGGATGTAAGATCCACCTAATGCAAGGTGAACTCCCTCTTGTTAAGGTCCTGTTCCTTAAAAAAGAAGGAGAGGACCAGCGTTTGGTTGTTAACAAGAGTGTGATGTTGGACGGTCAGCCTCTAACTGTAGAGACATGGCTGCGTAATAAGCATGGCGTTTGGAACGGCACCTTTAATCAGATCCAACTTAATACCCCTCTTTTGAAGGCTGGAGATGCCTACCCATTTACTTGTGTGTTCTGGACCTCTCCAGTGATGAGTAAGGATAGAGTTCCAATGGTAGGTCAGTAAGCTATGAGCAGGGAAACAACTTGGTACTTTGTATACACTTGCTGTCCCGACGGACCAAGTGTCCTAAAGGCTGTGTTCTGGTCTATATCAGAAGCTGATGTCTACCGAGATGGCAATGGCTATCTGGAGATTCGTCGAGCTCTCTGGGAGGGCTATGGCAGTGTTCCAGACTACAGTGAAACGGAGAAGGTATGACAATCTACAGAGACTCCTCCTCGGGGAAGCTTGTAACCATTTGTTACCTTACCGCTTGGATGGGTAAGTGTAGTCCCAGACATAGAGCCTATCGGTACCCAGCTCCCCACTGGGGAGTTGATCTTGGCAGGGAGGTTCGAGAAGAAGAGATAGGCCAGAGATATATCCCCGTGTCAGAAAGAAGCTACCCATGAAGAACAATACAAACTGCACCATAGGCATCCTAGAAGAGGATCAAAGCGTTAGCGTTATCTATTGCCACTGGGATGGCTATCTTGATGCGAACGGTGAGCGTCTCTGGAGGTTCTACTATGAAGAAAGTCATATTAGAGACCTGCTTGAGGGAGGAGATATCACATCTCTTGGCGCTAGCCATAAGGTAAGCGTTTACTATCATAAGGACTTCCAAGAGCCACTTAAGGTTGCTCGTGTTTATGATACTTCTCTTGAGATGGTTGAGGCTGAGGGACGTAGGTTTAATTATCTCTATTGCATTCGCTCTGGCGAATGGTTCTTTTCAATGTGGTCGTCTAATGAATGGAAGAATTTAAAAGATGCAAACTTCAAGACCTCTGGTCCATTATGATGGTCCCATTGAATGGATCAATGAAGGCCGTGTGATTCTGTATGGAATCCACGGGTCTCATCTTTATGGGACAAATATTGAGACCTCTGATGAGGACTATAAGGGTATTGTTGTCCCTCCTAGAGTGTACCGCCAGGGCTTTTCTAAGACCTTTGAGCAGGTTATCCAAGAGGGATGTGAGCTTGAGTATGTCATTTATGATATCCGTAAGTTCTTTAAGCTTGGGGTTAAGTGTAACCCCAACATCTTAGAGCTTCTCTACTCTAAGTCCTTCTTGCACTCCACTGAGGGAGGAAGACTGCTGGCTGAGAACAGGGATGCGTTTCTTTCTCAGCGTGCAATCTCTTCATACAATGGATATGCTCTGTCTCAGTTGAAAAAGATGGAGACCTATAGGGCTGCCAATCCAGAGAGAGCTAGGTTGCGGGAGTTGTATGGATATGACACCAAGTTTGCCATGCATTTGATTCGACTGTTAAGGGTCTGCAACGAGATGTTGACAGAGGGAACCATTAACGTGTTCCGTAAGGATGCAGAGCAGCTGATAGAGATCAGGAGGGGTGGATGGTCCTTGGCTCGTGTTCATAAGGTGGTCCAAGACCTTGAGGCCAGGAACTCTGCATTGGCGACTACAACGTCTCTGCCTAAGGAGCCAGACATCGACTTCTTAGAGTCTTTGATGTCTGATATAATTGAGATTACGGAGTGCTCGGTTGCCTCCAAGGATGAGATAAATGTTTTTTGATGTAGTGGTCGCTTGCGACCAGGCTGGTGGTATTGCCAAGGATGGAAAAATCCCCTGGCATCTCCCCGAGGAGCTTCAGTGGTTTAAGAAGGTAACTTCTCACACTCAAGACCCTGACAAGCAGAATGCTGTAATCATGGGACGCAAGACTTGGGAGTCTTTGCCCGAGAGGGCAAGACCTCTAAAGGGCAGAGTGAATGTGGTGCTTTCGAGGGATGAAAACTATGCGCCCGAAGGTGATGCTTGGGGAGCTCTCTCTTTTGAAGATGCACTGCAAGCCATGGATCATGGGGACTTTGGGTGTGTAGAGACTGTCTTTGTCATCGGTGGAGGGCAAGTATATAAAGAAGCATTTGACCACCCCAGCTGCCGCCTCATCATCATGTCTGGGATTCCAGAGACTTTCGACTGTGACACCTTCATTCGTGTCCCAGACCGCTTTGAAACAGTAGAGACTAGGCCCCACCAAGGATTTAAGATCTGGTGGCTTACCCCTAAGGAACTAACACAGGATGATTGATTGGAATTTTGTCAAAGAGGAGATACTTGAGGTCTTGGACAACAATGGGGTGCATGATGGGACCCTTGCTGGACTAGAAAATAAGGTCCAGGTGTTCATCAATAAGCTCGAGAGGACCTTTAGGCCTGAAGCAGGAGAGCCAGATGACGACACTGACTCTGACTGGTAAGGTCGCAAAGATAGAGAAGGCAGGAAAGTGGGTGGCTTTTGTTATAGCTGGCCGAACTGCTTGTAAAGTAATAATGAAGGATGCCTCTGCTAAGGAGGCACTAGAATCCATCAAAGTTGGGTCAGAAATTGTTGCAACATCTAGCAAGTTCGCGTGTGAAGGTCACACGGTAAAGCTTTGGACTGATCTATGCATGTTCTTACCAGATTAACATAGTGAGTAGAATAAATGTGGGATAGAGTTAAGACGTTAAAGTCTGCTCTCCTTGGTTTACCAGAGCCGATCCTCATCCTTGGAAATAGAATGCCAGATGGAGATAGTCTAGGCAGCGCAGCTGCAGTGTTGGACTATTTAAGGTACGAAGGATATGAGGCTTACATTCACTGCGTCCTCCCACCGCCTCCAACGTTAAGTTGGATGCTTGATGAGGGGGATGAAGCCACCGCAGAGACGCTCGAAGAGTATGCGTCTCTGGTAGTAGTGGATGACCAAGTGAATTCTGAACGACTTGGGTTTGAGTTTAGAAAAGTTCCTACTATTTGCATAGACCATCATATGACAGGATTCCCTGATGATGTGGCAGATAGTATAGCGAAGAAGGGGTCCCTTGGTGCCCCTACTGTTGTTGTTAATGACAATGTCATTAACTTCTGGAAGCTGTGCCCAGCAACAGCCTGCATCTTAATTGATGAAGAGATATTTCACCCCTTTCTGTGGGTGTCTCTCTATACAGATTCAGTTGGTTTTACTGTCAACACCAGCACAGTCATTAGGTATGCTTCAATCCTTACAGAGGCTTCAGATATTTCTGATGAAGACGCTGAAGGTTACATAAAGAAGGTTTACCCCACCGCTCCTGTTTCTATCTTAGAATCTTTTGCTGAGGCAACAATCTACACCCTCACAGGCACTCATAATGGAGAGCAGCTACAAATTGCTATGGCAATTGCTGATGCTCAAGATGATTTGTCCTATCGTAAGATCCTTTGGATCCTTCGACAGTTTGGACATGTGGCGTGTTTTGTGAATTCTGTGACAGGCAAGGCAAGTGTGCGTTCTGACCGCTATGAGTATAGCGCTCTTGACATAGCAAAGAAATTTGGTGGAGGTGGGCATGTGCGCGCAGCGGGCTTCCAGCTGAACACCAAAGAATTTGGTTCTCAGTGCGATAAACTAATCACCCTACTTGGAAGCGATCTCGAAAGCGTTCGCTTAAGGATGTTAATGTAATGAGCAGTAAAAAGAAGACAATCAAAGAGCTGAGACTAGTTAATAAGGATCTTTATAAGACCCTAGAAGCCTCTGAGGCTGACCTTGCTGAGGCAGAAGAGGAGAACGAGCGCCTTCGTGAGTCTATCATGATCCTCTTAAGCGAGGCTGGGTTGGAAATCGAAGCCAATGATGGACTAGAGTTTCCAGTTGAGATTATGGCAGTTCCAGATGGAATCTTCCCTCTCTAATAGATATGATTGGTAGTATATGAAAGACTTTGTACATCTTCACCTGCACACTAAGTTCAGCCTACAAGATGGTACCACTGAGCCTGAAGGGCTCATGAAAAAGTGTGCCGATCATGGGATGAAGTCCGTTGGAGTGACAGATCATGGGAATATGGCAGGGATGTGGGATTGTGCTAAGTACGCTAAGCAGTATGGCATTAATCTAATCCCTGGCAATGAATTCTATGTTGTTCCTGATGCACAAAAGAGCAGGGGGAATGATTGGCGGAAGGGGAAGTCCTCTCATCTTGGACTTCTTGCTTATAGTCAGACCGGTTGGGATAATCTGTTGAGGCTTACTGCGTTATCGAATCTTGAGGGATTCTATAACGAACCTCGGATAGACTATAGGATGCTCAGAGAGAACTCCGAAGGATTGTGGTGTATGTCTGGCTGCCTCGGCGGCTTCATAAATACAGCCATTAAGAATAATCAATCCCCAAGGTTTGCGGTAGATATGCTGCATAGTATCTTTGGAGATAGGCTATCTCTTGAGATACAGGTGAACCCAATACCTGACCAGCAGATTCTTAATGATGAAGTGATAGCAATTCATCATGCTACAAAGATTCCCCTCGTTGCTACCGTTGATGCTCACTACTTAGATAAGACTGATAGCCACAACCAGGACATCCTGTTTGCAATGCAGTTAGGGAAATCCCTAGAGGACCCAGAGAGGCTGAAGATGCCTCCAGAAGAGCACTCTGTTGAAACCCCAGAGGAAGCCATCAAGAGGTTCACAGATAAGTATGGGAACCTTGGATTGGAGGCTTGTCGGAGGACGGTAGAGATTGGAGACAACTCTCACTCAGAGATTACTTACCAAAGTAAGAGCTATAAAATTCCCACCCTTGATGTTGCAGCACAGCCAGACTTCCAAGAGTTTCTTAAATGGAAGACAGGCTGTGAATGTCACACCTCAGACAAAGGGGAGTGCTTAGTACATGGAAAAGCCTGTGGGCATAACCACTAGAAATAAAACTATAGGAGATTAGCATGTTAGAAGTTACCCCCGCACCTGGATTCGCCATGGTGACACTTGAGAAGGACGCACAGACAAAGTCTGGACTTTTTGTTGCAGGCACACAGGACGGCCTAAAGAGAGGTCGCGTAGAAGGCCTTGGCCCTGAGTTTGTCACAGACCATGGTGTTTCAATCGCCTTCCCAGCAGATGTTGGAGATGTCGTTCTATTTGACAAGGGAACTGAATTTTCAATCCCGGGGCAAGGAAGCTACTACTTCGTGTGGCGGAACAACACTGTTGGCAGGATCGTCGAGTCAGGAGAGTGACAGATTCACTTGGGAATGAATACAGAGTGGGAGATATACTCTTGTACGTCGCCGGGGGAGATCAGGCTCGGCCACAGATTGCCATGTTTGTTGAAGCTTATATGAATGCAGATGGAGATCCTAAAAATAGGTTCCTTTTTGCGAACCGTAGAACGTGGAATCGAGATCAAAATAACGTGTCTGTCAGAACTATTGGACGGCCCTGGAGGGCCCGCTTGAAGCGGCTCTCTGATGTCCTTCCTCATGACAAGGCCCTCGAGGCAAGAGATTTCTTTGAGTATGCCCTGGAGCTAAAGGGATACGAGCTTGGGCTGCCTCTTCTTTGAGGTATGATGTCAGAATGGAGAGGTCTCAGAGAGAAGGAGAGGTTCAAATGAAGAGTGATGATCAGAACTCCTACCTTTTATTTTGGGCCCAGAAGGGGCTTAAGGCAAGAGGGCTCTGGGATGACCAGGTCTATAAGGATAGGGTAGATTACGAGTGGAAAGTTATCTCTCGTATGGGGTTTGCAGGATACTATCTTGTAGTCGCTGACTACGTGGCTTGGGCCCGTAGTCAAAGAATCCCAGTGGGGCCTGGACGTGGTTCAGGTGCTGGCTCTTTGATTGCCTATGCTGTAGGCATAACGGATGTGGATCCCATTAAGTGGGGCCTAATGTTTGAGAGGTTCTTGAACCCAGGTAGAGTCTCCATGCCTGACTTTGACATTGACTTTGGAAAGAGAGATCGACTCAAGGTTTTTGACTACCTGTCAGAGAAATACGGACATCAGAACGTTTGTCAGATTGGTACTATTGGCACCATGAAGGCAAAGCTTGCGGTCAAAGATGTGGGGAGAACCCTTGGACTTGATCCCTCTGAGCTGGAAAGATTCTCTAGCTTAATTCCCGACGAAGAAAGAGGAGGACAGGGCGATCATGCTATCACCTTGAGCCTCCTCTTGGATCCTCCCAGGGAGCTTGTTAAGGCTCACGGAGAGGCTCTTGCAAAGTTCAGAACTGCTTATGAATTCGACAAAGACTTTCATAGAGTTGTCAACCTTGCTGTAGAGCTGGAAGGAATCCCAAAGAGTTACGGGGTGCACGCAGCTGGAGTTGTCATCGGAATTGATTCTCTATGGGGAGATATTCCTCTTAGGAAATCAAATGATGGAAGGCCTGTTAGTCAGTGGACTGACAAGCAGGTCGAAAAGATGGGGTTAGCTTATTAGCCCCTGTATGGAGCAATCCGTACAGCAAACAAGGTGAACCCCAAAGCAAAGGGGGTGTGCTGCATCTGCAGCGCTAACAGGGGAACCTAAGTGAGCGAGTCTCATAAGGCAATCCTGTGCTAAGCTTTTGATTGATTAGGTATTGCAAAATTGATATAATAGGAGCTCAACAAACAGGAGCTGCGTTATGCAAAAGTTAGAAGGATTTGAGAAGGTAGAATCTGAAGGAATTTTGGGAGAGTATTATATTCATCCAGACGGAAGGATCTACAGAGATTACGGACATAGAATAAAATTTCTTTCCGAGAGGCCAAATGCTTATGGCTATAGTCGAATAAGCTTGCTTCATCAGGATGGACGTAGAGTGGATCGAATGATGCATCGATTATTGATGTTAACATTTGTCCCAAATCCAGATAATAAGCCACAAGTCAATCATAAAGACGGAGATAAAAGCAACAATCAGCTTTCCAATTTGGAATGGGTTACAGATCGAGAAAATAAGCTTCATTCACATAGAGTGCTTGGAGCCAAATCTAGTGACAAAAGTTGTTTCTTATTTTATTTTGGGGGCTTTGTTCAAAGGTTTCCAAACATCCAAGCTGCTTGTAACTATGCAGCTAAAAAATATGGGTGCTCCTCAAAGTCTTTATGTAAATATTACACATCTAATGGATGTGCAATTATTACAGAAGAAAGTGCAACGACTATCCTAACGGAGTAGGGGGGGTATTGCTCCTCTCGAAGCGCCTTGATCTCTGAATCAATACAGAGAATATGATATAGTCTGTGCCACTAGAAATAGTGGAATAACACGTTGTAAAGTTCGACTTTCTGGGACTCCGCACACTTGATGTAATTGAAGACGCCTGTCGTAGCATAGAGAAAAGAACTGGAGTGACTATTGATTGGGAACAGACTCCCGAGGATGATGGTCCTACATTCGATATGCTCAGCAGAGGAGACACCTTTGGTGTCTTCCAGCTGGAGGCATCTGGTATCTCTGGGTTTACCAAGGGATATAAGCCAAGGTCTATCGATGACATCTCAATCATCTCAGCTCTATACAGACCTGGTCCGCTGGATAATGGGATGGTAGATGCCATTCTGTCTGTCCGCAAGGGGAAGAAGATTGAAGAGAGTCCTGTTGATGTCATTAAAGAAATCCTTAAGGATACGAATGGGGTTCTGACATATCAGGAACAAGTATTAGCAATATCAAGGGAGATGGCTGGGTTTACCCTGTCGGGTGCTGATCTATTGAGGCGCGCGATTGGCAAGAAGCTGCCCGAAGAGATGCAAGCGCAGGAGCAAAACTTTGTTGATGGCTCCGTAGAGAAGGGGTATCCAAAGCATCAAGCTTTGGAAGTATTTGAAATCATTAAGAAATTCGCTGACTATTGTTTGTCATATGATACTAAGGTATTGACCGATAAGGGGCCTCTCTCAATTGGTCATATTGTAGAAAATCAGCTAGAGGTTTCTGTTTATTCTATTGATGAGCATGGGCTTGTCTACTCTCAGCCGGTGGCTCAGTGGCATGACAGGGGCATAAGAGAAGTCTTTGAATACAAGCTTGAGGATGGCTCTGTCATCCGAGCGACCGAAGATCATAAGTTTATGACCGTCGATGGAGATATGCTTGCTATTGAAACAATCTTCCTGCAGAATAGGGATATGCTTGTCATTGAAACAGGCAAGATTCAAATAGGGGAGATTGAAATGAAGCCTTATAATAAACTAAATGACCTGGACAAACAACTTGTCCAACGACTGTACTATGAAGGATTATCCTTTGAGGACATCTCAAAGGAAGCTGTGGTATCTCAACGTTCTGTTAGTCGTGTTTTGCAAGAGGCTAATATTAACACCAGAAGGAAAAACCGTTATACCCTTAATGAAAGCTTCTTCTGTGGAGCATATGATCATTATGAATGTGCATATTTTTTAGGCCTACTGGCAGCAGATGGATGCGTTACTCATAAGGATTACATCGCCCTCCAGCTTATTGATGAAGAACTTGTCTTATGGTTTCGCAAAGCGATCGAATACTCAGGAGAAGTTCGGCTTATCCTTGGCGAGGAGCGAAAGCCCCCTGGCCAAGATGCCTATAGGGTGAACTTTAGCTCTGCCATAATGTCAGAGGAACTTCGTTCATATGGAATCATTGCCGGAAGACATCTTCAAGCAATTCCGAAGTTAGAAGATTCAATTGTGCCTCATTTTATTCGAGGGTATTTTGATGGAGATGGATGTGTTTACTTAAGGCCAGAGGGTTCTGGTGGAGTTGTTCATATTGTAGCCTCCGAGGCGTTTTGCGAATCGCTTAAAGAATACTTTGGATTCGGAACAATTAGTTCACATCCCAGTGGTATGTATTATTGGAGGATCTTTGCAAAAAAACATGTGAATGTTTTTTATGAAGCCCTATATGATTCTGATGGTTCAGAGACCCTGTGCCTTAATCGCAAAAAGCAACTAATGGAAGCCTTCCTACGGAGCTACAAGTATGAAAATTGTTGGAAAGCAAAGGATTGAGGATCAATCAGTCTATGATATTGGAGTAGAAAAAGACCATAACTTTCTTCTTGCTGATGGACAGGTTGCTTCCAATTGCTTTAACAAAAGCCATAGTGTGGCCTATTCAATGCTTTCATATAGAACAGCTTATCTTAAGTGTCACTATCCTTCTGACTTCTATGCTGCAGAGCTTACGAGCCACGAAGGGGAAGTCAAGAAGCTTCTCCCAGCAATGGCAGATGCTCGAGCACACCACATGAAGATCAAGACTCCTGATATTAATCTTAGTGAGGAGTGCTTTACGGCGACCGCCAGACATGAAATAAGGTTTGGACTTGCTGGAATTAAGGGGCTTGGGACAAAGGCTCTTCAGTCTATTATGAATGAAAGAGCCAATGGGAGTTTTGAGTCTATCACTGGCTTATGCAAGAGGCTCTCCTCTTCTGAGATTAAGTCGAATAATCTCACAGCCTTAGCAAGGTCTGGTGCATTTTCCCAAATAGAAACTGGAATGAACACAGCAGAGCTTGCAGAGTATGCCGTTAACACAGCGATTGCTCTTCGTAGCTATCATAAAGATGAGAAGAAAGGCCAGGTGTCTATCTTTTCTGTTATGACTGAAGCTCCAGAAAATGAGATTAATGTTCAGAGACCGTCAATTCATTTGGATGATGGAGATGAACTGGAGCTAGAGAAGGAAGCCTTGGGCTTTTATATCTCAGGATCTCCTCTGGATAAGTACAATACTATTAAGGAAAGATCCCATATAGATGAAATTGAAAGCTTAGAAGTTGATGGCATTTGGGTATCAGTTCTTGCCAGGATAACAGAGCTTAAGATTAGAAATGGAAAGAGGGGAAGCTTTGCAATACTACAGCTAGAAGATACTAGCGGCAGCATTGGAGCTAAGATTTGGTCTAACAATATGGCTGAAGCTCGTCCATACTTAGAAGAAGGTAAGAGTGTTGTTGTCAGAGGAAAGACAAACTCCTACAAAGGACTTGAAATTGTTGTGGATTCTATTGTAGACGCTGAATCAGAAGTGAAAAGACTTTTGAAGAGAGTGGTCATTCATAGACTTGATTCCACGATTTTAAATACACTCTTGCAATTGCCTGCAGGAAATGTTCCTATAGATCTTGAGCTTTCAAATGGCCAGATCAAACAACGACTTGGATTTTTTGAAATCCAACCCCACATGCTGAGGGAACTGAATGAGATGGACTGAAAAGAATAAGAAGCTTGCGGATAGGATTATAAAGAGGCTAGGAGCCACAGTGTCTCCTGCTGCTTTGTCTCATATCCTACAGAGGCACCTCAAGGTGCCTGTGACTACAGCTGAGGCTCGAGAGCTCCTTACCGAGCTCAGGCCTGCTGTGCCACAGACCTCTACCAAGCTATTGCCTGTACCAGTCAGGCGTCAGAATATAAAGGAACAGTGTAGAGTCCTCGTCAATGAAGTAAAGACTGAAATTGCCGCAGAGAAGGTCCTTGCAATTCCATCAGCTCTTACTGCAGAAGGAATCTCTCCCATCCTTTGCCTTTCTGACCTTCACTTTGGTGAAGTAATAGAAGTGAATGGACTGCAAACTTTCAATGTAGAGATTGCGAAGGAGAGGTTTGACAGTGTCATCGACAAGGCAATTGAAACAAGAGAGCTTGACTGCTATGAGGTAGATGAGTTCATTGTTCTCTTGGCCGGTGACATCATCGATGGAGAGCTCATCTACCCGGGTCATGCCTTCGAGACTGATGGAGATGCATACAAGCAGCTCCAGATTGCCATTAAGCATATCTGGAAGGGCCTTGTGCGCCTCTCAGAGGTGTTTGGAGTAGTCCGCGTTCACTGTGTTGCAGGGAACCACGGACGAGCCTCACGCCTACACTCACAGATGTCTAACTGGGATAATGTTTTGTACTTATCCCTACAGCTAATGGCATCCATCCAGACCAAGTATGATATTGAAGTTCATGTCCCTCATCAGATGTGGACTGACTTCAACGTCAGAGACTGGAGGGTACACTCACGCCACATTGGTGTGACTCAGGCAGCTACTGCCGGGCCTGGCAGGAAGGTCATGACTTGGTTGGACCAGCATGATGCTCAGCTGTTCTTCTATGGTCACTATCACAACCCTGAAATGTATTCTAGTGGATACAGAAGGATCTTCAAGAACGGCTCACTCCCTCCTGCTAACGATTTTGCAGAGAGGCTAGGATTCCAAAGCTCTTGTGGACAGTGGCTCATTGGTGTAACTGATGCTGAAAGCGTAGCCTTCAGTAAGATTCTAATACCGGATATAATCGATGTCTAATTTCAAGAGAAAGATCAAGAGGGCCATGGCAAAGAGCAATGGCCTTCCAGTAGATTTCTTCCTGCCTGGTGGACTAAAGAAGCGCCAGGCAATGCAAGAAAAGATCAAAGCATTAACAGAACAGATCAATCAGTCTAAGAAGGATGCGGAGTTGGATCCGATCCCTACATTTTTAGACGAGGATTTAAAAGATGGGGATGATAATTAAGCCAAACACAGGAAAAGCTACAAAGCCTGCCCTTGACCCTAACATTTTGGGTCAGGTGAATGCCTTAATGAAGTGGGCGCAGATTACAGATGATAGGAATGCACTCTTTCAGGAGGCGCATATCCGTGCTGAGTCTACGTTCTTGCAGATGATGGCCTCGTTAGAGGCTCTGTGTAAAATTCTTATCGAGAAGGATATTGTGGATAGGGCTGAATATGATGCCCATCGACAGGACTATTTCGATAAGGTCGAACAGAGACGTAAGGCCGCAGAAGAAGAAATGGACAAAGCCGGCCCTCAGATTTGGGTGCCTGATAAGAAAATCGTACCAGCAAGGTAAATAAAATATGGATACAAATTCTGTGGCAACTGCGCTCGAGCAGGTCAGACCCTTCTTGTTTGACTATCTCGTAGCGGAAGGTGTGATCACTACTGACAACCCAGCTCGTAATGATCAGTTCATCTGTCCTAATCCCAACCATGAGGACACAGCTCCGTCTGCGAAAATCCTTAGAGGAGGAGTAAAGGCATTTTGTCATGGATGTAAGACTACCTTTGATTTGCTTCATGTAAATCATTGGATTAAGTCTGCTCCTATCTCTGGGTTCGGCTTCATCACAAACAACCTCATGCCATTGTGCGAGAGGTTTAAGGTTGATTTTGAACTTGGAGATTTGTCTGAAGAAGATAGGTTTAAGCTAGATTCCTTTCGTGTGATTCGCATGGCCTCTGATTATATGTCCGCTCAATTGTGGTCAGAAGAATTAAGAGACTATGTGGAAGCAAGAGGTGTTGACGTTGTGTCGGCGCAGGAGATGGGAATCAGTGTAATTCCGAACTACTCGAAGTTCTTTTCTCACCTTAGAACAGCCTTCTCAAACGTCTTCCTTAGGGAAGTTGGTTTGGCAAAGGAAGGGATGTTCTCCTCAAGCTCAATTATCTTTACGATTAAGGATCATAACGGTACTCCCGTTGGATTCATAAGTAGAGACATGGAGCACGAGGCAAAGAAGGAGAGATGGAGAGCCGAGGGTAGCCGAGGGGCTCCTCCTCGTAAGTACGACTCGTCTCCCGAGAAGAATCGTATCTACTTCAAGAGGTCAGTTCTCTTTGGTTTCTCAGACGCTGTATCTAATGATTACAAGGACTTATATGGCTTCGAAGGTCAGTTTGACTGGGCCATCGCTAAGAAGAATGGACTGGACAATAGCATTGCCCTTAGTGGTAGTTCTATAACACCAGACCAGATTTCACTTCTCCGTAAGTATGGCATCGAGTCTTTGACTCTTGTTATGGATGGAGATAGCGCGGGGGAGGAAGCGCTGGAGAAGCTGCTGCTTGGGGATTCAAAAGATCCAGGCATGCTTGCTTCTGCTTCCTTCTTGAACGTCTACGTAATCACAATACCTTCTGGGTATGACCCCAATTCCTATATCGTTGAAAACGGAATGGAAGCCTTTAAGGGATTGGAAAGAGTTAGCTCTTTCCAATGGGCCTTAAATAGGCAGGACCCTTCCGTTGATCCACTTAAGGCTTGTGAAGCAGTGCTTCCATTCATCCTGGCGGAGGACAACTTCCTTCGCAGGGAGAGAATGGTTGACGGTCTATCAGAAGCAACCGGTCTCTCTACAGTTGCCATCAATGATGAGTTGCACAGAAGAGAAGATGCTAATAAGCAGGTTGCAGAAAGAGAGATGCGTAACATTGCGGATGAAGCCTTAAGAGAGTTTCGATATGGAGATGGGGCGGGCACCCAGATTTTGAGGAATGCCTTAGACCGCATTGAAGCCATTGACAGCGTAACGGTTGATACGCTTAGTAGCGAAGAGACCATTGCAGCTCTTGATGCGCAGATTCAAAAAGAGTTTGAACTTGAGGGGCCTCAAGGTCACAACTACGGGAAGTTAACTCACTTCACAGCAGACCTTAATGGTGAGTCCCAAGGTGTTGTCATCGCAGTTGGAGGCGTGCCTAATACGGGCAAGACCGCCCTTCAGTCCCAGTTCACCAAGGAGCTTCTGGATAACAATCCGAATCTCATTATCATAGCCCAGACCATTGATGACACCCGTGCCCAATTCAACAGAAGGATGGCAATTCAATGGGCTCAGGAGATGGCGACTGAACAGGGGCTTAAGCTTGCTGATGCCATCACACTGAATAAGATTGCTAGTCCTAAGTACTGGCTAAATGAATACCCTCGTGAGAATGAGGGACTTATGGAGTGTCGAGAGGAAGGGTATAAGAGGTTGAGGGAGTATCTTAAGGATGGGCGTTTGCACATCAAGGATACCACTCATGGGGCCACCCTGGTGATGCTCGAGAAGCTTGTGAAGAAGGTCTACAAGGACCATCCAGGTGCTGAGGTGGTTGTTATATTGGATAACTTCCATAAGGCACAGGACTTCTCAAATCTAGATGAGCGTTCAGCTGTGAAGAAGAAGTCCGCGTTCCTTAAGAGAAACATTGCACAGGCATATAACTGTAGTGCCATCTCTACATTTGAATACAAGAAGGTCGAGACTGGGAAGCGTCCGGTGAACAACGACCTTCGCGATGCCGTTAACATTGAGTACGATATCAACTACCTAATAAACCTGTTCAGCCCATTGAAGGCTGCCCAGGATACAGGAGAGGAAGAGGCGTGCGAAATGTGGCATGGAGATGAGTTCAACAAGTTGCCTATCATTGAGGGAGATGTGGGGAAGAATAAGATTACTGACCTTAAGGGGCGCAGGTTCTTTGGCTTCTATCCGGCTCAATCAAGGTATGAATGCTATGCTTCTACCGATGTCTCTGCCATTGTTGCAAACAATAGGGGCAGCAAAGCCATTGAAGCTGGGCATGAAGGCACCTGGAAGAACGGTAGGTACTTCCCAGCTGACGTAGATGTAGGTAAGACTCGACTGGTAAAGGCTAAGACTGAGGTGCCCTTCTAATGAAAAATATACTTCCATGGGTTTTGATTGTTGTGCTAGCTGTAGCAGTAGGTCTTCAATGGATGCAGATGCGTGAGCTTACTTCATCCCTTAAGAAATCTGACTCGTTGATTGCCGAAAGATTAAATTCTTTCGACTCTAAGCTAGGTAGAGCTACTACAAAGATTGATGCTAATGGAAGTATGTTGGAGACATTGCGTAATGAAATTCCTCAAGACGTTCGTGCAGAGATTGAAGAACTGGGCGTTCAGGTTGAGGCAATTGGAAGAGCCACAGTGGTTCATCGAAGTTCAGGTGGTGGGCAAGCAAGGAGAGTTGCGACACCGCCTCTTCATGAAGCACCCAGAGTTCTTGACAATGACCCTGTCGGACGGCGAGGTAAGAGTTCGAGCAATTCTGAAGTAATAGAGTTCCAAGATTGGAGACTCAAGGCAAGGTTAACAGATGGTACGTTTTTTACTTATGAGCTTCACCAGCAGTTTGATTTCCTCCTTGTGGAGGGATCAAGAGGAGAAGGTTCTCCAACATATATACGCATGTGGGAGAAAGACGAAGACGGTAATCGTATCGAGCCCGCTCTTGAAGTCAGCTCATTCGAAATTGTTCGGAGAGAGAAAGAATCAGGGGGATGGGAAATCCTGAACCCCAAGTTGGAGATTGCTCTTCATTCGTTTCTTAGAATTAGAGATGCAAGCCTTGGGCTTGCTCCAGAGATTGCATTATCAGTTGGATCATATGGTCTTACTGAGGACGACTTGACGTGGAGGTTGATGAGGGTTGGCGCGTTTGCCAATGAACAGACCATAGGCATTTCAATATGCCCTGGGTCCTACAACCTCGGCAAAGACCTTCCTCTTGTTTCAAACGTTTGGATTAGCCCATGCTATAGTTACTCCGGTGAACACTCCGCAGGACTAAGCGTAGGCGGGACTTTATAATGGAAAAGTACTCAGATATTTTTAGAGATGCTGCCCTTACTGCGGCCATAGATGTTCTTAAGGGGCTAAAGGATGCCAAAACAAAGGGCTATCCTTCTCCTAAGAAGCCGAAGAAGCCCAAGAGGCCGAAGAAGTGAATTCTCTTCCTATGTTAACTGTTGATGGAACTGAGTATGAATCTGACAAGTGTTCCATCAAATATACAAGACGCTTTATTTATGTAGAGCTTTTCTTTGAAAATGAATTCCCAGGCTATGCCCAATTATTGGATGCAGGATCGATTAGTCTCTTAGGATGGTTCTTTTCTAATCCATTGCAGAAGGGTTTTAACGAAGGTCGAAGATATCTTAAGTTTGAAACTATAGATGTTGTCCCTGGTGAATACCCTGGGGAAGAAGAGAGAAAATGGATCTCTTTTATTGGCTTAAATGATTCTGAGGAAATTTAATGATATATCAATTTGAGTGTGCAGTTTGCGAGAAGCCTCGTGAATTTAATATGGAGATGAAGGATGCTCCTAGAGTAGGAACTTCTAGTGGGCTCTCTCGTGAGGTTACCCCTGAGCAAGACTTTCTGTGCGCTTGTGGCGCAAACAATTGGACTCGTGTCTGGCCCTCCAAGAATGGTGGCTTCCGCTGGAATATGAGAAGGACCTCTATAGTTTGATGGAAGCTCTTATTATTCTAGGAGTCATTGTTGGAACAATCTTTTTCTCTTGGCTTTTCCTTAAGCCCAAGGATGATAAGGAGGGTGGCTTAGAGCTTGCTCAAGACCTTGAGCCCGTGCTCGCTGCTCTCCGCACGGTGTACCAGAAAGTAGCAGAAGACACAGCGTCTGTTACTGGACGCCTGACCACCCTAGAAGCGACTGTAAAGGCTACCCCTGGTAAGACCCTACAAACCATTCAGGGAAGCGTTAACAACACCACTGGGAAGCTTGGAGAGATGATACAGCTCCTTGAGCTGCAAGCCACCTATGATAGGCTTATGGTCATCGGAGATATTGTAGACTTCATTGGGATTAAGTTTGCCACTGAGACTGAGCCTGCGCATATCGACTTCATCGATATTAAGACTGGAAAGAAGGCTGCTCTTAGCTCTGACCAGAGGAAGCTTAGGGATCTTATCAAAAACAATCCTGCTTGCATTACATTCAAGACGGTGAAAGTACAAATTACATGAGCTGGGAATATGATCACTACTCTCTTCGTGCTGCCGTAGAGCTGCTCGCAAAGTTAGCTAATGTAGATGAGTGTTGGCTTGATCATTATGACTGGTGTCGGGCACATGGCCATCAGTCTCCATGTCCCAATAAAGAGGCCCTTGAGTTCGTCAAGAGGTTCAAGGAGCGTTACGAGATTGAAGGCAACGACTGAAGATATTAGGAAGTACTCCTTCTGCCCGAAGTTCTTTGAACAGGGGGGAGAGTTTTCGGAGAGGCATCAAGGTGGAGTCGAGTTCACTCGGCTCCTTACTTACTTGTTTCGGCGCGACCTTGAGTTGGACGTGAAGCAAAACTTTGATTCCCTTACGAGCAGATGGAAGAAGATCTTCTTTCAGGCTCACTCAGAGGACAGCCTGGACGACCTTCGATTGTATAATCAATCATTGGTCGCCTTGCATAGATTCCATAAGTGGTATCTTAAGCAGCCAACTTCTGCTGTTGGTATCAATCATGATTTGTCTAGCCTCGTCTATGGCCATGAGCTGTCCTCTAATGTGCCAGTCCTGCTGATGGAACCAGATAAGTCTGTGACTCTAATCTTGACTGAGCCTTTGGTGGATGCTTCTTTAGTTAGACTTGACCCTGCCATCAGATATGTTTCGATGGCGTTAGGGGAAGAGTTCCAAATTAAGAAGGTCTGCAATGTGGCGCTCATCGATTACAAGCTGTTCCACGCAGAGGAGTTTGAGCCAGACAACCGTTACTGGGAGTCTGCTATGCTAGACTATGTTGGCGTTATGCAATCTCTACAGCATTCTATTACGTATCCAAATACTAGTGGATGCAACACATGTTCTATTCGTATGACATGTGAAGTGATGAAAGGTAATGATTAGACCCGTAACGATTTCTCCCGGTGAGGGACTCTGGACCGAAGAGGAGATGTATGAACTTAAGGTCTACATCGAAGGAGTTCGGAACTTGACGTTCCGGAACTCCGCGCCGGGCGTAGCATTAGATGAGGAGAGCGATACAATTCATACAGGAACCAAAAGTATGATATGGAAACTTAAGAAGAAGGGGTCGTTGGACTTCACTCTTCTTATCTTTGCTCATAATAAGGCTTACACCCCAACGTGGGAAATCCTACCTTCACCCTCAAGGCTTAGCGTGTGGACAAATGTCGAAAGGTGCAGAAAAGATTAAGGCCCTCTTGTTTGAACTCTATGGGAAAGCAACTCATATTGTAGAAGAACATCAAGTGGGCTATAAGCTCAGATTGGATTACTATATCCCTTCACTTGGATTTGCAGTTGAGTATCATGGCCGCCAACATGAGGAGTTTGTTTCTCATTTTCATGGCGATGCTGAAGGCTTCGATGATGCAAAGAGAAGAGACAGAAAAAAGATTGAACTCTGCGCAGAGCAAAACATTGCTCTGGTTGTGGTTTGGTATCATGAGACTCTGACAGTAGAACTACTTAAGAGTAAGATCAATGAAGCGCTAGACTCGTTTGTTCCAGTGGAAGCTCCCCCTCCAAAGAGGGATGAGTATCGAGAGAGGCGCTTGGCTAAAGCCAAAGAAGCTCGAAAGGAGCAATACAAATGGAAACGAGAAAGATTGAAACAGTTCCGGTCGAAATAATGTTTACTGTCGCCGAGGGCATTAGCATGAGGAAGAGAAGTGCAGTCAATAAGATCTGCATAGACTTTGGACTTGTTGAAGACAGGCTTCAGTTTAAGACCATTTATGGCAACCCAGCAGCCTGGGTTGCCGAGCTTAAGTGCAGTCTTGATCGCGCACTTAAGACTGATGAGTACACTCTTACTGCAGTCAAGTTTACTAGAGGTGAAGCGCTCTAATGGGGGGGCTTAATGAAGGAATGCAGAAAGGAATAACCTTCTCTGTCAACGAGGCTCCTATGGCTCAACCACGCCCCAAGGCAAGACGCATTGGGGCTGGCATCCAAATCTATACACCCAACAATAAGAAGGTCAAGGACCATAAGACTGCAATTGCTACCGCTTATGCAGAAGCTGCCGCCTTCGGGGGGTTCAATGAACTCCTTGAGGGGCCCCTTCGGGTTAGAATTGACTTCATTATGAAGCGCCCCGCCGATATGCTTTCTGTCTCTCCTGATGATCTTCCCCCTCATGTAAGAAAGCCTGATGTAGACAACTTGGCGAAAGCTGTCTTGGATGCTTTGTCTGGGGTTGCGTGGAAGGATGACTCTCAAGTTTGGGACCTTAGCATTCGTAAGTTCTATGAAGAGGTTGAGCTTGGAGGAAAGTCTGGACGAAAGAAGGTTTCCAAAGAGCCTCGTATTGAAATAGTCATAAACTTTCTTCAGCCAAAGACCTAGACAAAAGTCAAATGATATCCTATAATTAGAATCCCTTGGTGCGGCTAAGGATGTAATTATGGGTGATAAGAAAAATAAAGCTCTCGGACGTAAGGTCCGTAACAGGGACATTGCACGCATTGATGAATGCTGCTTGGCCCTCAAGACTGGTACCAAAAAAGAAGCCTACGATGCTCAAGAAAAGATCCTAGAATACTTTGACAGCTATCTGGAAAAGTATGTAAATCTATTCTCTGGGGCTAGCATAGACTTAAGCAACTACGACACCAGAGGCTTCCTCGGGATGTTCCTAACAGGTCGTCCCAAAACTCCTGCCAATTTATCTCATCAACGTTTGTATATTGCAAAGGTAATGCAGCGCTTTACTCGCGACGACATCAAGTCTGAGCTAACAGTATTGTTCTTAAATGTATTATCAAAGTATAGAATCGTAGAAGGAGTGAACGCTTTAAATCCTCTGACGAAGATTTTCAGATGGAGAGTTAAGGATTGGTTCAATAGAGTTGTGAAAGATCCTCTCTTCAAGACAGTAGAGCCCAGAGGCATTAGTGCCAGCGGGCAGAGGATTAGTCTTGAGGAGTTCATTGATTTGAATTGGCACGTAGAGCCTAACGTAGAAGAGATGGACTTGAGCATGGATCTGATTTGGACATTGAGTCCTCGTCAGTCTTTCTATGCTGTCCTGAGTAGATATGAGAGATACCTCATCTCCCTTATCTTTGAGAAGAGACTTCCTATTGTCAAGGTGGCAGACAAGCTGCAGAGAGATAAGGATACGATTAAACGTCACCTACGCGCAGCTCTTAAAAAGCTGGAGGAAAAGATAACGGATGGGGAACGCTGAAGCACCAGAAGTCGGCTCGCTAGTTCAAGTAGAAAAGAATCTTAGGCTTCGTCATGTCGTTGGACAAGAGGAGGCCGTAAGGAGACTAGCGGGTCTTGTTGATCGAATCTTGAATGATGATCACTTCTCTGACTGGGCTCTCGATAAGCCAAAGGCCATAGCCTTGACTGGGCCGCCTGGCTGTGGGAAGACCCACTCAATTAGAGCATTAGCAAATGAAGTTGAATGTCCTTTGATTGAACTGTGCTATGAAGACTTGGCGTCTCATCTGTATGATGAATCGATTGAAAAGTTGGCGGCGTTTAAGGCTCAGGTGGACGAAGTCTCAAGAGAGCATGGACATGTATTAATTCTTATAGACGAAGCAGACAGCTTCTTTCTATCTAGGTTCGATAGCAATGTCCATGCGTCTGACAAGAAGAAGACAAACTTCTTCCTTCGTTGGATTGATGGAGACATGGAGGGCAGCCAGAACTTTACAATGGTTGTCACCTCTAATGCGTGGGACTTAATTGACCCTGCCCTTAAGAGGTCTGGGCGCTTTACTGAGATCAAGTATCACAAGCTAAAGCCCGAGCATATAAAAGAAGCCCTGCAAGTTCATATTGAACTCGCTGAGTCTAAGGCTGGTAGGAAGATGTTCGCTCCCTTGGAGGGAGACTTCGCATTGCCGGCAACAGTTACTGGGGCTGACATCAAAGAGATCGTGGCAGAAGTGCTACTGCAGAAGGCCAATGAGTTTCTTCCTCTGTATAGACTGAAGATGGATGGTCAAGACGTTAATATTACATACGGAAAGGATTCGTTAATTCATCCTGATGATGTGTACGCTGCGGCATTTAAAATTGCCAATAGTATGAATCAGGAGAAGAGGAGTGTGGGGTTTGGACGGAGCAGAACTGAATGTGCTGAACATTATAAAGCGTGAGATTACTCGCCCTAGGCATCCTAGAGCTAGAAGAAATCCTACGTTTTATCCTTCATCAGCCTCGGCAGTAACACCAGAGGGACATGTCCTTGGTGGTTGCTGGAGATCAGATTGGTATAGAATCCACAACGTGGTTCCTACCAATGAATCTGAATTGTACATGCATATGATTTGGCACTTGGGTCGCGCCATAGAGAGCAAGCTCATTGATGCAATGAAGTGTGCTGGCATCTATGAAAATGATGGAGTCAAGTTCTACGACCCTAAGCATAATGTTTCTGGCGAGCTAGATATCGTTGGGCGATATCGTCGCAAGGACCAATCAATTGGCTACTATGGAATAGAGGTCAAGAGTGTTTATGGCATTGGTGTTAGCAAGACTATCATGGGGAGGTCCCGTGCATGGCGTGGGCAGAAGGCGTTTGATCCCTTTCCGAAAGAGTCAAACATCATGCAGACCATGGTCTATTTAGACCAGTTCTCCAAGGAGCATGGCGACGGCTACCACCTAGAGTTCTTTAAGCTTGTGTACATGCCAAGAGATAAGCCTAATGATGGACGAGAGTATACTGTTCGCCTAGTTACAAAGGCTGATCTTGACAGTGTGCTGCTTGCAAAGTATGGCCCTAAGATGAAGGACGGGGAAAGGTACGCTCAGGTTGAGACCGATGGCTTCTCTACTAAGATAGAGGTAAGATTCAGTCTCGAAGATATGTACTCTCGTTGGCTGGAAGAGAAGGAGATGTTCAAGCAGAATGTTATTCCCGTGCGACCATACAAGAAGTTCTACTCACCGGAAGAGATTGACAGCTATAAGGCAGCAGGAATGGTTTCCAAAACCATGTTCGAAGCCTGGGAGAAAGCAGGTAAGCCCAAGTCTTCATTGGATAAAACTCCTGGACATTTCCTATGTAAAAGTTATTGTGACTACAGAGATTTCTGTTATGACAGACTTGGACAGCCAAGGAAAGAAGCTGACATGGTCGGACTAGTTCAAATTGCCGACCCCAAAGAGGAGGTAGAAAATGCCTGAAGAGAAGAAGGCGCCCCGTAGAGGACGCCCCAAGAAGACTGAAGAAGTTGTTGAGCCTGTAGTCGTACAGTCCGAAGAGTCCGCTGATGAAGTTGATAAGAGGATGGTGCCCAGAGATAGGGAGGAGGATAGGGTTGCCCCTATTAACTTCGGACCTGTTGGTCCTCGTATGGGCGTCGAGGTGTTTCTTCCGAAGGGAGATGTTGGCTTTAAGTTTACCAACTCCTCAAGCGATCAGGTTGTATCCTTCGAACCTCCTGTTGCCGTTAGGGTAACTAAAGAGGGAGGCACCTATAATAAGCTCGAGTTCTTTTACGAGACTGCCGCAGTGCCTTATAGTCGCTTCGACAATAAGAACTTCCTCTTGATCACTCACAAGAATCCAGAGACTGGAAATCCTGTTGGACGCATCTATCGTAAGATAGTTTGCTCTGGGCGATTCTACACTTCTCTGAAGCAGATTCCTAATGTGAGACTAGTTAAGTTTGTGTGCTACACACAAGCTAAAGAACACTTTAACGATGGGACAGACAAGAATACCCCTAAGCATATGCCGGGGCTTGCTGCTCCCTACGTAAGGAGATAGCCATGAAGAAAGTTGTTGGCTACTATACCTTGGCTCGAAACGAAAGTATCGATCTTCCTCACGATGCACACATCATTGAATCTCGGGTAGACCATAATGGTGTTGCTACGGTCCTTGTTTCATATATGGAATATGAGACCGAAGCTGAGATTCCTGTGCCAGGTGGATGGGGAGCCCCACCTCTTATCCCTGTCTCCTCTACTTAAACAATAGCCGCCAACGCGGCTTCCGCGACTGTAAGCCTTGCTTTAGTCGTTACCATCTCCGCCTCCACGGCGTTGAGATCGGTTTCCAAAAGAAGAGTAGCTGCATTAAACTGTGTTGTGCTGATACTGTTCCTGACCAGCTTTTCTAGCTGGTCTATGCGTACTAACGCCGCATTCAATGCGGTTTCCAATTCTGTGTTAGTTAGTGCCATTACACCCCCTCCCCTTTATCAATAGCTTTGTCTGATTCCTGGTCTGATGTTGTATCCCCTATATTCCCTTTTAATTTTAGAGCAGTCCTTGGGATTGCGACACGGGCTACTGATATACCTATATAGCCTAGGGCTATGGTTACAATCGAAGATGCGATTGTTTCAAAAATTCCCACACCCCAACCGAAAATAGAATACGAAATTCCTATTGTACTGATAAGTACTATTCCTATTAGAGCTAACAAAAACTTACGACTTAAGTATCCATTGTCATTATGGTAGTCTTTTTCGGTGAGGGCCATTTTTATTTATTCCTCGGACGCCGGGGTATCCTCAGCTTTGGCTGGGTGTTCTACCTTTGGCTTGCGGGTTCTTCTCTTGGGAGCCTTCTCTTCGAGAGGCTCTTTCTCAACAGGGGGTAATGGTTTAGGTGCTTCTTTGAGAGGCTCCTCTCTTTCGTGCTCAGGCTTTGGCCGCAGTTCCTTGTCGTCTGGAATGGGGCGTTCGAGCTTAGGTTCTGGGGCGGGCGCTGCCGGTGCAGGCGCCGCTTCCACAGGTAGGGCTGGCTCTACTGCCCATGTACCACGTCTCCATTTTCTTTGCTTCTGTGGTGACCTGGGGGCAAATCCTCTGCCAACTCTGCTTACATTTTTAGTACTCATCTTTTCTCCTTAAATTACTTGAAAGTCGATTACAATTATTGGGTCGGCTCCATCGATGATGTCAAATGCAGGTGTGACCGCATTGAAGATGCTCGGCTCTATGTCGAATCCAGTCGTCAGCTTATTCCTGACCTTTAGTGTATAGGTTGCAGTTGAATCGTAACCAGTGGTCACTGTGTAGTTGGCGTGACCCAAGGCAGTCTCAAAGACTACCTTCAGGATGCCCGTTCCCACAGTCCAAGTAGAACCTGCAGTTACGTCAACGTTGAAGAGGTCTGAAGTATCAATTGCGGAAATGTTGTGAGTGCCCTTTGATGGATCAACCGAGATCATCCCCTTTGACTTAACAACGTTATCCTTGTAAACCCTATATGGGTCAGGTCCTCCTACGCCGCCGTATGTAACACCATCATCATGAGGCGCCCAACCGGTTGGGGAGAAGGCTGCTGCCGTGCAAACAAGCCCATCAGCGTCTGCTGTTGCTGGGCCCTGCCATGTATTGTCAGCGAAAAGGCTTTCAAGGTACTTGAATGAACCAATCTCTCCATCACCGCCAATGGTCACATTCGCTGTATAAGTCCCGGCGCCTTCTGCGCTTGTGATGCTAGGACCATGATTGAAGGTCAGGCCTGTAATCCAAGCTGCATTGGTTGCATGGAACTCAATCCCTCCCCCGCCAGAAATAATCTTTGCAGCATCTACCCCATATAAATAAGCATCATTAGTTGCCTTTACGAGCGCAGAAGAATTAGACCCCTGAGCATCCACAAGGATGCTGTTGGCAGCCCCGATGGTTTTGATTCTTGAATTGGCACCAGTTCCTGATGCCGTCCGAGTGAAGATTCCTAAAGCTGTAGGATCACTAATCGTCTCAACCAAAGAGCCTAGCGTCAGGTCTACAGTCATGCCATTGCCGGCGTTGATGTCGACAACGCCTGAGCCAGAGCTTATTCTTGCAAATGTTCCAGCATCTAGTGTAATGAAGTCCCCTCCCGTTGTATCAATCAGGAAGTCATCTGTCGTTATGCTAGAGCCTGCTGCGCCAACCATGAGCAATGAAGCCCATGCATCGATGGTCAGGTTTCCACTAATGGTATTGCTGATGGTAAGTTGGTGTGGGGCTGTCAGAAATGAATGAGCCCCAACGGAATCCTCTGAATATAGAGAGACGTGAGGCAGCCCGCCATTTGCTATGGTCTGCCTGCCTATAAAGATGCCTCCATATCTGGGGTCTGCCGTTGCAGTCTGCTTGCCAATGAAGAGCTCGTCCGTCTCGTCTTGACCTGACCCTCTGGTCATACGAAGCTCTAGCAGATCTGTCGCAGGGGCTGCTCCACCTGTCGCGAATAGGCTCTGCGTATACTCCGTCCCACTGACCTCATCATTCTCATACCACATGGACATGAAGTTGAGAGTTCCCGCATCTCCTGTTCCTGCAAATACAGGTCCAGTCCAGGTGAGTAGTCCGTCGATATTTATTGCTGGGTCAACAGATTGGACAGGCACTGAAATTTGTACGGGGTTTATTGCTACCGTGCTTATGGTGTTCCCATTGTTATAGGCAGTCTGAAGGGTAGCTACTCCTCCTAGTCCAAGCATCGCTGTATCCAGCGCCCCTAGCGCTGTGAGGATATCGGTGCTACCTACCATGTAAGTAGAGCCAGATATCTCTAGCCTTGTGGAGATGTCCCTGAAGGTGTTTATCTCTGCTTCTGTTCCTATCTGATGCTTAACGTCTAGGATTCTTTCTGCGAGAGAGTAGGTAGATGCAACTGGAGCGCCAGCAAAGTGCACCGTGTTGAACGTTCCACCTGCTCCTATGTTGTCTGGGTCCCAAGTCTCACCGGCCAATTGAATGATCCAGTTCCTTAGCTGTGTGTCATCATAGGCTGCGTTGTTCGCGTTGACCTCGTTCAAGAGGTCCTCTACTCTCCCCACCCTACCGAATAGACTCTGATATGAGTCCAGTACTACTTCCTTAATTGTTCTAGGACGTGTACCGTTATGAAGCAATCCCCCAAACTCTTGTGGTCGTGAAGTCTGGTCCATGTATACCTGTGAACCATCTAGTCCGTTAGTGATAGGATCTATCTTAGCGTTCCTATCTCCTATGGATCTTTGTTCCCTTCCTTGGGGAAGTGATGCTAGCAGGGGGTATAGTGCGCCGTTCCACTGAGCGGTAATCTCGTTCAGGTCGGTTATGATCTCTTGGAAGGACTCTTGTAGAGCCTCCCTGTCCTCAAGGTCTGCCCTGACGACACCTACTGGACGAAGTTCTCTTAGTTCGCTCATTTGTTACTCCGCGATCTTGATTTCATAACCATCCAATGAAGCACTTCTTCTTGGGTTGGTTGTTCTAAAAATTGCTTTGAAGACAAGACCTTCAGCAAAGGCTGCGGTCTTTGAGACTAGCTCAAACTGTTCTCTAGGTAGCTCTGCGTTTAGCTGTGCCCACTTGACTGCCACTCTGTTGACTACACCACCTATGCCGTCGTCTCCTCGGACGATTGCAAACTTTAAGTAGTCCTGGCTGTCTGCAGCTTCAAGGTCTGTGTTCCCAACTCTTTGTACAAGTTGTCCTGCATACCTTGCGACACCACGGTACTGCTGTCTTGCTACATCTTGATCGAAATTAGTATTGTAGTCAAGGCCTTCAATCAAAAGCTTATGATTGTAAGGATACAGTGGATCAATAACATTGTACCCGGCTGTAACCGTTGGTGCTCCTGTTAGAGCTACGGTAAATCCATTGGTTCCATATACTGTTGAAGTCCCACCAAACTGTCCTGTAAGTTCGTCAAAGGTCGAGACTCCCATTAGTCCCTCAAGAGAATGCCAGTTCTCTCCTAGGACCTTGACGTAATGAATCCCCTCCGAAAGCCTTGCTCTCCCCGTTAGCCTAACTCCATCAACCCAGATTGGACGTGGGCCAAAATCAAACTCCTGCCCTCCCACCTGATCGATGTAAGCATAAGTATTGTAGTGAGTCCCATCGAAGTTCCATCCGTCCTCTACGACTGTATTGTCTGCCTGCCTGATGGAGTAGTATCTATTGTTCTTCCCTACGTTCCTCCATACCTCAACCATGTCACTTGCCACTGCATCTTCTAATACATAGGTAGCAGCTATATCATCGCCAGGGAATGCTGGCGCTGTTGTATCTATAAGGGTCTCAGTGGTGGCTCTAGAGACGGCGTCCACCTCTGCGATCAGTGCGCCTGAGTTCTCTTCTCTGCTTAGAGGGATGATCCTTTGGAAGTCACCCTCTGTGAGGGTGTTATCTAAGAAGGCAATAAAGTATTCAATGTCCGTGTCAGGCTCGCGGTGCTCACATGCTATCGAAAGGGAGGCCTTGGTGAACTGCTTTCTGGTTCCATCTTCCTTGAGGACGATGTGTTGTTCTGATACGAGCTCACTCTCTGCGAGGTAGACGTTGCCTACCTCTGCAATCATAAGAGTCTTGATTCCAAACTGGTGGATGAAGTTATCTTCTTGGTCCAGGTTGATGTGAGTATCTCTTGTGAGGATGATCCTTAGGAATCTGAACTCTAGTCCCTCTACCATATAGATGGTTGGGCCATTGACTCTTCGGGTTGGGTCAGCTACCGGGATGTCGTTCCAGGTGATGCCATCCTTAGAAGATTGGATTAAAACCAGGAGGGAGTTGTTTGTGATGTGCGGGTCGAGGATGAGCTTGTATGTCTTGAGAAATTCCCTCGTTGGAGGGATGACGCTCTGGAAGTCGATCCTTACTTCGATCCCTACCTGTCCTGGAACGGTGGAGGTCAGCTGGTACATCCATGGTCTATCTGATGGAGTTAGCATGTCCACGAGCCTTGAGTCTCTCGTGGCCGATGCTGCAGTAGTCTGTGGGCTCAGGGGTGTAACAGTGATTCCCCCGACGTCTATGTCCTCGAAGTCCAGTGCATCTACTACCTCTAGCTCATCATTCCTAAAGTACTTTGAGTGCACAGAGTGACCGTCTAGGTCAACGAATGCTGTGGTCCTATCCATGTCAATTAGAGTTGTCTCTTCGAAGTTGTCGCTTACTATGTTAAGTAGGCCGCCTGTCTTTTCTGTTGTCAGAAGGAGACGGTTGGCGCGGGAGACGAGGCTCTTTGTCTTCCTCGAGAGCCTATCTAGCTCAAATAGGGCTCGCTCCGTTGAGTCACCCAGACCTCGCTCTGCCTCTAAGTAGCTGTTGTATAAGACAAAAAGGTCTCCGACCATCTTCATTGATAGGTCATTAAACTTTGAAGCAGAGGCCTCCTCTCCGTATTCTACGGACGGCTCAGCTTGAGAGAACTCAGGCAGCGCAAGGTCAAGGTCCTTTGTTCTCAGGTCTATGATACGAAGTATGTCTGACGCTGATGGAACTATGCCTTCATGGAGGATCCGAATGATTACCTCTTTCGCTATTGCTCTGATGTGTACATCTGAAATTGTCACTTATAGACTCTCTAGTGTTCCTAGACGCGGGTCTAGTCCAATCCCTATGATGGCAAGGTCTCTTAGTACGGGAGTATAGAATCTTTCTACAAGAGTTCCATCAATCTCCCCGGTATCAATTATGTTATATCTTACGTGAAGATCAATTCCTCTCTTTATTCTCCTAGAAAGTCCAGAGACTCTGTCAGCAAAGAAGGCTGTTGTCTCGATTGCGTTCCCTTCTGTCGTATAGTCTGCGCCTTCCTTCAAGACTCTTCCTAGGTCATAGTGAAGTTCGAAAGAAATATAGGAGAACTGAATCCTTCCCGGGAGGAATCCTTGATCCGCTGCTGCAATTCCATCTGTCGGAGGAAGGTGAAGTACATTGTCTTCGTAGTCTACTGAGAAGTATCCGAGAAGGCTGCCAACACTTGATCTAATCTTCTGGAACTCTGCGGCTCCATTGATGAAAGTTATCTCTGTCTCTAGAGTCTTTGAGATTCCTATTGTACCACCAAGGTCGATGCCTTTGATAGAGCCCCTTACTATGCTGAAGGGTTTTGCTTCTAAGCTCACTCCATCCAGGTCCAAGGTCCTCCCAGGTGTTGCTGCGACAATCTTATGGCTGGTCTTTGCAACTGCAAGGTCAGACCTTACTTCAATGGCTGCTTCCCTATCTGAGAACTTCCAGTCTGACGTAGGAATAATCTTACGAGTCGTATGGGTGTATGTAAAGGTCAGATCGCCTCCTACATTCGGGATCGCCTCACTCAGCCATAGTCTGTTGTTGTCAAAATCAATTGAGAATCTGCCGACTCCAAGGCCTTCGAACTCAAGCTGTCCGTTCTGAAAAACATCCTCGAATCCATTTAAAATGTAATCAAACTCTGGAGTGCTCAGTGCAGTCTTTGTGATATTTGTGTGTTCCCACGGGATGTCTATATAGTTAGCACCTGGGCCGGCCTTCAACGTGTTCTGCTTTAGGGTTAAGTCTCTGAACATTACCCTTGTGCTGTCCTTAACCTTACTTGACTCATACTTGAGCCACAGCTTGTGGCCTCCTTCAATCGCACTAATATTTGGGTTCTCTAGCTTAGCTACCTTTAGATAGATCTCAGAGCCTGCCTGTGGCACGGCTCCTCCTAGTCCTGTTGAGGGCAGTACCGGGTCGATGCCATCTCCTAGGACTATCCTCGGTTGGTCTCCTGTCTGATCATACAAGAAGCCCTTTTCCGTTTCGCTTGCAAAGGACACAACTCTGGACCACTCCTCTCCATTGACTAGAATAGATAGGTCATCCTTATCAAAGACAATAGGAAGCTCGAATACCTGTGAAGCGCCAAGGCCACCTGAAGATCTTCCAAGGAAGAGCTTGTTTCCATAGTCTCCTTGTGCGCCATAGCGAGTCTCTATCACCTCTAGATATGTCTCAGGCTGAGCCTCTAATGTAATGCCAGATGTAACAGCACCACCGGTAACGACCAGGCTCCTTTCCAGCAGAACATCTTCCCCCTGGTCAATGGCCCTCTGGAAGCCTTCAGAGATTCTCTCTAGCTTTCCTCTAACCATTACATCCTGAGTAGGGGTCTCAAGTATCAAGGCTTCTGTCTTTGCAGAATCCTTGTTGTCCAAAGGGGAGACCTCTTTCCATGTAGCTCCTCCGTCTGTACTAACTGAGAACTGTGCCTTAGATAGTCTTGGATCAGCTGGACTGATGCTCTGGATGAAACCAAGGGAGGTTGCTGGGCGCGGGAATCTTGCTGGGGCCAAAGCGAACTCACCTTCTGATCCAAACTCAACCTGCATCAACTCCACTTCGCGCAGTGCTATAGCATAGCGCACCTTGGCTCCGTTGAGGATGTTGTATGGTTCGTCTTGAATTAGGGTAACCGTTACCGCTCGAGCCATCCTTGGAGCAAAGGTGTAGAGACCTTCACCAGCAAACTTTGCCGCTGCAGGAGATAGCTTGAATGGATTCTCTGACTCGTCCCAAGATGCTGAGGCGATATCAGACTTGATTGATACAACACCTCTTTCAGTCTCAATCTCAATGTCTTCAATCTCAACCCAGTTCGATGTTCCTAGGTTGGCAGGCACAACTCTAATCCTATTGATTACAGCGGGCTCTTCAAGAGTGAGCTTTAAGATTAGTTTGAGCTGCCCTTCCCTTCGGTCGGTCACCCTTTCATATTCGAACCAGGTCTGCGCAGCCCCGTCTGTGATCTGATTGACTGAACCATTCCTGGCCCTGTCTCTTTCAAAGTTGTTTCCTGGTGCTCCGTTGCTGCCCTCTTGAATGGCTATGTCACGTATGGTCTGAACGGAAGTGCTAAGCACTGGCAAGACGATAGCGCCTTCGGCCTCCACGTATGTGGCCTGTGTTCCCTCTGCTTGTCCTATCTCAGTTCCATCTGTGAATGTGTATGCGACATACTGGTCATCATCGGTGATGTCTCTTGCGTATAGCTTCAGGGAGGAGATCTTATCTCTGAGGGTCTTTAGCTCTCCGATGAGATCGTTCTCTTTTGTTGCGACTGCGTTGTAGCTTTCCTTTAGGGCGATGCCCATAGCATCGCTGATTCTATCTAGGGTCTCCAAATCTTCTTTGGTTGCCTTAAATAGTTTCGACAGAGGGCGGGGGTCTGCCACCTGTCCAGGCCTGACCGATAGAGGAATTGCTATTGGATTTACAAAATCGCCAGCAAGGGCCTTAGAAGCCCTTCTACTGGGATTGAACTCTGTCCCTATAGTGCTCCTCTCGTCTGCGCTTAAGGGGCGCCTAGCGAGGCTCTCAGCTCGTTCTAGGACTACTCTTGAATTCTCTACCGGCTTGTTCTTTGGAATCTTCATTTTATCCTACTGCGAACGTGAATTCGTCTACGATAGATGTTCGAGTGCCGTTGCCTGTGCCTCTCATTACAATGATGAGGTTCGCCTCTGAGCGAACGGCTCCTGAAGATTCAGGCCTTCTGATAGAGATTGAGTTGTCCGTGTCGTATCTTACGAGGCCGGTTGCGTCAACAAATGGAATGGGTACCGTTCCCTCTTCTGTATGGAAGGGAGTATAGACAGCAACGTACTCGCCTTCTTGGCGGTAGCCCTGAGGGATGTTTAGCTTTGCCCTGTCCACTAGGTTCGTCGCAGCAGGCTCAAATTGATAGTCCACCGGTCTTGTGATTAGAGTTCCATTCTTGTATAGGAGGAGATCTCCTGATGCATCCAGCAGAGCCGGATCCAATGCAAATGAAAGGTAGCCCTTATTGAAGCTGTTGATCTCTATCTTCTCTGTGACTGTTGTTCTCCCTACTGGAAGGATAGGCAGATAAAGAGAAGCTACGACCGTCTCTGAATCATCTATCTCTCTATAGGATACCCAATACTCTACTGGAGGTAAGGGGTCTGTCACTGGGGAGATGGGGTCTCCTGGAGCTACTCCAATGAAGGAGTTCTCAGTTGCTGCAAGGAAGAGCTTTGAGATGTTAGGCAGTGAGAGTGTCTTTGAAACGTAATGGCCTACTGGGAGATACTTGACCTTGCCTGTTAGGATATTGTCTAGAGCAAACGTGTACCTTCTATGGAGACCTCTCTGGGTGGGCGCTATGCCCTGACCAAGACCTTCTCCTAGCCCGACCATTATAGAGTTCTCTTGCTTGAGCACGCAGACTATATGCTTGGCCTCTATGTTCTTGAAGAAGATCCTTACTGGCTCCACTAGTGAAACAGGGGTGGTCTGTAGCTCGATCTCGATGACGGTTCCCGTGGGGTCGACATAGTAGAGCTCTGACAGAGACTGATCGAAGTTTCCGATTGGGTGAATCTCGATGTAGTTAATCTCTGTTGACGCGCCGAGGTTCAAGCTTAGGTTCAGCTTGGCCCCTCCGGGGACTAGCTCTCTTGTGTCGACATCCTTCTTCCAGAATGTGCCTCTCTGTCTGTCGATTAGATTTGAGATGCGGCCTGTGATAGCAACGTCGCCATCAGTGGAAGGAGAGACTGCACGAGGGAGAGCAAACCTAAGAGTGTCGTCTCTGATATCTGATGTCTGGATATCCTTGATGCTTGAGACTCTGGACGACTCATCGATGTCTGTTGGCAGGACGAGCCCCCCGACATTAACGCCGACTGGCATGTCCAGGCCGTGGGTGAACGCTTGGTTTCCCTTTGGGTCTACATATGCAAAGCCAGCCATGGGACCGTTGCGGGGCATTCTATTTGCTCCGCTGGTGAACTTCTCTACTATCGCATCCTTTAGTCCTGAGACATTCCCCCTTAGGAGTTCAAGCCTAAGGATCTCTGCTTCGGCTTCGTCCACTGCCTTGTGCAGCTTGTCTAGGATCTCTTCCTTGAAGAGTCTTTCCTGCTGTGCTTCTAGCTGTAGGATGTTATCCGTCTCTGCAAAGAGCGACTCTAAGTCTGAGGCTATTGTCTTAAGCATGTGATCGAGAGGCTCTGAGAGTCTCAGGTCATTTTCTATAAGTCCAATCTCTTGGAAGCGAATTAAGGTATCGTTGTCTAGTAGCTCTCTGAGCTGGTCCTGGAGCGCCGTTCTGAATGCTTGGGATGTTGGGTAGAGAAGCTTTGCCTTCTCTGTCTGAAGCTCCTTCTCTATCTTTCTAGCCTGGAGGCGGGGGAGCGTCTTGATGAACTTGTCTAATAGCTTTGACATTAGCAGCCAGCTCCTGGATCGACTAGGTTAATGGGGACCTCAAGGAATGAGATGTCGATTCCAAAATGGAATCTCCCTGCTTCTATGACCTGTCTCAGGGCGGCGCTCGGGGCTGTGATTCTAAAGTTAACAAGCATCTGATCGTCTCTTGTAAGATAGCTTTCATGTCCGACATAGGGAATGGCATTGTCTTCCACATCGCCAGCTCCAGAAACAAACTGTGTGGTTTCTGGAAGTCCTGTGTTCCAATGAACCTGTGTGATCTCCAGGCCTGGGTTGCCAACTGCAAGGGGGGCAGCCAAGGTGAAGTCATCAGCCCACTTAATCATGGTGCTGCTATCTACCTCTGGAGTTTTATCTCCATCATAGAAGGGACTCTCGAATGCTTTTACATAAAAGCCATATACCTTGATGGGTCTGTATCCTCTGTATTGAATCTTTACATTGGCCTGCAGGCTATTCCCAGGGAGGACGCTGGTTCCAAACTCTAGCTGAGTTATAACTTGATCAGTTGAGTCTTTGTATACCCACAGGTCCCCCTCACTCAGACCTGGATAGACAGAGTCAGTGCCAGATGCAACACCGGCCCAAGAGCCAATGAACCAGCTGCCACCTACGAAGAGTGAAGGTGAACCAATGAAAGCCATCTTAGGTGAATGCTCCGACGTCTACGAATCTAATCTTGATCTCAAAAGTTCCAGGAAAGGTAGCGTCCTCATTGTAGACCTTGAGATATAGCTTCTGCGTTCCCTCCAGATCGTGGAAGGGCACAGCCGCATGTGGGAAAGGGCTTGAGAATCCAATCTGTGGACCGTAGACTACGGCGGTAGCAATGGTAAGACCCAAGAAGTTCTCTCCAAAGAATGGCATCAGCTTGGCTGGTGTCCCACCAGTTACTGCTGGGTTTGCCCCCCAGTCGCTGACCCCATCGATGTTCCAGATTTCTGCTGAAACCCCTGTAGATCCACCTGCGCCAACCTCTTGGATTGTCGCTTGAAGGATTAGGATGTTGTCAGAAGGAAGCCCCGTGATCTCGACTTCGTCGCTGCTCATGGCAGCGATGGAACCTGTGGTTACACTCAGCTGAGAAATGCTTAAGCCTCCGCCTCCACCAACGTCTGCCATGGTGGCAAAGACATTCCCACCAGCCGGCGCTGCGGCTCCATCAATAGCTGCCTGCACATCAGTAGTCTGATGCACATGGGTGTTGTACTTAGTTGCTGCCGCTCGGGCTGTATCGCCATCGGCGCCTTCTAGGGCTGCTGTTCCTAGGTCCATCTGCAGGTCGGGTGCTGCCATTACTTACTCCGGCTATGCTACTATGTTCGCATTAAGTGGGTTCATTTCTGTTGGAGGAGAGACAAGGTTTGCGTTCAGTGGGTTTATCTCTGCTCCGCCTTGACCTAGCAGGTCAATGAATCCAGGATCTCCTTCTGGCCATTCCACTGCATCCTTAAGAGGTGCAATGTAAATGTATAACTCATCGCTAGGCTCTATTGTAATATCACCTGCTGCGGACAATGTTATCGTCTTTGTTAGTGAATTGTCAACAGCTCCTGCCGTTGCATCTGTCACATCCAAAGATAGATAGGGGCCCTCTGCTCTTTCTGCTACATAGATTCTGTAGCTGTCTGCATGAGAGACCGTTGTCCATGTGATGGCTAGCGTTGCTGCTACTGTATCATATACCATGCTAACTAGCTCAGGCTTGTCTGCGTAGTATCTAATAATAGGAGCGGTGCCCAGGGCTGCATGTCTTGTGACTGCCCCATGAACTTCCTCTTCTGAGAAGTTCCCACCAGCTCTCTCTAGGACTGAGAAGGGGAGGTCCACTACAACCGCGCCATGTGCTGGGATGCCCCTTCCGTGCAATGACTCATCATCGACCCATTGTAGCTCAGGGAATTCTTCCAGGTACGCTGATATGTTTCTCTTGACGTCATCTGTTAAGACCCCGCCACGTTCTCTTATGTCAATGTAAGTCAGCTGCTCTGCTGATGTATTTCTTGAGATGGAGACTGTCCCTAGGATTAAGAACGTTGGGTGCACGGTCTTGAATAGACCCAGGCCTGTCTGGCCTGGTCCTGGGACCAATGCTCCATCTAGAACGCCGCCGGCTCCTAGCCTATCGTCATTCCAATCGATGATACTGTTGTCTTCATCCAAGATGAAGTGATACAGGCTTCTTAACTCTTGGTTTACTTCTGAGTTGGGGATGCAGTAAACGACAGCTCTCCCAGACTTCAAGTTTCTATTATGAAGCGGGTTGAGGTTGAGGCCTCTGTACTTGTACCTCTTCTCTTCATACCTTGCTCTAATGAAGACCTTGTCTTCTGGGTCTAGAACAGTAGGAATATGGACTAGGCCGAATGCCTTCTGGACCGAGGCGCCTCTTCCTGTGAAGCTCACTAGGGGGAACCTTACTATGACTGCCTCTGCCCTCTGCCTTGAGAACCTATCCACCCAGTAAGGGGTGGGACTGGTACTTCCTGTAGTGAAGCCATACTTTGGATTGAAGGACTTGTCTGTAACGAGGATGTCTATCTTATTGTTGTCATCTAGGACAACGTTCTCAAACGGTAGCTTGACTAGGTGTTCACTTAGGATTAGCCCCTCGAGGGAACCTGAGTACTTGATGGGTTCAACAGGGGAGAAGGACTGGAAGTGGTACTCGGGGATATGGAATCTTTCTGCGGCGGCGATGCCGTCGCCCGCAAAGAGCTCTCCATCTGTGACTTCGAGGTTCCAAGATTCGTTCCCTCTGACGAAGAGAGGTCGAGTCAGCTTTAGCTGGTCTGCTTCATCAATCTGAACGTAGAAGGGCCCGCCACCTTGATATAGAATCCTAAACTGATATGTGGTCCCCCTCTCTCTTACTGAATAGGTTCTCTTGAGAGGGTCTAGGCCATCAAGGATGTTCGCCTTGCTGTAGGCTCGCTGAGAATCTAAGAGTGAGAAGATCTGTTCACCAGATGTATTTGTGTATCGGATGTAGAATGCTTCTGTTCTAAGGTTCTCGAAGTTCACCTTAGGCCTTAAGTTGTGGAAGACGTTGATGTTCCCGCCTTCAACCAAGAGCTTGAACCTATCCCCTGATACTGGGCGAAGCTCTTGGTCCACTACTGACGGTACGTTGGCCAATCCATCTGTGATCTCATGACGCCAGAAGAGAGGGATAGGCTCTCCCCTTGTGTCTGTGTTTGTCACGTCTGTGATGTCGGCCGACCTAACGGGGAGGTCGAATATCTTAGCTGTCTGCACCTGTCTGAATCTAATCAGATGGGAGTTCTCTATCATCTCTAGTGCTGTTGGAGATTCGTTGGAGTCGATGATTTTGATTGAGAGTGAGGTTGGCTCCGGCATTCCAATAAAGGATATAGGTATCTGGTGCGGCAAGGGCTTGCCGATGTACACGAGATTTCTATATTCGTCTTTATTGTTTACTCTGATGTCAGCCACTGATCTAACAGAGGTGACACCAGAGAGGTTGAATCTTATTGGAAGCATTAAATGTTATCCGCTTCACAGACAAGAGTTATCCCCTCCAGGAGGAAGGGAGAGCCAAGGAGTCCTGCATTGGTCATGTCAATTGTTACCGCGACATAGTACTGATAGTCATGGTCAACTGTGTGGTCTGCTGGGTCAATTGTTGTGTAGACAATGTTGTCTGGGTCTGCAGCTACGCCAGGAATGGCTGCGCTTGTAAAGCCGGCAATCGGCAGGGTTCCTGGGTTCGCAACCGGGTCTAGGTCTGCGCCTGGGCGCCGTCCCATTTGTATATTGAATGCCGATGGGTCTTCAGTTCCAGATACTCTATAGTGCATCGACTTGATCCTAAGACCCGAGGCAGCCTGAATAGGGGAGTTGATGGAAGGGAATCTTACTGGAGCTATGATTCTAATTTGAGGAGATCCTGTTGTACCAGCTCCATCATCGAGAGCGTTCGACTTGGAGCCTCCAGTTGGGTTCGTTGCGACTCCATGTCGATCTCCGCCAGCATCGATTGGAGACTCTAAGTACCAATCTTGGCGGGGAATGACGCTATCAATATTAGAATCGGCTGCAGGAGTGGAGCCCAGCGTTGCTCCAGTCCCACCTCCGCCAAAATTGTATGATGCAGTTAGGTCTATCATATTTTTGTATGTTGAGACCGTCATATCTTCGGGGCCAATGTGAATCTTGAAGTCAGAGGGAGCCTGCAGGGAATAGCTGTTCGCACTTACCTCTGCTACTACTACTCGAGTAGTAGCCGCTCCTGTGTGTCCATTGAAGATGTACTCTGTATCTACTCCGCTTGTTACGTTGAGTATCGCATCTGTCCACCCGACAACTGTGTCTGCTTCTGGCACTGTTGAGCCAAAGTAGATTCTTGCGCCACGAGCTCTAAGCATATGAGAGCTAACAATCGATAGGGCTGGGTCTAATCCTATGGGATCCGGCTGGGCTGAAATTATGGTCCTCATTGCCCCACCGCCGAGGTCCGTGCGGTATGCTGTAAGCCGCATCGTATTCGCTGTATCTCCTAGGTACAGGTCGCTGAGGATCCTCAGGGGATACTGATCCAACTGAAGCTTGCCTACATTATGAGCCCCTGAGACGTCCCCAAAGTTAAACCAGATTCGTGGACCCAAAGCATGGTCGCCGAATGTTAGCTTCCAGCTATTCACCGTAACGTTATCAGGATCAATCCCTACCGCAGATGGGGTTGCATTCACATGTGAAATGTGAAGGTCGCCCAGCATTGAGTTCAATCTGTTTAGAACGTCCCCAGAGTCGTATCCCGCCCTTCCAAGATACTGAGGGAAGGGATGATATGGAGTCTGCGAGTGGAAGAAGTCGCCTGGATCGAATGCGTCCTTAAGGTGCTGAGCGCTTACTAGGCTGCCGTCCTGTCCGTCGTGACCGTGGTGTAGACTTCTGGCGCGCTCATGGTTGAGCGCTTCGGCTACTGAGGTGCCAGCAAAGGCGACGATCCATCTTTGATAGTCTGCTCCAGCCGGGTTGACTCCATCGTTGTCTCCCAGGGCGGGGATTGTATATCCAACTGGGAATGTGATCCTAACTGCATGGGGTTCACCAGGGAGTAGATCAAACTGAATGTCCCCAAGAGAGGCCGCCGGACGGATTCTTGTTATCGCCCCGCCTGTCTGCAGCCAAAGGCTTGCCATCCCATTCGGAATGCGCAGGGCCGCTGCACTTGCTATGTCAACTATGTATTGAGGGATCCTATAGAGAGGAGCCGTGCGACCTCCAGTTGTGTCCCAGTAGACAGGGCTTGGGGCTCCAATCGGATTGTCTAGATTGATCGTGTCTGTCTCAACGATAGAAAACGGCTTGGCCGGGTTCATAATACGTCTTACTTCTGGAAAGCTAATCCTTCTCTCTTGGAGGCCATATCCTCCCGGCCTGTCTAGGGTGCACAGATTTACCAAGGTCGATCCAATCTCATAGATGGATGGGACTAGGTTTGCTCCAGTGGAGCTCCCATAGGAGTCCTTCCATAGGTCCGAGGTTGGGTCTATTGGATAGCTGACCATGTCGCCTGCTGCAATAGCAGTCGCAGACATAACCTTCTTTCCATCCAGAACCCAATCGCCTGCAGCGGTAAGGGTAGTTGATCTCTGGATAACTCCACCGGCCTTGGCTGTGGTAAGGCTTGGGCCGGCAGCTGTGATCTCAGCATTGGTTGCTTCGATCCAGTATGGCAGGAAGGTTAGCTCAGCTAACTTCTCCCCTGTGAATGCACTATCTAGCTCTTCTGTAATAAAGGGAAGGGTGCCTCCTGCCCCACCGCCAGTGGGTGTGGGGATCGATAGGTCTGCGGGAAGGCGTGTGTTGATCCAACCCATCACTCCGATTGCACGGAGAATGTTTGTTGAATACGTATCCGCAGCATCACCGGTGCCGTCGAAGTCGCCGACCATCTGGCTTAGCAGAACGAAGGCTAGGTCTATTTGTTCAGCCCAAGCATTAAGGAATGCAGCCGTTGGCTGTTGTCCATCGGTGAACTCTACCGGGATTGGGTATAGATCTGAAAAAGCGTCAGCAGCCATTAGCGATCCTCATTAAACATTGATTGTAATTAGTGTTGCTGTCTTTCTCACACCAGCTCCATCATCGGGATGGAAGCCTGCAACCGCAACCCAGTAAGGTATACCATACACTAAGGTGGGTGGGGTTGGAAAGCTCTGGATTCTAATTGTTGTAGCATCTATGTAAGTGACGTCAGCTGTGATGTCCTTTACTGCTGTGATCTTATCGTCTGTGTCTACCTTAATTATGTAGACTGACATCTCTAGTTCTGCTGTAGTTGGAAAGCTGAGTCCATTTATTATAACATCGGTTCCAACTGTAACCGCCGCAATTGGCACCCCGGGCGCAGCCGAAGTGCGCATGTCTGTGACAGTAAGATCATTCGGACTCATGTACACAGCTGACGTGAGTCTTGACCCATCGTCATTAAGTACAGCAGCGGGATTCTCTAAGAACTCAACCTCATCTGGAGAGGGGAGGTTTGGAAGCTTCCACTGTCCCTTCATGGAGTCATTCAGCTGAAGGCATATCTCTACCTGGTTGCTGACCAGGATTGGATCTTCAATTGTGTACGCCACTATCTGAGCACTTCTCTCAATAACTAACTTGTACGCTACTATGAGTTGGCCCGTCGGGATGGGGTCAGGAAATTGGAATTCTGTCCATGCTGGGTTTGCCCCGGCAGCAAAGGCAATTGGGTGGACAACCTCTTCGGCTCCAGCAACGGTCCTGTGCCAGACGGCCGTCAGTCCACCTCTTCTAGTTCTGCTATCGTATGGTTCTGGCCAGTCCTCTGCAAGGACGGGGCCATTAGCATAGATCTCAAAGTCAGCCCCAAGACTTGGGATGCTTTGGATAAGCATGTAGACGTCAGCAATGTTTCCATCAAATCTTTCCTTAACCAGGATCGTATCTGGAGCGCCACCTACTATTGGCGTTGGCAGCGCGACCAGGTCGCCTGCTGCTGGGTCTGGGTTTAGATAGTCTGGAACGGCAGGGTCCATTGGGTCGTACAACCACTCTGATGCAATGAACTCATTGATGGTGCTTACACCTTGAGCTTCTGTATATGCATAGCCTTCTCCGTCTGTGACAGAGAAGTTCTGAGAGAAGATGATTAGACCATCTAGAGATCTGAACTCGACTGGAACATTAGGAACGCCAACCCTGGGAACTCCATTGGCGGTGACTCTAGCTCTCACTACTAGAAGATCACTCTCATCTGCTACTGGTACATTCAATGGACCATAGCATGTTGAGCCATCTGTCCTTGTTGTGATGGGACCATTTGCACACAGTTCTATCTTACTTGCTACTACACGCCTGTTGTCTAGAACCAAGAAGCCTTGCTTGAGAGAGTTAACAAGGGGGTCAAGGTCTTCGCGCGGGTCGTCAAAGAGCTCTCGCGCATCTACAGTGTCGTATTGAATTAGCGGGACCTGAGTCCAGTCGACTTGAATATCTGCAGCTGGAGTGGCGCCCTTGACGCCATCTCCAAATGTAATGGTCCCGTACAGAGGATCAAGTTCGTAGTGTGTATCCGCAGGGAGGGAGGCTGTAAGGTCAGCTACTCTGTCCCACACGGTGGCGGCTCCTCCTGGGTCGACTGTAACTATTGTGCTGGATGGATCTAACACTAGCGGGCCAGCCAGATCGCCGTCCTGGTAAGAACTTAGGTCAAGGACTGGGAAGCTAGGAAGATAGAATACTGTGGCGTTTGCAGTGTTGGGGAAGTTCACGGTCTGTGTGACTCGAACGTCCTTGTTGAATGTGACGTTGGCGTCACATGTTGGCTTGTAGGATATTGTCCCATAGTCTGCATAGGCCACTGGTAGGTATGCGCGGACTCCCATGCCTTCGGTCCAGTGCCCTTTGTATCCCACTGCATAGTCACCTTCCACAAGCGTAGCCGCTCCCAGCCTCGCTAGGAAAGTCTCAAAAGACAGCTCTGTTCTAAAGATGTCTGGCCTGGAGAATGTAACCTTCCACCATCTGACTGGCGAATCAAGAATAGTAATGGCCCATATATCTTGAACCGGTTCGATCTCTGTGAAGTTTGTTCCAACTGCAATGTCCACGTTGAGCTTTGGCTCTGAGTCATATGCCTCAATCTTAAACTGATTCACTGTTGTATCTGTGTTGGCAAACACATCTCCGTCCATCTCTCTTCCGTTCAATGAGGCCACGCCCTTAAACTTTACCACCTTACTAAAGAGCCCCGAAGACTCTACCGCTAAGGTGTTGACGTCTCTCTGCAGGTACTCAACTGTGATGGGGAGAAAGGGAGAGGGTCTCTGGTCGAGGTCAAGAGTGGACCTGCCCCCGGAGAGCTCATCTTTGCAAAGCTCGATGATGCTCTGTGTTCCGTGGAGGTTGGCTGATGTTGCATGAGAGAAATACTTCCCTCTCTTTACTGCAGGGGTCCAGCCTTCCTGGAGCCTTTGGTCTTCGAAGTTGATCTCCTCGAACTCAAGATCCTGTTGCTCTGTTACGCCGCTCTTATAGTATGCCTCTGGGATTGAGGTAAGATCGATGTCTGAACGCAGAGGTAGCCTGAAGTCCTTGTTCTCTAAGGACCTTGCATTCCAGACGCCTTCATCAAACTTCCATCCGGGGAGGTTCCTGAAGACGGCCTTCCCTTCAGGCTTTACTGCTAGCTCGAACTTTTCAATTATTGCCATCACTCACCCCAGAACTGGGGGAACTCCCCAGCAGTTAATATGTCTCGGATGATACCATACCCCTCATTATTTGGTAAGCCATTAACATAATGGTTGACTTCGTTCGTGTAGAACTCTCTCGTCACTTGGTTGAAGTAGATGTCCTGTCCGCCTTCTGAGGTTATGTCAATGACCTTTACTGGTGAATGCCAGATGTAGAACTCATCTCTATTAGAGGTATATGTGAATTCTATTCTTCTTCCTGGCTGAGTGAAGGCAGTGATCTTACCATTGGTGTAGTCTACTTGGTACTCACCTCGAGCTACAGGGGTAACACCTACCTCTACTCTTAGTTCTGGAGAGGGGTTAAATGATAGTGAACCTTCGACTATCTTATCATACTCTAGTTCCATTACTTCTTGAGAGGGGAGTGTCTCTGTGTGAAGGAGTCTGGAGTCTGTAACCAGGAGGTGTCGTGCGGCGGAGGTGGCTTCTGATGCTAGAGTCGCCTCGTAGTTGTCGCTCAGGTTGATCCAATCTATGAGGGCGCCTATGGTCATGTCGCCGTACTCTATGGTCTGTTCTACGACTGGAGTCGCTCCTGCCTCTTGAATGAGCTGAGGGACCCACTCTGTATAGATGGTCGCCTCCTTCTCATTTAAGAAGAGCCTCATCTTCAGGGGGTCTGCCAGAGGAGATGCCTTAGTTGTTATCTTGATGGCCTTTGCTGGGGCAAGACCAAGCTCTCTGTTGATCCCATTCGTGAGTCCGACGTAGGTTGAGTTTGACGGACGGCCTGCTACGGAAAGAATGCGGCTTAGATAAGCCTTGTTCTTTTCCTCTGGCAACCTTGGGGTTGACAGAAGGCTTCCGAAGTGGTCGAACTGATTGCCTACCTCATTGATTCTAATGGGCTCGAGCGAGCGGAGCGTAGCTGGAGAGATCTCCTCGTCTTCGTCAACGAATCCAATAGACGAGGTATCTGCCACTTCGTCTATGTTCATATCCATTGTGTCTGGAACTGCGTTGATCTCTATTGGGGTGGCCACCAGATCCATAGCGGTGAAGGCGGTGTCGATGGCAGAGTCGGCAATTAGGATGGGGTCTATGCGTACCGTGTCACCATTGGGATCTAGGAAGAACTGATTGGCGGGAGTTGTGAATGAGGTCCCAAGGGAATCAATGAAGACATTGATGGGCATGACCCTTACAGGGTCTGCCGTGAAGACAAGTGTCCCCTGGACGCGGAGGCCCTGCTTAATTAGGGTTCCTGTGACATTGAATACATTTACCCCGATGGTTACTGTGCCCGCAAAACTCTTACGACTCATTGAACTTTACCTCGATGAAATCAAAGTCCTCTCTGAAGAAGAGAGCACTGCCAGCAAAGTCTGCGATGAAGGAGTCATACATAGGAGTTAGAATCCAAGAGCTGCCTTTGTTTATTACTACCACCCTGCCATCTTCCAGGGCCGCAACTCTGTTGGGGCCCGAGACTGTAACCAGATGATCGATCTTATACTCTGCCAGGGCGTTATCGACCTGGTTGATGAAGACCTTCTTTACTGTCTCCGTCCCGCCACCCATGAACTCTGTGTTCATCTCTAGGATGAAGGACCCCTCAACTGTTGATGTAAGCTCTCGTGTCCTTGGTGTAATGCCATAGTAAATCAAGGGGAGGGTATTATACTTCCACTGAGGGGCCGTATGAACTGTGTTGAACTCTAGGTCCAGGTAGGTTCTGGTTCCGCTGGGCAGCACCATGCTCCAATACCATCTGCGGATAGTGTTTGCGCCGCGAGGTGTGTCCATCTCAATGGGGATCACCCTCTCTCTCCCAGCTCCAGTGTCCTCTATGAAGTTGTATCCCTCCATGAAGAAGCTCTGCTCTGGAGTATTGGTGGCTGTGTTGAGTTCCTCTAGTCCTGTTGGTAGGACTTCCCTTCTGTCATAGACGTACAGCTTGGTTGCATCAACTGCATATAACCAGTTGCTGGTAGGGTCAAGTGAGAAGTCCGTTATGGTCACATTTGTGCCAGCCACATCCCTTAGAGGCCTGCGTGCTACGGTCTGGAATGTATCCTCTAGCTTCACAAGGTCGGACAGATATCCCTGACCTGAGCTCTGCTGGTCCAAGTAGGACCCAGCTAAATCTTCTCCGTAGGCCCACTGCATGGGCTCTTCGTCTGGAGATCGAAATAAAGGATCCATCTTGTTTGAGATCCTCATGGGGAAGTTAAGAATGACAATCTCTCCAGTGGTATTCTCTAGGCCGTCTAAGAAGGAGATCTCTTCTACTCTCCCCCATGCTTTCATTGTGGGGATAGTTCCATTCCTTAGGAGGATGACCCTCTCTGTTTGGGCTAGGCCCTCAGGGCCTTCTCCCTTCAAGAGGATTGAAGATGTGATCAGTACATCCCCAGCCTGAATCGCATTGGCGAGACTGTGTGTCCAGATGTAAAGAATCCCTGGAACAGGGACGTCGAAGGCTGGGATGATTGAGACGTCGTGGAGTGAGGTTGATGCTGTTAGCTGAGTGTTTATTGTGCCCTGGTCTTCAGACGTGTATCGACTTGGCAAGGCGCCTCTCCAGAAGTCTACAAATGTATCCGTTCCAGTTAGAGCAAGCTTGTTCCAATCTTTGATTCCCCATACGCTGGGCAGTTCGTAGACCTCTTCTCCTCCCTCATCTATCCTTGTCGTGAACGCCTCCCCTGTGGAAAGGTAATACTGATACAACCAATCTGGATCTTTATAATCTGCCTTCTCTGCGTTTAGACTCACGTTCCTTAAGTGTAGCTTTAGTCTTGTGTTGTCAAGCTGGTCGCCGAGTGGGTTCATGAACTGTCTATAAAGAGAGTTCATCTCTCCTCGGGCCTTTGTGTGAGAAGGGAAGTATCCTGCCAATACCTCTGTGTAGGGTGCGCGTCTTTGTAGGATTGTTGAGAAGGTTAGTGCTTCAGTCGTGACACTGAACGCCCAGTTCTTTGATACTGTCTCGTCCAGGTCTGTTGCTGTTGCTGTAACCTTTACATCTTGAGGTCCCATTAGGCTGACATCTAAATCAATTGTCCAAGTCCCTAGTGCGGTAGATGCACCAAAGCCTGTGAATTCAATATCATTAATCCAAACCTGGAAGCTATCCTCGAAGGACGCAGGCTCATTGTTGCTTATAATATCTATTGTGATATTAATTGTACCAGGTGCCTGCGGGGCTAGTGGTGCTGTTATGTCAAAGGTTGTAATCATTCTACAAACTTCACTGCATCAGTCAGACTTCCTTCCATCGTTAGGCGCTGATCGATCTTTAGTTCGATGTCCTTGTTCTGCTGAAGGCGCAGGGGAGCCCTCCCGCTAAGCTCACTGTCTCTCCATATAACCACCTCTTCAAGAGGTCTGTTTGGGCGGCCGATGTCAAGGATTGCCTCGTGTGCTGAGGTGGCAGCGAAGGCTATGTCGTTGACTAGCATGACACCACCAATCTCTATCTCTGCGACAAGTCTTGCGATAGCATTTCTGACTGCACTTCTTGACTGGCTCTTTAGAGCTTCCGAAGTCCCGGAGGCGAACTTCAACTTAATGACAACCTCAAGGCCAATCAAACGAGGAGCTCTTATCTGAATGTTCATGCCTACCGCAGACAGCCTAGAGATTTTGTCTTGCGCTTGGATGAGTGTAGTGTTTGAGACCTC